GATGTTTGGTTGTGCATTAGTTGTTACAGTGCCTGCTGTTGTTGCACTTCCCGATGTCGTCGCGAAGCCAGCATTAGCAACATTTAGATTTGCTACTTGAGTGGTAGAGGTAACAACGAATGGGGCAGTACCAGTCGCAATATTAGAGATCAGTTGCGGTGACGTGATGTTCGCTGATGCGAGCAGTTGTGCTGTACCTACATTACCGACGTTTGCGTTACCTGTTACAGTTAGCGAAGACAATGATCCGACTGAAGTGATGTTAGGCTGTGCGTTAGTAGTCACCGTACCAGCAGTTGTCGCACTACCTGCAGTTCCTGCAGTAGCGACATTTAGATTTGCTACTTGAGTGGTAGAGGTAACAACGAATGGGGCAGTACCAGTCGCAATGTTTGATATGATTTGGGGAGCAGTTATATTTGCAGATGCGAGAACTTGTGCAGTTCCCAAATTACCGACGTTTGCATTTCCAGTTGATCTTAACGTACCTGCTACATTTACACCGGTGCCAGTTACAACTACAATATTTGCATTACCAGCAGAAGATATATTGATATTGCCGTTTGCAACAGGGATGTATACATTAGAGTTACCGTTGACAATTGCATTGCCAGCAGTAGCCGTTACGTTCGTGACGTTTGACCCATCACCCTTTAGATATAATGCTTGAATGATGCCACTATTGGCATACACGTTACCAGCGACAACATTGCCTGATGCATTTACTGTTGCTGCACCTATTATACCTGAGTTAGCGTAAACATTGCCCGCAGTGATGTTTGCAGTTACTGAAACATTTGAAGTAAATGCACCATTACCAGCGTTGACATTACCAACATTTGCATTGCCAGTAACTGTTAAGATACCACCTGTAGTTAGATTTGCACCAGTCAAATTACCAGTGAAGTTGCCAACATTACCATTTAATGATAGGTTAACATTAACTGTGTTGGCAATTAAAGTATTGTTAAGATTGATAGTATCAACGTTAGAAATTGTGGTAGGTAAGTTGATATACATCGTTTGAGCACTAGTAGTGATTGACGAATCTTGTGCTACGGGATCTTGTGTAGGTGATCTACCTAAACTTAATGTACTAGTAGAGAACTGTACACAAGCAATATTGGCAGTGACGATGACGTTACCGGTTGGAGCACTTACAGTTATACCTGCACCTGGTGTGCGATTTACAGAAAGGACTCCCTGGGCACCCGTAGTTGCAAACAGTTGATTAAAGTTTTCCTGTACTTTTTGAAAGGCAATTCTAATCGCGTCTGCATTAGGATCATCTGGAAATGTACCGAAATCTATATTTTGTTGGCTCACTAATCAATACCCCTTAGTCGTTATAGTATTTATCTTTTTGGATTGATATACACTGACCAAAAAAATAGCCGGGAACTAGCCCGGCTATTTTGAATGTTATCAAGTATTAGTTCTTCTTAATACCTGCTAACTTAGCCCAGTCGCTGATTGATTCGTTGACTGCTGAATAGCCCATACGATCCTTTTGACCAGGAATAACTGGGATAGTAGTTTGACCAGTTGACTTTTGCTTGTTCAATCCACCCGAGATAACTCGTGTCATAAAATCAATGTCTTGTTCAAATGTAGTCTCAGTGCCGTTTCCGCCTGCGTCATTTGCCCATTCAGTGAGGTCTTCTTCCTCTTCCATGTCATCTTCATACATGCCGCATTCTTGAATAGACTCGTCTTCTTCACCTTCTTCTTCATCTTCACCCGCATCTGCTTTTGCTAATGCCTCATCAGTACCAACTTGTCCTGCAGTATCAGCATTGGTATTATCAGCGCCTGTATCTTCTGCAACTTCAAATTCTTCTTGCTCGTCAGTTTCCATTTCGTCAACTTGCTCATCGTCACAATCACAATCGGCGTGACCGCATGATGAGCACTCTTCTGATTCGTGATCATCAGAACCTTCTTCAGATTCATAATCATCAGAACCTTCTTCGTCATTGCTAAACTCAATAGCAGGACCGGATGGTTGGACTCCTGATAGTTTCTTCATAAGAGCAAGCATACCTTCATGATCATCTACGACTTCAATCTGTCCTGGAGCATTGATTTCAGAAGCTCCGCCCATCTCATGCGGGTGAGGCATACCGAATGAATCGTCCGAACCTTCGTCACCACCAAAAATACCGCCCATGCCTGCATTGCGTACAAGTGATAGTAGTTCATCGGCTTCTGCGTCTTGTGCAGTGATCGTTACTGAGTTAGGTACATTTTCTTGCCCTCTAGAGATAGAAACTGAAACGCCTTCGTTGAGTAATGCATCAAGTTGTCTATCAAGTGACTCAAATGTATATTCGTCAAGTTGAGCATCGTATCCGCTAGTGTCAGTGAATGTATTGCCGCCGACCTTAAACTTACCACCTTTTGGTGCTTTTGCTAGAGCAGCGGTGAACGCATTGCCCTCTTCCATCTCGTCTTCCATGAACTCGTCTTCCATAGTAGGCATTGCTTGTGATGCCATACCATGAGTAGTTGCTGGCATACCAGCTTCACCAACAAGACCCATACCAGGCATCATACCGTGACATTCATCAAGGCCTTCTTTGTATCCTTCATGATAGCAACGAGCTTCTTCCATGTCTTCGTAGTGCTTACCGTTGTGAGCGTGGCCCTTAAGACCATGTGCTTTGCCCTCTAAGCGGGCCGCTTGCATTCTGTGACTCATGCTTTCCTTCACTGTTTTCTTTTTCTTGTCGGCTGCTGCCTTCTTCATTGGTTCTTTCTTATCACCGTCTTTGTCAAGGTCTAAGAAGTCTGGCTTCTTACCTTTAGCTGGTGCTTTAGCTGGAGCCTTGTCGTCTTTCTTAGCAAAAGGATTTACACCCTTAGTGCCTTCTTTGACTTCCTTTTTTTCTTCCTTGACCTTCTTGACAGAATCAAGAGACTTGAAGTTGTGCTTCTTCTCAATCTTTGCAGTTGCTTCTTTAACACTTGAAGCAGTAATAGTGGTTTTTACTTCTTTGTCAGAGGTAGTTGTATAGCAAACTTCAAACTTATGATCTTTGCTTTCCTTACTTTCAAAGGTAGCCTGACTACGGCCAGCGCCTAAACCAGCACCGCGAGTGTCAACACCAGATGAAGATGGTAGATCACCTTCTTCGATGCCGCCCTTCCAATCCTTCTTAGCACGAATAGCAAACATAAGTTGCTTCATACGCTTGTTTTCAGGAGTACCTTCATGATGTGGACCAGATGCCTTTAACTTTGAAAGTGCGCTCTTGAGTTCTGCTACTGACTTACCTGCATATTGGCCAGTTGACTTGACTTCAGCATCGCCGGACCATTTTTCATCAAGCTCATCTTCATGCATTGCTTGGCCAGTGCCACCCGCAGTAGGAGCCATTTGATTTGGATTAGGATGACCTGCTGCTGTAGGAGCCATTGCTTGACCAGGCTTACCCGGTGCCATTGCAATCTGTACATCTTTAGGATCAAGATTCTTCAACATGTTTTGTACAGCGGGGTTAGTGCTTGTCACGAAGCCCGCGCCAGCTTGCTTGTTTTGTGGATCAAGAACAGGAAGTGGCTTCTGGCCTGGTGCCATTGCTTCGTCAAGTTGATTGAACAACTCACGCAATGAAGCAGGTTTTGCAGGAGCAACTTGTGCTGACTCTTTGAGAACCTTCTTCTTAGGTGGCTTAGGAGTCTCATTGATTTTGCTCAATTGGGTCATTTTTTCTAGTAGATTTTTCATGCTCATGTTGATTTCCTTTTTACCCTCTTGAACCAGTTTGTGGCTTTGCAGGTCTTGTGATTTTGCTCATTGGGCTGTCTTTGCCGTCTGATTTAGCGTACTCTTGCGGCTTGAATGGATCGAATGCGTCTGGAGTCTTCTTACCAGCATAAGGAATATCAATCTTAGAATCCTTTGCTTGATCTTTGATGCTAGATAGATATGAGTCACCATATGCTTTTGCTGCTGCCTTAGCACCTGATTCTTCTTCCATCTCTTCGTGATTCAACACTGGACTGTGCTTCATTTGATTAGCATACTCGTCCATTTCGGTATTGATGCTGTCATCATACGATGTCTTGACAACCCGAACCATGTTGATGTTGTATCCAAGGAGCTGAGCGATTTGCTGGATCATAGGCTCATTTGTAGGATATCTAAACTTCGCCTTGATGATCGTCACTGGCTCGTTAGAAAGATTTGGGAACCCATATGGGTCTTTTTGGATTGGAAGCGATTTTGGATCTGAAATCTCAACAGGATCAAACTTGTTCAAGTTATAGGTAAAGAGGTCTAGGAAGTTCTTATCCACTTCGCCAGCGATTTTGATCGTGTAATCGTATGTATGTACAGACTCAGAAATATAGTGTCTTAGATTTTTCATTAAGGTGACCTCTAATGTATTATTGAGTATTTATCTTTGTTGTTTTATTTTTACAATTGTTTCCGTGCCATCGCTGGTGCATACCTACGCTAACTAATTTTTCACAATGTTCGCATGTTATCTTTCTCTGTGAAGGATGAGTGCCCTCAGACAACCTTTTTAAATTAGAAGCTCGTTGTATGGCCCCGCCGAAAAAGTGATGTGATTTATCTTGTATTCGAGGATCATTATCTCGTAAAAGATTATGTGTTCCTTCTTGACTGCGACGGGTACTAGTTCGTCTCTGTATCTCACCGCCTAAAAAGTTATGGTTTCCATTAATGACTGCTTTTTTACACTTGTCAGATTGCCATTGCTTATCTAAAAACAGATGGGTGCCAGCAGTTAGGAGGACTCGTTCTCTTTCTTTAGCTGCTGCTATATTTTTTGGATTTTGCAAAGGATGAGTTCCTGCTGCATGTCTGCTTTTATTCAAGCTAGGACCGATAAAGGGATGAGTTCCTGCTTCTATCATTTTTTTATTATTTTGGCGAGTTATCTCTGCAATCTCATTTGGAGCTAGAGACATTCTTTTAGCCATTCTGTAACAGGCGCCCCAATCTCCTTGAGCATAATGAATGTCATAATGTTCTTGCAAACTCACGCATTTCAAGTTTATCGGGACATTGTTTGAATGATTATTGTCTATATGATGTATTTCGTATGCCCGACCATTCTCTTCTTTTGGAATAGGACCATAATGATTTTCATAGATTCTACGGTACTTGTTTGTACCACAATAAATACACATGCTGATGTTTCCTTCTATAGCATTAGAGTAGTTGGAGATGCCAGTCTCGTGAACTACATCTTTATTTATCATTGATCTGTATTATTTTTATTCATCAATATCTTAAGTAACTCATTGCGATCCAATGATTGGCCTTCGCCAATCTGTATTGCCTCTATCTCTTCGCTTTTAGAAGCAAGTTTCATATCTAGTTGTGCTTTTTTTAACTGCATATCAATTCGCTTTAATTTGGCGTTTAGCTTAGCTGTCTTTGCAGTGATAGCATGACCAAGCATACTACTGGCTGAGTTGAATATTTCAGAACTGAATCGTGCTTCAACCTGCAGCCCAAGATCCATTAGGTCCTTGTAACTATTGGTTGCAAGCATAGCAAGTTCGTCCATCTCATTGTCAGCGGCTTCTAATCCCCTGACTTGTGGTAAGGCTGCTTCAATCTTGTCTAGTGTTGTAAGTGCCGTCTCTGTTACATCTTGTTCAAAGTTAGGCAATGGAATAGTGAGATCGTTTGTCACACTGGATTCCATATCGAAAAGTTCTTCTAATTTTTTGCTCATAGAAGTATTTAGTTTTACTTGCGTCCATTGTAGAACAAGTCATCTTCCGTAATTACGCGAAAGGCGAAACCATGGGCTTTGCAATATACAGTGGCTGCACGCCACTTAGCATGATTGATTGCTACAACCATTCTATCTTTTGCGGTTGCAACTCTACTTTCTATTAGACTTTGCTTCTTTGGTTTGATTTCAACAACTTCAGCAATCTTTTTGCCAGACTTATTCTCGTATACTACAAAGAAATCAGGGATATAGTTAGTTGGTTTGCCGGTAAAGGGATGCTGATAGGGAACAACCATAGATTCACTGGCCCAATATAATACATTGTCATTGTTATCACAAAAGTTCATGAAAGTAAGTTCCCAACCAGAACGATATCTAGGAGTGCGTTTACCAATATACTTTTCTGCATTCTTTGGGGTGTAGAAACCTTGTGCCCATTTACCCATTTTATAGCACTACGTTACGTTGTACTACTTGATTTGGTTTAGGTACGTTACTGACACCGTATAATGACGCTTTTGCCTTAAAGGTGTTCAGATAATAGCAAAGAACTTTATTCATTTGTAGTTTGTTGGATTGCCCTTTAATGATTGCTAGTAAATCTAGTACATTATAGTTACCGTCATTTGCAATTCTGAACAGAACTACGGTAAAGTTTCCTGCAATAGTGGTATTTTCTGACACACCTTTGAAGTATGAATATACTACATCATATTCTGTAGCACTTACGTTGAGATTAAGGTTGTAAAAGCCATCAAAGATAGCTACGGTTTGGTCTACTGAATTGTATTGTGAAGTTGCCATGATACTATTTATCTTAGATTAATTTCTAGGGAATGGAGGTACCGGAGGAAATCCAGTGAAAACTCCTGGCGGGCCTGCATACTGATCACCTGCATTAGGAGTAGTGAATACAGGGTTCGGTGGTTTAGTCAACGCATCAATCGGAAGTCCGTTCGGTAATCCATTTGGTCCCGGACTTGCAGCAGCGACTGGTGTATTAAACCTAGTATTACGATTTGTAGGGGCATTTTGTCCAGCAGTTACTAACAATGAATTTAATGTAGCAGGAATTGCTACCTTAAGATTTGGATTCGCAAAAGTATTATAAATATCACCCGCAGCCATGATTGCGCCTACTGGGTTTCCTTCTTCTAGTGAGCGAACGAACCCTCCCGCTGCATCTATCAAACCACCTTTTCCTGATACAAATTTATTTGAGTCCGGCATTGCTATCGGACTAAGCTCTCTGTCATAGTTAGCGATATCTCCGAATCCTGTGATTATGTTTTGAGGATTTCTACCATCTATGCTACCATAGTTATATACCACTGTTTCATAATCAATTGTCATACGATTTGTCATTGTGCCGGCACCTTCACTATGGTTATAGGTGTCATGTGAAAAGCCAGTGATTATAGGATTGATTAGTGTATACGCCGTAAATTCATGTTGATGCATGCCGAATACAGTAATATTCTTGAAGAAGGGAGGTTTTTTGTCCCCTTGGAAGCCCCAAGATGTGTCGCCGTTTATGTTATCGCCGGAATATATATTTCTACTATTGTAGTCACCAGATCCGGTTGCTTGTTTGCTGCCTTTTGAACCCTGTAGAACTGATCCTGGTTTTTTAGAATCGCTGTAATAATATTGATAGTAAAGTTCCCATAACTGAGTTGCCTGACTTGCATTATCGTCATGAAACGTGATATCAATAGGATCGTACTTGATTTTAGTCTGTACAATTCTTTTTCTGTTATATTGATTAAGTTGTACAGTGTTGAAGGTATATGTAGGAAGCTTTACTTCTTTCACGAGCAAGCCATAATTTGCACCAGCAACATCAGTATTGACTTCGAAATAAGTATGAAAGAGAAATTTAAGTTTAGGTGCTCTCTGATAATTATTCGTTCTAAACACTTTAGAGGCGTGGTGATAATCTCTAAGGTAGGGATTGCCGGAACCAAATGCTCCGGCAATCTCATTAAATAAATTCTGATTAAAGCCCGACATACGAACTATTTAACCTTATATTAAGCTGTTGTTCCACCGATACCAGTTACGGAACCAGTTGAACCATTTGCAACACGAGTAATAGGTGATCCTACACCAGAGCCAAGAGGTCCTTGAATTGCATTATCGTATGAAATAGTAAGACTCATTGTTACTGCGTCACTTGTTGCGTAGTTCAGTGCATCGTAGTTAACACCCTGCAAGAAGCAACCGTATACTTCCCAAGTCTCAAGTACGACCGGAGCAGCAGTACCATTACCACCGTCTAAAATTTCAATGTTAGTTTGGAACTTATAGTCTTGACCAGCAGCCGAAGTTGCTTGTTCAACAAAGTCCATTTGCTTTTGTAGTTGACCGCCAACTGCTTTAGCAACGCTACCTGACGCATCGTCACGAATCTTACAAGTCATATCTGCCCAAGTGTGCTTACCTGCAAGCTTGAGAGTTGAATTATAAACGTTAAGTGTAATTGGTGCAAAGGTAACTGCAGGGCGAGAAACTTCCATAACCTGCTTAGTCAAAGAAAGACCGGATGTAGAACCAACTCCGAAATTCAGAAAGTTAACTCTGAATCGAAACTGTAATTTAGGCATCAACAGACCTTGGTTTCCACCAGCATTATCAGATGCTACGGTCATGTTGAATAGTGATTGAGAGGCTGTTGCCATTTTATATTCTCCTGTTATGTATATTTATCATTTAGGGTGAGTGTTTAGCACTCACCCTAAAGTTATTACTTGTTCTTTAGTTCGCCAGTGTTTAAGATACGAACTGGGATATAAATGAATTCCACCGCCTTAACGGGTTCGAGTGCAACATCGATCCAAAGTTCATTTCTATCGATTCTTGCTGGAGTGTTATTCGAATCATCGCATACTACTGAGTAGTCGTATACGCCACGCTTTGCTACGAGATCAACAAACAATGTTTGGATAACACCAGAAATTTGTTGTCTTGTTAATGCATCGTTTGGTTCGAATACAAACGGTCTTGCTGCAAGCGTCAATTGACGACGAACATACGCGACTAGTCTTGCTACGTTAACTCTGTCAAGTGCCGACGATGAGTTATAGCTTGTCTTGTTGCCGTAGTTGAGCAATCCGTTACCAGTGAAGAATACAAGCGGATTAATCTGATTCGAGTAAAGAACATCACGAATGCCGATATTTGTCTTGATGACTTGGAATTCACCAGTGACACTATCGATATAACCAATGCTAGTTGCATTGTCGATAAGACCTCTACGAGTACCTGCAGGAGCGAACCAAGGATAAGCAACTGTATCATTACGCAAGAATGTTCTGATCATCATATGCGAAGGAGGAACAGCAACAAGATTACCATTCAAGTCTGAAGTAATACCACTTGGATAGAACAGACCCATATAAGTGTCTCTTGACACAAGACCCGCTTCACCAGTAGTTTCAGCACCAGCAGCATTAGTTGCCCATGCTTGAATTGCTGTTGCGTCATCTGGAAGTCTCATTGGTGTATCACCGATGATGAACCCAGTGTCTCCTCTATCGTTGTTGAGTACAATCATATTAGGTTGTAATTCAGGATAATTAGGTGTTGCGATCAAGTTAAACCCATTATCTTCGTCACGGATAGCAGCATTAGTATCAATAGTTGCTCGTAATGCTTTAACAACCATATTACGTTGGGCCTTACGACCCATGTAAGGTGAACCATTTGCTTGAAGTCCTGATACCGAGACCCATGCATCAGTTTCAGCAGGGGCAGTTGTGTCAGGGAAACGATCATTGTTAAAGTAATTTACACGGAACTGCTTGATATTGTATCCTGTACGTCTTGTGTTGAACAATAGCATACCAACTGGGTAAAGAGTGTGACCCGGCGCATCTAGATCAAGATAGTTGCTAGTTAGCAAGCTTTTGATTGACGGAATCGGATCATTAGCTGGATTTGTTGTGCCGTTAGTTGCCCAACGAGCATCCGCGAAGAGAACGCCGTTTGAGCTAGTTTGGTCAGCATTGTCAATCAATACCCACTTATACTTTGTTCCTACCAACTGCCAACGACTGATGATCGGATAGTTTTCCAAATCAGCAGTAGAAATCCAGATATCGCCTGCAACAAGTGCAGTACCATCAGATTGAGTAGTAGGCTCAGATGCACTTACGATTGGACCATTAGGATCAGTTGCATTCACGCCTGATGGAAGTGGGAAACCAGTTGTTCCGTAAGCTACATTTTTATAACCCTTCCAACCACTAGTGGTGTTGACCATGATGTCTACTTCGTCAACGACGCTATAGAACCAATCGGTCATGTCGTCGGGAATATTGACTGGTGCACCTTCGTTAGCAGTCATAGAGAACTCTTGCCAGTTTGACAATTGAGTAGTATAAGCAGCAGCACCGGATCCTGAAACGTATCCAATACCGGTTACTGCGCCGCTATCGCCGACTGAGTTGACTCTAACAACTAGGTTATTAGCAGGAGTACTTCCGCCTAAATTAGCTCCGGCAAAAGTAACAGTGTCGCCTACAACATAACCAGATCCTGCTGCTACAAAAGAAGCATTCAACAAAAAGTAATTTTGATAATAGTTTGTTACATTAATTCGAAGGCCGCTGCCTACGCCACTAGTTGATGTTGCAGTAGGTTGAAATACCGTAGTACTGAATAGACCTTCTTTGACACCTTGAGTTGTTCCTACAACAAAGCCTGCATCGGCGCTTAGTCCATTACTAAATCCAGTTGAAGAACTAATATCATTGATGATGATAACTCCGCCCTCATTATGAGTAATCTGAATTGCACCAGTATCTAGTACAGTAGCAGAAGTGAAGGGGATACCTGCTGCTGACCAAGCTGTTACAAAGTCAGTTGCATTAGTGTTATCGGCAAGAGTTATTGGATAGGCTGAACTTAAGCCTTCTGATCCAGGAATAGATACTAGAACTGTAGAATTATATGGACCATTAGTGAAAGACGGTGCAATATTAGTGCCAGTTATGATGGTTGCACCTTGTGCGATTCTTTCCCAATAATAGAGGGGAGCAGGAGTAGTTGATCCACTGTAGTCGTAACCATATTGAGTATAAACTGAACCTGCTGGAATTGCCTTACCACCTGTTGCATCAAGTGCTGCAATTGCGTTCCAGTCAGTAATCGCATAACTTGCAGTTTTTGGACTCCAAGTCGCATTCAAGCTATTCCACTGAGATATTGAAGTGTCTAGTCCAGTGCCAGCAGCGCCGACCTTGATCCATACTGAACCAGTTGGTCTAGGATATGTTTGACCTGTTTGCCATAGTGGCTGTTCAGCAGAAGTACCATATGCCAATGTAGGCTGATAATATGTACCTGATGTGATACCTAAATCAGCAAGAAGAGTTCCAGTACCTGAAATTGCAATACCAGGTGGAGTTGCTAATGTATAATTCCAACCTGTTTGTGATGAGAAGATTTGAAGCTTTCCACCGACAACACTTGCACTAAGATACGTGTTATTCAATGCGTTAATTGATGCTGCAAGAACAGAAACAACATCGTTTGGACCTGCTGCAACAGTTACTGTCACTGCACTACCATTGTTAATAGTAATGGTTAGTGTGTCACCTGGAGTAAGGTCTGGGTTTGATGCTGTACCCTGAATTGTTGGGTAAGATTTCATCCAACCTGCACTACCTACTGCTACCCATGTGTTAGTTGGAGTCTTGTAGAAATATGTATGTGCAGACGGCGAACTTGCATAGGAGTAAGTTGGAATAGCGTTGATTGCATAATCACCAATCGAGCCGATGCTAGCAAGTGGGAAACCAGCCGAGATCATAGCAGAGTCAGTGATCACGATTGGAGTTACGATCTCAAACTGACCAGTTACTTGGTTAAATTCATAGATACCCCAAGTTGTGGTAGTTGTATTCAACCACCAAGTACCGTCAGCAGGATTACCAGTTGGGCGGCCTGTTTGACCAACAAGTGCAGCAAGATCGATATCCGCTCTTAAGCAATATACGCGATTTGAAACACCAAGTGCTGAGTAAGCAGCAAGAAGACCATATTCATTGAGTTCATAACCCTGAATAGGAGTTCCGTTTGAAGTAGTATAGAAGAATGGATTACCGTAGAGTGAAACAAGATCGCGTTGACTAGTAATTTGAAAGAGCTTACCGGCATTTGCGGCTGTTGTGCCTGCTGCTACAGCAGTAGAAGTTGGATCTGCCTTATTCTGTGCTGTTGCAAGCAGAATTAAAGGAATTGAATTGAGCGGTGCTGGAAGATACTGAGATTGATCAATGATCGTTACTTCTACGCCCGGTGATACTAGTGCCATAATGTTTTTCCCTTTGTAAAATTATGAGGTTTACTACCTGTCACATGCGTTGTGGTTGCATGTTTCTAATATCTATTTATTATTAAATTAAAAAAACCGTGGTTATCTGGTGGTTACCTGAACCTTCGAAGGCAGGAATATAAATACAAGATGGCACTGAAAAGACCGATATGTAAGACTTGCAATAAGAGTTATTGCGCCATCAACTATAAGCGTGATGGCGTTACTCATTATCGTAGTATATGTGACGGCTGTGGGAAAAAGAAGCCCAAGACTAAAGCAAATATGGCTACTTGGGAAAAATCTGGATACAAGAAAAAAGCCACATGTGACCTATGTGGCTTTAAGTGTCTATATCCTACTCAGATGGTAGTGTTTCATATTGATGGCAGTTTGCTTAATGCAGCATTGACCAACCTAAGGACAATATGCCTCAACTGTGTGGAAGTTGTAAAGAGAAAAGACGTGAAGTGGAAGCGTGGCGATCTAACGATTGATTATTGATTCAATCTGTTGATGTAGACTATCGATGGTATTGTTGTTGTCGAGGTGGTAGTCATAAGTTAGACCAACGCTGGAATACTCACTCGCATGAACATTGAACTTTTCAAGTTGATACTTACAATAAATCTTTTCTGCTTCTTTTATAGCAGTGTTTAAGGTTTCTGCGTAATCTAACCATTCAGGATTTGGTCCGCGATGCGTTCGTACCGTGATACCATTCGCACTTTTGATAGCATTAAGTTCATTAGGGAACCGACAATCAGTGATGACTACATTGTCAGTGATATTACGCAAACGATATTCCACTGATGAGACCCAAATGTCGTTGTGAAATCCTTTGCGGCAAACTTCTGTGCCCCATTGTTGTAGGATATAGCGTGGAGTAAGATCAGGGATACCTAAACGGTTCGCCCACCATTCGTCAACTTGCTCACGCCATTCTCGGCTATGTTTAGTTGAACCTTCAAGAAGTTCACGATCCCAGCCAAAGACTGCCGCAACAGCATCCTTTAATGTACCAGCAAAACTCATACGCTTGAAGCCATGTACAGTGCAGAGATAATCTGCTGCGGTGTCCTTGCCTGAGCCAATCAGACCTGTAATTCCTATAATCATTCTTGTATCATACTACAGGGTTGGTTGAATGTCAAGCGTTAATCGTTAAAAATATCACCTAATAACACACTCATTTGAAGACTTTTGATTTCGTCTCGTGTGTCTGCGATTTCTTCTGGAGTCAGTGTTCCAGCAGCGATTTGATTGTTGAGAGATTCAATGAGGTTGAAGATTGTTTGTTTTTCGTCAGACATATTAGCCTTGTGCCTCTTTGCTGTAGTCTTCATAAAGTTGTTCTTTAGTTTTGTGGCAACCTGCACCCTTACTTGAGTTTTCCAACTTAGGTAACAACCTTAGATTGGTCCAGTGACCGATGATTTCGGGAGGGATATTATTGACAAAACCTTCTGCTATACTGTATATATGATCAAGATGCAGGTCCCTGCTTCTTTGTAGTCGTTCAGGGTTAATGGTATAAAAATGTTCGTACCAGTTTCTATTAGTAACCAACCTAACCGCAATGTAATATTCTTCCATAAGAGTTCTGTCTTTTGGATTCAGTGCCTGCCACTCTTTGTTTTTGTCCGACAGTTTTTGTTTTATAGAAGGATGTTTAGATGGATTGTCTACTCCATACTTTTCCATCCAAGTTTTTCTTGCCGCCGCCAAACTTGATTTATAATCTCTGTTACGGTCTTCCCAAGGTTTATGTTTGCCGTCGCGAAAGCCTTCAGAGAACTTTGTATTCGCTGTTTCGGACTTTTTGGTATCCTTTTGTCGCCAGTGATTTCCGGTAGTTGCCTTACTGATTATCTGTCCGATGCCCTTTTTCTTAGCATCAAAAGATGAGAACCTGCGATAATCCTTCTCATTCCAGCGAAGTGGTTCCTGAGTAATCGGGCAAGTTTCTATATCATATCTATCATTAAGAATGTGCCAAACTCGTTGTTTCGGTTTAGCGTCATCCGGTAAGAAGGAAGTAGCCTCTACCACCTGACTCCATAATACTGGGTCAGTCTTATAAAGATAGCGTGTCACTGACTTGTTGTAACTAGTGTCGCTGGCGATCAGGGTTTCAAGTATGTTTTTCATACTTGTATTTAGTCCTTATCCGTGAATCCAGGTTAAATCAACCTTGAATCCATGTCAGGGGTTGCGATAGGTCCACATAGTTCTTGAGATCAAGAAGCAGTGCTTCCTGCATAGCCTTTGACTCTGCTTTCATCGCTGTACCGTTCAATGATGTGCCGCCACCTGGACCTGCGATGGTTCCAAACTTCTCACGAGCTTCACCAATGATGCCCTTTAGAATCGCGATCACAAAGTCAGCAATCCAAACACCAGCACCTGGATCTTGAAGCAATACCACTTCAGGTCGTTGAATGTCAGCCCAGATAAGTATCTTCTCACCAGTGCTCTTAAAGTCTCTTACAACACGCAATACCTTGGTAACGGGATCAAATGTATATGTTACATATCCACCGAACATTCGTGCTGCTAACTCAACATAGCCAGCGTAGAAGTCATATGTCGCAAGTCCGCCCGATGCATTGTAGTTCAACAGATAGGTGTTGAGAATCGCACTTGAGAATGGGTCAAACGACGATGCACCTGGACCAGTCTCAAGACCTACTGTGCGTCTAAACAGTGAGCGTACATTGATAAAGTCGCTAGGAAGCGTGTATGTGTCAACATTCTTGATAACTGTCATCAAAGTATACGTCTCTTGTGTCGCGTTCTGAGCACGTTGTCTGTAGACCTTGATAGCATAGTTATATGCTGCTTCATAGTGCTCTGGATCTAACTCAAGGTCAATGATGCCACCGCCCAATCGTAGACGGACATTCTCAAAGAATGCTTCTTTGATTTCTTCAAGGTTGAGATTAGTTGGTGTTGATAAAATGTTTGCGGTCATGTGCGTTTCCTGTCAATGTTATTTATCAGGAAACGCACTGACTATTAGTTAGGCAAGATCGTAGTAGTATCAGTTGGACAACGCTTGAACTCAAAGTCAGCAGTTTTTGGATTGTACTGAGCGACATTACGCTGTATCGCCATTTCTTGTAGTTGGGCTTTACCTATCTGCTTGCCTGTCTCATGACCAATGGCAAATCCCAGTAACATGCTACAGAAAATACCCCCGAGAAAAGGTGCTAGCATAGAGTTCATAGATCACCTTCCTTACGGTTCTCGCTGTAGTGCGGGTCAAACACGCCCCCTGGATATCGTGCTTCCAACTTCTTGACATTCTCTGCGATAACCTCATCAGGATCAAGACCAAGTGCGTTACATGCATTTGCCCAATACCAGATGATGTCGCCTAGTTCACGCTTAAGATGGAAGATGTTTTCTTCGTTAAGTGGCTTGCCCTGGAACAAGACCTTCTTGACGATTTCCTGAAACTCACCACCTTCGCTACCGAGACCGATAGCAGCAGTCATTAGCAATGGAATGTTTACATTTGTATCTTGATCAAGACGATCAATATGATCTACGAATGAAGTGAAGTCTTTGCTCTCTGGTGATGCTACTGTGAGAACGAAGTCGGCATATTTGTTTAAACTGATAGTCATTTTTTTCCTTTTTAAAATCTTTAGTTTATTAGTGCAAGGGTTGGTATATCACCACACCTTAAGGATTATCATTTTGTCGTTGAATCGTCCATTAGGTACCGCGACAACAGACTTGATATCTCCAACCATTTTACGAATAGCAGGCCTACTTGCCTTGTTAAACGCTGCCAAAAACTCTCCTGGCTTACGAATAGTTTTGCTCATGCTCTTTTTCGTATCAAATCCTAGCACGGTGTTGCCCTTAACAAACAAACACTTGCTGTAATCGTCGGCAACTAACCAGATAAGTTTACGCTTCTGTGTATCATATACAAAAGCCTCTGTCGCATTGTGTAGTTTAACAGGATGCAAGCCGACCAGTTCCAACTTGAGAACAGTGTCAGTGAATGACCGACAGAACTTAAGTTTTGATACAACCTTTTCTACCGGGACAGGCTTCTTAACACGAACCTTCTTGACCGCTTGCTTGAGCGAGATGTAACCATTGAACTCTGCGATGATTTCTTCGACCAGCTTGATCGCATTACGAACCTGCATCTTGGTATAGTCCGAATATGCTTCATTGAGTTGCGGGCACTTACCAGCTTGAACCTCAAGATATTCGTCACGCAAACGCTCCCAACGACGGATCATTGGTGCGATATGTTGCGGAAGAACATTGCGTGACTGTAGTTCGTTGATAATGCGACGAGTGACCGAGAAATCCTTAGGCTTATTCGCATCCAGATACTCGTCCCAGATTGCTTCAATCTCACTACCAGCTTCGTCTGCCTTTTCACGCATGATTTCTTGAATGCTAGGACGTTGCACCTTCTTACTGAGTTCGGCTTCTGCCTTCTTAGCAGCCTTTGCCTCGGCACTCACTGCATTGACCAGCTTGTCAACTTGCTTAGTGATGTTTGCGATTTCACGCTCATTCAACTCAAGTCCACGCGATGCCATACGAGCGGTAAAGCCATATGTTGGGATCACTTGATTGTCAGGAGCACGACGGACGATCTTAGCCTTAGCTGGATCCTTCGCGTCAAGATATTGTGCCAAGAAATCCTTCGCTTCCTTGGGACCATAGAAGTGTGAGTACCAGTTGTATGCTAGGTTCACTGCCAGGTTACGCTTCTCTGACTCAGGTTGACCTTCAGAAAAGTTTGGCTCAGTACCATAGTGAGTGAGGTCAGCGTCTTTAGGACGCAAATCCTTGACAAGTAGGTTGGTTGAGATCGCTGCCATGCCAACCTTACGAGGACCCTTAGGTGCCTTAGCTGGGGTTTTGCGAATGAGTGTTTTCTTAGCACGAATGGCCATGTTAGTCTCCGTTTTCCGACTCTACTTATACACTATACATCCATGATGTATTAATGTCAACTGTTATTGTAACTTACGTTTGACAATAATCTTGGCCGCATATTCCAGCTCTTGGATCGCTTCATCAAGCGTCTCGTAGCCGCACATGTCAAACTGTAACTCAGGGTTATACAACTTGACATAGAACTGAGCGTTTGAATCAACAGTAGTATCGCGACCAGCTTCACCGAAACCTTCGATTACTTTCATTACGATGTCCATTTTAGTCTTCCTTGTTTGTGTGTCTGTCTATGATTCAATATAGCAAAACGGGTAACCATTGTCAACTGCTATTATCCAAAAAATAACGATAAATAAAGATATGCCTCGTTTATCACTTTACAGACCCAATAAGCAAGACGACTACAGATTCCTAGATCGCACGATCTCAGAGATGCTGACGGTCGGCGGCACCGATTTGTATATCCACAAGTATGCGGGCGTAACAAATCAAGGGCCATCTATTGACGCTACGCAGCCGCAATATTTAGAACCCGATCCTACTCAGATTCAGGATTTATTGTTTCTTGAAAACAGAGACCGTAAGTATGATGAGAATATATACAGACTCAGAGGCCACTACTCCGTTCAAAACCTTGATTTCGACCTAAGTCAGTTTGGTCTATTTCTAAACAATGATATCATCTTTATCGTAGTTCACTATAACGACATGATTGACATCATTGGTCGTAAGTTAATGGTTGGCGATGTGCTTGAGTTACCTCACTTGCTTGATTACAATCCACTAGATGAAAAACTACCAACAGCATTAAAGCGTTTCTACCAGATCACTGATTCTAACTATGCGAGTGAAGGGTTTACTCAAACATGGTATCCTCATCTATGGCGTATCAAGTGCGAACCACTTGTTAACAGTGAAGAGTTCGGTGACATCCTCAACGCACCAGTTGAACAAGACAACTATCTTGGTGACTTTGATCCTAACAAGACATATCCACCCGGCTACACAGTCAACTATGGTGGCAAAATCTATGAATCACTTATAGAGGTACCAGTTGGTACTACTCCACCTAATATGACATACTGGGTAGCAGTTGATAATGGTAGTCTTGCTGACATCTTGTCAACATATAATAAGAATATCGCGGTCAATAACGCCGCTCTTACTGAAGCAGAACGATTACTTCCACAATCTGGATACGATACGAGCAAGTTGTATATCGTACCTACATATGGTGAGTATGAATCAAACAATGTTCTGTCTAAAAAGTATAATCAGCCTGCACCTCCTATTGGTATCAATAGCAATCCATATGCATCTACTCCATCTGCTACTGGTTCGGTTGTAATGATTCGTGACCCACGCTATAGAAATCCAGCAGCGGGAATCAAGATCAGCAAACAGGCTCTATCAAGCATCTGGGATATGACAGTTGACTCGGTTGGCATCAATGAGAAGATTGACAAGTTTATGCAAACTCAGTTGTCTATCATTGAACAGGCTCCGCAAAGAACAGATGGTGGCTCAGGTTCAGTTGAAACGACAAAGATATTAGCAGTTCAATCATTAGGTATGATCGTTGGTCCTTATGGTACAGCAGATAACACTTATGCAACAGCAGACCAAGACCCAACACAGCCTGGATTTGTTGGTGATGTCACGATCAACATGGACTATCGTGCAGACTGTATTCCTGGATATCAGTTTATCGCTCGCTCAAGCCCAAGATCATTTGGTTACTCTACTGGATATGCTACTGGTGATGGACAAGCTCCAAATGGTTTCCCAACTGGTGCTGGTATTGCTTTCCCTGCAAGTCCGCAAGTTGGAGATTACTTCTTACGCATTGATTATCTTCCGCAGATATTATATCGTTGGGACGGCAAGATGTGGGTTCGTATCTCTGAGAAGGTTAGAACACAAACTGGATTCAATTCTGTCGCTAACCAGTCGCAGATGAATAGCTTTATAAATAACGATAAGGAAATCTATCTAAATAGCAGTGGAACAGCAGTACCGCAGCTTCAACCACTATCATCTGTGTTATCTCCGAAGCCAGATACATTGCCTCCAGTAGTATAAGAAAGACACACCTTGGCCGACTTTTTTTATGATAATCAGATCCGTCGTTTTCTGATCCAGTTCGCGAAAATCTTTAGTTCCTGGCAAGTAACCAAGGGCAAAGATCCAAACGGTAATGAGATATTGATGCGTGTACCTATCATGTATGGTGACAGTAGTCGTCAGGCCGCAACTATTCTTGCTAACAACAGTGCGAGCAACTTGCCATCTGCTCCAATGATTACATATTATGTATCTGGAATTGAGTATGATCAAAAGAGAACACAGGATCCTTGGTTCGTTGACAAGATCAATGTGAGACAACGAGCATTGAATCCTGAGACTGGTGATTATGAAACTACACAAGGACAAGCATTTACTATTGAAAGACTAATGCCAGTTCCGTATACACTTAGAGTAACTGTTGACTTTTGGACTACCAACTATCAACAAAAACTTGAGTTGATTGAACAACTTGGTACACTATTCAATCCTGCACTTGAGATTCAAAGCACTGATAACTATGTTGACTGGACTTCGTTGTCTGTTGTATTCCAAGATGGATTAACTTTCTCAAGTAGATCAATCCCACAAGGATCAGGTAATCCTATTGATGTAATGACTTGGAAGTTTTACATGCCTATCTGGATTTCGGCAGCATCAAAACTAAAGAAGATGGGCGTGATTCAAAAGATCATTGCATCTATATACAAAGGTGCTGCACTACAGGATGTACAAGATGAGGATCTATTATTAGGTACAAGACAAAAGATCACTCCATATGGATATAAGGTACTATTGTTAGGTAATCAGCTACAGTTACTACCGGCAAACGAACCATTCTTCCCGTCTAATGAAGCATTAGTTCTTCCCAATAGCCCTGAAACGAACCTATACTGGTCAGCATTGCTCAATGTGTACGGTAATGTTAAGCCCGGTATCTCTCAGATTTGGCTACAGAATCCTTATATGCCAGACGACATTGTAGGTACGATTGTTCCTGATCCAAACGATGATCGCTTTTTGATCTACAATATTGATCCTGATACATTGCCTCAAAATACACTTCCACCGGTTGATAGCGTGATTAATCCACTGTTGACCGGACCTAATGCGGGCTTACCTGGTCCCACTCCTGGCAAAAGATATCTTATCGTAGAAGACATCGGACATACAGGTGATACTACTGTTGCATGGGGTGGATTAGTTGCTTACGCGAACGACATCATTGAATATAATGCTTCATTAGCGAAATGGGTAGTGTCGTTTAATGCACAGACTGCTACTACGGTAGAGTTCGTAACCAATCTCACCACTCAGGTTCAATATCGTTTTATAAATACTGATGGCATGTGGAGAAAATCATATGAGGGCTGGTATGATCAGGGCGACTACAGCATCGTAATCTAATGTCATCAACCGCAGCAGGAGTATTCTTCTATAGCTCCTCAACAAATCGTTATCTTTATCTACTCAGGGCGGATTCAAAAAGCCCAACATGGAGTATGCCTGGTGGCGGGATAGAAGATGATGAAACATTGTATGATGGCATTGAGCGTGAATGCAATGAAGAGATGGGATTATTTGACAATGATTGGAAGTTGATTCCGATTCAGAAGTTTGTGAACAATACATTCACTTATCATACCTTCTTCTGTCAAGTTGAAGAAGAGTTTATTCCAAAACTAAATGGAGAACATGTCGGGTATGCTTGGGTCGGAAAAGATAACTATCCTAAACCCTTACATCCCGGCTTGTTCTCCACTGTTAATATCGATATAGTGATAGAGAAACTCAAATCGTTAACTAATACTTAATGAACCATACCTAATAGTTTTTCTATCACAGGAAAACCTATTGCACCTGCTAATACCCCAGCACCCATAATCATCCATCTCCACTTTTCTAGCACGGAAATCTTAGTATCCATTGCCTTGTGTGCAGTCACATTATCTTTTTGATATTCTTTAATAAGATTATGCGTGGCTTCATTATGAGTATCTAGGTGTGTTCGCAAGTCCTTCAGGTCAGTTTTTAGATCATCAACTTTTTCTTCGATGTTCTTATACTGTACCTGAAGGACTGCAACGTCGGTTTCAGTCTGCTTGATTTGTCTAATGGAAGAAGGCTGAACCATACCAATAATCCTTATGCGTTGTTGATAGTGACGATTGGGTTTGGCTGACCATTTGCAGCATTCGCAACAGCGGCTGTGTTGAATGAAGAAATAACATCCGGGTTAACAGTACTCAACACTGCTAAACCTGTACCAGAAGCAGTACCAGTAGCAGCGAATGTGACACCAGTGATGTTTGCGGCTGCACCAACTGATGTCCAGTTGGTAGTACCTGCACTGTAGATTGTATATACAGTACCAGTTACTAATGAACCAGGAGCAACAGTTGCTGGGAATAGTTGTGAACTATGATCATTCACGCTTGAAATATACTGTGTACCAGATGCCGCGTTAGTTGCAATGATTGACATTGTGTTTGGTGTCAACGCAGTGTTTGCGACGTTAGCAGTATAAACCGCACCAGTAATAGCCGTTGTTGTGCCAGTTACGAGATACTTTGTCTTGCCCTTTTGACGGACAATATAGCCTGCTTCTGGAAGTGCTTGAACAAATGCATTTGCACTAGCATCGTTTGAAGATACAGCACCAAGAACAACACGATTTTGAATCGCATTACCAGTTACAGAAGCGTTTGCACTCAATGCTAAAGTTGCACCACCAACTGTAGTTGATACAGTGAATGCGGCTGCGTTAGCGATAGCCTTAACATAATAAGTAGTACCAGACGTGATGTTGCCACCGAATGTGCTGTTAAATACAACCGGAGTGTTGACTGATAGTGTCTGTGCATTTCCTGAAGTACCGATAGTACCGTTTGCAGCAGAGTTAGCTAGTGCAACTGTTAGATTGCCCTTAGTTGCAGTGCCTGTACCGAGAAGAGTCACGGTGCCGTCCGTACCAGTTGAAAATAGTATTGTACCAGTTGCAAGATTCGCGAAGTCAGTACCAAGACCAACTACGATGTTGCTACTTGCATTAGCAAATACAGTACCAGTTCCATTGACACCGAATGCTACGTTACAAAGAACTTGCTTACCATAAAGTGCAGTGTTACCACCGACTACTGAATAAGTATTTGCGTTAGTTGCTGGATAACCAGTGCCACCATCTGGATTGTTGAAGTACATGTCAACAGCGTTAACAGTTGCACTAACAGAACCACCTGTAGTAGTAGATAATGTTGGGCTAACTTGTGGTTGAACGCTTTTTTGTGTTGATGAGACAGTGAATGTGTTATTACCAGTAATAGCAAGAATGTAGTAAGTTTGACCTGCGGTTAGACCACCGACTGTAGTTGCTACAGTGAACTTCATCCATTCAGCTACGCCAACGGTTGGTTCAGTAGTTAGATTTTGTGTGACAGTCACAGTACCATTTGTATTGGTATCAGTGATAGTAAGCACGGCTTGTGCTTTTGCGATTTTTAGAGGACGACCCATTTGTTTTCTCCTGTTTGGTGCAAGGTCTACTTGCTACGCAGTGGGTTAAACTGCATAAACTCTCCGAGCGAGAGCGTATGAATCTATTTATCAAACAGGAGCGTTTTTTAGCTGCTAGGTCCGCCATTCGCTGGTGTAGATGGGAAGCCTGATGCACCACTATTTGGGTGAGGCATACCAAGTTCAGTGATGCTAAACGGTGCAGCAGTTGCACCAGTCACATTGAGATATGATACAATGTTGCCTTGACCAACTGTGATGCTGTTTTCTAATGTACTAGCTGGAATGATTTCACTGCTAGTTGTAGCAACAGTATATGGAACGCCATATGGATTATATCTGGCAGCAGCGCCTGAGATTGCTACCGCAGCATTTGCAACTAAAGTAAGGCTTGTGTTGTTTGCGATTGCTGCGACGATGCCAACATTACTTCCTGTCGTATTCCCTAACCAAGTACCGATTGCTAACTCAGTGGTAAATGAAGTACCTACGCCAGTTACTGTTTTGCTGTTGGTAGCACAGGTTATCGTACCAGTTATTGCAACGTTTGGAAAACTCGTAGTAAAGTGAATCGGACCAGATGTGGTAGCGATTCTGACCTTATCAGTTGCGATGTTTGCAGATGCTGCTACCGAACCTGATGCTGTATAAACGTATGAAGCCATGTTATTATTCCTTATGTTTTGCCGATTGCGACTTCAATGATACCATCAATGCCGTCGAAGTTTTCTAATGATTTGCCGATAACAGTTCCGATTGCCGGTGATTCCGATGCTTTCGCATAACCGTTTCCTGCACTGACCATCATGTCACCCTTGTGAATAGTGCCTGTAACTTTGCATGGTACACGTCCTTGAAGAGCAATCGCTACAGCAGGACCTTTGCAAGTTTCATTCATCACGAATGCTGGATTTGTAGTTACCACCCCTGCAACTTTGTTTGTTTCATTTAATGCAAGTGTTACTTCTTGATCACCACCGAATGCAAGAACTGTGCCCGGTAGATATGTAGCATCGGCTGTATAATATTCTGCTAAGTCAGCGTAGGTTGCAGTTAGCTTAGAACCAGTGCTTAGTCCCCAGTTACCAGTAATCGTGCCTACTGTAGTGTTTGCACCTGTAGTAAGAGCAGTTGCTCCCACAGTGCCTGTAAAGGTTGGTAAATAAGCAGCTACATTAGAGTTACTATATGATCCTGCAAAGCTGATTGATACACCGTTTGCGTAATAATAGTTGTCAGTCTTGATTCCGCCTGTTGCGACATTTGCAGTTACTGTTAATGCACTGAGAGTACCAACACTTGTGATATTTGGTTGTGCGTTAGTGGTTACTGTCCCCGCTGTTGTTGCAGCACCAGATAAAGCACCAACAAAAGTCGTAGCTGTAATTGAGGCATTACTTAAATTCGCACTAATAGAAGTATTGATTACCGCAGATGAGTTACCATTCGCACTTGAAGTAGTAAATGTCGGGTAAACTGTAGTCGCTGTTGACGTGTTTTGTAATAGTGCAGATGCGTTAGTTGCACTTGTTACAGTTCCAGTTACATTTGCACCAACAATGGAACTTAATCCATTGCCATTACCAGTGAATACACCTGTATTTGCGGTGATATTGACTGCTGTTATAGTACCATTGACTCCCAATCCAGTTAGAGTACCAACACTTGTGATATTTGGTTGAGCATTGGTTGTTACAGTGCCTGCAGTTGCTACATTTAGGTTTGCCACTTGGGTAGTTGAAGTGACAACAAACGGAGCAGTTCCAGTAGTGATATTAGAGATCAGTTGAGGTGAGATGACGTTTGCAGTTGCGAGAACTTGTGCAGTACCTACATTACCAACATTTGCATTGCCAGTTACAGTGAGTGAAGATAATGATCCAACTGAAGTGATATTTGGCTGAGCATTAGTCGTTACTGTACCTGCGATATCTGAATAGCCAGCGTTTGCAACGTTTAGATTTGCAACACGAGTAGTAGAAACGACTTGAAGAGGAGTAGTGCCAGTAGCAATGTTAGAAATAAAGCGAGTAGCCGTACCCACGCCAGTTGCATTTAGATTGGTTACGTTGGCGTTGCCGACAACAGTAAGAACTTTAGCTGCACCAAAATCCCAGGTGAAGTCTGAACTACCATCTAACAATGTAGTATTGTTAAACTGAACCATAGTATTAGTTCCGCCAGCAGTTGCTGTACCTGAACCTGAACCTAAACTAGCAGTCGCTACACCTGAGTTAGCAGTATATGATGTCAGTCCGGCACCGTTAGCTGTCGTGGTTAATAGTAGATCAGTATATAGAGTTACATTTCCAGTTGATGCGTAATCAGTAGCCAACTTAACATAGAATGATTTTCCGTTTATATTGCCGGAAGCTGATGCATTTGCGATTACGCCGCCGCTGATCGTAACTAACTGTTTGTTAGTATATGGCGTTGTGTTGGCAACCTTCATCGTAATGACATTGCCAGATGTATTGTTAGTTAGGTTGACGATAGGGGTATATAACGCACCTTTTGGTGTCCAAGATAGATTACCTAGACCGTCTGTCTGAAGCACATAACCAATACCAGCTTGACCGGTGATCTTTATATTAGCAACATTGCCTAGATTGATTAAGCCTCCGACATCGCCGCCACGATTTACCCAATTGGTCCCGTCATATATTAGTGCTTGCCCGTCAGCGAGTGTTACAGGATTAATATTAAGGTTACCAACTGAACCTGTAATCTGACTAAAGCTAATATTTGAATAGCCAGTTAGAACTTCGATGTTTTCATTTGGTGTTGTTTTACCGATGAACAGTCTTTTGTCATCTGATGCCCAGGCAAACTCAGCTTCATCTAGTTGAGGTAGGTCTACTAGATTACCTGATCGGGCTTGTAATTTTGAAATCTGGATAATTGCCATAAGTGATATTACCTGTTGTTACAGTTATTTATCACTTGATGTTGTGAAACCCTTAAACGAGTTTGCTATAGTAGGCTTCTAACCGTTTCCACCATAAGTTTTCATACTTGTCAAACTCATTACCTTCAATGATGAACTCTAAATATTGAGGAGTTGACCAAGTGTGATCTATTGCTTGAGTAGGAGGGACACACATAAAGATAACGCCCTTGCGTATCTTTGTATTAAACACTTCATTATGTGCAATAGCATATGCAGCAGTTTGAACAAAGTAATCGTCAATCCACTCACGCTTCTTTGGCTTGTTTGATTGTTTATGGTCCATGATTGCTTCTGCGCCAGCATGAACACCACATAGATCAGTCGTACCCGCATAGACTTCAGGGAAATGTAATGAAACCTCTGTGCCCCAATACTCGTCACAGTTCACTAAACCCTTTTCAATAATCTGCTTAGCCATCATGTGACTTGTTTGACTGTAAGGATTGCTACCTGGATCTCCGATGACATCATCTTTGATGTAGTTTTCAATCCACTTGTGCATACGAGTGCCACGGCCTGCTGCTTCAGTTGTGATTTCAGCAGCTTTTTTGTGTCCTATGCTATTACGCCAGTTTTGCAGAGCTTGCTTAGATTCTTCTGATTTAGTCGAGTCTAGGATAGTCGTTACACTAGGGACTTTGAGCCCATCTGGAGTGAGGTACCGTCGTTTACCGTCGACGGATACCTTACTCATTTCTTTATAGGGAAACTTATTGGTTATTGACATAGTTGCATGTTACTACAGTAGCGATCATATGTCAACAGATATGGTTACTTCATTGCAGATTTAGCCATCTTAGCAACGACTTTTTCTTGCTCATCTTCTGGTGCGTCGAGGGCGTCTTCTTCGCCTTGACCAACAAATAATACCTTATCACCTTGAATGTTTTTGATAAGGTCCTTAAGCGGAGGCACTTTAATCATGTTGTATAGATCGTTTACATCTAATATGATGTCATACATTTGAAAATAGTCAAGTAGCTCGTCAACGGTATAATCTTGAGGATCGATGTCTCCATCCTCAATATCCTGCTTTAACTGATTTATTAAAGCAACGATCTGAGTTACCTGAGCTTTTTCCTGATCAAATTCAAAGAGACGCATTATTATCTCTTTGCGCGACCGACGCTACCTAAACCCATATCAGGCTCTTCTTCAGGCATCGGAGGAAGCTCTTCGCCGCCCATGTCATCCATGCCACCCAAATCATCTTCGGAACCCATGCCACCCAAATCATCTTCGCCACCCATTTCAGGAGGTCCGCCGAATGCATCCATTCCACCCTGACCAGTCAACCCGCCTAATGCCGCTGTCATTTTGGTCTTTGCTTCTTGAAGGGCGGTGTTGAGTGCAGTTAATGTTTCGCCAGCTTGTTGCTCGTATGCTTGACTCTCGTTAGCACCGATCTCTGATTGAATTGAATCAACAAGAGCAGGAAGTTCTTTAACGAGCATGTCGTTTACATCTTCGTAATACTTCTGAATAGAATCAACCATATCTTGTGCAGCAAGAATGACTTGTGACTTTTCTACTTCTTCATTTTCAAACACGATGCGAGGAGTCTTTGCGATACGCAAATGTTGTGCTAGAACTTGCTCCATAAACTTTAACTTCATGTAAGTTGGATTGTTCTGAGCCTTATGAAAGTCAGGTGATCTTTTTGATTCATTGATTAATCCATTGACTTTAGTGAGCATTGCCCGAGTCTTAGGACGATCTAGGTTAGTTACATCAAAATTCATAGCGAATGACTCTCTCAGAGCCTTAGCTGCGACGTTCTTCTTGTCAAAATCATTTAGTTTCATAGGTGTTACTCTTCCGTGTTGATGTAGTATTTATCACAGATATTTAAAATTCATCTTATTCTTGCCAGTGAACTTCTTAACCTGTATCTGTCTTGAATTATTTATATAAGAATTGATTTCAGCGACGATTTGCTTTCGCTTGATAGTATCTTCTTGTACCTTGATGATATAGATGTCTTTAGTGAATGAATCTGTTGCTAGTTTTAGCTTGCGTCTATGAACAGCTAAGTCAACGTCGATGCCACATAACTTCATGTCAAGCAGTTGAATCTTGCTGGCCTCACGTTGTTTTGAAGAGTTTCGGAATACACACCAAGTCAATGCGTTCTTTAACAACGCAAACTCATATGATGATTCGGATCCTGATATAGTTACTTTGTAATATTCATCATTTGTAGGGGCAATGGTGTATTTACCGAACAAAGAATATTTGACTAACCTGTCACAAGTGATCAATACATCACGCAGGTCGGCGTTAATCTCTCTGGTAAAGAACTGATCAAGTTTAGTTGCGTTCGTCATGTTACCTCAAAGTGAATGTTCTTTAACTCAGATGATGTATCTAAGAAGTTGGACAGCATAGTAAGTTGATCTTCGCATAGTATCATTGGAATACCGTTGCAATCATTGTATAACGCTCCTAATGGAATGATTCCGTTCTCAAACACACTTGCATGTTGTACTTCAAACTCAAACTTCCAATAGTAACTAATCTTGTCTTCTTTACTATACAAAAAACCAAACTTTATAAAGTCAGCTTCTTGCATTTCTATTCTTATCGGCACCTTAACAACTTCGGGCTGTGACCGCAATGATATTGCTTGTAGTACTGTATCAAAGTTACATTGTGTATTGCGTTTACGTAACCATTCATTTACATTATCTTCATTAGGCCTTGACCTGTTTAACACACCAGTATGAGTGATATTGAATAAGGTATAGCAGCAGATGCGGTGTGACATGCAAGTATTTAGAACATAAAAAACCCGAGAATAATTAAATTCTCGGGTTTTCGTTAGTATGTCTAACTAAGATTAGTTAGTGAAGGTAGCTGAAGCTGTACCAGTAGTAGTATTAGCAACTGAAGCAGCAGTAAGTGCTGTATTGATTGCTGCAACAACGTTTGCGTTTGCACCGTAAGTCGCATCAACAGGAGCCCATACACCAGTTGGGTAAACAGCAACTGCAAGAGTATCAGGACCAGCAGTTGTGAACTCGTAGATGTAGATAGTTGCCTTTTGCTGGATAGTTTGAATCATTACGTTTACTTGAGTTGTGCTGAAAGCAGTTGAACCCGAAGCAGTGATAGTGAAGTAGTCGAGCTTTGGACCTTGTGGTTGAACAGTAGCAGCAGAAGTAACAGCGTTGATCGCACCAACTGTATAAGCTGGTGAGTCCATATTCTGTACTGGTTGATAGTCACCATGTGTACGTGTAAATTGTGTCATTTTGTTATTCCTTCAAAAAAGTGAGTTCATTGACTCATGAATATATTTATGCTAGGAATAAAAAAAGTCGGTTTTGACAATATGTTTTATAGTTTTGGGTAACGTCTAAGTCTTGATTCTGCTATCTTAACCGGCGGTTCAGTCTTAGTGACGGGGCCGGCCGCTGGTGCTGCCGCTGGAACTGGAGGAGGAGTAGGTGCCGCCGCCTTCTTAGAATTTCTTGCAGCAAATGTTTTCTTATATTCTTTAATAATCTTGCTCACAATAGCAGCATACCCTTTAGGGTCAGATTGTTTCAACGCATCCAAATGTGCTTGTACGAATGATGCGCTCATTGGTGCCTGTCCACCTACACTTTGACCGGCGCCTTGCCCTCTACCTTGCCCTACGCCTTGATTATTTTGGGTTGGCTGCTGATTCTGTATTGTATTACTTTTCGTCGTATCATTAGGAGTTGCATTGATCTTTGAAGGAGTTGCTCCGCCTGTGATTGCAAAAGCGGCCTTTGCTAGTTTTTTAAGTGCTTCTTTTCCGCCTGTCTTGCTATATGTTGATTCTACTTCTTTAAATATTGCATCAAATACAGGTTTTCTTGATTGCCAGTTGTATCCTTGCATGTACTTAGTAAACCAGTCCTCTAAAAATTGAGAAATACTTTCAGAACCACCGACTACCTCTTCTTCAGACATGATGCTTTCAAAGATCGCATTGAGTTTAGCATATTTGCTATATGCAGTTTCAGCTAAATCATCATATGGTACGTTTCCTGCTGCATCTTTTCTAGAATTAGAGGATGTTGTATTTGGTGCTGCTGCTGGTTCTGGCGTAGGTGGGGCTCCATCAGCCGTTCTGTTGGTCAGGTCAGGTGCGGCAGAGGCGGCTGGAAGAGAGACTAAACCAGTAGAAATTGCTTGTTTTAATCTAGGAGTAACACTTGTCAAAAAGTTTCTTACAAAGGCATCTTCTACACCTTGTTCTTGATTTCCAGTGAACATTCCTTTGATAGCAGAAGTAGCATTTTTTCCGATGACTGCATTGCCTATGCTTTGTAGGCCGTCGCCTAATCCCTCTTCAACTTGCTGCTTATTACCAAACTCATTAATCTTCATTTTTCTTCCTCAAACTTTTAGAAAATCTTGCTTGATCTTTGCCTTTGATTGCACTAAGCAACTTCTTCTCTAGAAGTTCAGCCTTCTCAGGAGAATAGTTACGTTGCATCAGTTCTATCAGGTTGATAGCACTTGTGATGATGTTGGACGCCCGCGATTCAATGACATGATTAATGTCACGATTCTCACCGTACGACTGCAACTCCTCAAGGAGACTTTTTGTTTTCTTTTGCATAGAGTGTAAAGATCCTACTGATTGTATTTATTCATAAAAGTCAAAACTATTTCTTTAGTGAGTTAAGCATTGCCTTTAATTTTGCACTCTGTACATCTGGAACAACTCTTTTTTCATCTGTTCCCATAGTGTTGTGAACAGCATCGTTTATTGTACCCACAGTACTAGTATTCTTGATCTGACTCATGATCTGACTTGCACTAGGTTGTGGTTTACTATCACCTTCTGGATCTTCATCTGTAATACGCATCGTCTCAATATTATACTCTAGGTCAATCTTTTGTCCAACACCAGTAGATGAACGAGACTTCATACACTGAATCTGATACTTGCCACGCTCACGCATTGATCGTGAAGTAAAGATACCGAATACATTGTCAGCAGTATTGATCTTTGAAATACCACCTGCAATGTGACTGTGATCAAACTCAATCTCTTCAACAGCCGAACGATTTAGCTGAGATGCAGTTACCATTAGAACACCAAGTTCCTTTGCCAGGTTACGTAGTTCTTCAGACACATACTTGTCCTTGATAAACTGATCGTTAGGATTGACCTTGACTGATACAGGCATCACCAGATCAAGATAGTCAATCATCACGAAGTCCACTTTGATTCCAGTTTGGATCTGAACTTCTTTGAGATAGCTGCGAATGTCGTTCACTGTGCTTTGTGCCGGTAAGCCCTTAACACGATACTTACCAGACTTCTTACCCATCATCACGACCTTTAATCCAGTCGTTTCAATGTCCTTACGAATGTCTCTCGTGCTCATGCTAGTCAACATCGCATCTGTTCGCAATGAGGTTAACTCTTCTGAGAGTTCAAGACTGATATAGACACCGCTCATGCCTTGTTGTAACCAGTTGAGTGCGATGTTCATCATGACAAGAGACTTACCAGAGCCAGAACCACCAGCAAAGATGTTCAACTCGCCGCGACTAAATCCGCCATACAATAGACGATCCATCTGAGGCCAGCCAGTGCTGACCTGTCCACCTGCGTTGAAATACTTGTTGATACGATTTGTAGGATTCGCAAAGTAATCTGTACCCATGTCACGCTGTAGACTGATCTGAACCGCGTCCTTGATCAGTTTTTCAACAGGGTCAAACTCACCTTTCTCAAGCATGTCTGCTGCTTTGAGGATCGCTCTTTCAAGTTCTTGACGCTTTGTGAATGATTCAAACTCTTCTAAGAACCAATCAAAGTGACCCTCAGTGAGTTCAGGGATAGGTTCAATATCTTCACCAGTTGTTGCCTTGATCTGCAATGGATCAGGCATGATGCTATACTTCGTAGAGTGCTCAACCATGAACTCCGCAACTGGACGTAACTTACGATCAAAGTTCTCAGCATTCATGATATTCATGACGCGAGTATACAACTCGGCATTAGTTACCATCATTCTCAAGAATAATGTTTGAACGTCTGTATTATACTCTTTTAGCAATGCGTTTCCTATTCATCTCTATCTTAATCTTACTGTTCGTTGCGTTTTGTAGTATACTTAGTAATGTCGCCAACTTGCCATATTTAACTACAGCATCGTTGACATCCTTTACATCAGGTCCCCAATCTGGGATCGATACTTGAAAGCCCAACTCTAATGCTCGTTCGCATATCGTTAAGCCTGTCTTATCCATATCAGGAACAACGATGACTCGTCTATTGAGTGAGCGTATCAAGATAGCCTGTTCGTCGCTGATCGTATCGTGTGTCAGTGCAATAGCATCTAACGATAGTGCATCAAATATGCCTTCGACTACGATACATACTTCCCAGTTTGGCTTCTGAAAATCATAACCAAACACATATCCTGGCTGTTGTTCTTTGATGAACTTGGGGATACGATTGTCAAGATAACGACTTGTGTGTCCTACGATCTTGTTCTTATATGTATAGGGAATGATAATACGATTTGCGTTTCGCCCCTCATCATCAGGAGTGACCATGAAAGGATAATCAGTTGTCTTAAATCCTCTGCTATTCACATAGTCAGTAAAGTATTTGTGCTTTATATTGTTACTGTCAAGCATTTCAGCATCAGGTAATGTAACTTCTTCAAATCTAATATGTGATCGTTGTTTCTTAGATGTCACATATTCAATCAAATCTTTTTGCTGTAGACTTTCTAGGTTCCACTTAGTGATCTGACTGTCTTCTACGCCCATCCAGCGTAGCAACTGCTTAGTGTTCGCACTAAGTTGCTTGCCTAATACAAATCCGCACTTGAAGTTACAGTTGAAACAGTTGTACGACCAGTTGTTGTCACCGTCATGCTTGATACCGCCACGCATTCTCTTGTCAACTTTATGTCCGCGATTATGACAACAAGGTGCGTTGAAGCTATACCAGCCGCCTTGTGTACGCTTTTTCTTTCCTGTTATTACATTTAGGATATCAAACATGATATCAGTATAGCATATCCTGTTGTTTAATCAAGTATTCTGGTAACTTAACGGGAGATTATGTTAGTAACCGCGCCTGCATTACTGGTGAATTCCATTCTAATGAACGGATGAAAGCCTCTGACTACATAACCCAAAGTATCTGTAATGGAATCGTAAGTATGTAGTTCAATAGGATACCAATCAGTATCTGGTTGGCAGGAACCTTCGATAACTACATTACCATTGAACTCTTCATATCTAGCCTGAATAGTCAGTACAGGATTGTCTTCAGTATTGATTACGCTAGTATGGTATACAAGAGGGGTCGTTACATTGGGTGCCAGATTAGGGAAAGTTTGTCCAGTTGGAATCGTTACATTTGACGATGGAACAAATGCTGGTAGAATAGAGTTGATGATATTTAGATCGCCGCGCCCACCTGCATTTTGATCAACGAATACAGGATAGTTGAATGCCCCTACTGGAATCTCAAGTGTATAGTAGCATAGTTGCGGAGAAATGTTCTCGATATCAGCGGCATTCAAATCAAGAGTCGCGATGCCAGTTAATGCAAACTGAAGATTTAGTGCCTTAGTCAACAGTATTGCACCACCGTTATAGTTGATGATTCTACAAGTGATTTCCTTACCCGTGATGTCAACTGGTTTTTGCTGTTGATTCAAGAACTGGAACTGCAACTGGTTGTCTACACCTTTGTGCAGTGTAAGTGTTTTTGCATACTGTGGCATATACTTCCTCGGTGAGTTTCCTGACAGGGTAACAACTATTTGTCGTTGTGTATATACATAAACTGAAGTGGAATACACTGATGTTGCTCCTTGATATAGTATTTAGTCTTTATAATATTAAAATATTAAGTTTGGGCAACCTAGTGTAAATACAGTTACATCATGGACGCAAACGATTTTTTCATCAAACTGAGTAATAATCACCCGTTTATCACGGTCTGTTCCTATGCCTCACAAGACTTTGTAGGTATCATCCAGAATCGCGACGACATGGTAACAACCATGTACGATTACGGGTCAATATTAACAGCCGATCTTAAGGCTAAGTTTTTAGAACTAGGAGACATATGGTGGTGGGAATCAAATAGAACGATTCCCATTAACCTTTTCCTGAAAGATGATTGGTCCATCTTCAAGCCCTATATTAGAACATTCAACAATAAGAGCCTAGAGATTTTACACGGTCCTGTTGTTAGTATGACAGACTTTGCTAAGAAACGTGCTAAGCGTAGGAGTATTACGCTTGTTAAGCGGATGCCCTAGACTTCTTCTTCAAGTCTTTAACTCTTGTTTCCTTAGCCATCTTCAACTTCATTTCACCAACTCGTTGATCAAACGTGATCCCCAATAGATGATCAAACTCATGCAGATAAACACGAGCCATCATTCCTGTAAGTTCATCTTCAACCAACTCACCTGATGTGTTTTGATAACTGACAAAGCAACTATCGGCTCTTGAAACCTTTAGCCAAAGTTCGGGGAAACTCAAGCATCCTTCTGTGTCAGTAGTGCGTCCCTCTGATAGAGAAACGATCTTTGGATTGATACAGACTACCATCTTCGTGAAGTTGCCCATGATAAAGATCGTCTTATTGATTCCGCATTGCGGCGCAGCAAGACCAACGCCGCCGTTCTCAGTTAGTACTCGCACCATTTCCTTAACGAGTTCGGTTGGATCACCGTCAACATCAAAGTCCCAAGGTGTAGATGGTTGAAGTAGTTTAGGATCGTTTTCTTTGAGTAGTTTAAGTTCCATTGTTTTTCCAATCATTAGTGTCCAAATCCCTTTAAAATGCCATATGACAATACTGCTATGATAAACACGTTACAAGTTAACAGTGCCATATCCTTATCTTTATACGCTGCATATGTCCACAACACAGTGCCTAGAAATCCGATCACCATATCTTCAACGTGATAGCCTAATGCACGAAGAATAGTTGCTACAATCACCCCAGTTGTACCGAGCCACTTGATCCAATTCATGCTTTGTTTTCCTGTTCTTTTAGTAAGTTCATGTGGACGACTACCAGTTGTGCATAGGCAAGAGCATGGCTCTTTTTGAAACTGTATCCAGTTTGATCTTTATCCCACACAGTTTCGTTGATCTCTTTCCAAGACTTACCTAACAGATGTCTCTTTGCAGGTCTGATCGCTGCTAGGAACATTGCTAGTCTAGGGATGGAGTCGATTGGTTCTGGCATTCTACTAACAGAATCAGCCTGATTGCCGAGGTGAATCAACTCTAGAACAATGCTACGCTTTTTCAACATAGACCAATCTGGTTCCTGCATCATACGTAATAAATGTTCTTCATCTTTGATCAAGTTATAGACATGAACATTAAGCAAGTCAAGTTTGAAATAGCCGCGTTGTTCTGCTTCAGCATAATCAATCGTAGCCATATCATAAACAGGATCATAGGGAATATCAGTGACATAAACCCCAGACGAATGCTTCCTGATAGGAGTGACGTTACGCATAGATGCAGGGATATGCTTGATAAGATTAAGAACCTTATCCCGATCACCTACGTCAATGTCAACATCTGCATCTAAGTTCATTTATTTGCCAATATAAACCAAGTAAGTTTAGATTCTTCTTCTTCAGTAAGATCAATGTGAACTTTATATACCAATGGTCCTTCAGTAGTCACGTTCAATCCATGTGTCCACCACCGAGTCCCCTCTATGCTTACGTTCTCAGTAAGCCAAGTTTCAACAGTTTTCCGTTGCTGAGGAGGAAACTCATAAATCTTAGTCATTTGAGGTGCGTAAACCCTGCGTCATACAGTTTCTTGTATGCTCGTTGAACACATGCAGCCTGATGAGCCGCATCTTCTACTGCCTTGTGTGAGGTCACGTGTCCACCGTCTTTGAGGCTGACATTTGCAAGTTCATATATAGTACGACAATCGCGGATAGACCAGAACTGCCAAGGAGTCTTGATGTCAAGTTCAGCGAAGGACGACTCTGCAATCATGATGTCAAAGACGGAACCGTTAGACCAAACAGCCTTTCTGTTCCAGCAGAACTTAGCAAGTTTCTCCATACATTCCTTATATGGGATACGATCATGATCACCCATTGCTTCGTTGATAGCGTCAGGGCTTTGTTCGCTCCACCAACGCAGAGTGTCTTCACTGATTGTACGATTGTATACGTCTGTTTGTTCATCCATAGTAGGACGAAGTTCGATTTGTTCGATAATACCGGATCCCATTGGATCAAACAATACCGCGCCGATGGTAAGGATAACTGTTGACGTAGCAGTGTCAAGCGTTTCCATATCAATCATGATTGCATGTGCCATTAATTCTTTTCCATATGTTGTCTATTTTGTATAGTAGCACTGCTTAGGATATTAAGCAAGTGCAAAAAGTGTATCATGGGTAAATATTTCATTTCATCAGCAACCAAAGCATGTAGGATTTATCATCAAGAATGATCGTTTGAGACCCTTTAAACCATCTGCCTAGATAATTAGGTTCGCCTAAGTTGTCTATGCACCATCGCTCAAGTGGGGATATGTTTGATATCCTACCTAAGTTAGGAATGTTGTAAAACTTTGTAGGAACCCAACCTTGACCGTCGACCCAAAGTTGTTTAGTAACGATGTTTAACTTTGGTGTGTTGTCTATTTCTTCATATACAATGGTAGGAGAAGATGTCATCCCCATGTTAGCTTTAGCCATAAGTAATCTCTTTCATATCTACACTTAATGCTGGTAACCGATCTGGGGTCCTGAAATAGATAGAAACTACCAGCCCATATACAATGTCTTTCGCATTGTGCTATATTCTCGTACAGCCATCGGATGACTTTATAACATCCTGGTTCATTGTTTTCTGTATCCCAAGGAGTAGGTATAATGACCTCATGCCACCCAGGCTTACAATCATACCAGGCTTTTTTGGGTGGCATATGGGATATAGGATGAGGGAAATCCATCAGTACCCTGCAGCGGATAATAGTTCTTTGATCTGCGGAATGATATCTGCGTTACGCACAAACTTGATCGCCCATTGTTCTGGATTGATATAATCTATGATCATCTTTTGATGTATCTCGTCCAGGCTTTCAATCATCTCAATACCACTCGTGCTATGATAAAGCATCCAAGGACTGATCTTACCAGTGGTAATCACATGACAGAGTTTATTACGATTGCCATAACGCAAGTAATCGTGACTCTGTATACCTTCATTCTTTGCATGTGTGATAGCTGTCTCAATACTACGAGCAATCGCGTCAAATGGATCTTCTGTTTTGAGATGATCAATGATAAACTTAGTGTAGGTCGTATCGCTGCACCAGTTGTCAATACTGACTGAGTTTTTGAGTAGCCAATCAGCATAGCGGCTGACATTCAACACATTTACATTGACACAATAATGACCGAACTTCACAAACGCTAGGTAATATGCACTCTTTGTGAAGTCAAGATAAGTCCGAGCCTTCTTAGTCGCGGTGTTCTTTTTGTAGAACTCTAACCAAGCTTGGAAGCCAATACGATTTCCTGCTTGGTCTTTGTCTTGCCACCTACGCTTGTTTTCGCAGAGGTGAGTAGCAATAGATGTCTCACGCTGAAACGATCTATTACAGAACTCGCAACCGAACTTAGGTTCAGTTGCCCCAGTCTTGTTCGTAGTCTTCAATGTCTTGGTCTGTAATAATGCCACTTAATGTCTCAATCTCATCAAACTTCAGGGTAGGAAACTTATTAGCAAGATACATCTTTTTGCGATGTTGGTCAACATATCTCTCACTCAATAGGGTAAGGTCACTGTCACTCGCTCTAGGATAAATCTTCTTGTAGTATTCTTTGATCTCTTTATTCTTTGGCTTTTCTCGTAGTTTTGCCACTTTGTCCTTGATATGAGGTATCCACTGATGGAACTGTTTCCCCACACCTGGACTTGCTGAACATAGCATTAGCCACTGTAACTTGGGATGCTTTTGCACATTCTCATTGAACAGATACTTGTTCGCATGATAATCAGTGCTTTGAAGATAGTAAGATTGAATATCTTTACCACCATTCACTGCACTGACCCAATGTAACATCATGAAAGGTACAAACTTCTTCTGCTGTTCAACAGTCAGTCTATCGTAGTAACCATAGTCTTTCTTGTCAATAGCAATGAGGGCTTGGAACAAGTCAAAGTCTTGGTTCTCAAACTTCTCGTCAGCTTGTACCTTTTCTTTAGCCATTACGCCTTTAATGCCTCTACTAAGATAAGTTGATCAATAGCCTTGCCCAAATCTTCACCGTTATTCACGATCAATAACTTAGGTTCATGATTGTTAGGTGTGGGTACTGCGTGGTAAGATTTATGGTTATTATGATCGTTATCTTCGTTGTTATACTGAATAACAAATCCACCACTAGCCTTGTATATCGTGAAGTTCATAACCTGACCACTTCTCAGTCCTGAATATGATGGGCGGGACTCTGGTGCATCAATAGTGCAGTCTTCCTGCTCTACTTTCCGCATCATCTTCCTAAACCATTTGTCGATAAAGTTCATTTGTGTTTTCCTTTGTTTTTTGCTAGAGTGATCTCTAAGTCTGGATACATCGTTCTAATCACTCCCATGATATCCGACTGTTTATGCTTCTTTTGGAACTTTGTTACTGCTTCTAAGTTTACCATTGTTATTTCCCTCAAAACGCCTGTCCATAATCTACGATCTCGCAGTTCCTGCTGATCTCTTTAACAAAGTATACGCAACGCGGTTCGGGACCATCGTCTATTGGTACACATAAGAACTGTCCATTACGCAACTTAGGTGCATACCATGTCACATCTGGATAGATATCTAATATCTCAATGGGTAAGAATGTCGGTGCCTTAGATGTCAATGGATTGAACTGAAACGCATTGAATCCCCTGTCATTCAAGCTGGACAACTGAAGAGTTTCTAAATCACCATGTTCTTGTTCACCGATTAGTATCTGCCAATCAACTGGCATCTTGATCGTTTTGTTGCCGATCTTGAGCACGAGTGCAGGAGCATTGAATGATTCTAGGAAGATTAACGGGATATACAGATAGTCTACATTAGTAGGTGTTGAGTTATCTAGTACCGCAAATCTTAGATCATCAATTTCTTCTGGCAAGTATTCGAGGTTGAATGCCTCGTTTTCGTCTAATGTAAGTATTCTCATGTTGCTAATATAGCACAGATAGTATTTGATGTCAACATATTAGTAATCCAATTTCTCTATTGTAAATGGGTAGTTTGCGTCTTTATAGAATGCTTTCCGTTGTGTTAGGTGCCTCTTTGCGAACTTACAGGAGCTTGTAATATCCCAGATTTGAACATGGTCTTTATCTTCGGCCTTTCTAATACCACGACCAATCGATTGAATGACACGAACAAAGCTTTTCCCGGGCTCAATGAGAACCAAATTAAAAATACGGGGGATGTTAATACCAACAGCAGCCACACCATAGGTGGCAAGGATAACCTTATCATTGCTGGTAGCAACTTCGTCATATTCTTCTTTTCTCTCTGTAAGTTTGGTTCCGCCGTTTACAAAAACTGCATTAGGTAATCTACTAGCAAGTTCTTTACCTGCATTCACTCGGTCAACTAATACTAGAGTATTACCTGTTAAGTTAATATTCGCGATCAGTTCTGCGATCTTATCAAGACGAGATTCATTTTCTAATAGGTGCTTGAGTTCACTTTGATAGTTGATAAACTCTACCTTATCCTTCAACTGTATGATATTCACATGACAGGTTGCTAATACCCCTCTGTCTTGTAGTTCGCTTGCTGAGAGCTTACCTATAACAGGTCCCAATGATACTAATATAGATGTCTTATCCATCTCTGCTTTAGGGATCGTACCTGTTAGTCCCCAACGAATAGGGACATTAGATAGCACACCAGTTAGCATCGTCTTGAGAACATCAGCCTTAGCCATATGTACCTCGTCTACGATAACACATACGACATCCTCAAAGAAACTGGGTACTACTTCGCTATCCTCTTCGGTGTTCTTCAATAAGATATTCAGTGATTGCCAGGTACAGATCGTATGTGTTTTTCCATACTCTTTACGGGCACCGAAATATACGCCCACGTCAAGCCCTAAGTTGATGTAGTCTGCTTCTGTTTGAACGACCAACGATGTGTTAGGAACGATCACTATAGAGCGTCCTAGATGCTCTATACTCTTAGACAGTGCAGCAGTCATAAGAGTCTTGCCCGCCCCTGTAGCGACTTCCTGAAGCGATTGAGGGTTCTCTAGGAAGTTGTTTACGATCTCTATCTGATAGTCACGCAAGACAACAGGTTGCCCTTCACGCTCATGTCCTTTTGGCCATTTGATATCAGAAAAGGTATCTTCTGTCACCCGTTCAAACTGTAACTCTTCGCTAGGTTCACGAAGGTCTTGTAACTCAATGTCGTAGTCATAGTCGATCAGTACAGGGATGATCTTGTCTAGTAGATTCATATAGGTGCTACCACCTAATGAGAAATAACTGACCTTACCGTTCCATCTACCTAATCGTACTGCTGGCTGATATCTTGCACCGGGCTTCTCAAACTCAAACTTTTTCGTCAACGCTTTGCGGATATTGAGTTCTAGTCCCTCAATCTTTACATTGACTTCATCTTTGATTATTATTTTTGCTTGTTTCATTTGACCTCTATGGGACGGGAGTTTTTCACTATGATTATCTTAGAAGTATTGCTGGGAAATGCTGGCGTAGTTGTCATGCTAGTAAGTTGCATTAAAAGATAGTTACGGTCCACAGTCGCGCCTTCTTGTGATGAGTGCGATGCAATACAGGGCACATCATGTTTGGCTAGATTAGTAGTAATAATCTCTTTCATCGTAGCCGTCTCACCTAGTCCGTAAGGTTTACCATATATGATGCCTCTACCTAATATCACACCATCACATTCGAGTTCCTTCACCCATTCTGCCACTTGTTCCATGTTGTCCAAATCTACTTCGGTTACATACTCGGCTGCGAACTTAAGTTTAAGATCAGTATCAGTGATCTTATTATCAGTTTTGATTCCATGTCGTGATAATGTATGCAATGTCTTCATATTTAACTGAAGATTTATATCCTTTACGATATTATCCACGATAGGATTTGTAGCGGCGATCATTAAGTGACCGTTGTTGTCGATCAACATTGGATCCCATACAGGTGCCTCATATTTCTTTAACTCATTCACGATATCAACGAGGTCATCATGATAGGTTACTGTGGGGAAATATTTAGGAAGTGACTTTGATGCGATCTTCAGTGCGTTTGTCGTAAAATAGGCGCGATAGTACTTAGACTCTTTGTCCCAGGTAAAAGGATTGTCAACTACATTCTCTCTGAAATGAGCAATGAAGGATTTGTTGAACGGTACCCTGATCTTAAGTTCGTTATCAAACAATGACACTCTGGCACTAGTATGTTCAGCCGTGCTTTCGACTATGGTTGCTTTCCAAGGTAATGTCTTAAGCGTTTGCTTATCGTACCCAGCCTTAGCTAACTGCTTTTGATATTTGCTGATAAGGTTATCAAACAATGTTGCCTGGTTAGAGGTCACTCTGCTATCATTGCTTATCATTGTTTGCAGGTTAGACATAAACTTATAATCATATTGACTAAGGTTTATTGTCCCTTGCAAAAAGAAGTAAAGGAGATGTTCTTTATTGTTCATCTTAGTACTATAGCAGCATCAATATTTTAATACAAATATATTGGTAAAAAAAGGGGGCCGAAGCCCCCAAAGTTAACTGGTATAGATTAGAAGTTTTACGAACGCTTCATACAAGTGCTTTGAGCGAGGTTCTTCCAGTTAGTAGGGGAAATCTTGACAAGATCAGCAATCTTGAGTGCCATACGAATAGACAACTCACGCAACTTAGCCTTGTTATCTTCCATGTATGCGAGGACAGTTTCGCCCTCATTGTTTTGGAAATGATAGTCGTTGAACAATCCGCCATTAGCATCACGGTCAACTTGCTTGATACGAAGCATCATATCGCGGGCTGTATCAATCGTGAGATCAAGGAAGTGACAACGAGATTGCAATGCTTCGAGGTGATCTTGAAGACGCTTTGACTTAATGTTGTCAAACTTGATGTTCGTGATGAAGATGCAAGAGCCTTCAAAGTTGAAACTGTGCGGGATACCTTCTTCACGCAATAGTCGCGAGTCCGAATTCCAGCAAATCTTGCGACGCTTGCCACTATCAAGAGCAGCCTTTAGAATGTTCAAGGTAAGATCGTCCATGAACACGCTATCACAGTCATCAAACACTAGGATGTTCTTCTTGTCGCTGTACTTGTAAAGCTGGGCATACAGACCCAATGCAGTCATTGCACCCTTGACAACTTCATAACGCACACGATTGCCTGCGATCTTGTCAAACATCGCAGACTTTTCAAGTTGCGTTTCAACGCCGAACGATTTACCAACACCCGGAGGACCCGAGACGATCATCGCACGAATATTGCCATTGATACAAGCCGCTGACATTTCATCTAGGATTTGAAAGCGTGTAGCAATACGGTTCATTGCCTCTTCGTCGGTCTCTGTGACCTTAGTTTCAACAACAACTGGTTCGCCGTCGATTTCAAAGTTATCAAGTCCTGCGACCTTGATCTTGATATCTTCAATGTCAATGGGGAAAAACCCACCGTTCTTAACAGTTAGATAACCACCCTTTGCACCGACTTGAAAACCCTTAACAAGTTCAAACTCGGCATTGGTCACCGGATAGTTGCGATATTCACCAGACTTAACGAGAACGCGAGGCATGCTTATTCCTTTTGAAATGTTTCAACTTGATCAATATAGCAAAACGGGTAAATGATGTCAACCGAAATCGTACCTAAATGCTAGGCTTATCTCGGTTTTCGTTCATTGCCTTAACAGTAGCAATACGCTCAGCCTCTACATCGGCTTCGGTCTTGACCACCTTAGTGGTATGCTGAATGAGTTCTTCTGGGGTCAACTTGGACCTCAGATCCTCAACAATGAACTCCAAACGAGCAATCTCATTGCTGCCAGGGAAGTATGTCTTAGCAGCAAGGAGTTTGCCTTCAGCGAACTTAATAGTTTCTAGTGCGGTAGCCATTGTCTTTTTCCTTTAAGGTTGTTTAGATGTTATAGATTACATTAGGGAACCACGCAGCACGAATCTCTTCGTACCTCGCAATCTTATTCAGATACTTGCGTACCATCTTGCGGACCTGTGCATCAACATCACTCACCTCAATAGGATTAGTATCCCAAAGAGTAAAGATGATAGGAGCGATATAGTTGACACCTTTTTGGTTACCGACAGTAGACACGACAAGAGCAAAGTCCTTACGAGAAATCTTCAAGCCACGAACATCTTTGACTATCTTGTCGAGGATGTGAGTTGATATTTTCATAATCGCTTGATTGAAATCATTCTCAAACTTGTTGATACGATCACGATCTTCCTGAAGCAGGTGAGGCTTCACATCATCCAAGTGTTCGTCAAGGATCAACTCAACGATGTTACGATCTTGTAGAATCGCTTCCTTCGCACGGTGGATCTGAAGGTACCATTCACACTTTAACTTTAGCATGTGGCCATCGTCAAAGCGAACGACAAAGCCCTCGAGGTTTTCTAGATCACGAGTGTACTCAATGAACTCCTTCATATCCGAACGAGAGTCAAACGCACGGACAACTGGGATATCCATAGCCTTTCCTAGTCTAGCAAAACCGTCATAATAAACATATTCACCAGTTTCAAGATGACGGAGACCAGTCAAGATCAACTGATCTTCAGGATAATCTAAAACGATACGCTGCTTACGCGAGCACCATTCAAAGATAGGAGTAAACCCATTTTCAATCTGGTTTCGCGAAAAGTCAATATACTTTGGATTTGCATTAACAAAGGCTTCAACAGGCTTCGCTACATCAGTAGCACCCATCTTCGTTCCAAATAGCATTAAATCATTCGCGTAGAATGGAGCGACCATGCTACCGTCCAGCTTCTCAAGGATAACATGAGGTTTAGACATATCAATAGTGTTATCTTGAGTTTCATCCCTTTCATTCACATTAAAGAACTTATGAAAAGGACGACGGATGATGTCGCCAGTCACGGAGTCAAACATGATGCCGCGACATTCACGACGCAGGACGTTATGACGAGACCTTTCGGCTCGCATCTTAGCAGAACCTCCAGTAACTTTCACGGGAGGAAAGGTATCCTCAAACATCACATTATAGTTGATGACAGTGTAGCCGTCCTTTTGAGCAACCGTGAACTCGTCACGACCTTCAATCGCTGGCAACACATCCGAGATGTTATTGATAATCGGAAAATCGTAGTTCATGGTATGCTCCTTGTTTCAGTTTATAGATCGATGTAGACTATATGAGGATAGATGTCAAGTCTAAACTTCTAAACCAAGTGCTTCCAATGAACGAATCTGTATATGTGGTACCTTGAGCAGTGACATAAAGTCAATCATGACATCTGCATATGATGCATAAAACTTATTCATGACAAAATCGTCGTTGTCAATCACATACAAAACATAACCCCCGTCTTTAGGGTTGTTATGATTAACCCCAATCTTTAGATATTCTTCATGGTAAAAACAGAAGTGATATCCTTCGTCCTTATCATAAGGCTTGAATGCAGAAATATTCAGTTTCATGTTAGTAACCGTCACCGAATTTCCAACCTTCGTTATACATTGCATCGTCATGTGCGAACTCTAGGTAACCAATATCCTCTTTCAGCTTGGCAACCTCACGCTCAAGTGCTTCAATCTTGTTGAGCATACCGTAAACGAACATGCCGTCAGACTCGTCCAACTTAGCGATGATGTTGTCAAGGCGTTCAATCGTTTCAGGCGTAGTCATGTGGCAAGTTCCTCGTTTGCTTTGATTTTATCAAAAATGAAATGCATGTTGTTCATCAAAAGACCCAGGCGACCATGCTGTATTAGGTTGCCGAACTCTTCAGCCTTATATCTACTACCACGAATGTTATTACATGCTTCACACGCTACCACAAGATTTTTTAAGTTATTACTTCCGCCGCGCGATATTGGAATAACATGTTCAAGTGTTGCATAATAAGGGGAGGCACGATCATCACTAAAGCGTACATGACAATAGCAGCAGCGATGATTTTGTGCTTCTGATAGCCGTTGCCTCATTTTGATTTTATAATAGCCATATGCGGACATAGTATGACCCTTAATCTAGGATTATGCAGCCAATCGAGCAGCCATATTTTGCTGGATCATCGTGTCAAAGCCAGCTGAAGTCTGGGGCAAACCCCGATCCTTGAGCCACTTCTTGATGTGAGGAAGAACATAGCCCTTAGTTTGAGCGATGCCAAGTGGAGACTTGTTAGTCTCAAGCATCTCAAAATATTCTTCAACAGTGAAGTTCTTGATCAAGAACTTGATGAAGGTAGCCTTACCACCACCACGCTTTGAGAAGTTAGCAACGAACTTGCGTTCTGGACCGTAAGAGAGCCAGCCGTTAGAATCATTGAGATTTTCGTTTGAGAACTGAGTCATGTGAGTAGCTCCGTTTGTGTGTTTCTGTCTATGATTCAATCTATCAAAACGAACAAACGAAGTCAACCGAAATCGTGCCTTGTTACCTCAATAATTTGCGATGCACATTTACCACCAAAACCGAATGAGTTATTAAGAGTGCGTAACGTAGGCTTATCTTCAAAAAGCGTGTTAGTACGTACTAAACAGTTATATGTATCCATCGATGCATTATTTAGGTTTTGTATATGAGGTATTATGCCAGCATTCATTGACTCAATGGCATAAATCGTTTCAACGATACCAGAACCACCTAGGGTATGGCCTATTTTAGATTTAGGTGCATAGATAGGTATCTTTCCGAAATAATCAGTTACCGAAGTATATTCAATGATGTCTCCTATAGGAGTGCTAGTAGCATGTGCCGATACTGCATCGATTGTAACATTGCTTGCTGTTGCTTTGGATAATGCTAAGCGGGATCCTCGTCCATCTGCGGCAGGAGACGTTTGATCATATGCATCACTTGCCAAACCTGCAGGATACAAAGTAGCATAAACTTTTGAACCATACTTTTCAACACTTTTAGCCGATGCTAGAATCAATACACCTGCACCTGATCCCATGACAAATCCTTCACGGTCGTCATCAAATGGTTTATTATTGTTTCCTAATGCGCCGCCTGAAGAAAAACTCTTCATTGCAATACGAAAGGTTCCTGCGTCACCACTACCGCATACCACATAGTCATATTCGTCTAATAAACGCATTGCATAATCAATCGATAGAATACCTGTTGCACAAGAGCCAAGTACCGCAGCACTTACTCCCATAAATTTCCAATAGCTGCTAATATGATCGGCAGTCATATCAGGAATACGATTGATTACCGTGCGAGGGTTAATTCTTTTGTTCGCAATAAGTTTGGGAAAAAACTCTTCTAATGCTTCATCAATCACCGAAGTTGTGCTGTAAATAACTGCAACATTGCTACTATAGGGAAGATTTGCCATTTCTAATGCTTGCATTGCAGAATGCATAGCAAGTTTTTGAGATAAGTTAACACCTTTATTGCTCCAACCTTCTGGAAGTATTAATTTGGATTCATCTACTTGATATCCGCGATAAACTTTGAGATTTTCTTCAAGCATTGACGGAATGTCGGAAGAATAATCATTATCGTCTAACATTCGTTGAAAGCAATCTTTTGGATTGTTTCCCAACGCATCAATCATTCCATAGCCGACTACATAAGCATTATTCATTATATGTTCATCCGATTGTAATATCTTCCATACCAGCTGTTCTAAGCCTGACAATATGGCCTAACATGAAGTTCTTACTATCTAGTCCCTTCATGACACCTAAAAATTTATTTCGTATCAGTGCGACTTCATTGATCAAAACTTCAAAGTCAACCACTTCATCTTCGCCGTCTACGTATTTTTCGGCATCACGGCTTGATAGTTGACGATTGTATTTCTCTAAATATTTCTGAAAGTGCTTCCTGCGAATCTTTCGTAGTTGTATGTTAAGAAAGTTGAGTACCGCTTCAATCTCTTGTAGTTGATTGAAACGATACTCAGCAATTCCTGGAAGGGCAGCAATGTTCTTTTCAACATTGCCATATACCTTGACATCGCCCTTTGCTGACTGTATCTCACCTTCATAGTGTGAGATAAAATCAGGGAGTACACTTAAATCTTGTGAGACTCTACTGTACCACGCCATCAGTACGTGTCGTCAAAGTCTTCGTCATCAAAGTATAGTTCGTCTTCATCTTCATATTCATATGGATCATGCTTGACTTCGACAAGACCATCTTCTGGCGTTTCTAAATAGTAGTCTAGTGCTTTCTTAATGTTTGTATCATTACGAAATGCCTGCTTAATTTCAGCCGGAGAGTAGTCTTCCTCAACTAGATAGTTGACTAATATCTCTGCGGCACCACTAGTGTCACCTGCTTCAATGCTAACCTTGAGAAGTTTCCAGATTTCATTAACCAGTGCTAGACTCATTCTGCTGAATCCTCTTCTTCGACCATGATAGGAGCGATCTTGGCTGACTTCTGTTCAAACTCTGTCATAACAGTGTCCAAACAGCTATCGTCATTACGCTCCCAGCCTTTACGAAACTTCTTGATGATTGTACCATCGAGACGAGTGTAAACAAGTGAGTTGCCTTCCTTTGCAAGCATGCCAGCCTTTTCAATCAAGTCAACTAGACCTGAATAGGGACTCATGCCAGTCTCATATGGAATCTTGACTTGAACTGATTCGAAAGGCTTTGCATATCGCGTCTTCATAATCTTACATGCAGAACGAATACCTTTGACTTCCGAAATCTTATTGCCGTCTTCGTCTTCTTTGAGCTTTAGTTTCTTCATCGCAACTACGATACTAGATGCGTATACGAACCCTTGACCACCTGAAATCTTGTCGTCTGGGTCAAACATATCTTGTGAAGCATAAGTGTGATTAGTAGCAACCAATCCAACATTATGATTACCGAACATGTTTACACAGTTGCGAACAAGTGCAGTCAGTGCCTTAGGCTTACGACCCATATCACCCTTCATGTCACCTGCTTCAAACTGATTTACGTCAGTTGGAGTGAGCAACATACCAAGACTGTCAATAACAAACAGTACCTTAGGCTTTTCAGGGCCGTCTGGGATAGTCTTATAACCCTTCATGAACTCATGAATAGTCCTAGCAACGTCATCAATCATTGCCATATTAAGCTTTAGTAGCTTGTCTTCGCTAGTGTCAACGCCAAGAGCGTGTAGCCATGCCTCGTCAAGTGCGTTTTCGCTATCAACGAGTACGACATAAATGCCTTGCTCTTGAGCGTGTCTTACTAGATTTCCTGAGCAAATGAATGACTTGCCTGATCCAGACTCTCCGGCAAAGACAGTAACTTTACCAAGAGGTACGCCTTTATTAAAGTCACCGCTAATGAGATAATTAAGTGCATGGTTGCCTGTGCTAATCCAATCTGTTGGGTCGTTAAACCCGATACTTAGGCCATCAATGGCCTTAGTAATATCCTTACGGAATTTTGATACATCGAACGGTTTTGCCAATTGTATTTCCTATCTTGCTATGTGTTTTACTTTATCATTAAATGATGTTTTTTCAAGTAGTTCGGGACTATTGGTAGAAATCTCGTCTAAGTCATTCTCATTAGGAAAATGCCTTAGAATGCTTCTAGCCCGGTCACGAACAATACTTGGGACTCTTGGAGTCTTGCCTGGATCGCAAAGCTCCTCAAGAAGTTTCTTTCCCTGCTTGATAGCACGGTATCTTTCATCTGATGTTGTCATTGTGATATCCTTAACTGTCGGGGAAGTTTCCTCCCCCGACTTTGTTAGGCTAGTTACTTAGGCTGTCTTGCACGGATCATTGCGAGAATGTCCTGTGCCTTGTCGCTTGAAGTTGTAGTAGGAACCACGATTGGTTGATCTGTTTCAAACGGAACATCATCTGGATCTGATGAGTAAGTGACTGTAGTAGGAGCTGTAACAGGGGCTCTGGTTTCAGCAGTAGCCGTTTGTTTATCTGTTGCAGTACCTGCTGGTGCATCAACACCGTAAGGACGATAGTATGCACCCCACTTATCGGTGTCATATGGACGACCGTCAACTGAAGCGTCAAACATCTCTTTGATGATGCGAAGTTCTGCTTCACTTGGCTTCTTTGGCAAGAAGTCAGCAAGATTGTACAGACCATGTGCTTCAATAGCAGCCATTTCAGCCTCAGTCAAAGAAGTTTCCTTACGTGCCCAACTGGATGTAGTGTACTCTGCATAACCTCCCTTACCAGAAGTCTTACGGACGTTGAAGTCAAGACCTTTCGTGTAGTCAGTTGGCAACTCTTCCATCTCAGGATCCATAAGTGATGCCTTGATGATCGTTTGAATCTGCGAGGTAACGACAAAGCGACGAATAGGATTCGCTGGAGTCTTGTCATCGCCAATTGGGTTTTGCCGAACAAAGCCCTGATAGATATAAGAACGCTTCTTCCAATACTTGTTAGCCATATCCTTAAGCGAATCATCCTTATACCAAGGGCGAACTTCTGCTAGAATAGGACAGTTGTCACCATACATCTCTACGCATGGCACCTGAATAGTGACTTGCTTGCTGTCGGCGTCGCCCTTAATGCCGTTGAATGGGAGCTTGATTACTTGACGTTCAATCCAAAAGAATGTGTTGTTTGGATCAGCATCTGGAAGAAATCGAACAGTGGCAGTAGTGCCTTCATCGATATTCCAGTGAGGATAGATTGCGTTATCTGATTGTGTATTTGAGCCTTTGTTTTGACCCTTATTTTCTGCTGCTGCAATGCGAGCGCGGATTTCTGCTAAACTTGCCATTTTGTTTTTCTCCTGTTAAAATGTGCTTTATTTTGAGCTTTAGTGTGAGATTTATGTTTTGCTGTCGGAGACAACTAACACAGTGTTCAATATACAAGATATCAAACACTGTGTCAATATATTTATACCAGTAATGGGTAAGTAATATAATACTTTATTGCGTTATCTTTTAAAACGGGCAATATCCATTATTCTTGCCAATTCTTCATCATACTCAGTGCTTTCGTTGGCACCTACTAGTTTACCGATGTTATTGTTCTTGACCTTTTCTGTAGGACCAAGTTGACCTACACGCTTTTGGTTAGCATCTAAATCTTCTTCAACCTTCTTTTCCTGTTTACGCGAGACTTCTTTACGCAATGCTTCTTCTGAATCACGCGATTTGTCTCTTTTGTTTGCAGGACGATCATTATGATCTAACCAAGGATAACTAGATTCGTCTAGGCTTTCATCTAGGTCACGAGTGCCATAAACTTCAACGTTGCCTTCATTTTTGTCTAACCATTTTTCAAACGCAGCTTGACTTTTAAATGTCTTGCGCCATTGCTTAGACTTCACGCCATGTACACCATAGGCTTCGATTGGGCCACCTTTGAGTTGACCTGCATCATCTTCTTCTGCTACGGCTTGTGCGTCCATGCTGATGAAGTTTTCGTCAATTTCGTCTTCAGGCTTGTTCTTTGCAGTACGAACTGCAGGGCCGCCCGTAGCGTCCTTCATCTTGTCGTCATATTGCTTCTTACGCATGAATGCAGGAACCGTGCCGTCCTCGGCTTCGTCCTTGTCCATCCAACCTGTATCTTTGAGTCCTTCATTCACGAGTGTCTCTAAGAAACGCTTCATGCTTTCTGCTAAGGATGGATGCTTTTTGTCGTATTGCTTTTCGGTATCTTGCTTGATGTGATCCTTAAGCATACGTAATAGTTGTCCTGCATTTCCACCTGATTGGCGAAGATATTGTAATGTTTGGATCGGATCAATCGGCATCGGAGCTTCGTTACGAATGAAGTTATAGAGTTCGGGTGCCATTCTCTTTAACTTTGCATAGGCTTCGTCATGCTCTGATGTGACTTCATCACCTGTTTTTCTCATGTCAGTTTTTGTGTCAGCCATTTCATGATCGTTATATTCGCCAAGTTCCAGCTTCTCATTGATAACATTGTCAGCCCAGCTTTCAAGCATACCAACTTCATTCATCTCTACTACATTCTTGCGAAGGCGTGAGAGGATTGGCATAACCGACTCGATACGAGGATCCATTGTTTCCTGGACGAATAGTTCATTGATCGTGTCATCACTCTCATCTTCCATGAGAGGAGGTGACCATGATTCAAAGTATGCGTTGTAGCCACGCGAACCACGCATCTTGCTAAGTGATTCACGTAACTTATTATAGTGATTGATACCTTCTTGTACGAGTTTTTGTGCGGACTCAGTGAACTCACCATTGCGGGTAGCACGGACAAATCCAGCCATCTTGTTATATTCTTCGCAAAGACCCTTCAAGTGATTCCAACGTTCATCATGAGGTTGTCCACCTTCTGCTAAGTGACGTGCATAAATCTGTGCTACGCCTGGCTTGTTAGTAGGTGCAAGGATACGCTCGCCGTCTGAGTTTTCAAGATAGATTTTCGCTACGTTACGATAGCGTTGTTCACCTTCTTCGATATTACGGCTATGTTGAAGGACGATCTTTACATCTGGTACATTGTCATTATAACTTTTTGCTCTGCCCATAGCGTGATAGCCTTCTGATACTTTTTCTTTCATCTTATGATAATCCCGTTGTCTCATGTCATCGCCTAAGCGGTCTTTGTTGGCTAATTCAAAATCAAGTTGCTTACGCATTGACCAGTTCTTTAAGTGGGTCAAGAAACCTGTCCAAGTATCATCGTAATCAACACCTGGAGTTACTTCGCTTGGACTGTTTTCTTGCTCATCGTCGTAATATACTATGACCCGTTGAGCATCGTCGATACTTACCCAAGCTTTGCCATAATCTTCACCTTCTTTTTTGAAAGTGAACTCAATAACATCAGCTTCTTGTGATGCTTGAACTCTTTTGTTCTTTGAGTCCAAAGGAACTGGTTCATAACCTTTAGATTTCAAAAGTTTATAAAGTTTTACATTGAATGATTTGTTTTCTAGTGCCATGATACTATTTATACTAAATGTGAAATAGTCTGTGCAATCTTATCCGAGTACCGCAAAGAAGGGTAATGGCTCAATGAACTCACTATGATCTCTGATTTGAGATTCTAAGTCACCATGATACTCTGCGAGTTGAGTCATCATTCTAACCGCTAATAGTGAGGCCATTACCAAATCATCCGTGTCACCGATTTTGGCTGCATAACTGCCACCAGATGCGACAAATGCTTTAAGTTCGCTGATCAATGGACGGCTATTGACTGTCATTTTCTTTGATTCTAGCAATGTTTTGAACTTAGCACACGCGGCGATCTTGACCTTGTTTGTTGTGTTAAAGCCCTTACGCTTTTTGCCGCTCTCACTCAAGAAGGTTCCTGGGATGTTTGATTCACCGAACTCGTTTAATGATATGATAGCCGCTTCACCGATACCATTGCTCTCAATAGAGTAATAGATGTTGTTTGGTTCTTTCGTGATGGATTCTATGTGCCTACAAACTTCAGCAATCAACTTGATCTGGCTAGGAATGTCAGTCTTATTATGCTTCCATTCACCAATCTGTGTGGTTGTATTTGCTTCATATATCTGTATCGCAGATGGATCGCCACCTGTACCTAATGAAGGATCAAGACCAACTGCGTATATATTTCCCTTGACAGGTTGTTGGTACCAGCGTATTTGTCCCATACGAGAAACAGGTTCGATGCCGTCTAACAGTAGTAACGTGTTTGGATTGATAAGCGTCTCGTCTGCGATGATAAAATCGCAATCCATCTCTCTGCGAAAGCGATCATCCCCGAGTTGAGCACGGAGTTCAGCAGCCCATTTGTCGTCGCGGCCCGGCTGTTCTCTCCAGTATGCTCTATATGCTCTAAATCCGTTTACGCCTATATCAGTAGTATTGCCGAACTCGTCTTCTGTCTTGTTAGCACCTTTCCATATGAGTGCGAACTGATCTTCATCTGAGTTTGGTGTTGATGTGATAATGGCTTTACCTCCTGTTGACAGAGTAGGAGTGATTGCTGTCCAGAACTCTTTAGCGATTGAAGGTCTAACGAATGCGAACTCGTCAAGATATAATAAGGTGATTGACATACCACGACCAGTGTTCTCAGTCGTTGTAGCAGATACGATACGCGAACCGTTTTCAAAGTCAATAGAACCCTTGTTATAGGTTGTGACACCAGCCTTGATATGATCTGGGCAGTTTTCATACGCATAACGAATACGCTGCATGATTTCCTGAGCACCTGTATATTTGTGTGCTGCGATTAATATCGTTGAGTCCGGATTGAACATTGCATACCAAAGCAAGTATCCGGCTGCACTTGTTGATTTACCAGACTGTCTTGGCATCAGTGAGATAGAAAAACGATATTTGTGATATGTTTCAATCAATCGTTCTTGGAATGCCCAGGGGTGATAGTTCATACTGCCACGAGTAGGGTGTTGAATCATAAAGAAGTTATCCATGAAATATAGATAACCTGTTGCCGGGTCACAACATTTAACGAAATCGTCTAGTTCTTGTTGATTTTTAAATACTGTTTTCTTATATGGGTCTTTGATTAGTGAAGGTGCGTTACTCATGATAGTATTTATTCTTCTTCAAGGTAATATCCACAACCTGGTATTAACCATATATCGTGTTGGATGTGCCTTACAGTTGGGTATGTTCTGCACCCCTCGGGTCTAGTTTCGTATATTTTACATTTACGAGTAGGTTCATCAAAATACTCGCACCATTCTAAATGATAGTTTACATTTCCAGGTTCGTACACTCTAACTTTGCAACATCCGCCGCCGCAACCACCGAAGGGATTACAACTTCCCTTTACAACAAGATTGATACCAGCATTGTCTGTCATGTTATACCCAGGCAAAATAGTTTATGTTGAATGAAGCATTGACTGCGCCGCCGGGATTTGAAAACTGTAGACTAAGTGTATTAGAAGAACTTGCCCATGCTGCTTCAAAACCGGCACTATTATCCGGCATTGCTGTTGCAGGTGTAATGATAACTTTATGACTAGTTGTTAGCCCGGAAATAGTTTGTGTTAATGTAGTCAAACTGTTTTTACCTACATTGACTGCCAATGAGAACGACCCTGCTAAAATACTACTAGCTGCCGATAAGTTGGTTGCGGTTGTTACTGTTCCTGAAACATTAGCACCTGCCACTGCATTTGCTGAAGTGGCAATACCTGCGCTTGTTGCATAAGTTGCATTCGCTACTGTTCCTGAAACATTGGCACCTGCCACTGCATTTGCTGAAGTGGCAATACCTGCGCTTGTTGCATAAGTTGCATTCGCTACTGTTCCTGAAACATTGGCGCCTGCAACATTTGACCAGCTTAGTGTGCCTGAACCATTGGTCGTCAAGAACTGACCGTTAGTACCGCCTGTAACACGAACATTACCGACTGCACCTAAGCTGACATTAGCACCAGTGAAGTTAACATTACCGTTACTCGTCATGCTACTGTTAATAACAGTGTTTGGTGTAACTAAGTTACCACTTGTTTCAATGTTTCCGGTTGCAACAACTTTGCCACCCGTTGTTAAGTTACCGCCTGTGATGTTTCCAGTTGCAGCAACAGTCGTTGTCGTTGTTAGTGCATAGAACTGTACGCTATTCGCAGTTCCAACTGGTTGACCGATGCTAACCGTGTAGTTTCCTGATGCAGCGGCAACATTTACGCCAGTACCACCAACAACATTACCGACATTAGCAACAAGTGCGAGGCTTCCGCCCAATGCAAGTACTCCGCCGCCAGATAAGCCTGCACCTGTTGTGATCGTTACATTTGGATTAACTAGTTTACTGTTTACAATGCTGCTGTTAGACAATGCAGTAGTAACATCACTACTTGTTAGTGTGACTACACCTGTTCTCGTATTAAAGCTGGTGACGCCTGCACCTGAACCTGCGATCTTTTGCCACAACGAACCATTGTAGATTACAAAGTCGCCCACTGCAAATGTGATATTGCCAGCGCCAAAGTTTACCGTGCCTGCAACAGAACATTGATATTCCCAACCAGCAGTTCCAGTACCATTTACGAGGGTTGGAGTGTTAGTTGATGCATCCCATATGCCTTTAAAGAACACTGCTCCTGCTGGAAGTTGTGATGGTATAACTTTGCTGTCTGCACCAAGTGTTGCTACGCCGTTTGCTGCACCCATATAACTTAGAGGAACAGCGGCGGTTGTTTGAATCGTGCTGTCTCTAAACTTGATACCTGGCATATTGAGTTGCATATAACCAGTGTCACCAGCAGTTCCGATTTGAACATTTGAACCAGTGTTTGCAGTTACTAGACTGATGCCATCAGTCGTCATTTGCATATTACCGATTTGAATACGCTGCGAACCGTCAATGAACAATGTACCGTTTTGTACAGTCAATGCAGTGTTCAAATGTGTTACAGTATCTTCCATGTGCAGACTTGTTGGGCCAAGCCACAAATCATTCCATTTAAAAGTAGAGTTGCCCAATGAAAACTGATTAGTGTGGGCAGGAAGTACATTAGCGTGTAGTGTGATTCCAGTATCAGTGTCTAAATCCATAGTTAGAGTAGGAACAGTATCGCCATTTGCTACTGTATAAAACTCCATCTTGCTACCTTGAGCAGCGGTAGTTTGTATTTCAGTTGTAATCATGTCAATACGTGTAGTACTTAATGATGTCCATGTTGCGTTATTGAGATAAGGAGTAGCACCAATACGACCCATTATTTCATTAGCAAGTACGCCAGTTGGTGCAGCACTTGTGCCGTTATATCTACGATTAATAATCGCTGCGTAGTTTGCAACACCGTCGTTATAGATACGAGCAGGAACTGACGGCACACCTGTAGTGTGTAGCAACACGCCATAGTTCTGAGGAGGAACTGTATTGCCTGCAGGGTTACCTACGATTTCAAACGCACCTAAATAACTTACTGCGTTAGGAACTATTGTTGATACAACTCCACTATTGGTAACGCTGAACAATGGACTTGTGCTAAAGTTTCCTTGATATACCTGAATACCGTTTAATACTTGTACGGCTGCGTTGCCGACCGGACTGATTCTAATAGTTCTATTGTTGATTGTACCTGCTAGTGTTTGATCGCTGATCGTAAAGTTACCAAGATTAGCAACAGAGGTGTTTGAAAGATTAAGGTTGCCTGTAATAGTTGATGAAGCACCTAGATTGATGTTTCCCGTTACAGTAACGCTACTAAAGGTAACATTGCTGTTTGTATTAAGAACCTGATTGAATGGATTGCCACCTGCTCCAACTGGTATACCGCCTGGAGTTGATCCATCACTGTAATACATAGAGTTGGTCAACGGATCCCACCAGATGCGGCCTTGCTGACCTACATACGTTGATGCGTTGGCACTATTGTCTCTACTTGTAAACAGATTTTGGATGAAGGCCATAATTTGTTATCCTAGTGGTTCGTCGTCGTCTAATGCGTCTAACACGATAGGGGCGATTCCTGCATTACGCTTGATCGCAGCCAACTCATCATAATGATGGGCTTCATCTTCTTCCTCTTCAGGATCATCATAGATGTTTTCCACACCCTGTGATTTCTTGAGAAGTTCAATCTTCAACTGCAATGGAGGAACAAACACATCATCAGGTTGTTGAGCAAGACCATTCGCAGGCTCAAACTCAACATCTACTGGTTCTGCTATAACTTGCGGCATCAATCTAGGATTCAATGCGCCGCTTGCTCCTAAAGGCTTGATTGCTTGTTGTCTTGCGTCAATCATATCTGCTAGACTACGCAGAATCTCACTAGGTTTCATAGGTTTTTCCTTAAAAAAATACTCTCACAAGTATCTGTTGTGAGAGTATTTATGCTCGATATTTAAAACTTACTTTACATCTAGTGGTTTAGCCTTCGTGGCAACTATGCAATAATACTTTTCAGTAACCTTCTTAGTTTCACCATCTTCGGTTGGAATATGAAGATCAAACTCTAAGTTGTTAAACGCATCAATGTTGAATCCACAGCGTTGTAATAGTGCTCCCAACTGATTAGAACCTAAGATAGAATAGTGATTCAGGTTAGATTCATGTTGTCGTTCACAGTCTGGGGCTGGAACTTCAATGTAAATCTTTGATCCCTGCTTGAGGATACGATTATATTCCATCAATGAGAAGATAGGATACGGACTATGCTCAAGTGCATGACGCAAGAAGATAAAGTCTACTGACTCATCGTAGTAGCCATCCTTCTGTGGAAGAAATGATAGATCATACTTCTTGATCACATGTCCCTTGTCTTCACAAATCTTGATATCACCTGGACTGAGTGTGACACCAACAGTGTTAGTGTACTCGCGTTCCTTCATCTCGTCTAAGAAGTAGCCAGGGCCGCATCCAAGATCAAGAATATGTGCATCTTTTGGAAGATTGAGTGGGTCTACATAAGTCTTTACGACTTGTGCTGTTAGTTCTTTATGAAATGGACTGTCGCCTTCATCGTACAGGTGGGCGGTGTACAGATATTCGTTGTAGAACTTGAGTTTGATTAGGTCTAGTGTTTGGTTGATGTCAATGTTGCTCATGATAATATTTATATAGCAACAGGCTTGTGATTATTTTTTTCTGTGATCAGTAGGTCGTTTAGCAACCGGACTTACTTTATGTGTAGATGGATGCTCAGCACTACTTTTGTCGCCAGGAATACGATGAACATCGCTAGGAGAAACAGTATTGAATGCTTGCTTCAGCATGTTGTGTTCAATCTCAGTATAAGGATAAGCCATGTTATGTTTACCAGCAAAACTTTCATCATCGAAGTCTTTTATTGCTTTCGTTGATTTACCGTCAGATTGCCCTGCTGCGGCCATGATGCGATTCAAGTTGTAAGTTCTGTCTGTTCCGTTATCCATAAACTTATAACCGCCGCTGTGGGCGTGAGTATGGGATTCAGGTGGAACACCAGTACCTTCACTAATAAACTCATGTGCTCTCATCTTGCATATCCTTTAAACGGTCTCATTGGGCTAACTTTAGTAACATCAGAAGTTTCTATACTCGTAGGAGTGCTTACCATCTTCTTTCCACTCATGCCCATTTGCTTAAGAGCATCGTCAATAAATGGTCCGACATCATCACCGTACGATACAATGATCTCTGCTTCACCGAATGCACTCGTGCGATCCATACTAGAAACACCATCTTGTTCTCGTTGTTTTCTACCTTTAGCGCCTGCTAATGCTACTCCGAAACGATATTGTAGATATGGATCTTGGTTAGGTAGTTCAGGAATGATATAAGTAGCGGGCAATGCGCCGGCCTGATCAGGAAGTAACTTGTCGGTTGGCTTTGTAGGCAACGATGCTTCTTCTGGATGAAGTTGTGCTTCTGTTAGAAATTCCCAAGCTCTCATGGTGCAGGTTGCTCTGTTGTGATGTTGACCACTGTTTCGGTAGCGATAGATGAGTTAGCATATCCATCGGGAGAGATATACATACCTGGTACATTTGGGCCTGTCCACATGATCTGCGAAGAGATAAAGTGAGTCATATCATCGTCAATCAATGGGTTGGCCAATATTCTTACATTGCCACCAACAACATCCATATTATAGCGAGAAGTACAGTTACCAAAGAAGGTAGAACCATAACCACTGAACTTGATAGTATCATGTGCTGGATTAATCTGTGCAAAAAGTTGAATATTTTGTCTGTCTGGTGTTCCAGTATCACTTGATTGAATATAGAACTGACCCTCAGAGAAAGCGTTTGCTGGATATTCAAAGATAACCTGACCAGCAGTGTTTCCAAATGTATAAGCAATAGTAGAGTTAACAAAGGTAGCAAATAGATTAGAGAAGTTATTGTTTACTTTCTCAAACGCTACACGTAACGGATCGCCCACGCCATCATTTGGCTGTGCACCAATGTTGATAACTTGTTGATTATATAGTGGTGTGGTACTCATATTGATCTTCCGTTGCTATCTTGTATTTATCAAAAGAATGTTACTTCTTGATATGAATCCAAGGGAACTTGCGTGTCTCTGTAGCTTCGTCAAATATCTTCTTTTGTCCGTCATACCATTCATTCCAAGCTTGATTTTGACGCTTACACTTTGCATATTTGACATAGTTTTCAGTGACGGCGATCATTACCGTGCTTAGTTTGGCAGTAGATGCTAGTTTAGTGAGTGTTTCACATTCTTGTCTAAGTTCAACTGGTGCATCTGGGAACTTAGCAGTTACAGGAACCGCAATGTGAGAACAAGATGCGAGGAACAAACAGGCAACGATTATAAGTTTTTTCATGGCTTATCTTTCTTGGGTTCAGTGGTCGCGTCGAGGCTTGCAGCCTGATTGAGTGCGTCGATGACATCGGGTGTGATTACACATTTGCTATCAATGACAGTTGACCTATCATGAATATATTTGATGATAGTGTCGCCCTTTGACTGCACTAATATGTCATAATCACGCTTTTGAGTAATGATTATACCATTCAATCGCAATGATTCTGCTTCAGCAGTCTTCAGCTTTATCTCAAGAGCAGCAACTGCCTTTTCCTGTGATGCCATATGAGCCAATGCACCCTCATAGTACAATCCTGCACCAAGCAAGATAAACCCAAGAATCTGCATAGGAAACTTATATGTCCTAAAGAATGTGATAGCTCCTAAGAACATAGAACATGCAAGGAGTATTACGCCTGTCATAAGCATAGCGTGAACGAGGAAGGTCGAGAAGATTGTTAATAGCCACATGATACTATTATTTAGCAAAGAAATCTTTAACTTGCTTTATAATGTAGTATATTTCATCATCAGTGAGTTCAGGGTAAATGGGCAAACTAAGCACACCGCGACTAAGCATCATGCTAACACTCATCATGTCTGGCTTGACTAATCCAGTAGCAACGGGAAGATCACTCAATGTATACGGATAGTGAATCTTAGATTCAACGCCGTGCTCGTTTAAGTATGCATGTAGCTCATCTCGTCTCTCAGTGTAAATTACAAACTTCTGATCAGCATGATCGATAATTCCTTTTGAAAGGCATCTAAATGGCATATCAGCAAAGTTCTCAATATAAGTGTCACTGACGAATCTTCTTCGTATTTGCCACTCCTCGATGTACTTCGTTCGCACCAATAGATGGGCACAATCAATCTCACTCATCTTAGAGTTTGTACCACGATAATCATACTCTGGCTTACCGTTGTTCTTTGCTTTGTTTACAAAGTTATATAGTCCTTCATCGTTTGTGACTACCGCACCGCCGTTTCCAGATGCGTTTAGGTTCTTGGTAGGATCAAAACTGATTGCCATCCCAGCACCCACATTGCCATCCGCTTGAAGCCAATGTTGTGCTCCGTCTACTATAGTCCAGTTAGTGAAGTACGTAGGTGCTTCTACTCCATACAATCCTACATAACAAGAATAAGTCTGGTCATCCGTTCTTTCAAGTGTATCAAACGACATACAACCGTGACTGTCTGTATCCACAAGTTCCACTTCCCAACCGTTACTTAAGAACGCATTCAATGTTGCGGGATAGGATAGATTTGGTAGTATAATTTTGGGATTGTCTGGGTTACCATTTAAGAAGTCTTGATCGCTTACATATTGAGCAATGAACTCTAAAGCCTGAGTACCACTGTGGGTTACCGTTGCAAATCTGCACCAAGTTTTCTTAGCCAGCCATTGTTCAAACTCGCGAGTATATTCACCGCCAATTAGGATACCTTTGCTTAGGACATTATCAGTCGCCTGTAATAACTCATCCTTAAGAGTAGTGTACTGTCGTTTAAGACCGAAGTGCGGTATTGTTAAGATAGTCATAGTATCTTTGGAAACCTTCTAAGATGTTAACAGTTGGGTTGTAGCCGAAATCTCTGTGAGCAGCACTAATATCTAATGCACCTCTGCTAGGGAAGGTATTGTCACGCTCAGCAATCTTTAGTGTACCTTTACCAACGATCTTCGTGACAAGTGACGCTGCTTCAAGCAGAGAGACGCCCCTGCCACGAGTGATGTTATATGTGCGATTTGCTGCAACGTCGCTCAGAGACGCTCCTACGATACCTGAAGCAGCATCTTCTACATATGTAAAGTCAAGTGACTCACCTGAACCATTGACCTCAAGTGGTTGATCTTGCATCGCTGCTAGAATGAACTTCGCTACTACTCTGTCGTTGACATCAAGTGGGCCGTAGACCGCACTTGGACGCAAGATGGTGTAGTCAAAACATCCACGTTTGGCATAATCTTTAACCAGCATTTCACCTGCTAGTTTCATGATTCCATATTGACCGATTGGATCGCATTGTGCATGTTCTGTCGTACCGTCAGCAAAGTTACCATATACCATACTGCTGCTGATATAGACAAAACGCTTGACATTATGCTTAGCCGATACTTCGCATAGGTTGAGCAATCCTTCTGTCATTGTACGAGATGCTGCTCCTGGATCAATACCAACTGCTTTCTGTCTAGGAAAGCTGGCTAAGTGAATCACTAACTCAGGCTTGAAAGTGTTGAATGTCCTATCCATGACGATCAGATCCGCAATGTCATATGGATGACACATTGAATCTACCTTCTTGGCTCGTTCTTTCACTAGGTGAGTGAGTTCAGTACTTGGTACGATACCATAGTTGGTATAGTTATCAACCGTCAGTACATCATGTCCTAACATTTCTAACTGTGCTACGACATTATGTCCGATGAAACCCATTCCACCAGTGACAAGTATTCTCATTCGTGAGACTTCAAGTAGTGTTCAGCAATCAAGATCATGTACTTTGCATGTTCTTTGCTCTTTGGCATAGTGATTAACTCACCCTCATTAATCTTACGATATTCTTCCAACCCAGTAGCAAAATGAGCAAAGTGATGGTCAAAGACTTGAGCCATGTCATTAAACAGTGCTTCGCGTTCTCGCTTGGTCATGCCTGCTGCCAACGAATACATTCTATCTTCTTCAGTGATTACGATTCCGTAATCGTGACGAAAGGTCAAGCACATGTTATTGATGATTTGATCTCTGTCTAGTGTCATTTGTATGTCAAGCTCCAAAAGGTATATTTTTCAGGGGTTATTGTTGAGACGATTTTGTAATGTAAACTTATACTAGCAGGGTCTTTGCAGCGGTGCTTAGCAATATTTGAATGTTCTAATAGCCATTTTGCCGAATCAGTCTTTTGCCACTCATTTATTGATAAGTCAGCCACTAGATCAGGATCATCTTGATCTAAATCAACTTGAAACTCAAATGCGGTGAACTTGATGTCCGTCATACTGCCATCTCAGCCTTGATACTAGCATGGCTCTCATAGTTTGTCAACTGAATATCGTCCATATTGAACCGATCAATCTCGATAATATCTGGGTTCAACCAAAGAGTCGGTGCTGGATAAGGTTTACGGGTAAGTTGCTCTTCAACTTGATCACGATGATTTAGGTAGATATGAGTGTCTCCTGTTGAGATAACAAGTTCACCCACACGCAAGCCGCATACTTGAGCAATCATATGTGTTAGTAAAGCATAACTTGCGATATTAAAGGGAATTCCCAAAAAAACATCACAACTTCTTTGGTACATATGACAACTTAAACGGCCGTTGTTGCTCACACTAAACTGACTCATCACATGACAAGGCGGCAGTGCCATATCGTCTAGTTCATCTACATTCCACGCACTGACAATATGTCTACGACTATAAGGGTCTTTACTGATACCATCAATCAGTTTCTTGATCTGATCAACGCCTCCCCAGTTACGCCATTGCACCCCATATACTCTGCCTAGATCACCTGGAAACTTGGCTTTAGGTTCCCAGTATGGTGCAGTAGCATTGCCCGACCAGATTGTAGTATTAGCTGGATCCTTCGTACCGTGTAGAATCTTAGCAAGTCTACGCTCGTCACCGCTTCCTTCAAGGAACCAAATCAGTTCAGACTTACATGCTTTCCATGCTAGCTTCTTAGTCGTTACAGCAGGAAAGCCCTTTTCAAGATCAAATCGCAACTGTCTTCCAAACACACTGATTGTGCCTACACCAGTGCGGTCTTCTCTTACTTCACCGTTCTCGAGGATGTCTTCTAATAGTTCTAGATATACGTGTTCGTTCATGTTTAAACTCTAAATGCCCAAATAGATGTACCTTGTGCATTCGTAACTTTTTGATCAAATCTTTCCTCCAACATTCTAACATTAGCTATAACATCAGGGTAGGCTTCATAATAGTCATGTCCTGATAATATTCCACCCTTTTTCATAAAAGGAAGGAAATACTCGATGATTTCCAAATCATTTGGATTAAAGTGTGTTGCATCGATGAATAATAAATCAATCATGTATCCTGGATAAATCATTTTGTCCGGAGCTTTTCCGTCAATGACTTCGATGTTTTCGATTCCAGCCATACTGGCATCAAATTTAGCACGTTGATCTTTACCGTAAAAGGCGTCAATCACTAATACCTTAACACTAGGATCACACGATTTTGCCCAAGCATATGTACTTCTGCCGTACAAACAACCAATTTCAACGATAAGACCGTTGGCTGGAACCTCTGCTGCTAAACGTTCAATCTCTTGGAGTTCAACCTCCATCATCCAACCATCTATCTCTAAATTATACATTCTTTATTCTCCAAATCTCATATGTATGGTCCATTAATACTTCTGAATGGGTCTTAACATAGTTGTTCTCAATGTATAACAAATCTATGAAAGTATCGCAAGTATAATGGTCATGTGTTCTAGTCAAGTGAATCTCGTTGATGTATGGCCAGCATTGTTCTATTAGATTGGCACCGCCAATCAGCCAATAGAAGTCGGTATGATCAAGAATCTGATCCACGCAATGTGCTTCATCAAAAGGTCTTGATGTAACTACGATGTTGGTGCGGTTGGGTAATGGTTTTCTCGGGAGACTGTCCCAAGTGTTGCGTCCCATGATTACTGGATAGTCGGCAGTGAGTTGCTTGAATCTTGGCAAATCACCCTGGATGTGAGTCCAGGGTAACTTGTTTTCGTAGCCTATTCCCCCGTTTGGGTCACATGCTATTATGAGTTTCATAGGTTACTCAATAGTTTGTTAGTTTCGGGCTGTACAGTATCAGCAATCGTTTGTACATTAAGAATAAACTCAATACCAATCACTGCGTTATCTAACTCCATTAGTTGTCTGCTTATCACTTCTTCAACTTGTTCTGGATCAAGTCCCTGATCTAGCATTCGCTCAACATTGATTGTTTTTTGCTTTTTGCCGATCAGCTTTAGAACTAGTTTTTTGATAAACTCTACTGGAATCTTCTCTTTCTCAACGCCCTCGATCAACCGTTCCCACTTTTGTAAAAATTCAGGGGACATTAGTTAGGTACCTTTACGCTGTTACTGTAGTCTTCTTTGGTCTACCGCGTGACTTCTTCTCTTCTGAAACAGCAGGGGCAATAGGGGCAGTTGGTGAAAGTGCAGCAGCTTCGCTCAATAAACGCTTAGCTTCTGCGAGAAGACCATTTGCTTCACGTTGCATACGTTCGGCTTGTTGAACAAACGAGTCTGCAAGTTGAGTATCGCCCAATGCGTCTGGTCCACCTGCTACCGGTGTAGGTGATACGAATGGCGTCGGATCGCGGTCGCCTCGCATTCTTCTAGCAACTTCCATGGGAGATTGCATTCCTGCTTGCTTATCCATTTCTGCTAAGCGGCGAGTAGCATCTTCACCCATCTTCATTTCATCAAGGATCTTATTAAGATCGCTCAACTTGATTTTAGCACCTGGTTGAGGGGTTACGACAACAAGTTCAGTTTGAACCTTCTTCAGTTGTCCTTCGTAATGCAACTTCTGAAGGATGATTTGTCCGTCAGTTGTGTATGATCTATTCAATGCATCAGCAAGATTTTCACTGTTTTGACCAATGTCGCTTTCAATACAGCGGATCATTGGATCATGGATGTTTCTATTTAACAACTCAGTGTAAACTACTAAACACATGTGAGGCTCGCCTGGAACTTCACGATATACAATCGCTACCCGGCGATCACCGTGCTTACCGACGTGGCGTAAAAAACTCATGTTGTGTCTCCTTATTATATGACAAAACTATTTAATAAGGAAACACATGATTTAAATATTTGTTAGCCCCAGACTAGTTCGTAGAAGAGCATCTCGGACGGATCCTCAAAAGCAGGAACCATTTCAAAGGATCTATCTGAATTCCGAGATGCAACACGCACAAATCTTCCAACTAGTTTTTCTTGAATCCAAAGATATCTTTCAGGAGTTAAATCTACCCTAGAAGCCACAAAGTGATCAGGACAATATGCTAACTCTCGGTCAATATACCAATGATTTAGATTTAGATCGGCAATAGTGTGTGTCATGATCTCTTTATAACTTATATATGTAGTGATAGCAACGTGTTTGGGATAAATAAAGATGTAGTTCGCGAGATTGGCGTCTCCAACTACTCTAATGCTTACAAGGAGCTATCAGCAAATGTATTTAGATCAATCTTTACCGCTATGTGAAAATGGTTGTGGTGACCAAGCAATAAGATTTACCAAAAAAGGAAAAGCAGTATGTTCGCATAAACCGGCAGGATGTCCTGCGGTCCTAAAGAGGATGCAGGAAACATGCGTAGAACGATATGGTTTCCCTAATGCGAGTTCATGTGATTACGTGAAGGATGTCCGCAAAGAAAAATCAATAGAGAAATATGGGGTAGATAATGTTTCTAAAGCACCCTGTATCAAGAAAGACCTTTCCGAAAAACGATCAGACTATTGGAACAAGATTTATGAAAACAAAGATTTTACTATTGATGGTATGGATCGTGCTACCTACGGAAGACGATGCCATCAATACGCAGAAACTCAGTATTCAAGACATATAGATGATATTGATCCGGAACGAAAAAGAAGTAGAGATTGGCATGTGGATCATATTTTTAGTGTCACTGATGGATTTTTAAATGATGTACCTATCAACGTAGTCTCGGATATATCCAATCTTAGGTTAATAACCGATAAAGAAAACTATAAGAAACACAAAAAGTCAGAAAAAACCCTCGTACAGTTATACGAGGATTTCTCCAGTACAAGCATTATTAATTCATGTGATCATCATAAATCGCAAAAGTTCCGAATGGGGGATTTGGATTGGGATCACCATGAATGATCCAAGTTGTATCGCAGTATTCTGGATCGCCCCAACTTCCGGCCGGATACCCATCTGTGAATACGATCAACCGATTAGGCTCGATAGCATTTTCCTTAAGATAGTTGAAGAAGCAATCGAAATCGGTTCCCCCGCCGCCTGCTAGTTGATATTCCTCGATCTTTTCCATGTTCTCAGAAGTAAACTCCTGCATGTTATACACTTGAGTATCAAAGCAAGCAATGCGAATACGATAGCCATCAAACGAGTCCATCATACCTGCAACTTCACTTAGGAACTGCATCCCCTGCTTGTTAGAGATAGAACCTGACATATCAACCATGACAGTCACGTCAATCTCTTCACCGGGAGTCATACCAGGCATCACTGCATCCATATGCCAGCTACGACGCGAAGGACGCATCCAGCTATAATCATTCTTGATAGCCGAAGTCAAGTTTGTTTGGATCAATTCGCGCCAGGGCATAACAGGATCAGTGAGATCCTTGATCATACGTTGAACACCAAGCGGGACAGAACCTGCATCCGAAGACTGTGCAGCACTGATGATAGCCTGCTTCATTTCTTGACGCATAGCCTCGCGTTCGGCTTCGGTCATCTTTGGACGACCCTTGCCGTTACCGTTGCCTTCGCCCTCGCCGTCTTCGTCACTATCGCCTTCACCATCTAAGTGATCGTCAATCATTTGATCAAGCAAAGACTGGACGTTGATGTATTGAACATTCTTCATCAAATCGTCATAGATTACTTCCGAAGCCCAGTCAAGATACTTAGCATCATACAAGCAAGGTACCGTCGTAATGAACTCACCGACCTTGTGCTTCTTCAAGTCTGCGTTGACTGCATAGTCGTTTGCGATGTTAAAGATTTGAGGATCACGGCTACCGCGACGACCCAAATGATCATAAACAATGTGAAGGACTTCGTGACCGACTAGGAATTCAACTTCCTTAGTCCTGAGCATCATAATAAAGCGTGAGTTGTAATAGAAGTTTAGTCCGTCGGTTGCAGCAGTACCGCACCATTCATCAGCGTTGATCAACTTCATGCGAGTTGCAAGGTTGCCGAAGAAAGAATGATTTAGCAAAAGCCCGACACGGGCAGAGACCAAACGATCTCGTGCAGCAAAGTCTACTTTAGGATCAGTTGGTCCTACGAGATTTTCATATTTTTCGCCGCTAGACTTCTTTTTCTTACTTTGCTTACTAGCCGTAGTGAGTGTGGTCATGAGATATCCTTTGCTTGATTAAGTCTTAATATATAATACATATGAGACAATTTGTCAAGATATTTTATACAAAAATACAGGGGGAGGACGTCTCTAACCTCCCCCTGTAGCGGGTAGCTTAGCTACCTGCTTCCACAATATGCCGACCGAACTGCTTGTGGAACGCATCAAACGTCTTCAAATCCTCATGCTTAATAGGAAGCTTGTAGGTCTTGAGAGCGACCTTTGCACCCATGATAACCAACTCAGTCTCAAAGTTCTTCATCATATATTCGAGGAAGTTATCAATCATGATATGAAACTGCTTATGATCGACCTTGTTAGTGACTGCATCACGCAACTCGTAACACATAGAAATCGTCAACGAATACATCGCAGAGATTTCCTTCACGTCAAGATCCTTGACCTTACCCGACAGAATGTCAGCAGGATTAGGCATACGACTTGCATACTTGCGGTGTGCCATGAACTTCGTAGCAAGGCCTTCACCAACAGAACCCGAGACAAGATGCAAGAGAGTATCTTGATCAAGTGCGCCTGCCAACTTGTCAAGCGTATCTTCGCTAGTCGAAGGGACATTTTCATTGGCGATCATGTCGCTAACGAAGGACCACGAACGCGGGGTAGCAAATGCACGAGAAGACGACTTAGCGTTGAAGTCATACAAGTCTTGCTTAGCGAACGAGAGATAACCAACAACGTCACGGTGAATGCCCTTGTTGACAGCCCATGCTTGCCAAGATGCGAAGTCAGGACGCATTTCAATGTGAACGAAACGATTTGCGAGCGGCATCGGCATACGATATGTAACGCCCTTATCGCTATCGCGGTTACCAGCAGCGACAATAACCACGTTATCAGGAAGCTTGTACTTACCAACACGACGATTGAGGATCAACTGATAACCAGCTGCCTGAACAGCAGGGGGTGCCGAGTTCATTTCATCGAGGAAGAGAACGACGATTGGATATTGTGCAGCGAGTTCAGCACTTGGAAGATCGACAGGCTCAGCCCAGTCCATCTTGCCGTTTTCCTTATTGAAGTAAGGAATACCGCGAATATCAGTAGGTTCCATCTGCGCCATACGCAGATCGACCATATAGCCGCCGAGTTCATCAGTGATATCGGAAACAACTTCCGATTTACCGATACCTGGGGGACCCCAGAGAAACACGGGTCGCTTGACCTTGAATGCTTGTAGAATGGCCTTGCGAGCCTGTACGGAGTTAACCGTTAGATCGGTAGATACTTGAGACATTTTATAGTTCCTTATGTTTACGAGATCGCCTCTTGCGTCTCTATGATGTGAATATAATCAATATACATGATGGTGTCAAAGAGTTTGGGTAAACCTTTTAACTCATGAGTTTAGCGATAATCATCAACTTTTCTAGTCTGTCAATGGCTTGATCAAGCCGTATCTTACACTCATCAACCTTACGATTTTTGCGTGACTGCCGTGCCTCGACCTCAAGCTGGCTGAGTTCAGTAACCAACTTGATAACGTTATTGAGGATCCGAGTTGTATCTTGTGTAAAAGTGATGTCAATATTGGTATAACGGAAGTTATCCACATATTTGCGGGCGTCTTCTGCGGTATTAAATCGGTCACTCATGTTCATACTGTATATGAATATGAGTCGGGTGTCAACTTAAATCTTGCCGTCAGTCCGTGCTTGAGGTGGAATACCTGCTCGTGAAGTTTTTGAACCAAATGCCTTAGCGTTCTTTTGTATTGAATCAGGTTTCACATCTACCGTTAACGCAGTTGAGAAGCGAGGATCGTTCGCTTCCTTCTTGCTTGGAATGTAACCAGATGCTTCAAGAATATCCTGAGTTACTCGAATACGACTAGGCTCGATCCCTACATCCATGATTGTTTCGTATCCTGCACCCGTAGACATATGCTGTTCTAATCCTTCAGCATCGATTGCTAATAAGGTTAACTCAGCATCTTCACCGAACTCATCACCGAGCCAGTTCATTATAGCATCTTCTGCATCGTTTTTGCTATTGAAGACAAAGATACCATTATCTTCACCTGTAATCTTACTCGAACGGTTGCCGACTTGAGGTCGTAATCCGTCACGCATAATAGACTTTACATTTTTAGTAGGGGTCACATGATAGACTATTGATTCGTTAAACTGATAACCTTTTCTAACAAGGTTGAAGTCACCTAGGAAGTCAATTGATTGATCTTCGTAGTCCGGCAACATTCGGTCTGCTCTCTTGACAAGAGCACTATAAAAACGAATCCTGCTTGGTTCAGTTGGATCAGCGTCAAAAGAAATCTTATTAGGTTTATACTTCTTAGCGTAGTTCTTTACAATCTCAATCACAGTAGCGAATACCTTACGGGCATCACCTATGTTTTCAATTTCCATTGAGTTCGTGTCAATGTCATCGTTACCTTGATAGGAGAATTCAACCGAAACTTCTTTATTACTGTATTTCACTACCCAAACCTTATAACGGTTTCGGTCACTTGTCGTGAAGGTGCTGATCTGCCAGGCTATGCTATCTTCTTCAATCTCGTATGGATATGGTTGGGAATCAAGTGCTTCGTCTAAGTCTTCTTTAAAGATAGTAGACACCTTATCCTTGATCCCACCTTTGAATCTATCCCACTCTGCCTTTAGCATATCGCCTGCTACATCACGCTCGGCTCGTGCTTGTTTGATACGATCTTGGTATGGATTACGTTCAACTGGTAGCAACTCTTTTGAATGAATGTTATAGCGTTTCATCATTTTAGCGATGATAGCTTTTGATGCCTCTATCTCACTTGGTGAACGACCTTGTGTGTTCTGTAACTTCAATATCTGCTTAATCGCACTGTCACGGTCGGTTGCTTCGTCTATCTTCTTAGTTTTGCGTAGAAGTACGAACCATTCTGCCATGCCTTTTTCTTTACGAGTCTCAGCATACTCAGGTAATTCTCTGTCTAATCTTTTAACGAATGCGTCATACAAACGGATCCTGCTAGGTTCACTTGCAGTAAACACTATGGCTTCAGGCTTCTCTGCTGCTGCGAATTTCTTCACGATATCAATAACAGTAGCGAACACTCTACGAGCATCGCCGGTACCCGTTATACCTGTGCGGGTTATGATTAGGCCATTTTTATGTTGTTTTTGTTTTAGAAAAAAAGATACATGGATCCCAAATTTTTGATTAATGATTATGGCTTCATATTCGTTATCGTCATCCGTAGTGAACGCATATTCATGTGCACCTGTTGTGCCGATAGTTGAAATATAAGGATATGGTTGTGAGTCAAGTGATTCGTCTATCTTTTGATTTTTTAAAGTGAGATGGTAATATGTATTATCTGGTTCGTATCCTGGACCCGATTTGCCTTCATAATCAGGTAACTCTCTATCCAGTCTTTTCAAGAACGCATCGTATAAACGGACTCTGCTTGGTTCTTTGGCTGAGAATGATATTTCAACAGGATGATGCTTATCTACATACTTCTTCACAATGTCAATCACAGTAGCGAATACCTTACGGGCATCACCTGTACCTGTCACCTCGAACCCAAGAAAATCACGAGTTTGCTTTGTGGACTTAAACTCAATACGGATTCTATTGCCTGGATATTTGAATATCATAGCTACATAAGGCAGATTATCTTCAGTAGTGAATATGTATTGGCTTCTACTAGCAATATAGTTATGGTGAGTGGACGAAATCTCTTCATAAGGATATGGTGTAGAGTCAAGTGCTTCAGCTAAGTTTTCAGGATCAAAGTCTTCAAACTCTTTTCTGAGATTTTCTGCAACAACATCGGTCTCATATAGTTGACCAGTCTTACGCAACTCTTCCCACTTAGATTGTAGAATGAACCATGAGCCGTTCTGTGACTTCTTGAATCCTAATGCGGTAAGTTTAGCAGGCGTGTACGATCCACGCAATTCACCTGGCTTCAAGAACTTCATCTTGGCTCCAGCGTAGCCTTCTTCAATCGTTAACTCTGCACTGTGTAACTTATCACGCATTGCATATAGTGCATCAATCGCACCTTGCGATCTAACAGCCTTAAAGGCAAGGTTCTCAGGACTGAACTCGCCGCCCTTGTCAAGACCAGCTTGGCGATAACGTTTGATTAATGCTAGGGCTTTACTGATCTTTTTGCTATGCTTAGTCTTAAGTGCAACACTAATCAAATCTTTAAGTTGGTCAAACTTTGCTTTGGCAGCATTTTGATCTAACTTGGCCGCTCTACGAACAGGGACCTTGATCCACTTATCATGTAGGATACTGTACTCACCTAACGATACAACAGGTTCGGCTGAATCTTGAACATAAAGTTCAACTGGGATGCCGTGCACCGTGATATCGTGATTACTATTATATAATGTCTTCTTTGCTCTGAATAGTTCGCGGTAGATTGCGTCTTGGTGCAACTCGCTCATATTTACGAGGATATGAAGGTCTAAATCGCTATGTTTAGTCCAGGTAAATGCGGCGTTAGAACCTGAGATAGTTACATCAACTATATCCAAATCAGGTATTCCTAACTCCTCAACAAAGTCCTCAGCAATAATCAATAACTGCTTTCTAACTAATGGATCTAACTGGTCATTTTTCCAAAGTTTTGGATTAAGTTCCGTATGAAACTTGATAGCATCTGCAAGTTTGAAAGAATGGAGTTCATTGAGATTCATACGAGTATTTATCAATGAGGTATGTATAAATACTAATATAGTTCGCGAGACGGGAATCTCCAACTACTCTAATGCTATTAAGGAGCTATCAGCATGAATATTTATACTGGCTACGTGTATCTTTGGTTTGATACCAAAGCAAAGTTCTATTATGTCGGTGGACATCAAGGACTAATAGAAGATGCATATATTTGTTCTAACACAATGATGTTGCGGGCACACAAGAAACGACCAGATACCTTTAAGTTTAGAGTACTAGAATATGTTAATGGTGAATTAGATGATTTGCGTAATGCAGAACAACGCTGGCTTAATATGATCAAAGACACTGAACTGTATTGGACCACTAATATACAGAACAAAACAGTTAGATATTATAATCAAAAGAAACTATCCAGGGGCGGAAGTTGTAAGGGACATACCAAAAACAGAACTAAACCAGCCTGGAATAAAGGATATAGTAAAGTAGAAGTTGAACTAAGGCAGAGTGGGCTACTGTCATTTATTCCACTTGATTGTCCTGTGACAAAAAAGAAACGAAACAATACTACCAAGAAAGTAGGAAATACAAAAAAAATCAAACTCTTGCATACTAAACAATGCCCAGCGTGTTGCGAAGATTTTACTACCTATACACAAAAACAAAAAACTTGTTCAAAGGTATGTTCTGGTAAGATTGCCTGGATAAAAGGAACAGCGGTTCCGGGATTTAAAAAAGGGAAAGCGGCCTGGAATAAAGGATTATCTAACCCTAACGCTGCTGTTAACGGCAGAAAAGGGCGTGATAAACAATCTCAAACAGTAACAGGAAGAAAACTGATATCTAGGAAAGATGGTACAAAATATTGGGTGTACCCAGATAAGTGAGGATGTTTAGGTTATAGAGCACATCCCCGAAGCTCCAAATAACTCAGATTAAGCAGCCATTTCCATAGCTACAAACTCGTTGTCATTGCTAGCAATAAAGTTAGCATTTACGTTTTTTGTACAAATTGTCGGTCGTAACTTACCGGAAACCTACTCGTCGTCGCCATTGCGTATCGATTCTAGTCGCCCCCATCATAGACACACTAACCAGATGCAATCCTGGATCTCTTCACGTTTTATCGTTACTATACCATTTCTGGTGCGTGAGGTAGCCGTTCTCACCTTTAGTGTATCTATGGTGGAGGCGGCGGGATTCGCACCCGCGTCTACGCCAACTTTGATCCTGTATCAACAGTTTCAATCTTATTTATACACTGTCTGTCAGTGCATGTCAATCTTATTGTTGCCAACAAATGCCGCTTTCATCGTCGCTACCGTCACATGTAATATATCGTTGGTTCATATACTGCTTTGAACAACGCTCCATTACATGAGTTTTGTCAGCATTCCATTCTCTGCTGCAAATTGTAACAGGAAGATAAGTTTCAGTCGATGATCCATAAGTAGATTGACCGTCAGAAGGTGGGAAAAGAGGAGCATCAATTTGATTCGGCTTTACCCTAGTTAGTGGCAAATCATAAGGACGTTGTGGTTCTTGATATCGTTGATACCGTTGTTCTTGATATTGCCGTTGTGCCTGATATCGTTGCTGAGCTTGGTATTGTCGTTGTTGTTCTTGATACCTTGCCGAATCGTTCATAATGCTGCCGATGATCATGCCACCAACTAGAGGCGCGATCCAACTATTCCTATCACGAGATTGTGCGGGAGTTGCTGTTAGGGCTCCGATTAGTACAGCAGACATTGCGATGCCTGCGATTAGCTTGTTCTTCATGGTAGTTCCTTTTCTGTGATTACACTCTATAGTATATATACTAACTTTCGGATAGCTTGTCAAGTTCTTCCTTGATTATTTCTTTAGGCTAGTGTCCATAAGACGATAACATGAACACCCAGTTCCTGGAGTCCACTTAGGTTTATCGCGACCAGCATTGCAGTGTACATCGTGTACGTACCTAGTAGGTTTGGCATATTCGTTCATCGTATAGTTAACTACTGTAGGGTTTGATGTTTCTTTTCGTGTTTTTGGATATGAGCAAGCCGATATCCAATTTCTTTCAACACCGCCTCTTGTCCATGTAGCATATCTTCAGCGAAATATTTTGGATTTGGGATATAATCATCATGGAACCAGTCAACATTGAAATGAAACTTCATATCATAGTATGAAACCTGCACTTTTTTCCAGCGGCACAGCATATCATTTTCAGTTTGCTTTAGCACTTCCCACTTTAAATCGCGAACATCAATCATCACTCAGTCTCTTCCATTTCGCATGTTATCAAGTACCCAATGTCCAGCGACGACTAAAGTCATGATACCATAGTGCCAGCCTTCAACCATTTCGTTACTGAAAAGATAATGAACCCCTACGAAAAGCAGGATGCTCGCTCCGATAATATTAAATACTTTTAACATTTTATTTATCCTTTGGGGGGTTATAGTTTAATGCATCACGGGCATCAAAGCAATCTTGAAGAGTCAATAGACATTGACCGCCGCGCCCTGTGTAAAGTTCAATCTTTTTTGGATCTTTTGTGTTGACACTATCAACGCCCCAATATTTGCGAGCATCGTCATCTAGACCGTTAGCATCATACTTGTCTGCGATGTTAGCCAGAACCCACAGAACCTTACGCATAGCAATCTCAGAGGCATCAATTCTTTGCCTGATATCCCACATGTGATTGTTTAGTTCTTCTTTATACTTTTGATATTCTGCTTCATCGCTATCAATACTCATTATTTGTTCTCCGTTTTAAACCGTGATGCGGCTCTTTTTTCTTCACACTTTTTCCGAAAGGCATCCATATGCTCGCGATAAAGCCGCTTGTCCTTTCGTGTACGACAAGCACGACACTTACCATCAATTAATGACGGGAAAGAAGTAGCACATGGAGAACGAGGGCAGTTACTTATTCTACCCACGGCTCACCATTTGGAATAGATTCAAGGATACTAATTGCAACTTCTCGTTCTAGTTCCATCTCGGCTTGATGCCTGTCATTGCGGGGCCGATCATTTGGATGTTCCGATATCGCAATGCGATTGTATATGATTCCCTCAAGAGACTCTAGAAGCCGTTCTGCCTCGTACCGTTGCATCACGTATCCTAACGCCAGCTCTTGGCTGATTTATCTCGCATATATTGCGAGAATTCCAACTCTTCGGTAAATCCTAGCTGCTTAAGCTGAGACTCGTTGTGATCTAAACATTGTTCGCAGACAAAAAAGTTTAGGCCTTGACTTGCCAAATATGACTCAACATCGATACCCTTTTCGTAGGGCTTAGTGAGGGTGCCGTCATCGGGCTTGTTACAGTTGATACAGTTCATGTTATCAATCTCCGTTTGTTTGTCCATGATTTAATATAGCGAAACGGGAAACATATGTCAACAACAATCTTATGAGTTAGCGAACTTTTCTTTCAGCCAGGACCACTCGTAACTAAGCTTCAGCATATCAAAGTCACCATCAACCTCGTCATAATATTCATCAGCGTCAATCGCACCCTTGATGCTATATTGAGCAAAGTCACCCTCTGCCTTGTTAAGCCACGCATCTAATCGTGTACGAGCAATGTCACTATCTTCAGCCTTCAACTTCAACACTTCACGGAAAGATGTACGCCAAGTGGAAAACTCGTCTGTGTTATAGTTTGCGATACCTGACAACAATGGCACAACTTCGTGTTCATCGTCTAGAGTGAAGTCAAGTCCGTTACCCTTGTTAGCTAATGTAAGTCGCTTGTTGTATGCGATCATTGCCTGGTGTCCGTAAATCAAGCCGTTGACAGGATTCTTTGCGTGGAAGATATAATGCTTTGCAGCTTGCATTCTATCTGGTTGCCAGTTGAAGTCAAACTTTGGACTGATCTTTAACTTAGCAAACACAGTGAATGCCCAAGGTGTCTCACTCGCTTCCAATGCTGCATGATATGCTTGAACACGACCATTGACCCCATCAACACGAACAACACGGTTCTTTAATCCCTTTGTGATCTTTTGCAGATGTTCCCAGTTCTCTTCCGCACCTGTCTCACCGTTGCTCAAATACACGATGTCCATAGGCGATGAGATAGCAAGCTTAGATGCTTTCTTAATATACGGATAGTCGTATAGTTCTTTGCTTACATGATCTTTGACTTCACGAGGCACAACAATACGAGTTGCACCAGTAGATGTAACTAAGATGTTCTTAGTTTCCGGAGCCCACAGATTCATAGGCTCTGTTGGCATTACAGTGATATCTTTATTATCACTTGTGATGATTGTTGCATAAGGGAAACCTTCAATATGCATCGCCGCGTCAATTAATGTATCATTATTCGTAACAATGATTGGCTCTGGTAATCGGGTGACCTTTTGTGCATTATTATAGTTGACCTTATGATAATATTCTAACGACAACATTTTATCAATAATCTCTTTGGCCTTATTTACGTCAATAAAGAAAGTATCACCAAACTTCTGACTACCACTAGCAAATACATGTAGATTATCTCTAGCAAATGGATCAACAGTATATGAGAAATCAAACGATGAGTAGTCGCATACACTGCTACATAGCCACAGATAATGTTCTTTTTTATCTTGCTGTCGTGCGACAATATCCTTTAAGGTTTGCAAATAACTTTCGTTATACTTTACAACAGTTACGTTCTTACCAGATATTTTGCTAGTAACTTGTTCTACGACTCGATCAAGTTCTTTATTACCGTGATCAATAATAATCGTATCGTATACACATTGAGTTGCTGTAGCTCTGATGTTCTTTACAAAGTTAATGTTAGATAGATGCTCAATGATATTAATATACTTTGTGTCTTCGGCAAATGTTTCTCTGTTAACCATGAAAGTTGTTCCCCAATGTGACCACTGTGTACCAAATACATGTACCATCTTCATCTGCCAAGGATTAGGATAGTATTCAAAGTCAAAGTCAGTATAGTCAAGCTCAGAGTTGAGTACCCATATCAATTCACTCGTTGCACGATTATTACAACGCTTTATAGTATCGACCCACGAGTTTAGATAGCGTGTCTTTTGTATCTGCGGGTGTAATAGTCTAAGCTTTTCAAATCTTACTTGTGCTTCTAAATTACCTTTGTCAACATAGAACATATCAGACTTCTTGAATATGTTGAACAGTGTCTTGTCATCAAGCTTATCATCTTTGACCCAGTTTAATTCACGATTGCCTTTGGCCCATTGCATACCGTTAACTAAATATGTATGGGTGGCATCTGAATCAGACGAACCAAATACATGTACATATTCTGCCTGTTCAATCGTAGGTCGCCATGTGAAGTCGAACGTTGAATAATCAATATTTTTTTGTTTAGCCCAAAATAATTTTCTAGGGTATTTGCTGGCTAGATCAGCTAACGTTGTTTCGATGTAGTACTGTGCGACAACCTGTTCTTTTTCAAACTTCTTTGTTACTCTTCTAAGTTTAACGATTTCGCCGTTATTACCAGGAGAAACATATCTTGGACCGTCGTCAGGATCTCCTAATGTACCAAACTGATAGATATAAGGTGGTGCCTGAGGGTGCGGAACCCACGAGAAGTCAAAGTCAGAAACATTTATTCCTTCAGAAATTTCCCAATTATCAGTACTCGACAACAATACTGCTTTAACATCTTCAATGTATTTGAATTTAGTTGAAGTAGGTGCAACATAGATGGGGCCGCCCCTATCATTCCATACAGTAGCAAACGCATACATAAAGGGCGGCTCTCTTGGGTCCGGTCTCCAGGTAAAGTCGAACTTAGATTTATCTACGTTATCAGGAATTTGCCATCTATCCCATTCAGGGAGTACAGGAGCTGTATCGCCCATATACTTTACATCAGTAGCGTTAGGACAATGATATTCTAACGTCGGAGATATTTCAGCAGGTTCATACTTGTTACCCCAGGTATAGATATAGGCGGGTTCTAATGGGTCTGGTCGCCAACTAAAGTCAAACTTGTTCTTATCTACCTCTTTAAGAAATACCCATCTATCCCAATCAGGAAGCAAAGCGACATCATTTGTCATATACTTGACATCAGTAGCACCTTCGGCATGATATTCTATTGTAGATTTATATTTACCGTCTTCATATTTGTTACCCCATACATAGATATATGCAGGTTCTCTTGGATCTGGATGCCACGAGAAATCAAACTGACTCTCATCTACAACAGTTGAATTATACTTCCAATTAGTTTTAGATGCAACAGCAGACGCTACCTGAACTCCTACATATTTTGTTTTAGTAGCATTGTCAACAGTGTAAATTGGTCCGCCACTTGTTGCCCATTGAGTACCAAATACATAGATATAAGCAGGATCGGTATCGTCAGGATGCCAACTAAAGTCAAAACTGTTAATGTCAATATTGTCTGGAATAGTCCAATTTGCGTGTGTGGGCAAAATAGTAGCTCGTATATCATTTATAAACTTTCTTTGTTTTGCGTTCTCTACAATATAACGCGGTCCACCTGTCTTCTGCCATTGAGTTGCAAACTCGTAAATAAAATCAGGTTCACGTGGATCAGGTCTCCAACTAAAGTCAAATGATGCCTTGTCAAGATTGTCAGGAATTTGCCATTTGTCCCATTGAGGAAGTACAACAACATCGTTTGTCATATACTTTACTTTAGTCGCATCGGGACAATGATACTCTAATGTAGGTATTAATGTACCTTCTATATACTTATTACCCCAAACATAAATATATGCCGGTTCTCTTGGATCTGGTCGCCAACTAAAGTCAAACTTGCTCTTATCTACCGCCTGTACTTCTACCCATCTATCATATTGAGGAAGTACAACAACATCATTTGTCATATACTTGCGTTCTGTTGCGCCTTCGCAATGATATTCTAGCGTAGGTATAAACTCAGCATCAATATACTTATTACCCCATGTATAGATATATGCCGGTTCTCTTGGATCTGGTCGCCAACTAAAGTCAAACTTGCTCTTATCTACCGCCTGTACTTCTACCCATCTATCATATTCAGGGAGTACTGAGATTAAATCAGGCATATACTTCGTATGTATTGCATCGGGTACACGATATTCTAGTGTAGGTCTTAATGTACCTTCTATATACTTATTACCCCAAATATAGATAAAAGGGGGATCCATTGGGTCTGGACGCCATGACATATCAAACTTAGTTTTGTCGATAGCCTGATGTTCGATCCAGCGATCTGTATCCGGTAATAGTTCAACGATACTAGTCATGTACTTTATTCTAGTTGCACCTTCAACATGATATTCTAAGCATGTCTTAAGTTGTGCCGGAGCAAACTTGCTGCCCCATTTATAGATATAAGGAGGATCAGTTGGGTCCGGATGCCATGAGAAGTCGAACTTCGTCTGATCAATTAGGTCAAATTCAACCCAGTTAGATGTCTTGATATTTTTACGCTTAATCGGGGTAACATCATTACGATATATAAATAGGTTTAAATCGTATTCTTCACTTGAACACAGCCAAGTGCCACTATCTTTTTGATGCTGGCTAGGCCATATGTTAGTATGTTGTTCTGCCCATACGTCTTCGTCAGGAAGGAACTCAAAGTCCCAGTCCCAATCAAATCCACGATAATCGCAGAACTCATTAATGATCCAAAAATGTTCTGTAGTAGACTTCTGTCTAGCATCATCAAATGATTCTGCGTATTGTTCTCGTGGGTGTACATTTGGCTTATCGCCGTAATAAAAGACATCTCTCAGCATCTACTACTTATGAGCACACAGTAACGTTATAAAGTTTTTCAAACCGATCTGCATCGGAACGGTTATTTACCATTGGCTCACCGCGTATATTCAACGATGTGTTAAGTAGCATAGGGCAGCCGGTCTCGTCATACCAACGTTCTAAGAGTCGTCTGATTCCTGATTTATCTTTTGGAACTGTTTGAACACGACTAGTCCCATCAGCATGAACGATAGCGGGAAATAAGTCAGGATACCTACAAGTAGCAATGACTTGCATATAACGGCTACTATCCCAATTAATAGGCATGTCAAAGTACTGAGTAAGATGCTCTTCAAGTATGACGGGTGCGAATGGTCTGAACTGTTGTCTTCGTTTGATTGCATTTACCTTATCCTTAATGTCTGGTCCTCGTGGGTCTGCTAGTAATGAACGATTGCCTAAGGCTCTAGGGCCAAACTCGGCTCTACCACTTGCCACTCCTACTATCTTATCATTATGTAACTTATCGATGATATTGTCAACTGGATAATCACCTTTGATGTCGTATCCTAGAAACGCATTATTCCACTGTAACTTGCGACCATAGCCTAATGCTGCTGCACCTACACTGTTACCTGCGTCACCTGGGTTAGGCATGATCCAAATATTCTTAAAATATTCTCCGAGATTTCTATTCGCTAAACAGTTTAATGCAACGCCGCCTCCATATACAAGATTCTTACTCTTGCCATATTGTCTGGCTTTACTCATGACCATATTGATTAACCTTTCAACAACAGACTGTGCCGCCGCGGCAATGTCCATATCATCTGCCCCCTTTAGGAATTCGCTATCGACACCGGTATGAAAGTTATAGTAGAAATCTAGCATCTCGTAGTCAATAGATTCTTCCATTTCGTCTATGCATTTGTCAGCATTCCCATACGCGGCCATACCCATTAGAATATATTCTTCATCTAGTGGACGTAAGCCAACTCTAGCTGTCATCGCAGAATAAAAAAGACCAATCGAGTCAGGATACATGCGGCTCCATAGTTTCTTATAGACTGCTTTGCCACTCTTATCATATGATGCGTCATATATAGTGATAGTGTCAAGCTCACCAATGGCATCAATAACAACTACAGTTGCATCACTGTATGGACTTGTTTGGAATCCAGCAGCCGCGTGACTTAGGTGATGTCCATGCGTCTTGACCGGCTTATCACTTAGCATGGTCATGTTATCTTTGCCGATAACTGACTTAGCACTAAAGGGTCCTAATGCTTGTCCTGCTTGGAACTGTCGTACAGCTTTGAGCAATGGCCTCTCATAGTAGTGCAACTCATAGTCATCTGTCACGTAGCCAAGAGCATCTTGAATAATATCGGCACATAGGTCTTTGTCATGCTTTTGCATACTATATCGCTCACTGTGACCAGCAAACAATATCCTACCTTCATCGTCTACTACACTTAGTCCCGCATCGTGAAAGCCACAGCTTATTCCAATATAGTTCATGATATTACTTATAGATAAACGGGTCCCGCTTTTTTAATTCTTTCATACGCTTTCTGTACATAAGTTCTCTCTTGATATACTTGATCATCTTCTTAATATATTTAAACATTTTGGTTTTCCTTTAATTTACGATTTGAATGATGTTCAACACCGTGAACATCGCGATACCGAACAGTGCACCGCGTCCCAACTCAATGCTACCATTTACATCAACACCATGCTTAGCATAAGTAGCATTTTCTTTTGCTAGATATGTAGCGAGTACTGCCCATACGACTAGAGTGATCAGTGTTCCTAACCATGCTACTAGTGGGAATGTTAAGCATACTAGTATAACAGGGAGAATCAATAGATGTCGGGCAAATGTGCCAGCAATCTCTCTATCGGTATTTGGAGTTAATGATCCACCAAACAGTTTCCACTTAGGCTCTCGCCAGATACACCATCCAGTCAATATGACTCCAAGTTGCCAGTTAATAACAAAGAAGAATGGAATGAGTAGCATAACATAATATAATGGGCGGCCTTTAAACGTAGACTTCCACCCTAAACCGCCACCAGACCATCTGTCGAATATAGCAAATGCTGGAATTAATAGTAATACTAATAAACTAGATAATGACATTGTTGTTTTCCTTTATAAATGTATATAGTGCTTCAGCGTGTAGCCTATGAGGTTCTTCCCCATGGTGCCAATACTTGGCCTTTTCGTTAGTGTATCCTAGATTTCTATATTTCCAATAGAATGATGTTTGATCATCGGCATCTAACTCATAATATCGAGAACGATCTACTAAATCTAGATAATAGGATAAGTATTCATTTTGGGTACATAGATGCATAGTATGAGACATAACATATTCAATATTCAACGAATTTAAGAAATATTGAATCAACAGTATTTGATTGATCGAGTTAGTTTCTACTATGATAGGATTGTCAACCATGTACCGTTTATGCGGTGCAACGACTGATCTTTGTTCATCATTGTCACCGTCCCAACTAAAGTTTAGTCTATAGTAGTTGCCAGCAGTAGTATCATACCAGTCTGAGTCGGGGTTAGAACTATGATAGTCTTGTCCAAGCTGCCTTGAAGGTACTTCTATTCTACTACCCTCAGTCCATCCTACAATCACAAATACTTCCATAGTCGTACTATCATAATGTTCTTTGAACCATAGTTGAATGCTACGTGCAATACCTGCATTAGTTGACCCACTTACAGCAATATTAACGGGTTCATATCCTAACTTATTAGCTAATAGATTACCAAAAGAATGATCTCTATTGTATCTACTATCTTGGTTACCATCTATCTCAGAGCCAGCACTCTGACTGCATCCTGCTATTAATGCTATCTTTCTCATTTATTCTTCCTATTAAAATTAATTAATGTAGTTGTTTTGACTTTATTTTTAGGTTGACTAGTAGTTGTATCAACACGATAGTCATCTACATTACTCCAGTCTCCGTTACCCTTCCACTTTAGTTCAAACGAGAAATCTATAATGTTATTTAACTTACTCTCTTCATTAAGCAAATCAGTAAAATCTTGATCTGATCTACCATTCACTATGTCCCATGTAGGCTTCGCTAACTTTCTTGCTCGCTTAGCTGTATTAGATTGCATACGAGAGGGATCTTGTGCATAAAACGGTCCTGGACGCCAGCCTGGCATAGTTGGGTCATTTAATGGATTATCGATCTGATCAAACTTAATATCAAAGTCTGCTTCCCATATGCCATCGTCACTGATCGTAAACTTGTATACGGCATTATACATGCCAGGACCAAATTGGTGGCCGAACTCTTTCAAGTCGATATCAGGATTAAACAATATTTCTGCTGTATATCCTCCCCGTGCTCGCCATAAATTTCTAAAGAACGGCCACATCTCATTTACAAGATGATTAGCAAATGTGTTCGTATCATTAATGGGAGGAATGATGTTATAATCAAACTTCTCATAGTATATTTCTTTGCATACTGACGGGTCATTCAATGTAATCTTATAATGATCTCGTGCCAGTGACGGTCTGGTTGGATATCCAACCACAATATCAGTGCATCCTGTAAACAAATCTAGCCATATATGGATGTTCTTTACCCTAGTCATAACATGTGTGCCACCAATGGTAAAGTCATTGCTAATCCAATGCGATTGATATTTGTGATATGAGACGTTGTACTTATGTGGATTCTGTGCTATTATAGTTTCAAGCCCTGGGCTAAAGCCAATCCCCAATCCCATATTATTGATGTTCATATTACGCATACGCCACATGAATGTCATCGTGTCAGAGTAATCTTGAAAGTTCTCAGTAGGAAATCCAACTACCCAGTTCGTAGCACAGTAGATACCAACCTTCTTACAGTCGATGAAGTTCTGCTCCATCTCGGCAATAGTCACACCCTTGTGCATATCGTTAAGTACTTTTTGGCTTCCACTTTCGCATCCAAAATTAAACATGATACAGCCGCCGTCTGCTAAATCTTGTAGATATTCTAGATTCATTCTACCGTCGCATCGGGCATATCCAGTGAACTTAACCTTTAAGTCTTTTTCTCGTAAAGCTATCGCAAACGCTCTTAGTTCATTTAAGTCACCATTGATAAGACTATCAATAAACCATATTACGTCAGTACCTTTATTATAATAGAGCCACTCTATTTCTGTAATCAAATCTATTGCTTGCCGTTGTCTATAACGTACAAAGTGTGTTTCATCACAAAAGGTACATTTAGCAGTACATCCCCTACTAATTTCACTATTAATGCCGTTAGGTATTTCATACAATGAGAAATCGATTGAGTCATAGTCTGGCATAGGAAGATTATTAATATTGATACGTTCGTTCTCTGGCTGTGTTAATACTCTTGGTTCAGTATGAAGTTTACCTTCTTCAATCTCAGTAAGCATTACCAATAGATTTTTCTCAGCTTCACCGACAATAACATAATCATAGTAGGGTTGGATAGTATACCAAGCTTTGTGTACATTAGGTCCATTTACTGCGATTAGTATATTAGGGTCTCTACGCTTGATCTCTTGACACATCCACTTAGTGGGTTCTTCACTACTGCTGTATACAGTGAAATTAACTATTGAGGGCTTTAGTGAAATGATCTGATCAACTGCTTCCATGAGCATAGGTTCTAGTACAGGATGAACATCATTATAATATATGCCGCCTGCCCAATGCCATGCTGATGATGTGTCCCACAATGTGAATGGTACCTTTTGGTGTACGATCCAATCATCACGGAAAATAGTATAAGCCTTCACATTCAAATCCATGATATGTGTCTCGTATCCTGCTGCTTTAGCTATACCCGACAGTCTAGCTATTGCTAACGGGGGAATATAAGGACTCCAAAGTGGACAGGTGACAAGTACCATCGATGACTTGCGTGTCTTGTAATCTACATAAATCGGTGTTAGATTTTTCTGAACGGCAGGCTTAACATAGGGAGAGATGGCTTCTAGCATTGATTGATGACTAGAATCAGTTATGTCTACAGTTGGTCTTTCTTTTGGCTTGGTATTTTTGTTAGCCAAAGAGGTTAGCTTGAAATCTACCAACTGTTAAAATTCCTTTAGAGTCATACAGCTATTTAGAATCACTTGAATACTGACAAATCTTTATTCACAATGTAACTGACGTTTTCCTTGAGATATTTTTGATTATATTCTACGATAGATTTAACATTAGAACACCATATTAACCATTCCAATGGAGTTTGGTTAGATAATCTCTTAACTTCAGCGATGATAGCTTGCATTCTATCGCCATCTTCTTCTATACTGTCATAGCTCTCATCTATATAGGGATGAAACGTTTTGAAGCCATGTTCTTTGAGCATTCTAATAGAGTGTGGGCGAGCGACCAATAGAAAAGGATGCATCATGATAATTGGCTTGTAAACCTTCTCAGAGAAGAATGTACAGTTCAAGAATGGTAGATCATATCCGAGTTTATATTTAGGTACAGTACAATCATAGTACATTGTTTCAGTAACTAGAGAGAAGTACGTATCATCGAATAGTGGCATGTCTTCTGGTATAACGTCCACTGGATTAGTTCTATTATCATCGAAATTCAGTCTAAGCTTACCAACATAATCTATGTTCTTATGTATATTAGGTAAACATTCAACTATTTGTTCTTGCAGTGTAGTATCAGTATTAAAGGGTAGTGCAGGATTATAAAACGAGTAATAACAATCGTCGTTTACTAGATTTTCATATAGTAAACCGTCTAATAGTCTAAGTCTATGCGATCTAAGCACATTGTTCAAGCATACATATGTTTTAGGTCTGACCGTCACGGCATACTCAGTTGGTATAAATTCTTTAACGTAATCTTCTTTGGCTTTGAACTCAAAGAACCTACAAGAAATTATACTCATATTAGGTGTCAGTTGTAGTTGTTCACATGCCTTTATATATGCATCTTCACCGTTTGACGCGCCTGTAATAAGAAAGAATTTGATTTCAGGAAATAATGAACTAGCAATATCTACTATACTGTTGAGTCTAGTGATGATTCTAATATCTAAACCTTCTGTGCAACAGTCAAACAGTATATTACGTTTACCAGATAGGATAGCATTTTTGATTTGTTCTATGATAGATTCATCACTACGTAATAATATAGTGTATACTGCATTGAGGCCTGCGTAGATGAAATAGCATGTATCCTCATGAGGTTTTAGTTCTAGCCATAATGAATCTAGGTATCTATTTACCTGATCAGGGTAACCAACCTGTTGACGATATCTGTCGAGTTCAACTGTTTCCATATTTATTTTCTTCTACTTAAAATAGTTCCTAAACCATCAGAATGTATGACTTCAAATCCATGTAACATCAAATACGGGACTGCGGCGCCGCACTTACCATCATATGTTCCGTCAACTCTTCTATAGGTGTCATCACATATAATAACAGAATTGTCAGTCAACAACTCAATGCACAACATTGCTTGCTCTAAATGAGTCATTTGGCTATTTAAGTTAGTCATGTCGGTATCTATCAATCTTAGATACATAGCTTTTTGATCCATGATGATTTTCATCCAATCTTGACTAGTATTTGGCAATCCTGCACACGAGTCCCAGTCAAAGTTATCTAGTAGAACTACACTGAACTTTAGGTGTTTATTCTGTTTAAGGAAATCTTCGCCCTTCATGTTATAGAATTGAATCGGAAGAATTTCTGAAGCCGAGTTATTAAAATTCTTGTTTCCGTCAATGAGCATTGAATCCATATCGACTGAATATAGTACTCTATTGTTATGAAGTGCAACTTGACCTAAAATCGTGGTACTTCCCTCGCCTCTATTAGAGCCTATCTCTAATATGTCGCCTTCGAGGGTTAGTTGTTCTATGTACTGTTTAATTAACGTAAAGTTCATTCCCATTATATCTTCCTAGTATTACCGTAATGGACGATCTTGCCCTTATGTTGTTCAGATGTCATCTTACGCCAAGGGTCTATTACTGTGCTATTGATTGGGAACGTTAGCTTCTCTACATAGTCATCCCAATAACCGATCAAGTATACATCAGTAGTGTCGGCTTTCATATCAGTATCACCAGTGTGTTCATCGTAGTAGTTTACTGTGCCACCTTGTTGTTCAATATAATATCCCACAAGCATAGAAGACGACCCGTTAGTATAATGGACTCCGGGCTTATAAGCTTTGCCCACGATAGTCACATTCTTTCCGTAGTTAAGAATAGTCATAGCCATATTTTCGGCTTGCACTTCTCTTGCTCGCATGATACTATCAAACAAATCGTAGCCGAGATCAAGCTCTTCAGCAAGATGTCGTAGTGCGATATTATCACGGGGATGACATGCACCACCATCGCCCATACCTGCCTTCATATAAGCTGGACCCGTGATACGATATGTTGAACGTTCTAATGCACCGGTGACAACATCAACGCACATATTACCATTGCGTTCGGCAACATCTTGTATCATGTTAACAATTGCGACTTTAGCAGAGATAAATGTATTATAGAATATCTTGATAGCTTCAGCTTCATCCCAGGTTCCGATCTCGATACGTGGATCGTTCTGCATGAGTGGTTGATAGAAATCAATTAGTTCTTTAGCGTCACCTGTTGCCGAGCCATCTTCAGTCCCGATAATAATCATTTCAGGGTTCACCATGTCATATTTGATCGTGCCCATTGCGATCAAGTATGGGTTATAGATAAATCTACTGTTGGTAATATAATGCTTTAACTGTCTACGAATAGTGCCTGGCAATACTGTGCTAATAAGGACAACAAGCTGATCTTTGTTAACAAACTGGTTGACTACGCTAAGAATATCCTTGACAATAGTATAGTCAAAGTCTTTATTGGGTAGATGGCTAGTAGGTGTCTCTCCACCGTACATAGGGTCATGTGGAGTGGGTGCAGCGATAAAGATAATGTCTCTATCTTGTACGGCTTCTTGTATAGTATAACGCATAGGAAACGAAGGTGTTCTTACCTCTACGTCATAGCCTACGACATCGTACTGTTGTGCCATGATCTCTGCACAGTCTTGACCTAGCTTTCCTACACCAATCATTGCTACTTTAGTCATTCTTTGATTTTCCATTCATGTTGATATGTATAATAGTTAGAAGATGCATGTTGTATTTCTGGGAATGTCGCAGCGAACCAAAAATAATGTTTAACTGTTTGCACTTTGCTATATGCATCTTCTGCATATACAATTGCTGCAGGAGTTACCGGAAATTTTATCTTCTGTAGATAGTCAACAAAAGTTTTTGGATTCGGATGATAGTCTTCCATTATTTTACCGTCGTCCATAGCATACTTTAGTATACCGAAATATGATCCCATTAAATCATACATAGAAGGTGGAAATTGTGATATCAAATCTTTATATGTATGTATAACATCTTTGTACACTTCATCTTTTTCATCAATAATCTGATGATTGAATGGAACCGACAACATGTCAAAGTAATCGCATGGTAGATTCTTCATATATGATGTTGCAAGGTCAATAGTTGATAGGTCCTTGATCAGATAACCGATTGGATCACAGTAACTCTTTACGAACTTCTCATCATATTCACTTTGCGAGAACACATTGCCTACCGTTCTCCATCTAAGATTATAATATCTATCTTCTCTGCATAGAGTAGACCACATTACCATAACTAGATCAGTTTCACAGAAGTTATAGGTTCTATTGGCCTGTGTCATTCTATTTGCAATAAAAGAGTTTCCTCCCCCGCCTTGACCTAAATTAATCATAGTAGTATCAGGTGCACATTGATGAACAATATTAGCCCAAGTTGGATAATACCAGTTCGTAAAGCTACATCCAAAAGTAAAGATACGATTATACTTACTTAAGTCGATCACTTTGTTCTCTCACCCAAATTCTTAATACATTGTGTAATACCTTTAGTAATTTGAATTAAATGTGTAGACTGAGATGGGTGACCGTCATCTTCTAACCTATTAGCTAATGCCTTAAATATTTCAGGCGGGTTAAGTGCATACTGTACTGCTAGTTTTCTGTTACGGGTGATCTTATCACCGACCGACAATAGAATCTGTTCTAACTCTTCATTAGTTTTGTCTCTAAACTTGTTTAAGTTTTGGGCAACGCCTTCAACACGTAGTTCAATACTTTCTTCATCATCAAACATATAGTCAAACAACTCGTCATACAGTTCAAAGCCAAGTGACTTTAAATTACGATGAAAGTATCTACTTCCAACAACTAGGAACAACTTGTTATAGAATAAGGGTGTAGCTGTTTTCTCTGTAATAAAGAAACGATCAGTCGTGGATTCTGTGACAATTTGCATGAATGAGTTATGATATTGTTCTGGTATCTTATATTGATTTGGCACGGTCGATGTGCCGTCTAGTGGTTGATCTAATATCATTCTTATAGGAGTCCAATACTTGAAAGAATATACGTTAGCTTGAATACTTTCTAGTATGTTATTCGGTAGTGTATCTCTACTATTATCATACTCACGCAACACATCACGCCAGCTTATCATGCCTAAATCGATTAGATCATGTTTGGCCATTAGGTCGATAAAGACACATCGATGATAGTGTGCTACATTGTTCATAGAGATAAACAAGTGTTGAATAGGGTATCCAGTACCAATAGTATCATCAAGCATATCAATGGGAAAAGCTAGTGTTCTAAGGTAGTAGAACGATAATATCAGAGTTCTGGATAGCCACCAAGTTGGACAATCTACAGTAGGATGGTTGAAGTTATTAACGGTTGGGTCAAATGTACTAGCAGAGGTCAATATAGTTATAGGTATGTTATACCTTCCTGCAAGTTCTACTACACTAGCAACGCCAGTTTCAACTGCACAAAGTTGATTATACTGATGCTCAGGTGTTTGATCAATTATGATCTCATCAATCGTTTGATGATTGAGTTCTATATCTGCTAAGCATTCGTTGATATTTAAAGAATAATCCCAAATTGACAGTAACTTGATTGACATATTAAATATTCCACACAAAGCCTGAATTAAAGTTGATGTCTGCAAAGGTTACATCGAACTCATTTTGATGTTTAAGTAAGAGAGCTTTATTGTGTGAAGCTTCAGCATACTCAATTGCTACTGTAGTCAAGGGAAATCCTACTATTTTAAGATAATTGCAATATTGAAGAGTGTTAGGATGATAGTCATATCTAGGAGTTGTTTCATTGTTATGATTACGAATATAAGTATACCCGCCGTGCCATTCTTTCCCGAGAAAGTCAAACATTGTTGGTTTATCAAAGTGAGCGATAAGTTCTCTATAAGTGTGAATAACATCTTTGTATGTAATATCATCTATATCGAGAACCTGATGGTCTAACGGAACTGCTAGCATATCAATATAGTCGCAAGGTAACGTACTCATGTACGTAGTCGCAAGATCGATAATAGACAAATCTTTGACTAGATATCCTACAGGATCGCAGAACTTTTTCACGAACTTTTCATCATAGTCTGTTTGATAATAGATGTTACCAGGTGTCAGCCATCTGCCGTTGACAAATCTATCTTCTCTGCAATAGGTCGTCCACATTGTGACAACTAGATCAGTTTCACAGAAATTATATGTACGATTTGCTTGAGTCATTCTATTTGAGATATACGAGTTTCCGCCGCCGCATTGTCCTAAATGGATGAATTCTGCCCCTGGCAAACATTTACTCAATACATTAGCCCAAGTCGGATAAGTCCATTTCGCGAAGCTGCATCCAAAAGTAAAGATTCTCTTATACTTACTAAAGTCGATATTCATAGTCGTGTTATCCATTCTGTTTTGGTATTTAGTGTTTGATAATTATGCTCGCATATAACCCTAGCCTTATTAAGGAAATCGGTTAGCTCATCTGTATTCAATGATGATAATCGTTTGGTCTCTTCTAGTACCATCATCATACGTTTTTGATCATCTTCTTCTTTGTCGTATGATTCATCGATGATACCGTCGAACGTTTGATAGCCTATCTTTCGTAACATATCTAATGAGTGTGGACGATTCAATAAGATAAAAGGATGCTTCATCTTAATAGGCTTAAAGGTCTTCTCGCTTGCAAATATGCCAGGAGAGCACTCTAGATAAGGATGATCTTTAAGCAAGTAAAAGTTAGTTTCGCTTACTATGCTGAAATAAGTATTTGCATAATAGTCGTAAGTAGAGGGGGTTAAAACAACTCGATTAACCGTTAAGTCTTCGGTATCTAGATATAGCCATGGCATATTAACAATCTCGTCTTTATGTTTAGCTAATGAGGGTTCAACTTTCTCAACTTCATTCCATAGATTATCCCAATTTTTCCCGTCGTCTGCGTCTGCAAAACTCACATAACCTGAATCTAACAGCCCATGCACTTTAAGTAAACTAACAAACACAGGTCTATGTAATCTCCAGCGTCTATTTAAGTTAAGAAACTTCTTTTCGTAAGTTTTATTTACTAATGTTGGAGATGTAGTTGTCACATTATATATTTGTAGATTATATTCAAATACTCTAAACCATTCGCATTGTATTCTAGGTAGACCTAGCTTAGCAGCAATTCGGTTTACTTCCTGATCAATAATTGCGGATTCACTCATTAATATAACATTGTTAGGCGGAATACGTAGTTTGATTACTACTTCAACATAGATAGGTTCAACTATGTTATGAAAGGCCTCGTGCGTATTAGACAATACAAGAATAGCGTCGCCGTCACGAATCTGCTGTAACTGAGTGTCTGTTAAGCATTGATGAACGTCTGCAAGAGAATAGTCCGCAAAAAATTCAATAAACACATATTTTTTCTCTCGCAAATGTTTTGTTATATGTTCTACTACTGAATTTCGTTTGGTAATTTTTCCATTAAATCCTAAGAAGTAATTTTCTTCTATCATGATTGCTCTACCTTGTATTTGGGAATAATGATATCCGTACCGCAATAACAATGTTGTTTAGGACATGTAATCTCTAGTGGACCTACTTTACTGATGTCATTTAGTATGTGTCCCATATCCTTTGTTGCACCGCAGCTAGCAAGAGTAATATTTCCTACTGGACTGATGAATATACAGTCACCTACTTGACATTTCCATCCAGTAAAGAAGTTCTGTCGCTCTACAATGATCTCGTTAGAGTTAGTAGGAATACTATACTTGTCTGTGCAGGTATCATATCTATTATAGCTAACGGTGTTTTCTGTACGTTTGTTTGGCTTCGGTAATGTCTGCACTGATTCTATGTTATGAGTAGATAGAAACTCTGTTTTCTTGTCGTCATTGTATTCCCAAGGCTTAGCATCATTAGACAACTCATCATACAGTGGCGTCCACTCTATGAAATAGTTTGGCATTACTGTCTTTAACTCTTCAGCATACTCTACAACCTCCCAGAATCGATCATCATGTAGTAGCATCTTAGATGACAGATAGTTGACCTTATCACATAGATAGATACTATTCTCTTTATAGCGATCTTTGTTTGCATACTCTACGTGGAAGCTTGCAACGATATCATCAAATAGATAATGATGTTTCTCCCACCATGCTTTAGGTCTGCTTAGATTTGTGTTGACTGCTAGTGTTGCTTGTGGAAGTTCTTTATATATCCATTCACAGATAGGAATAAAGTTTCTCCAGGCTGTGGGTTCGCCGCCACTAAAGAAGAACTTGAAATGCTTATAGCCTACTTGTTTATACTTCTCTACGATTGCAGAGAGATTTTGAATATAAAGATCAAGATTGCCGTTATTAGGATTGGCACCGGCCCAGTTGCCTGGATTACAATAGCTACAGCTATAGTTGCAATAGTTGTTCACCTGCCAGGTTATAGCAAGATAAGGTTCCGGCGTCTCAATCGCTACTAGCTCATGGCCCACTTGTATACTTCCTTGATCTCTGGCACGATGTCTTCAAACTTCTCGTTACGAAAGGTATCTAGTTCATCATTGTATGCTTTGAACTCTAGTATTCCACCTTTGTTCTCTTCGCCAGAATCTAAATTTTTTGCGATGACTTTAAATCCATTACACAATTCAGCATTCTTTTTGTACTTTATTTGATATTTTCTATATAACGCGATGAGATCACGCTTTACATTATTTGGAAGAATCATGATATTAGCATACCAGGGCGATGTTGCAAGATTGAATCTAGGACTAGTAGTGGTGTCAATAAACCCGTTCTCAATCATATAGTCAAAGAAATCAGCAAAGTGAAAGATATTCCAAATAGAGATAGTAGGCGTGATCTGAAACTTTACATGCGGAAGCTTTTCTTTAAGTTCTCGCATGTTCGCTACTATCTTAGGCCAGTCAGTACCTTTACGCATACACTCAGCTAGATCACCGTGTGCATCTAATGACGCCCAAATTTGAATGTTCGGAAACTTCTTCCAGTATTCAATCAAATCTTTATTCTTCTTATATCTTAGAGTTGAGAAGTTTGTTGTATAGTTTAGTTCGATCTGATCAGTTAAACCATTCTCGATCCAGTAGTCAAGACACTCATAGTGTTCTGCGGTAATAACAATCTCGCCGCCTGCAAAGTATACTTCTGTAACGTCTGCTAAGTATGGCTTAAGCTTGAGCATAAACTGCTGATCTTCATTGTTGTTAACAATGATCTTTTGATTAGGAAAGTACTTCTCGAACTTTTCTTTACCATGCTTGTCAGAATATTCTTGTGCCATTTGACTTGAACAGCTTGGACCGCATGACCGACACTTCATGTTGCATAGATTACTGAAACGAATGTCCATATATTTCATTTCGAACTCAGAAAGAGCACCGTCTTCTTGTGTTACATCTGCTATATAATCTACATATTCTAGTCCACGACGTGCATTGTGAGATTGCCGCATCGTCCAATTTCCTAATATTTCAAGATCATAACAACGCTTACATGCTTCAACCGGCTCATCCTTGAGCATCTCAGTACGCATTTTCTTGTAGTCGTCACTATTCATCATTTCGATGATAGACTCTTCAGGCTTAAGATACGATACTGGCTTGTCACTGTCTGCAACGCAGCAAGGCATGACTCTTGAATCTGGCCAGGCATGGAAGTGTACCCAGGGTAATACACAGAAGTGCTTACCGCTTTCTACTAGAGCAGTAATCGTTGCTTTATCGGTCACGTCTTGCCTTGATCTCTTCTTGGACTTCTTTTTCGATTTCTTCAATTACAGTATCAAGCAATGCCTGAAATGATAACGTCATTTCTGAAATAGCGTGGTTAACACCTAATGTGCTAATCATATCTCTAATAAACTGTCTATCAAATTCAATCTTCATAGTTTTGCCTTTAATCTTTTAATCTTGTCGGTCATCTCATCGATTTCATGTTGCAAAATCTTTTTAACGTCTTCGGCAGTATTGCCCTTATAACGTTTCTTTAACTCGATAAGCAATCGTTCGTTAGAGTCGATCAACCGTTGAACGGGATCCGTTACTTCCGTCATACGCTCAGTTTTTCTGCAAACAGTTTAAGCGATGAACACTTCATCAACACACCGTTTGAATCGCGGATGATAACTTCGATATCATTGATCTCATCGTCAATAACTACCTGGGCTTCGATATCATTTCCGAACTCCTCAATGAGGTCTGTCATTACTTGATCTGCTGTTTCTTCTGTAAGCATATTTCCTACATACTTTTCCATAATGTTCTTAACCTTGTTGCCCATGTTATAGTCAACATAGTCTAGATTTTCACTATTAGTGTTATCAACTACTGCCATTTTATTCCTCCAAATCTCTTAATTTATTTAACTCGGGAAACACGGACCAAAAGTTTTCATCTCTGATACGATCAATAGAGTTAGTGTGCTGTAGCATGTCTTTTTTTATCTTAGCCCAATCATCTGATTCATTTGCGAAGTTCACTGCATCAGTAATAAGTCTTGGTAAACATGTACTATCATTTGCATTAGATTCTGCCCATGCTAACGCTTTGATCTTTGCTTCTATCTTAAGTTCTTTCGGCAATGATTTGGCGCAATAGTATTCAGGATTAACCGCGAGATAAAGACTGTGATACCAATCATCTTTACGAACAATATTCTTGTCTTTTAGATATTGATAGAACTCACCGATAGTACTGTAGTTAAAGATAGAGAAGACAGTATTCATCTGAAATGAAACTTGTTCTAGCTCACGGAATAATAATAGATTTTCTTCTATCTTTCCCCAGTCAGTTCCTTTACGTAGCCACTCAGCACGTTCACCATAATGATCTATTGAGCAGGATAATTCTACCTTCTTGAAATGTTTCCATAACTCTAGGATATCATGCTTCTTATACTTGATATTGCTCGCATTTGTATTATATCTAAGTGTGATATCCGTGCGGCCTTTTCTGATCATCTCTTCCAGCATAACATAATGCTCATCAGTGATCAATGGTTCGCCACCCGCAAAGTATGCAAGATCGATGTTATCTACTTGATCGAGTACTTCTTGTAATAGATTGCCTTTAATGTCAGCATGAATAACTACAGGATGCTTTGGGTCGTGGTGCTTACGCATTTCTTCTCCCCACTTACTAGAAAACTCTGAGCCACATGTGCGGCATTTAAAGTTGCAGATATTAGAAAAGCGTATATCAAAGTAGTGCATGTTGAAGTCGGGCACTGTACCGTCTTCAAGAGTAGTCGGTACGGTCTCATCAAAACGATGGGCAAACATCTCTTTACTATAGGTACGAAAGCTATGCGGACCAGAGTCTTCATGCTTATAACAGAAGTCGCAAATTTTACTCTTTTTACCACTTAACATGTCAAGACGAAGTTGCTTCATTCTCTTATTGTTAAATGCTTCTTTAAGTGATGTTTCTTTGGTATTACCAAAAGGATCAGAATAGTCATTAGAACAACATGGATAGATATCACCTTTTGGCGTTACATTTAAGTGTAGCCAAGGAAACATGCAGAACTCTTTGCTCTCGTTCAATAGATGATTCTTATCTATATTCATTTAGTATCCAATAATACTGCTAATTCAGGGAATACTTTAGTGAAGTCCTGACCCCTAATCTTATCTAATCGTAATATCTCTTGCTTAAACTTCTCACCTATAGTAATTTCATGATCATACCTATTGTTCCATGTGTTACTTGAGTCTAGCCAAGCATGTGATAACTCTAAAGGATCGGTATGTCTATTATCAAATCCATTACTCTTCATAAGGTCAACTGTGAATCTCATACTTTCTTTACCTTTATTTCGTAAATCATCCGTAGGAAGTAAGTGACATGTTAGATATGAAGGATCCTGCATGAAGTATACAGTATTGATAAATCCGGTAGGTAGATACATTTTTTTGTCAATTAAGTGTTGATAGAACTTGTCAAAGGTTAAGTAATTAAATACGCTTAATACTGCATTGATGCTCATTGTAATATTGGGAATAGCAGATGCATGTATGTAATTTTCTTCTACTTTTCCCCAATCTGTACCTGCTCGTATATATTCTGCACGTTCACCTACGTGATCAATACTAGCAAAAACTAATATATGCTTATCAAACTGTTTCCATAAACCAAGCAAATCTTTATTCTTGAACTTGAGGTTACTAAAGTTAGTGCTATATCTCAATTGAATGTCAGTGCGTTGTTGACGTATCATCTCTTCTAATAAGATATAATGCTCTTCCATGATCAGTGGTTCACCACCTGCAAAGTATGCATGTTCCATATGGGGAATATGATCGATTACTTCTTGTAATAGTTGTTTGTTATTGTTTCTAGTGATACGTCTATAATGCAGTTTGTCGTGTATTTTGTTCTCTTGTTCCCATGCTGAACTATATTCTTGAGTACAGGTTCGGCATTTAAAGTTGCATAGGTTAGAGAAACGCATATCAAACTCTCGCATCTTGAAGTTAGTTAGTGACCCGTCTACATTAGTGTTTAATACTGCTTCGTCAAAGAAATGATCGCGTTGCTGATTCATATGTATTCGGTGAGATTTTTGCCCGTGCTCTTCTTGAACATGGCAACTGTTACATTCATTGTTGCGAACTCCGGACAACATATCTAATCGTAGTTGATTCATTTTTTCTGAGTTGACAAGTTCTAGTAGACTATGATTAGCTGCATTGCCCATGCCATCTGTACTTGCAATTGATCTGCCTATACAGCAAGGAGCACTAGCACCAGATGGCGTGGTATGCATATGTATCCATGGCATCATGCAGAATTCTTTACTCTCGTTTAACAGATGATTTTTATCTATATTCATTGGTATTTCAATCTCCAAAACGTTTCTTCTGCAGGATCGTCAAACTCTAGCCAATATTCATATACTTTATTAGCTTTCTGCACTGCTACTACCCTATAGTTGCCCGGCTCTTTTTCTCTGATCTCGTTTTCTATCCAGTCAAGCATTATGACACCTGAGACAGTGTAAAGCTTTACGCTCATCCCCACCTCAGTAGAAAGAACGCTAACTTTTCAGTATTCTCAAATTTTACATGGTACATGAATCCGGGATTCTCGTACTGAAGAAAGGTCCCGCAATTTTGTTCTTTGCACCATTTTTCTATGTGATCAGTATATGGACCTCTAAGTCCAGTTACACTACGGACCCCATTAGGATGTAATAGTGTATACTGTAGTACTAATGGATTATCAGGTACTGGATCAAAGACTAATCTCATACATAATATATATCATATTATTTAAAGCGTCAGCAGAAAGTATGTCAAGTCTTTCTCCTCTTTGAATATTATTTGAGAGTCAATTAAGGAGCTTATATGTATATTAACATCATCGGCATATGGAACCCTGACTTCACGCATCCAGTTATCAAAGTGTAGCTTTTGTGGTAACCAAAGCCATTCTTCCCAAAGACGAGTAACAAGATCAGGATCTACAGTGTAGATTATGCTCATATCGTCAACAGAAAGTAAGTCAAGTCTTTCTCCTCTTTGAATCTGATGCTACATCCATAGGTAAAGCCATTGATATCGCCGGAATGAACAGTCTTTATCGTAACAGCATATGGGATTCTAACATCACGCAACCATTCTGTAAAGCCCGGCATTACTGGCCAGCCCGCCTCATACTCGTCCCAAAGCTTATCAGTAATGTCTTCATCAGTTATATATGTGACACTCATCCCCACCTCAATAACCACATGATTTTATCTTTTTCATCCTCAAAGACAATAACATCATTTATTAGCTTAGCGTTATATTCGGTTTCTAACCAAACTTTGATTACTTTGTCATCATACTCACATGCCTTGACAAAGTTTCTCCAACTTTCAATCGTAAGATAGAATTTGGTACCAGAAGGAAAGTTTCCGGGACGGAACCGTTTTTCACTATCGCTAATAGGAATGAAATATTTCTTAGTCATCCCCATTTCAACGTTATAAATATCCATGCCTTTTCAGCATCTACTTTCTTGCGAAATACAGCAGACAAACTTCCCCACTCTCGTCCGTTAAAGGATACCAAAGTGTTTAGTACTTCTGATCGTTCATCTTGGGTATAATAATAAGGCAGCAATAGCGAGACAACAAACATGTTCTTGCTGCCGCCTTTGGGACGCTGAAACTTTTTGCGAAAAAGAATGAACTTATTGTTTTGTGCTATTGTACTCATGACCATCTTAATATTAGTAGCATCATGAGTTCATCGCTAAAGTGGTAAACATCGTGCGAGTACTCTACTTCATACCGTGTCCACTTAGTAGGATCTTGCTGATGCACCCATTCAGCAACGTCATTTCTTAGCTGGTAAACCTTGTACCTGCCCAAAGCCGTTCCACAAAATGCGTAACCTCTTTCCCATATGGATCTTAATTTTAGTTCCTGGGTCACGAAATCGGTTACATGATTTGTATTTTCTCGTAACTTAAACTTCATGACCATCTCAACTTAAAGAATATAGCGTCCTTTTCATTTGCGAAGAGAAACTTGATTTTAGTAGGCGCTGAAAGGAGGCGTGGGACACTAAGGGCCGCCCAGTTACCAAAACGATCACTAGATGGACCCCAGCGTTTACCAAACTGTTCTTCACACCATACTTCAGCATGTGCGGACCCGTGGAAGTCTTCAAGTATGACTTCGTATGGTAGTCTTTTTATAGTCATCCCCACCTTAACAGAAAGAGGGTTTCAAGTTCAGGGTTCTTGAAACGATAACAATATTCCTCTACAACTTCTTCAATCATGTCAGGATTTTGTTGCTTGATCCACTCATTAATCTCAGGAAAAAGGGCAGCTATAATATAGGTACTTTTTGTCTTTTTGTGCCAACCTCGATCAATATAGTGGTCCAGATTTCCGGCGTCACCGAATATATCGACGGCGGCGGTGCGAATGATCTCGTCGGCCTCGGTCTCACAAAGCGCCATCATGACCATCTCAACAGGAAGAGAGTTTCAAGTTCAGGGTCCTTGAACCAAATGTAACGATTATCTAATATTTCATACATATCAATATTTTGTTGTCTAACCCAGCGTTCAATCTCAGGCCTCACTCTCGCACTGACACTGTATGTTACACCGTTCGCATCCTTAGACCATCCTCGTCGTGCGAAGTTGTCCAAACGGATCATCTGGTAATCCATAGACCAGCCAGCTTTTACATCGGGTTTGATAAGTTCGTTTGTTGACATAGCCTATAGAACTCCAACATTTCTGGAAAGACTGACAAGAAATCTGTCTCTCTGCGATCATCCAACTCATTGAACCAGTTGTAGAAATCTCTACGACCTTCAACTAACTTGTCTTCACTGTAAACGGTTTCTGCCATATAGTCAACCACTCTTTTGAACTTTTCGTACTCAATCGTGGTAAATGCGTCGTGTCTATTATCGTCTAGGTTGTCTTCCATGAACTTCAATGCGTCATGCATATAGGGCATGTACTCTTCTTTGGGAAGGATGTTCATATCATATTGTAATGGATCACGAAGGTATGGGGTGTCAAAGCGTACTCTATGCTTGTCGCTTGTCTTGTGCTCGTACCAGCCATACTGTCTACGCCACTCTAAGAACTTCTCTAACAGTGATTTGAATGTCGTTACTGAGAAGATATTGAACGTGACCATGAATGTGATTGGACTGTCACTCTTTGTCAGATATGTGTGGAAGTTCTGTTCCCATAGTTCAAGGTCAAGACCATTGCGAATGTACTCGGCACGAGGTCCCCAGGTGTCAAGCGATGTGAACAACTTGAACGATTGAATCTTATCCTCGTCACAGAACTTCTTTACCTTAGTTGCAAGACGATCAATCAATATGTTCTTTGTACCAAGATTGCTATTGATGTTAAGTTCTAACCAGGGCATGGGGTCTGCCTCAATCTTGTCTAACAGTTGCCATGTACTCTTGTGCAGTGTTGGCTCGCCACCAGTAACACGCATGATGTTTAGTGTCTGCCTAAGTTCAGGCCACCACTTCCAGAATGCATCTACATATGGATTTTCTTCTTCACGCTGATATAACTTCATCCAGTCAATATCGCAGCGATGATTCTTTACACTTTCTACTGGGCCGAACTTCTCAATCTCTTTATAGAACTTAGTAGAGTACTTTGGATGACAGTAACCACATTGAAAGTTACACTCGTTACCAAAATTAATCTCAAGATATTCTGGGTTGATGTTCTGGTCCCAGGGTCCTCTGACCGTCTGTTCAAAGCGTTCTTCAGTAAAGATAGAACTGTTTCTAATATGACGATCAGAGATATAGTCTTTGCCAAGTGCTTCAATCTTCCAGCAATATTCGCAACCAGTTGGCTTCTTGCCTTCAAGCATCTCTTTACGCTCAAGTTTCTTGTGCATTGTATTGTGTAATGCAGAAGGATTATCTTTGAGTTCAGCAAAAGGAATCTTGTGTGGTTGTGGGTGATAACAAGAATGTGTTTCGCCAGTTTGTAGATATAATGTCACATGGTGCCACTTAGCCATACAGAATGTAGGAGTAGCCTCGTTCTCTACTCTGATCTGGATATCCTTGATTCTATTGGTTTCGTTTGACATTATTCTAGCGGTACAAACTTGATAGGTTGTTCACTGGCTGTGGGAGTAGATGTTACAATAAAACCATACTTTTCAAAATCAACATGCTTTTTAACTGCATAATGCCCCATATAACTGATAACATAAATTGCACTGTCGATTGATCCAGGACCATTATAATACCAAACATCATTGAAGTTAGTATCCGGAAAGGTGTGTCGCGTAGTAAGAGCAATCTCGTTTTTAGCCCGTTGTAGTTCAACAATATTTTTGATTTCTCGTTTTGGAAATGTTGATAGTACATCTTCTACTGCCTTCCCCACTTCATTTTCAGTCAACGTCATTTCAGATATGCCTATTGCTACTGTATTGATACGAGTAGAAACGTTTAATGATCCGTCTTCATTTGTTGTAGTAGTATAAACTAAGGAATAATAAGCTCTAGGTAATTCTTCTTCGTTTAGTGGTTGATATCCCACATAGTCTTTCCAGTTATTCATACCTTACCATCCTTCTATTTTTCTGATAATGTCCATCTCTTTAACGAGGGGACCCAAGTTGTGCTTGTCAGCATTATAATGCCGCTTGAAGAATGCTGACTGCTTTGCGTCAAGTGTGCAGATGGGTAGACCGAGCTTGTCTTGCAAGTCTTCGCCAATCTCTTCTGCGTAATGAATAGGGTTTGTCTTATGCTTTTCCCATAGTTCAGGAAAGTTGTCAAACCATGCTACGTCTCTGTAGTCCCAGTCTGATAGCATAGTCATATGAGTACCAAGTCTTGCTCCATAAATAGCCCATGCACCGTTCTCTACGTCCATGCCAACATTCTGCCAGATCGTGAGATTGTTTAGATTGCGTGATGCTACTCTATCTTTGAGGTCTTCAATGCTAGGCTTTGCGCCACGATCAAGCACCATCTTTACACCTTCACGGAATCCTGCTCGCCATGCTTGGAAAGGAGTGTAGTTCGGATACGTAGTTGAATAGCAGTCGTACATACTCCAATACAAACTATTAGTAGAATCCATGCAGAAATCTACCGTTGTAGCGTCACTCCCGTCGCTAGTCTCGTGTGTGTGCATATTCGCAACATAAGTCTTAGTCCAGCTTGACATGCCACCATTACCATAGCGTAGTCCATTGATAGAGTTGATCGCTCTCCAACGATACTGTGCTAGATGGTAGCTAGGGTCTTTGTCAGTGAAGTCTAGTTGCAGATTAAAGAAGTTCTCGTTGGGCATGTTGTCACCGTCAATGAGAATAAAGCGTTCAGTCGTTGACATTTCTGCTGCTGCTTTATGTGCTGCATCTGATCCCTTAACGCTATCAACACGAACCGCCCAGGGTACCATGTTCTTAATCTTAAGCCAGAACTCCTCCTTCTGTGGTTCATCATAGGACAGATAAATCACATCAAGATCAGCAATGTCTACTATATTATCTAAGCTCATAGGTCCTTAGTTTCCAATATTTTCCATTTGTTTCAGTAATGATACTGATGTCTTCTACTTCGCATAATACACTTCCAGATTCTGGGTCAAGTTCAATTTGTAGTTTAGAGACAACCGAACCAGTACTAGCTCTAACAAGTCTGCCATCTGCTACTCTGACATCTGGTCTACCTTCAGCGAATGTTAGTGCATCGATGACGATATAGTTACCATCAAGTTTTTCACAAGTATAACAAATGAGATAGCCCTTGTCATCATAGTAGAGTCTAAACTCAGGTGCAATGATTTCTGGGGCTTGCCATACGATTACGTGTTCTTCATCACTCATTTAACATTCTCCAATAATGTATCAGCAAATGACTTGATATGATAGTGGAAAGGATACATTTGAGGAATCGTATTGACTCTTAATGTATGTGGGAGAATCTCGTAGATCAAGGTGTCTGTCCAGTTTTCAGTTGGAAGACCGTTGATGAACTGTTTCATATGTACCATTGACATAAAATCAGCATGAGGCAAAGTGGTATTTTCTACTCCCATCATATGACATGCGAGTGCATACACCCAGTCTGTGGTAGCTTGTTCATCAACGTTACATTTTAATGTATTACGAAACTCTCCCCAGTTTTCAAAGATAGTTCGCACTGTCTCGTAGAACTGTTTGGCTGTATCCGACTTATGGAAATATGTGATACCGTTATAGCAGTTTGGCAGATTGTTATCAACGATGAATCTACGATATGCGTTGATACCCGTTATCTCTTGCTTAAAATTTCTAGCTGTAGTAGATACCACAACATCACGATCTTTCAATATATCCCACCAGAAGTCAATAGACCGTGGGATATACATATCGGCTTCTAACTTGATCGTGTATTCGTACGGACTGCTCTCATATACCTGCCAATCGTTTTGTAACTTCCAATCAGTATCAGATGCTTGATCCCCATATGGAAGCATCTCTGTAGTAATGATCGTTACATTGGCATCTGGCATTACATTCTTGATGCTACGCTCAAGTGCTACAGCACACTTAACATAGTCATCACCTTGAGCCATTATTACAAAACCTTTATCCATGTTTAACATGCTTTAATATAAACCACATCTTATCTGCACTATTTTCAAACTCTAGTATATGCCCACCGAACGGTGCTTCTATCGGGTCAAATACTGGTATCGCCTTATACTTACCTACAAAATCTGGAAAAGCCGTAGTAAGAGTACTTGGGTTAAAATAGCCAAATGCGTTTCCAGTAATATAGGGTTGTACATTTAACATACTAGTCGTCAGTTCCATTAATAATCTCCTTAAATAAATCCTTGTTCATGAGGTGGAAATCCATATCCTTGATAGTGATATACTCTTTGCGAATTTTACCACGCTGCCAGTTGTCAAACATTACTGTATATTCTGTATTGAACTCATCCGTGGTATTCGCATAGATTTGAGTGTTCTTACCGACATGCACTAGGTCCCATGGTATTACATCACTAGGATTAGTACTGTGTCCGTTAACAATGCGTAACGCAAGTGTTAGTGCATAGTCATTACGGTATACACCAGCAATGAATGAATGTATATTAGCATAGTGATCATAGTTCTTCTGAACCATTTCTAGTGATCTAAAGATTTGCTCTGCCCTAGTTGACTTTTTGAATGTAACCACAGTGGCCCACAATGTCTCATAGCTGTATGCTGACAATAACTCTTGCGAAGCATCAGGGTGCATCAAAAAGTTAGTCTTATTGTGACAAGCAAAGTCTTCATATATGTTAAAGGTTGTCAGTAGTTTGTCAGAGTTGATAACGTAATCTACGTCTAATAGAATAGTCTCATCGTATGGGCTAAGATCATAGGCCATGTATCTGCCTTTGTTGATCCACTGTCCCCAATCTCTAAAGTTATCTTTATCGGGTACTACTTTAATCACCTTATCCCAAACATATGTCTCATCATCTGGATACGATTCTTCATCAGTAACAAGCGTTACTGGTAGTCCCAAGAAGTGATTAGCACGTTTGGCAGTGTGTAATGCCATTTCATAGTAGTTATATTTGAGAGAGTTAAAGGCGAACAGTAGTACTCCGCGAGTCATCGTTTACCTTCAAGTTCCTGCCATTCAGTATGCCATTCAAGCATAACGGTCTCATAAGTTTCCCCTAATTTCGTTACTAAAGATTTTGGGTCAACCAATACTGGATTTCCAAAGGTGTCAACTATCACAACTTCACGGGCTGGACTAGCATGTAAGAAAGCAATTGTTTGTTGGTCGGCTTTCCACAAGCCACCTTGTTCTGCTACGAACAGTTTTGCTTCATATTTTTCTTTAAGATATGCTTTAGCGGAGTTGTGATTGAATCTGGCTTTAGCGTCTGCAATTAATGTTTTGGTATCCATCTGATCCTCTTACGAGTATTTATATGGACACTATGTTGCTAGTAAAAAAGTTATACGCCTGACGCAGTACCAGCAAGGGTAACAGCACCCCATGTATTGGCGATGTTTGTTGACTCAGGAGGTACAAGAGTCATAGTAGTTGCAGAACCGGCTGATACAACTAGACCATCAGGAACTTCGTCCCATACTGTGTAGATAGTAATGACTGAACCAGCATCACCGTTTGCACCTTGAGTACCGTTTGATTTGGTGATGAAGCGAATGAATGTACTTAAGTAACCTGCAGGACCAGTTGATGCAAGCTGAGTGAATACGTTAGCATTTGACACTGTTTGTCCGAAATAGCCCTTAGTCGAGTCAATCGTAGGAGCGTTACCGCCGCCGCCTATCTTAGTGATGCCGTTGTATGATACTGCACTGATAGTTTGGGTACCCGAAGTTACTGCACTCATTGCAACCGTACCTACGTTTGATGCTAAGTTGTTAAAGAGTAAGTCGATACCAGTACCTGAAGGATGCGAAACAGTCATCTTGATCTGTCCACCTGAATTAAAGAAATATCTAGCAGCGTCACCGTTTGCAAATGTAGCAGTATGAGTAAAGGTCAACAATGATGACCAAGTTGACGCAAACGTTACAGTGTTTGCAGATGTGCCGCCTTGTGTTGCAGCATTTAATCTTCCAGTATAAATCGATGTCAAGTTAGTTGGAATAGCAGAAAGGTATGTTACAACACCGCCAGCAGCAGGGGCAGTAACAGCAGTGATTGATGTTCCTTGATGAGTCGCAGCAGATGCGGTATTAGAAACAAGAGCCGTCCATTGTGCAGTTGATGCAACTGTTTGTCCTACAGTAACGTTAGCTACCGCAGTTTGTCCATATCCAGCAGTTGTTCCGCCTGTTGCCCATACAGCATTTAATGTACCTGACGTTGTTGTAGGGTTGCCACCGACAAGAGTATTGAAGTCAGAAGCTTGGATTGTACCAAATTGTGCGTAACTCATCTGTGCTTCCTATTAACGAATCGTAACAAAGGCTTCGACGTATCCGAGACCATCTGTGGTTTTTGCTTCTAATGCTCTGCCGATTGTGTTGAACGCAGTCGCTTCACCTACTCTAGCAGCACGAGCGACACCTTCACCTGCACTAACAAGACGTTGACCTTTAGCTACTTTACCAGTTACATTAACAGGAACACGACCAGAAACAGCTACAGCAGGGTGAGTGTCGTTGTTTCCTGCTGAAGAGTTCATAACGAAACCAGCACTATCAGAGATAACACCGAAGACATCTTCAGCGAGTTCATACTTAACAGCAGTAATCTCTTTAATACCACCAATCTGAACTACTGTACCGGCAGAATAGATTTCATCAGCTTCGAAACGTTCGGCCAAGTCAGCGTATGTAGCGTTGAGTCGTGAACCAGCAGTGAGTGACCAGTTACCAGTAATGTTGCCGGCGGTAGTGTTTGCACCAGTAGTAAGAACGATTGCTTGCGTTTGTGTAGTAAGAATGTTTCCATTATAAGTAGGCAAGTAAGAAGCGACATTTGAGTTGCTATATGTACCAGCAAACGAGATCGGAGCACCGTTCGCATACATGTACTTGTCAGTCTTGATACCGTATAAGTTAGCGCCTGCTGAGTTACTGATATAGATACCGCCAGTATCAAATACTACTGCATTCGCACCTGAACCACCTGCTGAACCCGTAACAGTCCAAACACCAGTAAGTGTTCCACCTGATGTTGCTGCACCTGTCGTAATTGCAGTAGTTTTTAAAGTTCCTATATTAGCAGAGGTAACATTTGCATTACCAATATCAGCTTGAATAGAAACAGTTAGGTAGCTAGTTGACATTGCATTTGCGTTGCTATTATTAGTAGCAGAAATATTATTAGCAGTTAGGTTGCCAGTGACAGTAACAGCACCGAATGTAGTCGTTCCGCCTGATGAAGTCGATGTCAATGCTAACCAAGCTAATCCGTTTGATTGTCCGTCAGTAGGACAAACGTACAATGTGCTACTATTAGTGTTGTACCAAAGCTGACCTCTTAGCGGATTAGCAGGTGGAGTGACATCTGCGAAATTTTCAAGCAAATGTACCTGATTAGTGTCAAGCGATTGACCATATCCTGCGTAGTTTCTACCAGGCAACCCTAAAGAGGTACTCGTAGTGTTGATCGTACCGTCAGCAATGGTGGTCAATACCGTACCATTACTTTTTACAATTGTATATGCCATCTTTAAATTGCTCCGTTATCTTTATTTATCATCTTATATAGTTACTAAGTTAGTCAAGCTTTGAATACGAACAGTATAATCGATTTGAATCTGTCTATTCAGTGATTTCTGAACAGGGTGAAAGATTACATGAGTCAGTAATCGAGTGATCGGAATACCATTGCTATCAGTACCGTAATTTGCTAATAAGCCTAACTCATCGAATATGTATGCCGAATCTGTTTGTGTACTATTATCAAATGCGGCTTGACCAGAAGGTTCACCGTAGTCAAGCAAGCATTGTACAAGAATGTCAGTGTACAAGCGACCAGCAGTGTGATAAACTGTCATCTTGTTTCTAGTAGGGTCTAAGTTGAATACGCTAGTATCGTCTACGATCTTAGCGTATGTCTCATTATATAGTGCTGCGTTCTGTCCAGTAACGTTAGGTGGCAAGTAGGTGATAACCCCTGTTTGGTCAACAGATGCACCGCCATTACCAAATGCCATTTGATATATTTCACCGTAGCCACGACTACTAAGCGTATCTGCAATCGCTACCGACATATTTTCATAGTTGATCGCATTCTTCTTGTCTACAAAGATTTCCCCGTTGTTGGGGTCGTAGATTTTTAGGAAGCCTTCAACCTTATAAGATAATGTGATCAAAGACATTAGTCGTCCCCTCTTTTTTGTACAATGACTTCCTTCGTGTTTGGATCAAAAATCTTTACGCCAGACGAGAAATAGAAACCACTAACCTCATTTGGTTTGCGTTCTGGAATGTTAGGTTCACTGTTCGAGTTATGCTTGTTCATCTCTTTATTTATCATTTAGGTTATGTCCACATGCAAGAATTGTGCAGGTACTGTATCACTGATCTGCAATGGATCACCATCTGTCACGTTCCAAACATTTGAGTTCCATGTTTGATCGTAGTAAGCAACTGGTAGTTTATTGGCTGAAAGTAGACCGTACACTTCACTGTACTTTGCGATTACCGACTGAACACCTGTACCGTTAGCACCGCGTTGTAAGCCACTAAGTGTATTGGTAGCAAAGTTAACTGTGCTAAACTTGATTTGTTCACCGTTGATCAATATAGTGTTACCCTCAAGTGTAGTGATTGTCAATGAATCTCCGCTAGAGATATAAGCACCTGGCGTAATCTTTAGGACAGGAGATAACTCTTCCACTACAACTTTATAGTACAAGCTACTGATATAATTTCCTGTTCTATTGTTTAGCACTGTTGTTCCTGCCATTGTTTGTTTATCAACTGTCATACCTATACTATAGTAATTATCTACGATATTAGGCGCAGTTGTATTTTGAACCACAATATTAGTTACTGTACCAATGTCTTGAACTTGTATCTCAGTACTTTGTTCGTATAATGCATGAGTCAACCAAGTTCTTGTTTTAGTATTTGCTCTATACACTGACGCTTCTCCGGTCGGATCGACAAAGTTGATGTAAGTTTCTTGATCTGGCGTTCCATGTGTTATCATGCTTGTGATTATGACTTCATCACCTGGCACGATCTGTGTTAGGATACTTAGCTCATTAACCGGATTTACTTTTAACTTAGAAGAAGGAACACGGGTGCCATTTAATGTTACCCATAAACGATCTACGTTGATCTGACTCCATTGTGCTACAGTCATTATGCCAGTAGCTGTAGTTAATGCATATGCATCTCCACCTTTTGTAGCCGAAACTGTAAACGAAGTTGAACTTAAGATTTCTTTAATATAGTATTCAGTCGCTTGAACTAGACCACCTAATATTGCAGTTCCGTTTAATGCTCCGGTTACAGCAAAGTAAACTGGAGTGTCAACTACTAACTTAGAAGTACTTGCACAAGTGATTGGATATGCGTGATATGTTCCAGTAAGAGTTGTTGCTGAAGTATTTTGATATTTGTCAACCGTCCAAGATAGACCTGCACCTCCAATAATAGTTGTATTAGGTAGAATACCTGATCCAGTAACTACCATGCCAATTCTTATTGGGTCACCAGTAACCGATCCAAACGTCATAGTGTAACCAGTTATTATACCAGAATTGATAGTAGAAATGCTACTATCATTGGTAGTGGCAGTCGCTGTTGTATTATAGATTCTAAATGTTCCTGCTCTCCAAACATAGCCTCCACCTGTATATGCTGCAATAGTAGTTACAGGATAGTTTACTGCGCCGAATGCCGGATCATATGGTTGGGTATATAGATCAAATGTGTAGTCGTCAATAATGTGAACATAATATGAATTATTGTTAAGTTGCACTGATCCAGTTGTACCATCAATTCTAGTTAGAATGTTTTCAGTTAGATTATGCTTTATTGTAGTTACCACTCTAACAGCAGGGGTTCCTCCTACTATAGTTTGTAGGTTGCCTGTACCTGTTGATAGATTCACTATAACTCCGGCAGCATTTTTTATCTTGAAAGTAGTGGCGCTCAAGATACTATCTATAAAGTAAACAGTTCCGTTAACTTGTATCCCGCCAAACGTTACCCCTTTGAACTCTACTGTTTGATTTACAACGAATCCTGCTGTATCACCACATGTAATGACTTCAGTTGTTCCGTCTGTAGCAGTTGAATATGTGACTGCGACGGGACCAGTAATGTTGTTAGTTATAGTTGATATCGGGGTAACAAGAAGTCCGTTTGACTTAGATGTCATTGAACCTGTTGCATTTGTTAACTGGAATATTTCGCCATCTACCAATTCAGAAATAGTAAACTCAGTTGAGTTCAAAATCTGAGAAACATAGTAAACTTGTCCTGCAACAACGCCACCAATAGTAGGAGCATCAAATGCGATTGATCCATTGATAGTAAGAGAACTTGTATTTCCCGACGATAGCGTTAACCAACTATAGTTTTCGTCAAACGATATCACGCTAGGAGTGTTTTGATCGTATGACTGGGCAGTAGGAGTATTTTGGTCAAACGTACCAGTAACGTGAGTAGTAGTTCCTACGGTCAATGAAGTATACGCAGATCCAGGTGAACCTGTAATACCGAACTGAGTATTCAAATATTGTCTTGAAGTATCATTGAACGTAGTCACAGTTACAACCGAGCTAGCAGGTGGAGGACTATTGAATAGAATAGTATTGGTACTAAAGTTTATATTATAACGTGAACTTGTTACACGCACTCCGTTGATTTCGACTATCGCGTTCTGTGCATTTTCTTGACCTATATAGTTATCTAATATATACGATGCAGTAGAACCGTTACCTGCAAACACTTGAGTTTCAGGAAGAGTATAACCATATTGAACGGGAACAGTTTCACCGAACATTGAGTATGCTAGATAGTCAGTTGCATTAGTATATGTGTTTGTCGCGAAGATGATTCTTGCAGCAAAGCCATTTGGTTGAATGCCGAATGCATAGTCATTTGTGATGATTTTTGCACTTCCAGTTGCATCTGCTAATACCAAAGTGCTTCCGCCCGGTGTAGCAGAAATAGTAAACTTAGATCCACTAACGATTGATTTGATATAATATCTCGTGAATGGTACGATATCATTGCCGAACATTGTCTGACTAAACGTGATTGGATTATTCACAATAAATCCACTAGTCGAGTTTGTAGTGATCGTGTTTGTGCCTGAAGTAGTTTTAGTAACGACTGTAGTTCCACCTGGAATCAACTTTGTACCATTGTGATAGACGATAGGAGTAGACCATGTTGTTCCAGTACCATTCTGTATGTTTACAGTCATTGAACCAGTTGCATCTGATAAGTTATACACAGGACCAGCTAGACCGGCTCCAGAGATAAACGAAGCAGAAACAGTAAACGAACTGGTCGCAGCACTGATTGACTTGACATAGTAGGTAGTATCTTCTACTAACCCACCGAATACTGCACCACTGAAGGTTACTGGGATATTCAACGAAAGTTTGCCAGTGTCGTCGCATAAGATACGATCTGTACCACTGTAGGTTTCTAATGCAGTGATAGTTACATCGAACGTTTCAGGTCTGATTACTCCGCTACCTTCAGTGATTGTCGCACTATAGTTACAGCTTAAGTAGATATCATTGAAGCCAGAACCTGTTACGCTAATTCTAATAGGATCAGTATCAGTATTAGACTTAACGATTTGGTTCCCGTTGCCGACTTCGTACACATCAATTCTTAGCTTTTGCATCGCAGGAGAAAATGCGAGCGGAGTAGCAAGCGTGATTGTTTTGTTGATCCAGTTAACTGTATATGCTGTTGCAGGAAGTGTTGTCCCACAATAGTCAGTTGAATCAAGAACCTGTACCGCTATTTGAATAGGATACTGAAGTACATTGTTAAAGCTGTATACGGTTTGTGTTCCTGAAGTAGGTGATAGTTCTACTGATGCAACGTTATACCCACTGTGTGAATATTCTGTTATTGGCCAGTTAGTACCTGGTGATGTAATAACAGTCATCGCTAGATTATCAGTGATTACACCAGGTACTAACTCTTCTGGTCCGTAACCATACGAGAAGTCTGCACCTTTAACAGTATAGATAGCAGGAGCATCAACAAAGACTGAAGAGTTGATCCAGTTTGAAACTGTTATGACTATACGTGTTCCACCGCTACCAAGATAGGCTATTGTTTGTCCTACTGGATAACCTGTACCCGGAGTTGTTATTGAGATGACTCCCCCACTTACACTACATCTTGCATCATTAGCACCGTTTCCAGCAGTGATAACAAGATTTGATTGACCATTGAACCCTGTAATAGTGTCATATTGTATAGCAGAAATAACTCCGCCTAAAGTTAAGCTATTGCTAGTCAATATAGTATCGTTATCGCCAGTCACTATATATGTGCCGTCAGCGTATGTTACGCTGTTTAGGTTTTCAGTAGTACCTGATAATCCTGCAGTCCAAACATTACCATCAGTTGATGTCTTGATGGTGCCTGAATCACCTACTGCTACCCATACTCCATCTGGATTGATGACACTACGTAATGTTGCCGGAGTAGGATCAGTATCATCATACACATTCATCATTGTTTGTGCGACAGGAGAACCAGTAGTCAAGTCAAATAATGTTCCGCCCGATGTTGCTGAAAGCTCCACTTGCGTTGCAGATACGATAGTTTTTACGTAATAAGTTGTTCCTGCTACGATTGACGAGAATGAAGCACTGAAACGAACTGTTTGATTTAGTACTAAACCAGAAGTATTTGTTACGTTTAATGTGTCAGTTGCTGCGTTAACTGAGGTGACTGTCACTTCAGTTATTCCTAACCAACTAGCACCATTCAAGCTCGTATATACAATGCCCGATTGACCTACTGCGATCAACTTACCTGTACTCTGTTCTACTGCTACACTGTACATTCCTTTCGGAGTAAGTGACGCAACATCATTCCAATATTCACCAGTTGTGCTGTACGAGATTATGTTTGTAGGTACTAACTCGGTTACACCAGTTGTATAGTCTGGACGTAGACCAGAACCTACAGCAACATATCCAGTGAACGAAGCTGAGTTGACGTTAGTAACACCGTAAAGTTCAATATCATAAGTTGGATTATACGTATAGACAGTATTCCAATCAATAGTGTTAGTGCTCCTCATGATAGAGCTACCTACTGCGATCCAACTTGCACCGTTATATCCAAATGCTTGTACAGTAGAAGGGGCAACAGTTAATGCAGACCATGTTGGATCTAAGTTGTATTCACTTCTAAAGATAGGAGTAGCTGTATTAGTTGTGCCGATCAGATAAAAAGCAGATGTATTGAATATTGAAGTTGCATTAAGATTGGAACTAGTTAACTTAGTGATATCCCAAATTATGCCATCATTACTCTTTAATATTCCGGTGTAGTCTGGTAAATTAGCAACAGCATAATATATACCTTCTTTATAAGCTGACGCGACTGTATTTACCTGTGTTGGGTAGAATGGGCGATCTTGCAATATAGTGTCAAGAGTAAACTGTTGAGAAGGTTCGAATGCATTACCTTTATAAGTTGAGTTAGGATAAGTTACACCCTCAAACAACTGAGTCAAGTCGAGACCAGGCATGTTGATGGTTGGCTGATAGTAACCAATAGTTCTATCCATAGCATTCATTCTGCGATCACCTGAATCAAGTTGTTCCCATTTACCAAGAACAAAAGTGTCATCATTGTTTGACACAACGCAGACATAGATTCGGTTGTTGAAGCGAACGATTGACTGATTGAAGTAGAATGGCTCTGCTAGGAATGCATAACTGCCAGGAGTTGTCATTGTAAAGTCAACTGCAATGGTTGTTACCATTGTTACAATAGTTCCAACATCACCTGGGTTTGTACAAATTCTAAACTGAGTTGCGTTCGGTATATCATATATGTAATATGTTTCACCAGCAATGATGTTTGTCAAAGATGTTTGTACAGTTCCGGTGAACACGACAGCATCATTTACCGCAAATATACTTGTATCAGCAACAGTTAATCTATTGTTAGATGAGTTGATGTTAGTTATTTTCGCTGAAGTAAAGCCCACATAGCCGAAATCAATACCACTTACCGGAACTGTCATCAATGCATTTGAGTAGACACCGAATGTATTTGGTGATCTAACCTTGAGATAATATTGTGCGTCCGTACCGGGAACAGTTCCTGCAGGAATAACGTGAGTGATAGCACCAGTTGAACTGATTGCACTGACTGTTAGAGTGACATCGTTAGTAGGGCTAGTACCACCGACTGCTGTGCCTGCGATTGCAATCGTGTTATTAATCGCAAATCCTGAACCGGCAGATGAGATGATTGCACTGTATCCGCCTGCCATATATGAAAGATCGAACGAAGGTGTACCTGTCACATGTTGTGTTAATGTTGTGCCTATTCCATTTGAAAGTGCAACAGCAGGATTGCCCAATATGTTAGTTACAGTGATGTACGGCTCACCTGTACCTAACATAATGCCACCTTGATTCGTCAATACAAAGGTTGAACCATTCTTAATCGCACTGATAGTAAATGTTGTGCCGCTAGGAATAGTACGAACAAAGTAAGTAACGCCGATTTCAATTCCGCCCAATGAAATACCAGAGAATACGATAGGCATTCCTGCATATAACGAAGCAGTAGAATCACACGTTAATAGATTTCCAGTTGATGACGCAAAAGAAACAAGAGTTTGAATATTCGGTAATGGAATATACTCGCCCGGGTGATCTACATCTGGAATAGGCATTCCTGAATAATCAACTACGTAGTAAGTAGTGCTTGCTGGTATTCCACCGGTTGACGTACTTAGTTGGAATGGCATATTAGTATAGAACAAATCTGTGCCGCCCGAAAGTTCGCTGATTGCCAATCTATTAACAGATGTGATACTCGCTGTTACTTGTCTTTCTAATAGATTAGCAATGATTCCTGAACTGATATTAGGATATTGAACAGACGATGAGTAAAGGGTAAACAACTGCCCGTCCACTTGTCCAGGACTTACTGGCAGAGACACGTTCATCGTCATTGAACCTGATGCTGTAGTTAGTTGCAATACATCTTTCTGATTGGTAACAACTGCGGTTCCGGTAGCATTAGCTAAAGTAAATACTGCACCGTTGACTATTGTAGAAATAGTCATTTGAGTTGGGCTAATGATTTGACTGACATAGTAAGTAGTACCAGATACAATATTACCAAACGTAGCTACTGATGAACCTGAAATCACCATTGTATTGAAGATGATCGGGTCGTTAATAGTAAAGCCATCAGTTGAGTCTACTGTTATTATATTAGTTGAAGTAGTAGTGGCAGTTACCATGGTGGTCACTGGATCAGTATGTAATGACATAGTGAATGTTTCGTTATCTACTACTGTAGTGATATAGTAGGTTTCATTTTCTACTATATTGCCGAATACTTTTCCAGTAAAGAAGATAGGCAAATTAGTGTAGAACCCACGTGTCCCACCTGTTCCGATTAAACTCATTGGTACAGTAAGATAGTTTGTTGTTTTTGCAGTGTTGGTCACTTGAAGAATGCCAGGATAGTTTACAGTCAATACCGCAGTATCCGTCACTTGACCAGTATAACAACCTAAACCTGCTGCATTGATGGTAGCAGTAGTTAAGTTTACAGCTGGTCCACTGCCATCTTCGTTGAGTGTTAATTGGAAATCAGTGCCGTTAACAATGTTATGTACATAATAGATTTGATTTTCTATGATGCCACCGGCAACAGCTCCGGCAAACTTTATCGGCATGCCAACATAGAAACCAATAGTAGTACCAGATGCGTTCACTTCATAAGAGAATGGGTTACCAATACCGTCTAATGGTCGCAAACGAACGATGTCATCTGTTCCACCGACTGTGCTATACACACTACGAACAAATGATGACCAAGTAAGATTTCTATCGTTATTGACTTTAGCGATTTCAAACAATGTACCTTGAGCACTAGCTAAAACTGTATTGATATCAGGTTGAGTACTTTCAAGCAACAGCGATGAACTAGAAGACGTAGTGGCCACGCTGTAGTTGCCAGCAAAGAAAGAACCATAAAATGCGCCCGTCTTCCAATCAACGACCTGAGAAGTATAGGTGGTGCGGTCAAACTTGATAGAAATGCTATTTTCTCTGATCGGTTTAGCACTCGTAACAGCCGACGCTCTTGCGCCCAAGTTTAATGAAACATTACCGATGCCTTGATAGTACAACATGATTCGATCATGGTCATTTATTGCATTGCTGTAATTCTTATATAAAGCTACTATAGCTGTTGGAGTGTCTTCCAACACATTAATATAATACCATTGATTGTCTGCAAGAAGTCCCACGCTAGTACCCGTAATCACCTTATATTGTAGCATATCACCTGTTCTCAAGTTAGGAGCATACATGGTAATAGTGTGAAGACTAGAATTTACAGCAGTTGTATCGAAATAAATCTGCTCAGCAGGTTCAATAATGATTTCAGGAAGCACTGCATAACCTTGTCCTGGATTAACCAAGTTTACACTGAGTACCGAATCAAGATTCATAACAGCTTCAAATTCAGCAGGTACAGTTGGTTCAGGATATTTACCAGTATCGATGTACGCAGTAACGCGAGGAGGATTTGAATATCCTCGTCCTCCGCTTAATAGCAATACTGCCGGAAGATCCATGATGATCGGGGTTCCGGGAATATGATCTACTACTGCGGTACCGTTAACACCTCTAATCAATCCCGATATCTTATTCAATGCACGATCTACTAATGAGTAACCAATTTGCTCGGTACCGATCATCATAACGCCATTGATTGGGAAACCTTGTGCATTATCAACTAGTATGTACTTAGAGCTACGATTTAGATACGATGTTAGTGTAGTGATATTATAGTTTTCTTGTCCTTCGATAGAAACACCGTAGTTTGCGAACCATTGCGAATACGGAGCAGTAGACCAAATGTTGTCGCTTAACGCAAACTCATATTGATTTTCTGGAACTCCATATACAAGTTCAGGAGTAATAAACTCTTGATACGCCGAGTTATAAGTTGCAGGAAGATCAAAGTCAGTGATATCACCCTCAAATACTTCAGCACCAGTATACTTAAACAAGAAATCCTTGATTACCACGTGATATGGTTTTACTTCGTTAATATATCCTGCTAAAAACTCTTGATTGTCAGTCTTAAAGACTTCGTATGGCTTCAACTCGCGAATAGTGTGTGCGACATCTACCAATGAAGTCTTGTTCAACCAAGGTAAGAAGTTTTGAGATTCAGCAGTTTCACTCTGAATATATTCAAACAATAGAATCAAGCTCTTATTACGATAGATCAACAAATCTTGAATATAGATTTGCTCATTAAGAGCACGAATGATATTGCGAGTTTCTTCACTTGGATACTCATCGAACGGAGAAGTATCAAAGAAGTTTCCACTGAATCCTAATTTACCTGCTGAGTAATCCCAAAGAGTATTCTTGAATGCAATCGTACCTTGTGCAAGACCGATACGTGTCCATACACCGTTGCCGTCATAACGATAAACTTCAGCTTTACCTGCACCGTTTTGCATTACCGTGACAATAGTGTTGATAACTACATTCAACGATGACAGATCAGCATATATAGGAACTTGAGACGATGACTTTGTATTGTTGTCGTACCCAGTTGCCCACCAGTTTACATATTCCCAATAATCAGGAGTGTTGAAGAATTCACCTGAGGTAAATAAGAACGAAAGTTCTTCTCTAAGTTCAGTAATTGGATATTGTGCTAGTATCGTATTGGCATATGACAAATAGTTGTCAAGTGCCATAAATCTATTATAGAATAAACTCTGTCTTGGGCGAGCAAGCACACCTGATTGCACTGCAAACGGTAGATAAGGATTAGGAACAACTTGTCCTGCACCGTCTGCACCAGATAAACTGTCTAATAGTTTAGCATATAGTCCTTCGGGGTGACCGTACTTACTATAAGTAGTTTTACCGTCAATTGATGCATATGTCAATGTGTCAGTGATACCTGGGATGCCTGGCAAGAAGTCATCTGCATAATCTTCTCTGATAAGTGCAAACTCTTGGTGAGATACATCATCAGTTGTGCCGTTAGCATATCCGATATGGAATACAGTATCATTCGCGTTGAAATAGTCTCCTGCATTATACATAGCAAACGTGTTCGGAAGTAACGGTGCCATGTATGCGATACCTGAAGCTGCTGGATTAGCAATATACGATGCTACTACATTATCAGATAGTGTTTTACCGGTTTGAGTAAAGATGACATTAGTGTTACGAACCCAAAAATAGTAGATAGGAGATAGTACATCTGATGAGTTTAGTACGGCGTTAACACAGAACTTGTTAATGTCAAGCGGGACGCCAGGACCTTGATAGTTTACAGGTGGAATGAAACTTGCGATCCAACTATAAACTGCAACGTCTGAACCAGGGAACAATTGTCCCCAATGCTTGCTATTGTATACGACATCATTTTGATGATAGTTGACGAAACGAGTATTAGCAGTATTGAACCAAAGCATACCCACGTGATCAGCACCCCAAATATAATTGGTTGGTGCATTTACATCACTGTTGTACTTTGCAGGATCAACGCTTGTTACGAAGTCAAGGTTTTCGCGAGCCGCGCCTAGAATCTTACCTTGCAATGGATCAATGTAATCAAAATTTATAAGAGTATTATTTGTTGTTGCACTAAACAGTTGAGTGTTTTGAATCTTCTCAATATCAACAACAGCCGCTGACTGTCTGAATATAGCCCAGTCAGTGATTCCTGTTGCGTTATTGTAGACAGTAACCTGTCCGCCGACTGAAGCTGGCAAATAGTCAGGTGCACCAACGACTACAATGTTATCATTGAACTCAAGTGCGGCACCATAGTTTGGATTATAACCATAATCAGTTGAAGTATTATTTACGCTTTGTGCATATACGTATGCGCCAGAAGTAATAACGCTTTCGTTATATTCTTCTAGATAATCAAACATGTATACTGCACCAGCATTTGGATATGATTCTACAAAACGAGTTGCATTATTATCAAACACCGTATCATTGTCGAAGTTTTCATCATCAGTGAAGTCAAATACTGTACCTTCATAACGAGTTCCTGCAGGAGCTGAAATCAATACACTATCAAACTCGTTATATTTGATGTTAGTTCCGAACTGTGATGGTCCTTGGGTATGTGGACACTTGATGATCTGAGTATTCGTGTAAACTTGAATACCAAGTTGAGTTAGAGTAGTCGTATCAAACGCAGTGATTACTAATTTATCATTTACCTGTGCAAGTGTAGTATCAATCAGTTGAATGATCAACTTGTTGTCAGCAGTTGCGGTTGCTTGAACATTAATAATCTGGCTTTGATTGATTGCTTTAGCAATCACTGTAGCGTTGCCGATAGGTAGATAGGTCAAATAACCATTGATCAATACTTGAGTTGGTGCAGTTATATTACACACTGCTGCACCTACTACTAGACCATATCTTGCGCCGCCGTTAGTAAATCTATATGCAGCACCTTCTTGGTCAGCAGTATCAATTTCAAAAGGTGAACCGATGAGAATATCAGTGCAACGACTTGTACAATCAATCGCATAACCAAAATGTGCACCTACTCTATCGGTATATTTAGAGTTGAATGTTTGAGTTAGGTAGAACTGATTATCACTTACATTGATGATATCACCTGCAAATGTTGTTCCATAATATACAAAGTTGCTACCGATTACACCATAGTTGTTGTCATCAACCATGATACCGTTAATTTGAACATAGAGGGGATCAACTTGAACATAAACTGAGAATGATAGACTTGATGCATTTTTTAACTGCACCGCAGTAGTTGAAGAACGCGAAAGCTTGATTGAGATTTCGCTACCTGAAATACCGTGAATATAATAAACTTGAGTAGGAGAAACATTACTATCGCCGAATGTTGCGCCTGCAAAGACAACAGGATCGTTCACTGCAAATCCAGTCATTGATCCGCTACAAGTAATACGATTGGTAGATGCTGATGTCGCACTTGCTGTTCGTGCAGTTCCAGCAGTAGGAGTCCAACCTAACTTATAAGTTTGTGGTTGATTAGGCAGGCTGCTAGACTGTACGTTAAAGTTTTGTACTGTTCTTGTAAACGCATATGCTTTACCCCAGTCAGTGATAGTCGCACTGTAATCTACCTCTGGTGCGCCAACTACCAATACACTGCTATCGCTACCAGTCGCGATTGCTTTACCGAAACCATCACCTAATGTAAGACCATATGATGCACCGTCAATTATAGTCGATTGACGATAAGTGATTTGGGTAGCAGTACCATTACCTGTGCCGACACCAGTCGCGACAAATGTAATGCCTATTTGGTTGTCGATTGCGCCGATCGCAGTAAAATCGGTAGTGCCAACTGACGTGATGATATAAGTTTGACCAACAACAAAGTATCCTGCATTTAGTTTGATTCTATCTTGACGATAAACATAAACTTTGTTATTAGCTGAATCCGACACATACAACCATCTAGCATCGTCTGATAATGCTAACTTGCTACCCCAGTTTGTTACTCCACCTGGAGCAGCTATTGGAGTCTGGTAAGTTACGATGTCATCTGACACAACAGTATTGTTCAACACATAGATGTAAACTTTAGGGGAACCGCTAGTTGGTTCGGATACTACGTAAATGTTACTTGCTTGTGCATAAACGATGGTAGAACCAAACGAAGTTGATCCAGTTTTTGTTTCAGCAAGTGCATATGTTTCAGTGAGTGCATCATACGCATATCGATATAGTTTGCCTGCGGCAGCATCACTTACCAAATAACCCATTTGAGGAGTATAAGCAACTGCTGAACCTAATGTAGTTGTACCTGATTTTTCAAGTTCAGTTTGATATAGATAGTTAATACTCTTGCGATACACTGCCCAGTTACCGTCGTTGTTGGTATCAACCCAAACAGTATTCTTGATGAACTCATTTTCAGTTAAATCAAGTGCAGCAATGTCAGCAGGTGTAGCCACACGTTGCGATTCGAACTTCATACCAATACCACGACCTTGAATGGCTGAAGTGCCGCTCACGTTGGCAGTTAGATTAATTAATATCTCTGTCAAACTAACAATTTCGGTTACGATATAATACCCGTTGATGTTGTCTGCAAAATTAATGATTGACATAGGATCGTACTTGGACAAACCATGAGGTGTGCTAAATGTAACAGTAGCAGTTGCATTCAGATTATTTCTAACTTGAACAACTTGTCCAACTGGCTTCCATCTGTAAACTTCCCAACGTTCTTTGAAGTTTGCGAGCCACATGTACTCGCCAACGTAGAAACTTTGAATAGGAACTGTGATGCCGTTTCCGTCTACTGCGAATGGCAGACCAGAATAGAAATATGATGACATCTTGACATCGTTAAAGTTCACGTAACCTGCACTTGGGTACAGATATGTATGAGGCTCAGCATTAGTGGTGCTTAGTATATTAGGAGAATCTATTGTACTACCATAGTTAAACAAGCTGTAAAGTGGAACTTCTTGCATAGAGCCAACCGTATATGTTCCCTCAGTCAAGCTTACGATTGATGGATTACCAGTCATGTACTCTTGATTGACTTTGAACTCAACGAAGTTTTCGTTTAGTACGCCACCAAACTTACCAGTCTTGATAGACCAGTTTTCATATGCATCGTACTGAATACCCCCTTGAGGTAGATTAGCTCCCTTGAACGCATTAATTGAATTGCGAGTACCCTTATTCTTGATTAGGTTCTTATAAACCTGAACCTGAGCAGTATCAGTTAAATCAACTAAAGCAAGGTAATCTCTTGGGCGATATCCTATCAACGAGAACGACAATAGATCAGCGTCTTGTTCAAGATTTGCTTGATTGACATCATAATACAACACACTTTCGTATGCACGAGTTGACGGGTTTGATAATAATCCTTTTTGAATATTAGCGTAGTCAACTTCTTTCCAATCTTGATCATTAAACTTGATAGTAGGTTCAATAACCTTCAATGCTGTCCAATACTTGTTCTTGTACTTAACGATTACACCCTTAGTATACTTAAGATTACCGTTCCACTCTTTCACGTTATCTTGATTAAGAATGAATCCATAAGCGTTTACAGTACCGTTCCATTCAGCAGTCTTCGTGCCTCGAACACTAATACGGTTTTGACGAAGACCAGTCGTAAGATTATAGATGACATCATTGAACATTGTCACATTATCAAATACGATACCGTGCTCAAAGTTACTAATATTAAACTGTGCGTATGACATTGCATCACCGTCGCTTAACGTATGAGCACTGAATAATGTGCCGTCACGATTTACGCACAGGTCCTTTAAATTGATAGGATATAGGTTCTGATTCAGAATGAAGTTCTGTTGTTGGATGGTCAGCGGCTGCACAATCGCACTAGGTGGATTGATCTGCATCTTAGTTGCTGCTGGATTTACCGTAATGATGCTGCCATCTTCCCAACCAGTTTGAGTCCAATACAAGAATTCATTAACCATTTGAGCCCAGGTGATAGGAACTCCATTTTGAATCTCATCAAACATCATTCCTTTAGATTCAAGATTTTTGCCATAACTTACTAAGAACTGAGCAACATCTTGTGTACTGTAGAACTTAGTACCATACGGTACTAATGTAACAGTTGTTCCATAATCTTTGGCAAGCTTTACCGTTTTATTTTCTACTGTAAGTGTTTCCGTTTGTCCATTATATCTAGGATCTAGTGTTTCAAAATAAGCAACGTTCTGTGAGTTGCCGAATACTGTCCAATAGTCTTTGTTTTGCTGAATGACAACACCACTAAACATAAGTTGATCGAAGGGTTGATTCTCGTAAAGTAATACTGAATAGCTTTCGTCTGGAATTAGAAGAGAAGCATTTCTACTGTTCGGTGATGCTTTTTCAACATAAAACTTAAGAAGGGTCTTGTCGCTATAACCTGCAAGTCTATAGACAAGTCTAACATCTAGATTGTTAAGCAGAGTCGTAATGTTGGTTGTCGCGTCAACGCCCTGTTGCTTTTCGTAGTCAACAATCCAGTTGATGTAAGATGTCTTTGCAGTACCGTTACCATAGATTTCAATGTTAGATGGCACTAAGTGACTGCGATCATTGACCAAATATTGATTAAACTCTGCATTGTATTTGTAGTTGTCTAAATCAACTGCTAAGTTGAAGAACTCAGCAGGACGAGTCAACGCAAAGATGCGAGTTAGGTCGAACGGGTAAGTTGAGCTACGACGATAGCTAAGTTCAGTAGGAGCATCGTCGCCTACTACCCAATCTTTGTTGAATGTACTTGGGTTGTAATTACCTACGATAGAAATCAATGGTGAAAGAAGAGCGCCTGTTGAGTCTACTGGAATAATATTTGACAACCCAGGACGAGCAAGTTCAGGTTGAATATACGGATTCCCGTTATTCCAAATCAAGCCTAGTTCTAAGTCACCCCAAAGGACGCCGTTGTCGCTTGTATATGGTGCCGGACCATATCGTGCAGTCCACCAAGTTGGCATGTTAGCAAATGCAAGCATTTCCCAAGGAGTTTCATTTGGAGTTGTAGTATCATAGAAATACTCATAAACACCTCTCCAATATCCCTGCTTGATTGGAGTTTGATCAAGTTTGTTTGCTGAGTTAGTATAGTTATAACTAAATTCGTTGTTCTTCGTGAAGTATTGAGTCTTATAATCTAAATGATTTTGCCCGATCCAGTTCAAGAAGGAAGTGCTATAGATATCTAAGAAATTATCCCAAGAATACGTTGGGTTCCTAAAATACCCAGGCACAACTTCGTAACGAGCAATTGGAACCTTAGCACTTAATTTAAGATTGTTGTAAACTCTTAGTTCAAATTCTAGTAGTGCTTGGTCTCTGAAGTCAATAAGCACACCTAATGTTTCATTGTAGTCGCCGTATAGCTTATTAAATGATCCGTCATGTCCCTTGATAAAATAAGTAGGAACCATATAGTCAGAATCAAGAACAACAGTAGGCTCAAATGCAGGATATACACCTAACTTAGTAGGAGTATTAGGAACATATGAACCGTATGTTTGGTTATATTCCTTGATTGTTATCTGATCACCGGCTTGCATTGGAAGAATGATTTCAAGAGACGGAGAATCGGCACTAATAACATAATCAACATTAACAGTCAATTGTTTTTGTACTAATACATTGTCAACAGTTCTTGACAGATATACTAAAACACCATCATAGTTTGCACTACTAAAATTATAAATCTTACTTAGTGGATAGAAAGTGTTTTCAAGGGCATTATTAAATATATAGGTGTTGCCAATATAAGGTGACTTAGATGGTAACATGTCTGACCAAAAGAATGCATTGATTTGACTTTTAGCCGCAGTGATTTGATCTAATGCATCGTCAAGAATCTGCGACGGGGCATACCGCTGTACGTAGTCAGAGTTTTGAACGGTGTCAACTAATAACTGCTTGAACTTAACGTATTCTCTGCTATTAAACAACAATGCATCAAATAAGTTATGCTCTTGATTGCGTAAGAATGCTCCAGGAATAGCTAGTGATGCTGAGTTTTGAATGATCTTTGTGCCGTAAGGAACTAGATCACCGCAATCTCTGTAGTTGTTTGCACCAAAAATAGAACCTGTTGTATTAGGAGCATTAATAAAGATATCTTTATACTGTGCTCTAATGTCTCCGATATTTGCAGTGGTCAAATCAGCATTGAATGGGTTATTATTTAGGTTATTAGGTACACTATAATATGCAACATTACTTACTTGATCACTCAATACTTGAATCTGTACTACAGTATCCACAGTAGGGAGATCACCTAATAGGGTAATAATAGTGGTGTTTGTTCCGATGTCAACCTTATAAGTATCTGAATTTTGGTATACATTATTAATATACACTTGTACTCTTGGCCAACCTTTTTCTCCAGTCGCAAGATTAGCAAGTGCTGCGATATTACATGCAAATGTTGCATTAGGAGCAGATGCTACATAGTTGAAACTAAAGTTTTGATATTGTATACTAGGTGCAATAGCAGTTTGCCAACCTAATTGTCTTATGTTGGTAGTAGCCGATGTGTAATTATACACATAACCAATATTTACCTTACTATTGATAGGGGCACCGTTGCGTACATAATCAAACGTATCTAAATTGAATGAAATGTCAAAACTGATGTCCCCTACATTATCGAACGAACTATAACGAATTGGGAAACCTAAAACAGTATCTTCAGTACCAGAGCCATATCCATATGCAAACAATTTGCATCCTGCAAACGATGTACTTTGGTAGATATCAGTATCACCTAAACTGATTCCGTTCTCATCGAATATGTCAAATAATGGAGCTTGGTTTAAGTTAGTTTTTTGCTGAGATGCATTCCAGTTTAGGCCGTCAAAGTGAAAGCTTAAACCTTGATTTGTAAATCCACGTGTTACTACTATTTGACTATCGGGTAAACAGACCCCATCTTCAGCCAATGTTAAAGTAATAACAGGAGCAGAGAATGGAGTTATAGATGAGAAATTTGCAACATAAATCTTGTTACGAATACTTACTTCAGTATCTGCTGCAAAGACTACTCTTGCGCCAGGAAACAATCCATAGTTGTTTACAGTAGTGTCAGATGCTACTATAGATACCGAAGTTCCTCCTACTATCTGTTGCGGTGTCTCCCAACTGATCGTTAGAGTTAATGTGGTTGTTCCTGAAATATTAGTAATCTGTGAGTTGGGCGGCAACAAATTCAATGAATCTGCTATGAACATATAGTTAACCAAACTACCTGTCACTGCACTTGCAGGTACAGTGATAGTAGTTGAAGTAGTTAACGGAAGACCTTTACCCGTTCCAGTACCTGCGACAGCACATAGAACAGATTGACCGACATAGTAGTATTGATCTATAGTGCCTGCTACTGTATTCCAATTTGTTGTGCCGACCTCAGTGATCTTGTAAGTAGTGCCAGGCACCATTGCTGATGCAGCAATCGGAATTACTGAACTTGCAGTAATAGTTGCTGTATTGGTAGAATACACTTGAACGTCAGGATAGTAGTTTAGTGATCCTGACACAGTTGATAGTGCGTCAGTTGTGCGATAATCAATAAAGTCAACTGGGTTTTTACCAATAATGCCTGAATCCCATAACTTCAAGTTTGGATAAAACTCAACGATAGGACGAACTGCTTTGTTTGTTCCGGTCGCATATTTTGTCGTGATTGTAGGATCATTATTGTAAGTTGCAGTCGCATTGATAACATCGATGTGGAACCATCTATTGCTTCTCGACCATGCATTCTTGCTAATAGAATTTCTAGCTATAGTAATGTAATCAGGTGTAACCGGAATATTCAAAGTCGAGTCGAAATTTTCTATATCATACTTCAGCAAGTCGTACAGAATATATTGGTTGATTGTAAATTTTTCCGGAGAAACTAAATCTATCACTGGTACTAGTTCGATTGCAGTACCTACACCTTCGACATAGTATTCACCCGTTAGATAACTTGAAGGGATAACGTCGCCGTCAAACTTAACTTTTAATCCATTAGTAAACGCTACACCAGTAGTTGAGGTATAATTAGTTTTACCTAAAATTTGAGTCTCAACATTGATAGTATTGTTTAAATTGTTTTCAATAAGACGGATGATACCTATTTTGTTACTGCTAGTACCATCTTGATAATACAGGACATCCAAAGGAGCCGTGATGTAAGGGATTAGATTAATAACGCCTAGAGTATTACGATAAAATGGAAGATTGTGCCATGTATTGCCGTAAGTAGGTGTGATTCGTTGCTCAGACGGAATCAATCCATCTGGAACTAATCTGATTACTGGGCTGTCAGGATCACCTACATATGTTACACGATAGAAATTCTGTGCTACTGTAGTATAGAATCCTTCTTCATATAGGCCCTGATTAATGTTCACGGTCATCGTACCTGAACCAGAAGTTAACGCGATGTTTGTTCCGCCCAATGTCAGAGAAATCTTGAAATCGGTTGAATTTACGATTTCGTTAATATAGTAAACTTGCCCGCCGGTGATGCCACCGAACACGGGATTATCAAAGGTAATTGTGTTACCTACATTTAGTAACGCAGTTGTACCTGACGATAAACTGAATGCGGTAGTCGATGAGCTACCTACGGTAAGCGTGATCGGAGCAACAATCAAATCATTGTTGGTATCAAACGATGTTTCGCCGAAATAAGATGAAATATATCCTATCTCATTCACTACTCCCGTGTTATAAAACATAACACGTAGACCTTCTAATGCAGTTACGCCATCGATATTTGTAGTAGAAGTAACAGGCATTCCGTTGACTTGATCAAAAGGAGTAGTACTTACTACATCAACAACGTTGTTACCGGGAAATGCATATTCGTCTTGTGCAGTTTTAGAAGGAACTGCAAAGGTAACGATGCCAGTAGAAGCTCCATTGTTACTAACACCAAACACATCTCGTACAGGCTGATTAGGTTGAAGAGGAGAATATCCTGATACACCGGGTGCCCCTTGAATCCAAAACTGTGAGGTTTGACTTACTGAGAATGTATACGTACCGCCTCTCAATAGAGTAAGAGTAGGATTAATAGTTCCTGCACCTGCACCTGCAGCGATGCTATAGCCATTAGGCAAGTCAGTAACGGTGTAATTTTCCTTAGAGAAAACCGACGCAGCGGCAACAGTAACAGCAGGAGGACCTTCTGGCAACCAGTAGTACTGATTGAAGTTGATGGTCTTGTCTAGATCAGTAAATGAATCCCATGAATAGAACTGACTAGTGAATAGTCTGCTATTGTTGTCAACGATGCCACCTTGCATTGCAATAGAGTCGAGAATACCAGGATAACTGATAAAGTCTTTTGCTACAGATTCATTGGGCTTTGTAAACACTACGCCAGGATCAAGTTGGTAATCAACACGAGTTTTTGTAGGTTCAACTACATAATAATCTTTCGCGTTGACTCCCGTTCCAAAACGGCTACCTACATAACCTTGAATCTTTGTGATGCTAGGTGGATTTACTAGCTGATCAAGAGTTGCTCCGAAGAACTCAGCGTTCGACGGTGTTTGGAAAATATCCGGGAGAAAGTTTAGTGTCCTAATTCTAGCCATGTATATACTTATCTAACCTGTAATTCAACTGGGGTAAGTGCTGGGACTACCAACACATCATCGGCGGTTGCTGCGTTCACGAAAATCTCATAAGGTAAGCATTTGATCTCATATAAATCTCCAAAAGGTTTAGTCGGGTCGTTTGATACTAATACAGCAGAACTAATCAACTCACCTACTTCAGCGTGAAGATATGCACTTAACTCAGAGAAATAGAACGTATCTCCGAAATTCCAGTTGTTGACATTGAAGTATGAGTTCATTGCAGTTAACGCTGCACTTCTTATTTCACTGTCACTTGCACTTGTATTGCTTGCTTTAATAACTTTAATAGTGCCTCGCAATGCAGGGGCCGCTTTAGGACCGAACAGTGGTTTGAACACTACACTATTTAATATAACTGCATCCGACAACATTTTGTAATCTTGAACTTTTCCGTAATCTTGGCTAAGTTCATTGATTGTTGGGCGAGTAGGTTCTGCTACTGTTCCAGTTGTATCTTTAATCCAATTTTGATATGCAGTATAATATGCCTGAGTTACAACGTATAGATCAATGATGTTAGTTGTTACCGGATCGATACGATTTGTATTGTTTGAGTTATGTCTATACTGAAATGACAGTGCCTGACGACCAGGCTTCATTGAATATTGTAGTTGAGGTATAACAATATATGAAGGGGTCAATACTACTGGATTTTGGATAGTAGTGTAGAACACATTTTCAGTAGTTGCATAGAAGATTTGACCGAGAGGATAGTCATACTTCGCGACCTCAATTTGAGTAATAGTTGGATACTGATATACAACAGTTGATGTAGGAATAATATATTGACGAGTTAGATTGATTGGATCTTGTACTGTTTCAAAGAATACATATGCACCTGCAACGCTGCCGTATCCGGTGATAGTATTAAAGAAATCAGGATTTAATATAAGCTGTCTATTATTCACGTCAGTTGCAGCAACTTCAACTTGGAAGTCATTGATGTATCCGTCTGATTCAACTGTTTGACCTAAGATGTTTACCTTAGTGTCTTTTCCCAAAGGACTACTTGAGCCAGGTTGACTGTTGATTGCAAGCATATTAATGAAGTCTTGTATGATTTTACCCGAGAAAGGATCATATACCAACTCATTCTTGTTGAGCGTAAATCTAGTATCAGCAACTGATCCGAAATAGTAAGTCAATGATTTATAGGTAACAGTATAATTATTGTTGCCATCACTAGTGAACTTAACAAAATAATTAGTGTCAGTGTAATTATTGATTGACCAGCGTTCTTGATTGATCAATAGTGAATTGTTAAACAATAATGTGAAATTTTGTTGTAATTCGATACGAATGATTGCTTCGTTGATGATATTTTGTGATAAAGCATTATCAAATGCGGGAATGATCTGGGTCAATACTACTCCATCAGGCAAATAACCATTGATCTTAATTGGACCAGAGCCATTTGCAAAGCCGCCTTCACCATTATTACTACCGTCTCCGATAACATCAAGTATAGTTGTCCAAACAAACGTAGAACTGCCAGAAGGTGCAATACCTGCTACCAATCTATTATTGTTGTCAAAGTAATAACCAGTAGGAGCATCAAATCTACAGATAGCCCCAACTGTTACATATTTGACATTAGTACTTGAATATGTACCGACTGATGTAGGTGTCTTAATTGCACCTAATATAGTATACAGATAGCCAGATTCTTGTCCGGTATCCACTGTACTCGTTTTCCAATAAACAGTGCCATCACCAGTTGAAGTATTGACATTATATCTTGGGTAGTTCTGAATATAATACTGTGTTGCACGATTCAACGAAAGGACAGATGCAAGCGTATTAGTAAAGAAAGAGATAATATCACTGGTGTTGTTTACGGTTAGTGACAAGAACCCATCAGTATTGGTTTGGTACAAAGCACCATCAGCACCAAACGAGTTTGTGCTTGAATACTTACCAGTTGGGTCAAGTAAATCTAAATTCTTTGATACACCAACTGAAGAACGATTGATCGATTTTGATTTGATGATTGAGCTATAAAGCGTATATGGGAAGTTGTTGTAATCTTCACCGTTTACCATTCTGTTTTGCGAATAATAGCGAGTAGGAGCACGTTGCTTGATATCAGCAAGTGTTTCTCGGGCCTGTGCGTTTGATACAGTTAATGGCAACGATAGTCCAACCGTAAGAGTTTGCGGGCGACCAGTACGATCAATATAAGTGAACGCAACGGAGACCCCGTTCATTTCGCTAGGGTCGATAACATAGGTCAATGCATTACCTGCACGAACATATGCTCTAAAGTTACCAACTGGAATCTCAGAGAATACACCGTCACCGAATACGTAACTTACCTGATCATTGAATCTTGAGTTTACTGAGAAGATTTTTTTACCAGAAGTTTCAGTCTGTAAGTATGCATCAGCATAAATGCTATCTACTTTCTTCCAAAGTGTGTTTGTTCTATCGCTGTTAACTTGATATAACCAAGTGTCAGTGTTATTGATTCCCTGAATGTTGACATCAACGAGCTGGTTAGAAATCTGTTGCTGTAAGGTGAAGTCATAATTCTGTAAGCTACCTTGCTTAAAGTAGAAGAAGAAACCAGTTGCAGGGCTACCGAAGCCTAACTTATCATTGCGATATAGCATATTGAACTTGCCAGACGGAGCAGGTGGAATCTCATAAACGTAATCTTCATCCATAGAAGTCACGCTACATAATTCGAAATTCATTGTTTGTCCGTCAATCGTGGAATTGAATGGGATAATAGGAAGAGCGTTAGGAGTAATCTGCATGGCATATTCACTAGTCGTAACACCAAGTAGATCAGACACGTTACCAGGTTTACCTATACGCTGAGTGTTAATAAGTGTAGCATTCCAAATCGTGTTCATTTGCTCTAACCAGTTTGGGTTAGCAGGGTCATTCCAAAGAACAGGAATATTGCTCAAATTCATCCCGTTAATGTCATTGATATTCTGAGTAGTAGAGATACTTGTTACTTTGAGATAGCCTTGACCAGCAAGGTTACGCTTAGGAGTATATCCTACTAGATTAGCAAGTTTGATAACAGAGTCGCGACGTTCAGCGGTATCGATGAAGTTTTCACGAGCGTTAAGGTCATCACGGAAAGCGAGGCCTTGCCCCATGAATGCCATGACATCAAGCAACGCAATATATTCAGAAGATTCAGTATAGTCGTTGAACGTTTCAGGATAGTAGAGACGAAGGTAGTCTACGAAACTCTTGCGAAGGGTCTCATAGTCGTAGCTGCGAAAGTCTGCTTGCTGGAATGTTTGGTAGATAGTCTTCCAATCATTGAGCCCGAATAATGCTGATTGTCTTGAACTGGTTGCCATAGTAACTCTCTTTTGATATATTTATCATAATCAAAAAAGAGCTTTTCTATTATTGAAGTGATGCAGTACCAGTTTGTTGATTGAAATACACGTTTAATACTGCTGGATTATTGAAGGGAACAACTGACAGTTGCACTTCTACTAACATACCATTGTCTTGCGGATATGCTTTAACATAATTGATATCGATTCTAGGATCCTGGGCAGCTAATCTTCTTATCTCTGTTTCAATTTGAAATTGTACGTCTGCGGTATTCGGTTCAAAGATAAAATCCCAAAGTGTCGTTCCATATCCAGGTTGACCAACCTTTTGACCATATGGTATATTAAGAGCATTAATGAAATCTTGTGCAACCAATTGTTCGTCTAGCAACCGAAACTTTTTTCCCCAATATATAGGCTGACCGATAGTTCCGGTACCGGAACCAGATGTTGCAACACCGTTTAGTGATATTGGATTGGTACTTTTTGGTTGACATGCATTTATCGTACTGAATCCTATATATTGTGGCATATTGTTATTCCTTTATATTATTTAATCATATTAAGCGAATTGCTCTGGGTGATCGTTGCGGAATTTGTCAAAGGCGTTGCGGGCAGCAAGACTAGCTGCGGCGGCGGCTTCATACGTAGCAAGAGCCGCTGCAATTGCAGAGTCACCTGCGGGAAATTTCTTGACAGCTTTATCGTAAGCTGTTAATGCTTTGTCTTTCGCCGTTGATGCTTTTAGGAAGGCTAACCCCAAATCTGAACCTTCCGATAGTACCTTACGGTATTCTGCAAGATTATCTGCTGCTTCGGTAGGAATTGCACCAGTCAAATTAGGAGACGGGATACCTGGATCACCGATAACTGAATCAGTTTGTGCGGTAATTTCTGCACGGTTGTTAGTGTTGAATGCAACTGTTGGTAACGAGATTGCTGCTGGGCTGCCAGACGACAATGAAGATATAGCAGACTGTAGCTGTGCTACCGCCCCAACGGGTAAACCCGCTGATGCAAACGCAGTTAGTCCACCCAACTTACCTTGAATTTCTCCTAATGTCCCATTCAACTTAGAAGTTAATCCGTTCATAGCTGATGATTGTGCATTTTTGATTAGACTAGTTAATCCACCTGTGCCTGGAATTTTATTGAGTGCTCCTGCAGCATTATTCATCACTGATGCAGCAGTATTGAGTCCTCCCGGTAGACTACTCATTCCGCTAGCAAGAATAGAGGACACTGAAGCTGAAGCTCCTGCTTGAATAGCAGATGCTTGATTAGACAATGATTTTAATCCATCTGTTAGTTTCGCACCCGCGCCAGCAATCGCCCCTACTGCATTGGTAGCATGTTCAATGCCACCGATTGTAGTATTAACCGCAGATTTGATTGAGCCACTGAATGAACTTGATACTGCACTTACATTGTTTATAGTAGAAGTGATGGTGCTCGCTGCGGAAGTCAATGTGGTTGATACTTGAGATAGTGCACCAGTAGCTTCACCTGTTATACTGGCTACACTATTGTTTAGTGTTTCAGCCGCATTTGCAAATGGTGCAACATTATCTCCTAATTGAGATACAGTATTCAACACACCTGTTGCTGAACTCAATGCACCTTTTGCTGTATTTAATGCACCTGCTGCACCACCTAGTAGTCCGGTAGCTGCTGCCGCAGCACCACCTAAAGTACCTGCTGCACCACCTAATAAGCCTGTTTTTTTAGAAGCTGCGACTCCTAAAGTAGTAGCAGCTCCTGTTGCTTGATCCGCTACTGCCGCTGCTTCCGCTGCATTATCTTTTGCAATCTGTGTAAGATTTTGTGGCACCCCTGCTTCTAATTCTTTAAACGAATCTTTAACTGCTGCGAACGCTGAGCCTGCGACACCCTTAGCTTGATCTAACAATCCAGCTAAGTTAGGTACTGTTCCCATTGCAGTAAGAGCATTTGCAATTCCCCCTAATCCACCGGTAACGCTTGTGGCAAGTGCGGCTGCTGCTCCACCTTGTCCTATTGAGTTAAGTGCGCCCTTTATGTTAGCGGCCGCACCTGTTGCTGCACCTAATGCACCTGTTGCTGCACCTAATGCACCTGAAACTTTACCTAATGCACCACTAACAGCTCCGGTAATTGCACCAGCAGCCGCAGTAGTCAACGCACCTTTTACGCCGTTTGCTAATGCTCCTACGGCACCTGACGCAGCGCCACTTGTTACTTCGTTTAATGCACCTGCAAGCTGAGATGAAGCTGCACCTGCAATTTGATTAACAGCGGCGACTGTTGATTGTAGTCCAACTGTTGCAACTGCGTTTACCATGCCTGCAACTACAGTCGGAGCTTCTTTGCCAGTTAAAATACCTACTTTTCCTAAAGCAGTCTGTGCTTGTTGTAAGTTGTTTACGACTGAAGTTGCTTGTGCAGTAGTGTTTTTGATAAGCGATGTTAAATTTTGAGCACCTGGTACTCCTGCAAATAATGATGCTGGCATGGATTGTGCAAGAGATTTACCTTGCTGAACAAGTCCGTTAACAAGAGTATCGGCTCCAGGCTTTAATACGCCGCCTGTTACGAGCTGGGTCGCTGTTTGTGCAAATGCTCCAACTGCTGCAACTTTTCCTGCTGCTGTCTCTACAATAGCGGCACCCTGTTTAGTAGCTGCTGCAAGTGGACCGGTCGCTGCACTAGTAGCTGCTGCACCCATCAACGCACTTGTAGTATTTTTATCTATAGCAGATGATACAGGTGGAACTTCAGGTGCTGAGGCTACCGTTGCTACTGCCGGTGGTGCGGGAGAGGTTGATGCTGCTGCTTCAGTTGTTGCAGCTACATCTGCTGGAGGAGCAGGAGGAAGTTGACTTGATGCTCCTAAATCAACCTGAACATCGACCCCTTGTCCTGCATTGGCCCATGGGGCGTGAGCTGGCGCACGAGATACGATAGTTAACAATTTACCAGGTGAGGCCATGAAGCCTTTTTCTTTATCATATAGCGTATCAGTTTGTGCTACCAGAGGAATACTAGGTACCGCTTCGGGGTTCGTTCCTGGCGCACCGCTGTTTAAATTGACTTTAGAACCATTGACATATGATTGTCCACCTGCTACCATAGAAGCATCGCCGCCGGCAGCCCAAGCAATTGCTCCAGCAGCTAACCCTGTTAGTTTACCTGATGTACTGAGTTTGATATCTTGGCCAGCTTTCATCTGGGTTGCTTCTTCAGAGTTCGTTTGAATATTCTTAGCTTGTATATTAAAGTTTTCTGCTGCATTTATATTAACATTACGATCAGCATGAAGATTCAAATCACCGTGAGTTCTAATGTTTACTGAGTTAGTAGAATACATGTCAATCGTACCCTCTTTTCCCAACTCAATATATGATTGACCGTTAGAATGCAAGATCATTAGTGTTTGTCCGTCATCACTCATTAAAATCTGATGACCCAATGATGTTCTGATTCTGACTAATTGATCTCTACCAATAACGTCTCCGTCATCCATCACAAACGAATGTCCACCTCTACGAGCAATGACAGTTAAGTCTTGTGCTTTACTAGGATCTAAGTTTTTTACAACAGTTGAATCGTCAAATCCGCCTTCATAGATAGGTCTGCCTGGAGTTGAAACGCCCCAGCCAACGCGACTGGCTGCTTCTCGTGATGCACTTGATGAGATCGGACCTCTGATTGGATCTCTTAATACACCTTGTTGATTCATGATAGCAGCAGAATAACTATGTACCGGGCGCGGTGCAGAATTAAATCCAGGACTATTTACAGTTGAGGCATTATTTGTGTTAATATTAGTCACTGGAAGTCTAACGGCGCCGCCATAGCTCTTTGCTTCTCCTTCATTAGGAACAATGTTATCAGATGAGCCAATAGCTGGAACCATGTGAAGTGATTCTGCTTCAGGCACACAACCGATGTAGAAACCATAGTTAGGGTCACCGTTGATAAAGATACAGATTACTTTAGTACCAATATCGGGAGGCGCGTGCCATTCACCATATGAGCTAGGATTAGTTTTATATGACCCATGTCCAGTCCCGCCAGATGTAGAACCTACTACTCCGAAGAAATTACTCAGATAACTTACTGTTACCCAGTTGTCTGATCTGTCAGAATTTTCCGGGCTTCTGTCGCCGAGTAAAACTCTGATTCGTCCTGCACGAGTAGGATCAATATTGTCTTTTACGATACCAAATACAGGATAACCTTGAGTAACGGCGCCGCCTGCTGTTGGGGAAGTTGACTTTAGCGGGCCTTTTAGTTTAATGATATCTTCTGCCATTTGTTAGTTCTCTTTATTTTTTACCGCCATCATCATCAGCTACTGGTGTAGCGGACGGTCCGGTCGTACTTGCTGGTTGACTAGGTGATGCATTTGTTGTATTAGATGAAGGTAATTTGGGGTTACCTGTGTTATAAGGAGCACTCTGTGGCGTACCCGTGCTTCCCTTCGCAGCAGCACCATTACCTGGTGCAGGACCTGCAGGAGGATTAGATGCTGGTTCCGCTGGTCTTGCTGAGTTAGTAGTATCTGCCCCATCAGGAGCAAAGCTGTTGACAGATGCACTAAGAGACTGAGTGAATGATCCGTTTTGAAAAGTACTAACAACGGTTAAAAGGTGATAACTAACTCCCTTAATCAGATCCTTCACACTTTTTGGATACTTTACAAATACGATTGAATCATTGATGTTCAATGTTCCTCCCGATCCACCTGAAGCCGCTGAGCCGTCACCTGTATAATCTACTGCTTCTTTAAAATCAATTTCAATAAAGACCTGACCACCGTTTGGATTAATATTAAATCCGTTTGCACCCCCGTAAAATTTATCATAGATTTGAGATTCTCGCGATTCAGAATCTTGAATCAAAAAGTCAGGGTCACCCATAATTTTGATCTTTGCTTCAATGAAGCTTCCCATATCGTACAGATTGTTTACATAGTTGTTTTGAGCTTCCATGCCGTCGCCTATCTTACCTTGACGATTCTGATTCGTTCTCATTTGTGGCACTTGAGCAATGTTGAATGAAGATTTGGTAGCGTTACCTGATGCACCTTGTGCAGGTTTTGTTGCAGCACCTGCTGGATTACTGCCGCCTGTAGACGAATCAGCTGGTATTGGTATAGCAGCAATTGCACCATAATATGAGTTATTCATCGTCTGTTCGTATGATAATATTTCAGAGTTTTTTCCAGTATACCAATACTCATAACGTTTATGCGGACCATAATAGCTTTGACCAGGATTTGCATATGGGCTGTTAATGACCGGTGTTTCATATTGTTGAATACGATAGGTAATATCATATGCCCAATCAGATATTGCACCGTCCCATCTTGCATTTGATATTATAGGACTACAGTTATACCAAGCAATATTTTTATTAGTGTTTTTCACTATTGAAGGGACACCCTGACCGTCAGGTCCTGATTCAAGTGCAGTAGTGTTTACTACTTGTAACGCATTTTCTAGATATGAACTTTGAGCAATCACTTGATTGATGGCTGCTAAAATAGGTTGATCGGCTCCAAAACTAATCAATCTATAGTTATCTTTAGGTATTGAACTCACTTCTTTTTGAACATTTGATTGTACCGTAGATTTGGCGCCACTACTTGCCCATTTTGATTTGTCTAAATCTGCAGGAGATACTATCGTAGCATCTCGGATAGTTTCTGCGCCGGGTGCAGACCAATCAATATCATAAGTTGTTGCAAATTCTACAGTTCCCTTTGCATGTAGGTCTTTTTGATTTTTATTAAGTTGTTCCATTAGCATTCCCAATGATTCTCCTACCGTGTTACCAGTAACCGATTGCGGAACACTTATTCTACCTTTCTTTACGCCAAATGCTTTACCAGGAGCCAAACCTGCGGCTTCGACCTGATATGTAGTTGATTTTCCATCAATCTTAAACTGTATAGAATTGATAGAAATATCATAAAAAGTTTCAAACATTCCACTATCAGTTGCATTAGGGTCCAAAGATTTACCAAAATCAGTTTCACCTGTCACAAGTCTACCTGATGCGTCATATCCGAAAAATCTTAATCCTAAGATGAAAAACTGCTTAGAAGCATTTTCTGGTCCGCCTATCTGCTTACGATAATCGATTAAATCATCGGATGCGTTCTTCAACTTATTGATAAAGGAAAATCCATAAGGTTCAATAATTTTAAATTTAACACTGAGAATGTTAGCTGCCGAACCTGTAGATTTTCCTGTAATATTAGATGTTAGTTCTAAATTATCAATGTAATAATCAAGATCAAACCCTGGAGCACGTTTGCTAGTAGTATTATTAATTCCCCCGCTTTGAGCAATTAAAAAGGCCCCGCCTGCACCTTCTGTTAAACTGTTAAATGCATCAATCTTCTTTCTGCCACCCGCAACGAATACATCGTATGCATCAGGAGTGATCATGTACAAGCTAATCTGATATGTATAGCTTGAAAATTCACCCAATGGATTAGATAGCCGTTTTCCTGGTTTAGAATTAACAACCGTTACGGGCTTATTAGGGGGAGGATTTTCCTTTGATGTCGCATTTTGAGGAGTACTTGCACCGCCGGAAGAACTAACGTTAGGATTGGTTCCACCAGGACTAGGTGTCTGATTAGGCGGAGCCCCAGTCGTACCGGCTGGATTAGCTTGTTTTGCTCCGCTGTCTCCGTCTGCCGCGCCTGCCAACTTCGCTTTAGTATTAGCTGTTGGTGCCGGAACTTTAAGAGTTTCAGGGGCTGATGGTTTAGTTGCTTGTGTTGCAGCAGTGATTGCGGCATCTTGTTCAGCGTATACCGCTTTGTGTTTTTTAGCGGTAACTCCAATTTGTGTTTGAAGACCTTCTGTTGCTTTTGAAATAGGACTTTTATTTGCTTCTTTTTTTTCAGCCTCAGTTAAAGTGTTAAATGCATCTGTGTATATCTGAAACTTTGCACCATTTTCAGTATTATATGCATTTCTTAATGCTTGATATTCTCGTTCTAATCCAGCCAGTATTAGTATAGCATCAGAGTCAGCAGGATTTACCGCTTGCATCTTTGCGATTAATGCTTCTGCTTTAGGAACAACCTCAGATGCTAGTGTATTACACTGGGCAAGAAGTGCTAATGTTTCAGCTACAGTGGCCATGTTAGATTCCTAGTACTGTCCGTAGTGTGTCTATATTAGGTATATATATGCCTACACCAGCAACAAAACTAAAGTAAGGATCAGGTCCTAAACGATTAGGATTACGGGCAGCAAATACCCACCACAATCTTGCATCATTGTATAGATCATATGCAAGTAGATCAGGACGATATTGATAAACTGCTGTAATCTCATAATATACATCATTTGAATTTTGTGGAACTGCTCTATATTCTAGAACATCAAGGAACTTGCCCTCAACTACATTTGTATCACGATAAGGACTAGTTGCTGTATAAAGATTTTGATTAGAAGATGACATTTACCACATCCCTCCGCCTAAGTGTTGTGCCCCAGTTCCTTGTAAGAGTTTTCCATTCGCGTAATCTTTCAAGCTAAACTTGTTAGATACCATATTTCTACTCATCATTGGCAAGCAAGTGATTGATAGTTGGATTTTAGTAGGGACATATGTTGGAGCTTCTCCTGCTGAAGAAGGAGTAGCACCGTAATTAGTGGGGTTTTTCACTCCACCTACGCCTAATATTGATCCTAACCTATTAATCGTATTGGATGCATTTTTAATAGCAGTTTGTGGTGAGCCTGCAGGTGATGCAGTCGTTGTTTTGATGTAATCTACATCAGTAGGTAGAACATAGTTGAACGTAGTGATCGCTAATGGTAATGCACTAAACTGAAATTCCCCTAATCCAAATAGATAGCACAATGGTGGAGGAGTACCGTTTTTCGGCATTTTATCTTGACCATAGAACATCTTAGTCATTGACCTAAAGAAGTGAATAACTGCTAATACATATCTAGCTTCATCTGCGTCCTGTGCAGTAAAGTCACAAGTAATTGAAACTGAATCAACCGAACTACTAGTATATTGATTGATCTTGTAGTTACTATGAACAGGAGATACTGATTCATATGCCGCTGAGTAGTTAACATTAATAGTTGGAGTATACGGGAATACGACACCATCTGTGGCAATAAGTGGTTGAAGTATGCCTGGATCAGTTGCACGATACATGTACTTAGTAGTAGGTCCATCTGGAGCAAGAGCAAGTCTAACTCTCCAATCTTTTCTCGCTAAGAAGTTTGCCTGATCTTGTTGAGTAGGCTTAACTGCTGCGGATGTTTTTGCACCAGTAAGACCATTACCAGGATTAAAGACAAACGTTGATAGTGGAAGTTTTGCATCGGTTGGTATTGCTGCTACTAATGGAGGCGTACCAGCTGTTATAATTGGAGGATTAGTTACGGCTATATAGTTTCCAGGTGGTACTTTTGTATTCAACTTAGGATTCGGTACAGCATTAACAATCGCATTAGGATCAGGTACTGGTTTGGCGAACGGGTTAGTGACTGTTGGAGCAACTGGTTTAGGTGCAGGAATAAGTGCTGGTTGATTTGCAGTGATTGTAGGGGTAGGGGTGATCAGCGTTCTAGCTGATGCCGCTGTCGGTGGTTTCAGTACAGGATTAGGAACAGTATTAGTTATCGGTAATTGATAAGCAGGAGTCGGCTTCACGAATGGATTAGTAATTGTTGCTGGTAGCACTTTAGGAGCAGGAATAGCAACTGGAGCAGTTACAGGTACCGGAGTTACAGTTTTGATGACAGGAGTAGTGGAAGTGGTCGTTGCTGGCTTTGCCGTTGTAGTAGGTGCCGGAGCTGGTGCGGGAGCAGGAGCAGCAGTTGTAAATTGTGACGCTATGCTACTATTTACCTGAGAAAACATACCAGCGAGGCCTGCTTTAAGAGTGGTAGCTTGTTCTGTTGTAAGGACAAACCCATCCGAGCCAAGTGAATACAATGGAGGGTAGCCCGCTCGTTCCGTCACTGTCAATGTCGCATTGTTGCTTACATATCTAATGCTTCCGTCTGGAAGCTTAAGTTCATAGTGAGTGTTTCCGGGCGAGAATGCGGATGCGTTAAGAGCAAAACCGTCTACTGACGCTGAAGCTTTTGCGGTGACTGCCATACTTTTTCCTCTGATAAATATTAGTTCAATAGTATTTATCGCTTCAAAATAACCGAAAATTTACCCATAACTGTTGCATAAATGCAACGGTTGTAGTATACTATGAATAGTAAAGAGGATTATCATTGTCTATCAAACCAAAGAAACCAATCAACTATCTTAACAACAAAGACATTCTTAAAGAGATTCATGCAAGCAAGACGACCTATTGTTACTATACTTTGCCAGAATATCATAGATATGATCTCATCATTGACATGCCAGAAAGCACGGTTGAAGATAGTTTAGCATTTGCCATCTTACCTGAACAAATCACACAAGCAAAAGAAACAAGAGCGGTCAGACTATCAATTGAAGCTGGCGAAAAGATCAGTCCTGACACTATCGTAACTGAAGACTTAATCTTTCGTGTTATGACATGGGATCACATTCCAGTTGCAAAAAAGCAACCTAGAAAGTCTGCAAAGAAAAAGACGGCAAAAGACATACTATTGTTTGATGAATCTGATGACGAAGATTTCGCTGATCTTGAAGACAAGACAACTAAAGCAGAAGTCGATGACATGGTTCATGTCAAGGTCAACTTTCCACCGTTTCAGCATTTTAAGCTAGACGAATCCAGCAACTTTAGATGCGTTGGTAAATCACATTGGATCAATGGTGTCGAGAACGGTGAGTTCTCAAAGGATCATGGCAATATCACTAACAAGTTGGCTCGTATGTATATCATGCTATGCGAGAAGTATGCCATGAAGTACAACTGGCGTGGTTACACATACAACGATGAGATGCGTAATAGTGCGATTCTACAGTTGACATATGTTGGGCTTAGATTCAACGAAGCAAAGTCTGCTAACCCGTTTGCTTACTATACAGCAGCGATTACTAATAGCTTCTGCCGTGTACTCAATACCGAAAAGAAGAACCAAAACATTCGCGATGACATACTAGAGATGAATGGTCTCAACCCATCCTTCTCAAGACAAATGCGTGAAGTTAAAGTTAAAACAGTAACTTAAGGTAACCAAACTAGTTGATTCAGATTACTTAAAGAACTATAGTAATACTATGACAAATATTTTAGCCCTAAATGATAAATAAACATGACAATCATTTAGGGCTAAAATATGTTCATATATAAAATAACGGTACTTCCTATCAACAAAGTTTACATCGGGTTAGATACAAAACCAGAGTATAAAAAATCTAGGTGGAAAACTCACTGCAAAGAATCTATAGTGAACCCTAAGGGAAAATTTCATATTGCGTTGCATAAACACGGCCCTGAAAATTGTGTATATGAGGTGATAGATAGAGGGTTTACTTCAATTGCACGGCTCGCACTAGCAGAAATAAACTATATTAAGCAGTATAATTCCTATAAAAACGGGTTAAACAGCACTTTAGGTGGAGACGGATTGAATAGTGACTTATCTATGTTTACTGACGCCGAAGTTCTTATCATAAGAGAAGCTTTGGGCGAGAAATGGAGAGAGTTTAACAAGAAAAAATGGGCCGAAACCACAGTAGAACAGAGAAAAGAGATGATTCAGCATTGTCATACTGAAGAAGCCAATAGTAATCGTGCGGAAACATTGAGGAACTATTATGATAATGTTCCAGGTTCTAAAGAAAAACATAGTGCCGGAATTAAACAATGGCAAAAAGAAAATCCAAAACTTGCAAAAAAATATAGGATACAAAACGGGTTAAAGGGTGCTGAAAAAATGTCTAAAAAAGTTACCGTATTGCGTGATTCCGGCGAAGTAGAAGTATACAATAGCATTAGCGAGTTTCAAAGACAAACAGGGCAATGGATGAGTACTATTCGAGAAAAATCAAAAAATGGAGAATTTTATAATGGTTACAAACTCAAGGATGATGTATGAACTTGTTTAGGAAAGCGGCTGTTTTTACAGACCTGCATGTAGGGCTAAAGTCCAATAGTAGTCAACACAATGACGATTGCGAATCATTTGTTGACTGGTTTATTCAAAAAGCAAAAGCAGAAAACTGTGAAACTTGTTTGTTTCTCGGAGATTGGCATCATCACCGTGCTAGTATTAATATACATTCGTTATCATATTCTATTCGTTTAATAGAAAAGCTAAACAACGCATTTGATCGCGTCCTGTTGATTCCAGGTAACCATGATCTCTACTACCGTGATCGCAGAGACATTCACTCAGTAGAATGGGCTAATCACCTTCCTAACATCACTATTGTAAATGATTGGTTTGAAGAAGGCAATGTAGTGATTGCACCTTGGTTAGTAGGTGATGACTATAAAAAGCTAGGTAAGATGAAGGGCAAGTATTTGTTCTCGCATCTTGAACTACCGCATTTCTTCATGAACGCAAATATTGCGATGCCTGATCATGGTGAACTAAAAGATGATCATGTTGCAGGATTTGAAACAGTGTTTTCTGGTCACTTCCATAAGCGTCAGGCTCGCAAGAACATCTGGTATATTGGTAACGCATTCCCACATAACTATGCAGACGCAGGTGATGACGCTCGTGGTATGATGGTACTTGAATGGGGAGAGGATCCTGAGTTCTATTCTTGGCCTAATCAACCTTTATTTCGTGTTTACAAGTTAAGTGATGTATTAGAAAACCCAGATGCTTTGCTTTTACCTAAGGCTAGTGTTAGAGTGCATCTTGATATTGATATCTCATATGAAGAAGCAAACTTTATCAGAGAAACATTGATCCCTAAACACCAACTAAGAGAGATGTCATTGATCCCTATTAAGCAAGAACAGCATTCGCAGGATCTCTCACCCGGAGAAATCAAGTTTGAAAGTGTTGATCAGATCGTCATAGACCAAATCACGAATATTGAAAGTGAGTTCTATGACCCGAAACTATTGTTAGAGATTTATCGTAACCTATGAGCCTTGTCTTAAAGAATATCACCCTTCGTAACTTCCTATCTATCGGTGCATTAACCCAAGCAGTCAACTTTGACAACAAAGAAATCACATTAATCTTAGGTGAGAACCTAGATTTAGGTGGCGATGGTGCTCGTAACGGTACTGGTAAAACTTCGCTCATTCAGGCACTTAGCTATGCGTTGTTTGGTACGCCCATCAACAGCATTCGCAAGGACAACTTGATCAATCGTACTAACGGTAAAGGTATGATGGTAACGCTTGAGTTCAATGCTAATGGTATTGAATATAAAATCGAGCGAGGGCGCAAGCCTCATACACTTAAGTTCTATGTGAATAGTAATCTTCAAGAGTCTAAAGACGATGCTCAGGGAGAAAACAAGGAAACTCAGATACAGATTGAGCAGGCTATTGGCATGTCTATTGATATGTTCAAGCATATTGTTGCCCTCAATACTTACTCTGAACCTTTCCTTGCCTTAGGTGCCGGTGCACAACGCAACATCATTGAACAGTTGCTTGGTATTACTTTGCTTTCTGAGAAGGCTGAAGCAATCAAGACTGCGATGAAGTCTAACAAAGAACTTATTCAGTTAGAAGACTTCCGAGTCAAGGCTATCGAAGAAGCAAATAAGCGTGTACAAGAACAGATCGAAAGTTTAAAGCGTAGGCAACGATTGTGGATGACTAAGCACGAATCTGATCTGGCTACCCTCGTAGCCGATTATGATGAACTTAGCAAGATCGACATTGAGTCTGAACTTCAATCTCACAAGGACTTAGTTGTCTACAACGAGAAGAAGCGTAAACAAGATACTTGTAACACCTTGATCGCTAGACAAGTTGCATGGAAGCAAAAACAGGCTAGTGATGTAAAGACCTTGCAGGCTAGTTATGACACATTAAAGACGATTGATATTGATAGTGAGTTGCAAGCACATATTGATCTAGTTGAATGGAATCGCAAAAAGCTAGAACTTGAAACGATTGAAAAGTCTATCAAGTCACTGACGAACCTATTCGTCAAGGATACGGCTCTCGTTGCTAAGTTAGAAGCAGAAATCAAGTCTCTTGAAGATCACACCTGTTATGCGTGTGGTCAAGATTTCCACGATGAGAAGCATGATCAAGTTCTGACTGAGAAGCGTAACCAATGTGCTAACGCAGTAGTAGAGCTTGCCCAAACCCAAACTGATTTAGAAAAAAATAAAAGTTCTGTTTATGTTTTGGGTTTGTCTCCTACCACGCATTACAAATCACAAGCTGATGCTATCAAGCATGGTTCAGAACTTGAAAACATTCAAAATCAAATCAACTCTAAGTTGTCTGAAACTGATCCTTATGCAGAACAGATTGATGAGGAATGTGTTTACGAAGATATCGGCTCACCTCCAAAAACAGTATATGACACTGAAGTTGAAGCGGTAGAACATCGTAGCATGGTCACTAATATATTGCAACAGATCGAGACAAAGAACACTGAAACTGATCCATATGCCGAACAGATTGATGACATGGAACTCAAGGCACTACAAGTTATTGAGTTTACTAAGATCAACGAACTTACTAGATACGGCGACCATCTAAAGTTCCTACTTGATCTATTGACAAGCAAGGATTCGTTTGTTCGTAAGAAGATCATTGATCAGAACCTATCATACCTAAATGCAAGACTAACACATTATCTTGATGCTATCGGTCTGCCTCACACAGTTGTCTTCCAAAATGACCTCACAGTTGAAATCACTGAACTTGGTCGTGAGCTGGATTTTGATAACCTTAGCAGGGGAGAACGTAACAGATTGATTTTGGGTCTATCATTTGCGTTTAGAGATGTGTGGGAAAACTTATACAATCCTATCAATACACTCTTCATTGATGAGTTGATTGATTCAGGTCTTGATACGATTGGCGTTGAAAACTCTATGGCCATTCTTAAAGATATGTCTCGTCGTCGTAATAAGTCTATTTGGCTTGTATCACACAGAGAAGAGTTAGCAGGACGTGTTCCTAGCGTACTCAAGGTAATAAAAGAAAACGGATTTACCTCATATCATCCTACTACTGAAATCGAATAAGAAAATATATTGACTACTTCACAAGAGATAACTACTAGTATGACTTCACCACAAAAAGCAAAAGGCTCATCATTCGAAAGAGAAGTTGCAAACTTCCTTTCAAAGACATATGACGAAAGCTTCATTCGTGCTCCTGGTTCAGGTGCATATATCGGTGGTAAGAATCAATCACGCAAGCAATACTTGCATGAAGATCAGGTGCGTAGCTTTAAGGGCGATATCGTACCTGGTCAATCTTTTGTGAACTTTAATGCGGAATGCAAAAGTTACGCAGACTTCCCGTTTCATCTAATGCTAACGGGCAAGTGCAAACAGTTTGATACTTGGTTAGGCCAACTTATGGACGTAGCCGAAGTAGAAGACTGCAACATACTATTCATGAAGTTTAACAGAAAAGGCAAGTATGTTGCAGTCCAAACTAAGTTCACTTGGGTAACTGACAACTTCATTCTGTACACATCCTCAGAACACGGGGATTGGGTATTCATCGAATACGATCACTTTTTCCAGCTCAACAGAGACCTTCTCAAAGCATATAGCTCAACACAAAGCTCACCTAGTTCACAACCAAATATGCTCACAATAAATCCCTCCCTCAGCTAACTACAAAACACAGAACCCTAACACAGAACCCTTCATTATTGTTTGGTCGGGGTACCTCGACTCTCCTTGAGAACGCATGAAATACTGCGAACAGATTCTGGAGCATGCCTAGTAGCGACGGATGTCCTGCTAGGGAACACCGACCGGGCTCTCGACATGGTTTTGCGAACCCGGAATGAGTCTACACATATACTCTATCTTGAAAGTGTAGAACATGCGTTGCTGAGGTTCCGATCTCAACTACAGTCCCATTAAACTTTACAGAGCAACCGGTGGCGTTAATCAGCATTAAAAGCTAGATTGACGGGGAACAGATGGCAAAGGTGACGGGGCATGGCAATGCTTTCCAAAAACTTTGGTAGTGCTTTTTAGCACTACCATGGCTTTAAAGCGGCAATGAGTAATAGATGTATGAGTACCCAGTTAAAGAATGTTAAAGATTATAGATTGTTAGAAACGGTAGACTGAGCGATAGCGAAAGTCTAAGTTGTCTGAAAGACAACTCTTAAAGATACCCTGATATGATATGGAAATAGAGAGAAATAAATGAATACTTCTCTCTATTATGTTTGCTAGAAGAATGGCAATTGAGATGTTTTTGTTATCTCTAGATTATTATCTATAATCTCGCTTATTGCGTCTCTTTCTGTCTCGGCCATATTCAAGATGTCTTCGTATGAAACTCCTCCTCGCATGTACCATGCCATGGTCAATGCATTTTTCTTGATTCCCTGGATGTCTTTGTCGTATTGTTCAATAAGCTTCTGAATAGTTTCAGGGTTGGAAACGAGAAGCTTTATTCGAAAAAATCAACTGGGCTCAATGTAAATACTTGCTCATATTCATGTCCGCAACCTGCACACTTCATTTGTAGAGGCTTGATCTCTGCGGAGGACTTTAGTTTCGTGTTATGATCTCTTACTCCAATATAAACGTTTCTATCACAACTCTTCAAGAAATCTAAGATGAAATCAGGATCTTCTACTCTAGTTGATTGACCTAAATCGTTTGCTGGAGTTTCAATGTATTCGATAGCTTTGCCTATAATTTTCATAGTTAATAGTGTTAGCTTTTCTAGTGCTGATCTGGTAATTGCAGTTTTCTCTTCATCAGTTTCTGCACTGTCTACTTGATAAAATACCTTCTGCAACTCAAATTGTCCTAAGGCCGCTTCATTCATTTCTCTATAATTAAGTGGTCTAAGCTTGAATTTAAGTTCACCGATAGTTAGAGGAGTGTCATAATCACCTAATGTAAAGGTAGATAGTATCCCCATTAGATTGATGCCATAGCTATTGATTTCGCTACATGACGTGCATTCAGAATCAATCTCTAATATTTCATTACCCGAAGCTGCTTTGATTGCAATAAGAATCGAATCTAAATCGTTGCTACTAATTGACCACGGGTCTTTGATACTAGGAATACAACTCTTGATCAACTCAGTCAATGCAGTTCCGTTATAAAGTGCATCTGGCGTTCTAGCAGTGATCTCATCAATCGCAGTCATTGGATAAACAGGGAGTTCACCCATTTCAGGCATATCAATCATACCCGGTTGATAGTCTTTACCACCACTTGGTAGCTTTAGATATACTGCTGGTCTTCTGAAATACTGTCTTAGTGGATTGTTGTCCATATTAACTTCCTCATAAAATTTGGGTGTTTGCCCAATACTAAATACTATTACATATTTAGTGGGTAAAAAACTACTATTTAATTTTTCCGGAAGATGACATGGATCCAGATCAGATAGCCCAGTTAAACGATGCGATACGTGCCCTAAATGATACTTTAGGTCAGAGTGCCGCGGCCATGGCTAGACAAACTCAGGCAACTGGAACATCTACTGCTGGAATCAATAATAATTCTAGTGCTCAAAACGCAGCGGCAGTAAGTGCAACTGCAATGTCTAACTCTCAAAGACGAGCAACCTCAGAGGCTGATGCTTCTGCTGCCGCTTCTAAGCGACTTAAAGATGCTTTAGATCAAGGAAAAGATGCACTTAGAAGCTTTGCAGGCGCAATACTTGACGTTACTCCTGGACTATCAAAATATGCTAGCAGTGTTAATTCCGCATCAGGCGCAGTATCTAATTTAGTATCAGGATTTGGACCATTAGGTGTTGCTGTTGGTATGTTATTGAAAGCATTCGGTGGTCTTGCTGGAGCGTCACTTAAATACAACGATGCACTTGTTTCTGGCTTTGATGATATAGCTAAGGTTGGTGGAGGAGCCAAACTTAGTGCTGAAGGTATCATGAAGCTTGGCACTGAAGCCGGGTTCACCTCTGGTACTTTAAGTGTATTTACCAAACATGCATCCGATGCTAGTAAACAACTAGTATCTATGAGTGGTTCTGTCTCGGGTGGAATAGCGGCGTATAGCCAGTTTACTGCGGTCGGGGATGCTCAACTTAAAAAGTACCGTCAATTGGGTATGTCTCAAGAAGATGTTATTGATGCTCAAAATACTTATATTAGACAGCAAGCAGAAGCAGGACAATCACTTAAAAAAAGTCCAGAACAACTACAAAAAGCTTCACTTGCTTATATTGATAACCTTAACGTATTAGCTGATCTTACCGGCATTAGTATTAAGGACCAGCAAAAAGCACAAGACATTGCTAACGCAAATGCGAACTTTAATGCATACTTATTTTCTCTTGATCAAAAGGCAGCTGATCTAAGAGAAAAAGCAAATGCAGCAACTGATGAGACAACGAAAAAACAATTATTATCACAAGCTGCTGAAATAGAAGCACGTAAAAAATCCAAAGAAGAATACGGCGCTATGGCGGTTGCTACTATGAGTGCCGCAAACTCTGCTGGTGTGTTAGAAGCTATTTCAACTGATGGCGCTGCCCAGTTTACTGAGAGTAATGCTCACATTCAGCGATTAATGGGCGATCAAATTTCTGCTCAAAACGAACAGATGAATAAGGGTAAAAATCAAACAGCCGAACAACTACAAGCCCAAGCCCAGGCTGCTAAAAGAATTGAAGCAGAATACGGTGAAGGTGTTCGTGGATTTGGTAAATCAAGCACGGCCCTTCAGGCTACGTTAGGATATGATAACGAACTTCGTAAAACTGCTGCACAAAATAGTGCTCTTCAGACTAAAGAGGGATTAGAGAATTTCCGAAAAACAAGGGCAGCAGAAGATGCTAAAATAAAAAAGTTGAAAGAGGACGCGGATAAAGGCATTGTTAAGCCAGGTGCAATGGGTGACCAGGCTAATATCGAAGCTGAAGAACGTAAGTTAAGAAAAGCAGCCGATGTAGTGTTAGCTCAAACCTCAGTATGGATAAGACAAACACTACTAGCTACGATGAAAATGTTAAATACGGCACTTGAAAAGTTAAAAGACGCATTAACTTGGGCAGCAAAACACTTTGATGAAATTAAAACAGTTGCTAAAGCAGTAGCAATTTCATTAGCCGCTCTTACTGTAGGCGGAGCAATAATGAAAGCATTGGGCGGCGGGTTCGGCAAAGCTGGTAGTAGAGGTAACCCACTATTCGTTAGATCAGTAGACGGCGGCGGAGGATTGTTAGACCTTCTAGGTGGCGGTAAAGGTGGCGGTAAAGGTGGCGGTAAAGGTGGCGGCATTTTAGGTAAGCTGGCTAAACCACTAACAGGTATAGCAGAAAAATTCGGACTCAAAGGTGCCGTAAAACTAGGGGCAAAAGCGGCAAGATTTATACCTGGCGTAGGCGCAGTAGTTGGGGCCGGTATAGTAGCAGCAGACGCATACGGTGGATATAAGAATACCAAAGAAAATTTAGGCATTAAGGGGCGTGAAGCAACTACTGGTGAAAAACTATCTTCGGCAGCAGGCGGAGCTTTAAGTGGTCTTTCGTTCGGATTAATAGATCCCGGAACTCTTAGTAAGGCTATTGCAGGCATATCAGGTGCCGGACCTAAATCAGCAGAAGAAACCGCAGCGGCAGCAAAAAAAGCTGCTTCGGCAAATACTGCTGCATCAAAATCTACAGATAAACTCAAGAAGGATGAAGAAGCTCGCGCCAAAGCACAAGCTGAACATCTGAAAAAAATTAATGAAGCGATGAATGCGGGAACAGAAGCAACAAAGAATCATATGTCCGCAACCAAAAATACAACTGATTCAATGAAAGGATTAACGGACGGCTTTACTAACTTTGCAGGGATGCTCGGTCCAAATGGAATTCTAGTATCTAGTATTATGGGACTTGCGACAGCAGGATCTTCAGGTGCTGCACCCGGAGCAGCTACTGGAAATAAAACAGGATTCGTAGAATCCGGACTCAAAGGATTAGCTGATTTAGGTGCAAAACTGGGCGGCGCGGTTATGAATACTGGCGCTGATATGAAAAAGTACTTAGCAACTATAGGATTGATTGAATCAGGCGGTAAAGCAGACGCGAAAGCTGGCACCAGCTCAGCCGGTGGTCTCTTCCAGTTTACTAAGAGTACTTGGTCTGGTCTAACAAAGAAAATGGGAGCTAATTTCTCAGACGAAGATAGATTTGATCCAGTGAAGGCGACCCAAGTTGCTGCGTATATGGCAACTCAGCAAAAGAAAAGTCTAGAAAAAAAGACAGGACGTAGTATAACTAATACAGATTTGTACATGGCTCACTTTTTAGGAGAAGGTGGCGTATCAAAGTTCTTAAGAGCAATGGGTGAAAATCCAAACGCGAATGCTGCTGAAGTAGTAGGGTCACAGGCAGCAAATGCGAATAAAAATATTTTCTTTGACAAATCGGGTAAAGCTAGATCACTACAAGAAGTTTACGGATTAATGAATCAAAAGGTAGGCGGTGCGGCCAAAGCAGTAGAAACAGGTAAATTTGGAGGTAAAGCACTTCCTGCAACAATTGCTGCTATTGCCGGTCCTCAATCGGGATCTTCAGCATCAACTGCCCCATCTACTCCAACCGCAGTCACGACAAAAATAGCAAAGGCTGCTGAACCAGCAGTTGCTGCTTCTGCTCCTGCTGAAGTATCGGTAGCATCTACTGCTTCACCTGCACAAGCACAGTCATCTAACTTTGATACAATGAATCTTCTCTCTCAAAAGTTAGATACAATGATCGGCTTACTTGAAAGTAGCAATAGTACTCAGGATAAGATATTACGACATTCACAAGCGTAACACTAAATAGTAGTTAAATAGAGAACTGGTATATGTCATATAAAAAGAAATTCTTAAACAAAAGCGGTGTGTCAAGTCCTATTTCAGGCATGAACAGTAACGCTGGTGCTTGGAACGGATCACCTGGACAGAATGGAATGCCAACTGGTGGCATGAACAATACTGATTTTGGCTATAAGAACTATCAGTCAAGACTCCCAGAAGTCTATACAGGTCACCCAAACAGAATCGAACGATATAATCAGTACGAGATGATGGATGTTGACGCTGAAATCAATGCTTGCTTAGACATCATCTCTGAGTTCTCTACACAACGAAACGAACATAATAAGACTCCGTTCTCTTTTGAGTTTAAAGACGAACCTACTCCACATGAAGTAGAGTTATTAGGTAAGCAACTACAACAGTGGTGCAAACTAAATGAGTTTGATGTTCGTATGTTCAAAATCTTTAGAAATGTAGTAAAGTACGGAGATCAAGTTTTTGTTCGCGATCCAGAAAACTTCAAACTCTACTGGGTTGACATGACTAAGGTCATTAAAGTTATTGTTAACGAAAGTGAAGGCAAGAAGCCTGAACAGTATGTTATCAAAGATATCAACATCAATCTACAAAATCTATCGGCTGCACAAAAGACTAATACTGACTTTGCTGCTAACCCAGCAACTGGATCAGGTGGCACAGGCGGCGGCGGAGCAGGTGGCGGATATACAGTTCCTGCTATGCCATACAATACTACAGGGTCACGATTTACACTTGGTCAATCTGAAGCAGCGATTGATTCAAAGCATGTTGTTCACTTGTCACTAACTGAGGGTCTTGACAGATTCTGGCCTTTCGGTCAATCAATCTTAGAAAACATCTTTAAAGTGTACAAACAAAAAGAACTGCTAGAAGACGCTGTTCTTATCTATCGTGTTCAACGTGCTCCAGAACGCAGAATGTTCAAAATCGATGTTGGTAACATGCCATCACACATGGCTATGGCATTTGTTGATCGCGTTAAGAACGAGATTCACCAGCGTAGAATCCCATCTGTTTACGGTGGTGCATCAATCGTTGATGCTACATACAATCCACTGTCAATGAACGAAGACTATTTCTTCCCTGTAACAGCAGAAGGTCGCGGTTCATCAGTTGAAGTTCTTCCGGGTGGACAAAATCTCGGTGAGATTGACGACTTGAAATACTTCAACAATCGTCTTGCTCGTGGTCTTCGTGTTCCATCTTCTTATCTTCCAACTGGACCTGATGACAACTCTACCCCAATGAACGATGGTCGTGTTGGTACTGCGATGATTCAAGAGTTTAGATTCAATCAATATTGCGAACGCTTGCAAAACTATATTGCACTTAAACTAGACGAAGAGTTCAAACTATTCCTTCGTTGGAGAGGCTTCAATATTGATACTGGCCTATTCAGCATCAACTTTAATCCTCCACAAAACTTTGCTTCATATCGTCAAGCCGAGATGGATACTTCACGAGTAAGTACTTTTGCAAGTATGGAAGCGTTCCCTTATATCTCAAAAAGATTTGCACTTGAAAGATTCTTAGGCTTGACTGAAGAAGAGATCAAGAAAAACGAAAAGATGTGGGACGAAGAGAACAGCGAAGAAGTATCACAAGATGCTAAGGGTTCTGATCTACGTAATATCGGTGTATCAACTGGTGACTTTGATGCTGACCAAACTACCGCAGATGATCTTGAAAATGCACCTGAAGAGGGCGAGATGCCTGAAGTTGCAGGCGCAGTAGCTAGCGATGTTGCTCCGGCAGGCGGTGGAGGAGCCGGCGCTCCACCTACTGGCGGCGGATTCTAACAAAAGAATAAATACACTACGGAGTGTTAGATTATGAATTTAAACGAGATGTTCGATCCCCCTGTATCAGGATTTCAGGATGTAAATCAAGACAACAGCAAACCTGTATGGAAAACATCACGCAAAACTAAGCTAACATTAAAGCAAATCCGCAAGTTGCGTAGAATGCTTGATGTAAGAAACTATGAAAAACAACAACACCTCACTAAAATTCGCAAGCAATATGGTGCAAAACCTGAAGCTGGGGCCGGCGCTCCTCCTATGTAAATAGTATATTCAACCGAAAAGCGTAAAAAAGACTGCTTAATACGGTGTTTTTTGTCTTCCTGCATAAGTATGATATACAAAGCCATTCAATATCAGGAGACAATTTAATGGATACTAGAAAGTTCGAAAAACTAATCACGCTCGTTATCAATGAAGATAATGCAGCAGCATCAGCACTATTCCACGACATCGTTGTAGAAAAGTCCCGTGAAATCTTCGAGTCAATCATGGACGAAGACGACATGGAAGAAGGCATGGGCGGTAAAGTAGGTGGCCTACTTGACGAAATTAATGCTGAAGAAGCAGACGAAGGTATGTACGAAGAAGAAGAAATCGAAATCGGTGATGACGACGACATGGGCGATGACGACATGGGCGATGACATGGGCGACGACGAAATGGATTTCGACGACGAAATGGACGGCGACGACTTTGAATCAGGTGATGATGAAGAAGAAGAAACATTGATTCGCATCGAAGACAAGCTTGACCAATTAATGGCAGAGTTTGAAGAAATCATGGGCGGCGATGACGACATGGACGGCGAAGAAGATTTCGGTGCTGAAGATGACATGGAAGACGACATGGGTGACGAAGACGAAGAAGCAATGATGGAAGCGATCCAACTCAAGAAGATTTCTGTAACTCATGGCGACAACGGCGCACAAACTCGTAGCCCAGTGACATTCAACTCAGGTTCAAAGGGTATGGACAGTAATCCAGTTAAGTTCGTAGGCACTGACGAAACAGTTCCAACTAGCCCAAAGAAGCCAAGCAACCCATATACAAAGGGTGAAGGTTCACTAAAGGGCGCAGGCACTTTCAAGAACAGTCCAGGTAAAGATAACTTCAGTGACAAGGGCGAAGCAGCACCTAAGCCAGTCAAGGGCGACAACGGTTCAAACTTCAAGAGCCCAGTTGCCGAATCACGTCGCACTACTCGTAGACCAATTCGTTAAGGGAATCTGAGACAGATGGCTTTGTATCTCAGGGAAAATCTGACTTTTGATAAAGCAGGGATGATTGTCGAGTCCGTAAAAGAAGGCGACGACAGTCTAAAAACCCTCTATATGAAAGGGATTTTCATACAAGGAGGCGTCAAGAATGCGAATGAGCGCATTTATCCCGTCTCTGAAATCGGGACCGCAGTGGACACGTTGAATACCCAAATCAACGAAGGTTACTCGGTTCTCGGTGAGGTAGACCATCCAGATGATCTTAAGATTAACTTAGACCGTGTATCTCATATGATCACTCATATGTGGATGGACGGTCCTAATGGTTACGGTAAATTGAAAATTCTCCCAACTCCAATGGGTCAACTCGTAAGAACAATGTTGGAGTCGGGCGTTAAACTCGGTGTATCCAGTAGAGGTAGCGGAAACGTTAACGATATGGATGGCCGTGTCAGTGATTTTGAAATCATCACTGTAGATATCGTTGCTCAACCAAGTGCTCCTAATGCATATCCTAAGGCAATTTACGAAGGACTTCAAAATATGAAGTACGGACCTAAAGCTTTAGAAATCGCAAAAGATGCACAGGGCAACAAAAAAGTCCAGAAATACTTAGCTGAGGAAGTTAAACGCCTCATCAATGATTTAAAACTATAAAGGGATAATTAGAATGCTAGACGCAATCAAACCATTATTGGAGAGCGGTCTCATTAACGAAGACGTAGGCAGAGAACTTAACGAAGCCTGGGAATCAAAGTTAAATGAAGCTCGCATCCAAGTACGTGCTGAACTTCACGAAGAGTTCGCACAACGTTACGAGCATGATCGTAGCGTAATGGTAGACGCCCTAGACAAGATGATGACAGAAAATCTTTCAGAAGAAATTGCAGAATTTAAGTCTGAAAGAAAAGCAATGAACGAAGACCGAGTTAAGGCTCAAGTCAAACTACGTGAAAGTGCAACTAAGTTCAATGACTTCATGGTTACTAAGCTAGCCGAAGAAATCAAAGAACTACGTACTGATCGTAAGGTGCAAATGGAAAATCAAAAGAAGCTTGAACAGTTTATTGTTCACGCTCTCTCAAGAGAAATCAAAGAGTTTGCCACTGATAGACAAGCAGTCGTCGAAGCAAAGGTCAAGCTCGTTGCAGAAGGTCGCAAGCAACTCGAAACACTCAAGGCAAAGTTTGTTGCTGAAAGTGCTAAGAAGGTTAGCGGCATCGTATCATCACATCTTAAGGGTGAGCTATCACAACTTAAAGAAGACATCAAGAGTGCAAGAAAGAACAACTTCGGTCGTAAGATTTATGAATCTTTTGCGAGCGAATTCTCAACCACTTATCTTAACGATAAGGCTGAGACACGTAAAGTCATGCAAGCACTTGAACACAAGAATCGTCAACTTGAAGAAGCTAAGACTAAGTTGCAACAGGCAGCTACCTTAGTAGAAAGCAAGAACCGCGAAGTTCGCATTATTAGAGAATCTAACCAACGTGAGCAGGTAATGGGTAAACTATTATCAACGCTCAACAAGGAAAAGGCTCAAGTAATGAGTAGTTTGCTCGAAAGCGTACAGACATCTAAACTAGAAAACGCATTCGACAAATATCTGCCAGCCGTTCTCAATACTGGATCAGCAAAGCCTGCAAAGGCAACTGCATCTGTTATCGTAGAAGCAACTGGAAACAAAGCTGCACAGTACACAACTGAAATCGATACCGAACAAAAAGATAACGTAATCGATATGAAGCGCCTGGCAGGCCTTTAATACTACCGACATAGATTAGGAGATTATAATAATGTCAAAGCAACTTTTAGAATCACGTTGGGGCGAAACTAAAGAGGCACTCTTAGAGGGTCTCAAGGGCAATCGTCGCTCAACAATGAGTGTTCTTTTTGAGAACACTAAGAAGCAACTTCTTGCAGAATCTTCAGCAGGTACCACAACTGCTGGTAATATCGCAACACTAAATCGCGTTATTCTTCCAGTAATCCGTCGTGTTATGCCTACTGTTATCGCTAACGAACTAGTCGGCGTTCAGCCAATGACTGGCCCAGTTGGTCAGATTCACACCCTTCGTGTTCGTTATGCGAACTCATTGGGCGATACTTCAGCAGCAGCTACTCCTGTAACTGCAGGTGAAGAAGCACTTTCACCATTCAAGATCGCACAAGCATATTCACGTGCAAACAGTGCAGACACTACTACTGCATACTACACTGCAAATGACACTGCTGCCCTAGAAGGCAATGGTGGTAAGCAAATCTCAGTACAAATCTTGAGACAAGCTGTAGAAGCTAAGTCACGTAAGCTACAAGCTCGCTGGACTTTTGAAGCTGCACAAGACGCACAATCACAACATGGTATTGACGTTGAAGCAGAAATCATGGCAGCACTTGCACAAGAAATCACTGCTGAAATCGACCAAGAAATCTTGCTTTCACTTGCAACACTTGCTTCTACTGAATATACATTCAACCAAGCAACTGTTTCAGGTACTGCAACTTACGTCGGTGATGAGCACGCTGCCCTCGCAGTTCTTATCAATCGCGTTGCAAACTTGATCGCACAACGTACCCGTCGTGGTGCAGGTAACTGGGCTGTTGTTTCACCAGCTTCGTTGACTGTTCTTCAGTCGGCTACTACTTCTGCTTTCGCACGTACTACTGAAGGCACTTTTGAAGCTCCAACTAACACTAAGTTCGTTGGTACTCTTAACGGTGCAATGCGTGTATTTGTTAACTCATATGCACCAGACACTCAGCCAGTACTCGTAGGCTATAAGGGTTCTTCGGAAACTGACGCAGCAGCATTCTACTGCCCATATATTCCGTTGATGTCTTCTGGCGTTGTTCTTGATCCGTCGACTTTCGAGCCGGTCGTATCATTTATGACACGTTATGGCTACATAGAACTCACTAATACCGCGAGTTCGTTTGGTAATGCCGCCGATTACGTCGGGGAAATTGCGGTCCAGAACCTCACCTTCCAATAAGAGATTATTGGTTCGTAAGAACTATCTGGGAAAAGGGTGCTTCGGCACCCTTTTCTTTTGACTATTGTCCTAAATAGTATTATATTATAACGAGATGACGAATATAAATAATACTATGAACAAATACGAAACATGGTACGCTGCCATTACCAAACGCGGTCAAGATAGACACACTGATTCTTATACTGAATCACATCATATCATACCTAGATCATTAGGTGGTAGTGATGACCCGACAAATATCACCAAACTAACTGCACGAGAACACTTCATCTGTCATTGGTTATTGACCAAGATATACAGAGAAGGCGAAGCACATTGGAAAATGCTGAATGCCATTCGCATCATGCGGGCTGGGAACAAGAACCAACAACGATATTCAAATAGAATCACGGCGAGAGTATACAGTAATCTTAAAGAAGAATACTCCAAACTACAAAGTGATCGCTATAGCGGTGAAGGTAACCCGATGTACGGTAGACCAGTCAGTGAAAAAGTACGCAAAGGAAGAAGTGACCGAGCATCAGGAGACAACAATCCTGCAAAACGACCAGGTGCAGGAGCAAAAATAAGTGAAACAAAGACTGGTAAGAAACGAGATCCATTCACTGCTGAATGGAAAGCTAAGATGTCCGCCGCTAAGACAGGTGAAAACAACAATCGCTATGGTGTAGAAGTATTAGAAGAAACCAAAGAAAAAATCCGACAAAAAGCAATAGGCCGCAAACAATCAGCAGAAACAATAGCCAAAAAGGCTGACGCATCGCGTGGCACAAAACGCGAGAAGAAACAATGCCCCCATTGTCATAAAGAAGTTGCGTTGAATGGCTATGCTCGTTGGCACGGTGATAACTGTAAACAACTATAAATACAGTAATGCGTATCAATGAAATCATAAATGAATCAGAAGTACTGGATGAGATCACCCGTCCAGATAGCATTGAGAATGCGGAAGAAGTATTGAAAAAAGCTGGGTATGAAAAGCTTGGTGAGGGCTACTATGCTGCTGTATATACCAAAGGTAACGCCGATCACGTACTGAAACTGTTTAGTGTGCGTGATCGCTCATATCCAGAATTTGTAAACATGACAATACAACGTCCAAACACTCACTTCCCTAAGTTCAAGGGAAAGATGATGAAGGTAACTAATGAGTATTATGCGATTCGTATGGAAAAATTAACAAGTTTTGGTGAAGAAAATCAACAACTCAAACAGATTAGAGACTACATATATGGCTATGCTACTTATGGAAGATCATATTCAGACAATATACGCGGTCAGCAAGTCATCAAAGAGATAGATCAGGTCGAAGAAACACAACCTGGCATTAAAAAAGCATGTGAACTTATCGCAGATATGATAGCAAACGGTAATGTTGCATTAGACCTTCACAAACATAATCTCATGATGCGTGGCAACACGATTGTATTTACGGACCCGGTAAACTAATGCGTATCACAGAAATCATAACTGAATCAGAAGTACTGGATGAGATCACCAGACCAGATACTATGGACAACGCACAACAAATATTAACAAAAGCTGGGTATAAACAGATTGGTGCTGGTTGGTATGCTGATGTATACGCTAAGCCAGATGCCGATCATATATTGAAACTGTTTAGTGTTACTGATACAGCATATCCAAAGTTTGTAAATATGACGATACAAAATCCTAATATACACTTTCCTAAGTTCAAGGGAAAACTGATGAAGGTAAATGAGCACTACTATGCTATTCGTATGGAAAAATTAACAAGTTTTGATAAAACGACGGATATCGCAGGAGAGATTGAGGATTATATCGGTGGATATGCTAATTATGGAAAATCCTGGCCAGAAACAGATGTGCGTGGCAAAGAGGTAACTGAAGTGATAGCTGAGCTTGAAAAAACACAACCCGGTATAACAAAAGCATGTGACCTCATATCACACCTGATAAGAAGCGGTGCCGCTGGATTAGACCTACATCATGGTAATCTCATGATGCGTGGTAACACTATTGTATTTACGGATCCGGTGTCGTAATGCGTATCAACGAACTACTAAATGAATCACAAGTACTGGATGAGATCACCCGTCCAGGTCAAGGCAATGCTGAATACATGCTAGAAAAAGCTGGTTATGAAAAGATTGGCAATGGCATCTATGCTAATGTGTTTGCTAAGCCAGGTGCCGACCATGTACTAAAACTGTTTGGATATAGTGATCATGCATATAAAGACTTTGTGAATATGACAATTCAAAATCCAAACATTCACTTTCCTAAGTTCAAGGGAAAACTGATGAAGGTAACCAAAGATTACTGTGCTATTCGTATGGAACTGTTGACTCCGTTGCCTAAAGATAAAGGTACCTCATTAGAGTTAATAAAAAACTATATCTATGCTTACATCAGGGATAGTTTTCAACCTTTCTATGGGGCAAACCAGATGGCCATGGACAATCTAGAAAAAGCACAACCAGGCATCACTGAAGCAGCCGAACTTGTTGCAACACTAATAAAAAATAATGATCTAGGCTTAGACTTGCATATGAAAAACGCTATGATGCGTGGCAACACTATTGTTATAACTGATCCTGTTATCTAAAACTAAATACGCAGACAGGGGAATCGGCAATATGAAAACACAACTTAAGTTATTTAGTAACTATATCTTTAACATATTGATCGCGTTAGATGAGTTGTTAAACGCTATTTGTGGTGGCGAACCAGATGAAACCTTGACTTTTCGTTTAGCAAAAGATAGAGAGCAAGGTAGTGTTGTTGGTTGTGTTTTATGCAAGTTTCTAGATATATTCGAAAAAGACCACTGTACTAAGTCAGTCGAACGAAATCGTAGTAAGGGTAATTATGAAAGATAATGAAGTCATTGAAGTATTAGAAGACGGCACCATCTATTACTATGACCTTGATGTATGCGAGAAAGAAGCAGAATCAGTCATTGAAGAACTGATCGTTAAGCAGACCGTTGTGCCTAACTATGATTTCCAAGCCACTGTGTTCTGTTTATTTTTGCAATCAATATATCTATTGTCTGAAGCAGGCTGGACTCCAGAAGAGTTATTAGACGAAGTGTTGATGCATACCGTTGGTTTAGGCGACGAGGATGACGACTAAGATATCCTAGTATCGCCGTCTACTGTAGCGTTCAGAATAGACTTCTTGCCAGTTCTCGTTCTCTTATTATGCAATCTAGCACAGTTGGCACAAAGTGTTCGTAAGTTTTTCTTTGACTTGTTCTCTTTGTTGCCATCGATGAATACCAGATCCAACTGACATCTATCTTCAGGTACGAAGTCGCATTGTTCGCAAGATATCTTCTTGTGTTGTAAATGCTTGAACCTCACATTGTATATTGACTTTGCACAGTCTATGCAATAGCGATGCCACTTTTGAAATCCATACTTACTCTTACCATTTGGTTTCGCTAATGCAAAGTCACAATGAGAGCATATAGGTCTGGGTGGTTGTTCAGTGATCATCTATTATTTAGTGAAATAAAGTTCTCCGTTGTTCTTTAAAAGACGGTTGATTTGGTCAAATAAAGCATAAGTAGTATTTGACAAACATAATGGAACTTGAGCATGTCGGTAGAATACTTTAACTCATATGGTGGTTTTTCAGTAGGGATTCCTCCTGTACCAGTAGCAGACGCCAATGGTAATATTGTTACCAATGTATTGACTACGGGTAATGTTGCTGCGAATGTCATCTATGGTAATGTTTTCCGTTTCGCGAATGGTGCTCCCCTAACTGTAGTTGCTGCTGGTAGCAATACTCAACTACAGTTCAATAGCAATGGTGCTTTTGCAGCAAGTTCAGCACTTACATTCAATAGTACAACACAACTATTATCAACTGGCAATCTAACTGTAATCGGAAATACTAATTTAGGTAACGCATCTACTGTTAAGATTCAGGGCGGCGTTGATGGTTACTTCTTGCAGACTGATGGTACTGGCAATCTGTCTTGGGCAGTTGCGGGAGGCGGCGGCGGTAATGGTTCGCCAGGCGGCTCTAATACTCAAGTTCAGTTCAATGACGCCGGTACATTTGGTGCAGAAATTGGATTCACTTACGACAAGGTAACAAACTTACTCACTGTTGGTAATGTAAGTACAACAAATATCACTACACCTACTGCAAACATCACGACACTTACTGTAACATTAGCAAACGCAACTACTGCAAACATCGCAAACTTAAATGTAAGTGGTATTGCTAATCTTACAAACGCGAATGTCACTGGTACAGTAGTCTCAACTAATATATCAGCAGCAAATATTACGATCACTGGCAACTCAGTTGTATCGTCAACTGGTACATTGCGTGTTCAAGGCAATGTCAACTTTTCGCCAGCGTCAAACGTTACCTTAGGTGATGTCAGCAAGGTACATATTGACGGTGGTATTAATGGATATGTATTGTCAACTGACGGTACAGGTAATCTAGCATGGATTGTTGGTGGTGGAGGCGGCGGCAATGGCTCGCCAGGCGGCTCTAATACTCAAATTCAATATAACAAGTTTGGTGCCTTTGCTGGTGACCCATTCTTCACATACAACGATGTAACTGAAACTGTACAAGTTGCTGGCACAATGATTGCCAACACTGTTCAGTTTGGTTCTGGTGTATACAAGTATGCATCAACAACTACATCAGTTTCAGGTACAACGACCTTGACACCAAATCAAGTTATCTATTCAACACCAGCAGCAAACATAGCGGGTATTGAGTTTGATATCATCGCAACTAATCAAACTTTAAATATTAGAAACACCATGAAAATCTCATCACAGATATATGGTACTACTATATTATTCAATGAAACTGGTGGACTATATTATAACGGCAGTGTTGGTAACTTTGACATCACTTACAATGCTGGTAATCTTATCACACCTTCATCAATAGAACTTAAAGTATCGCCTACTAACCTAAACCAAACAACATACAAGATGCTAGTTACCACTCTTGTCTCGTAATATCAGTGAATAAATAGCAGAGTAAAATAGGATAAAGAAATGGGAATGACACCCTTTAATTCAGTAGCAGGTTTCTCGGTTGGCAAAGGTACAGCCAATGTAATATTGGCTAATGGCGATGTAGTAACTAACAATATCACTGTATCTAACAAAGCAAACTTGAGTGCTATCAGTAATGTCATCATTACAGGTGGCTCTGCGGGGCAGTTCATTAAAACAGATGGTTCGGGTAATCTAACTTTTGCTGATGTGAACACAAGCGGACTAGCAAATGGTAACAGTAATGTTCAAGTCTATGCAAATGGTAATGTTACTGTTTCTGTTGCTGGTATTTCTAATGTTCTTGTCGTGTCAAACACTGGTGCAAATGTCACTGGATACTTTACTGCATCGGGCAACATCACTGGCGCTAATGCTAACCTAGGTAATACTGTTACTGCGAACTATGTTGCAGGCACTCTTACCACAAATGCACAACCAAACATCACTTCAATTGGTACATTAAGTTCATTAACTGTTACAGGCAACGTAGCAGCGGGTAATGTAACTGGTGCTAATGTCGTATCAGCAAACTATGTTGCAGGTACTCTTACCACAAATGCACAGCCAAATATCACCTCAGTTGGTAATCTAGCTTCTCTAGTGGTAACTAGTAATGTTAAAGTGGGCAATCTTACTTCTAATGGAAATATTAGCACAGCAGTTGACTTGATTGCAGGGAATGCTGTATTCATTGGTAATAACGCACCTGCATATGAACTTGCTTTCCCTAACTCAGTACTTCTCATTACAGCAAACACTGGAAACTATGCACAAGCGTCACTGTTAAATCAAAACTCAAACGCTTCTGCTGACTGGGTTGCATATGTAGATAACGGAAACGCGGATGCAGGCTATGCGGATATGGGTATCACTGGTTCAGCCTATAATGTTCCAAATTACGGTCTTACTAAACCAGGTGACGGATACTTTGTGGTATCAGGTGTTCCTGGATTCGGCGGCAATCTTGTAATCGCGACTGCTGGCACAGGAACAACAAACGATATTATATTCGGCACTGGATATGACACTGTAAATGAAGTCATGCGATTCAGCAATTCGAAGCAACAGTTTGCGATACAACCAACCACGATCTCAACAAATAATACAACTGGCGCATTAGTGGTCGCAGGCGGTGCCGGTATCGGCGGCAATCTCTATGCAGGTGGTAGAATAAACGCTGCTAATGCAAATCTAGGTAACGTTGTCACCGCAAATTATTTCACTGGAACGCTAACAACCGCAGCACAGCCAAACATCACATCAGTAGGTACACTAACATCACTTGCGGTGAGTGGTAACGCCAACGTCGGCAATATAGGTGCCACAAATGCAAATGTAACTGCTATTACTGCAACAGGTAATGTTACTGCTAGCTATTTCTTCGGGAATGGTAGTCAGTTAAGCGGCATCATCACTTCAGTATCGAGTATGAGCAATGGTACATCAAATGTAAACATCAGTACTGCTAATGGTAATGTAACAACTTCAGTTGGTGGTACTGCTAATGTTCTTGTCGTGACTAGTACTGGTGCAAATATCACTGGCAATGCAAACGTTTCAGGTAATGTCTCGGCAAGTTACTTTATTGGTAATGGTAGTTCGTTAACTGGTATTGCCACTACTTTTAATGCACTAACTGATGCGAATACTGCTAACGTCACTATTGATGAGATTGTCTATCAAGGTACTACAAGATTAATCGTAGGACACACTGGTACAACAGGGTATACCTTCACTCAGTATACTGGCTTAAATCCAACTATATATACAGTTTCCGGTACAACCCTTGCTCTTGATTTAACTTCAGCAGGTCACCCATTATTGATTCAATATGCTAACGGCACAAACTGTGATATTGGGTTAACTCACGTAAGTACAACAGGTGTATTGTCAGTGGGTTCTTTGGCACAAGCAAAGACATCAGGAACACTATATTGGCAGATTCCGATTGATCTAGTTGGCAACTTTAAGTATCAATGCTTCAATCACGTTGCAATGAACGGTGTATTCGTTCTTAATGACGGTAACTTCTCTAACGGAATCGCTTCATACTCTGGCAACATTGGTGCTGGTAATGTAAATGTTACAGGTAAGGTAACTGCTGCTAATGTCACTGCTAACAATAATGTGTCAGCAAATGTTTTACACATAAACACAACAGGTCCGCAGTTTGGTTCTGCTACTGGTGAAATGGCATGGAACAACACTAGCAAGACATATGAACTACAAATGAACGATGGCATTCAACAGTCAATCGGTCAAGAACAGTTCACCGTAGTTCAAGCAAACACTGCTATTTCATTGGGACAAGTTGTTGCATATGCAGGGGTAACTGCAGGTAGACTTCTAGGTGATCCGGCTAACGCTCAGTCAGCAGGCTTTATCTCAAGTTATGTTATCGGTGTCGCCGCCCAAAATATCGGAGTAGGCAATACAGGCTATGTCACTACCTTTGGACAACTTGATAACGTCAACACAAACTCATTTAACGTAGGCGATATCCTCTATCTTGATCCAGCAGTGCCTGGTGGATTTACCAATGTTCTTCCAAATGCTCCTAATCCTAAAGTGCAGATGGCAGCGGTATTAACTAAAGCATTATCTACAGGTTCGTTGCAAGTTAAAATCACTGGTTTCCCTAAACTAGAACAACTTCGTGATGTTTCTACTGTTGCAGCAACTAACAATCAATATTTAAGATATACTACGTCTGGCAACTACTGGGTAGCATCAAATCTTGCGATTAGTAATGACACAAATCCAACATTAGGTGCAAATCTTAATGCTGCTAACTATAGTTTTGCAAACGTAAATGATATTAGTGCAAATACTGCCAACTTCAGTGGTGCGGTATACTCAAACGCAGTAATCTCAAATGCATCTCAACTTGCAACCAAAGCATATGTTGATAACGCATCATCAGCAGGTATCGTTGTTCACCCTCCTGTTCTAGTCGGTACGTCAACACCATTAACAACAACTTATGCTCAAGGTGGAACTACTCCAACAATCACTACGATTGCAACTGGTAATGTTCTTACTACTTCAACTACACATGGTCTTTCAGTTAATGATATGATTGTATTTGGTAGTACAACCAATGGATTGACTGCTGGTACACCATATTTCGTCTATTCAACTCCTGCTATTAACCAGATCACACTCGCTGCCTCATACAATGGCATACAGATCACAACTCTTACTAACGGTACAGGGTTATCAATCACGAGTAGAGCAAACTCTGGTGTCGGTGCAACACTTACTAACGCTGGTACTCAAGCGGCACTTGTAATCGGCGGCGTTACTATGGCGACAACGAACAGAGTGCTCGTATTTGGACAAACAAACGCATTTGAAAACGGTGTGTATACTGTAACGAATATCGGGTCACCATCAACAAACTGGGTACTAACAAGAGCAACTGATCAAAACAAATATATTCCTGCAAGTACGATTGGTATGAGTGCAGGTTCGTATTTCTATATTCAGTCTGGTACAAGAGCAGGTGAATCGGATGTGTTGTCTACAACTGGTGTAATCGTCATCGGTACGACTAATCTTACATATTCACTCTTTAGTGCATCATTGCAATATACTGGTGTAAGTCCTGTTACTGTTGTCGGTCAACAGATCAGCCTTGCAAATCTAACTGGTACTGGTGATTTTGTTGTCCTCGCGAACAGTCCAACACTTAACACACCAAACATCGGCGCCGCAACTGGTACAAGTTTAAATGTCTCTACTGGCAACATCAACGCTGGTAACTTGATATTAACTGGTCTTGCGAATGTAACTGGTAATATCACAGTTGGTAACTTAAACGCACAATCAGGCAATGCAAACGTAAATGTTTACTTAGGTAACAGAGTTTCAGTTGCTGGTAACGTGGATGGTGGCAATTTCAATCCAGGCGGAAATCTCGTTGTAACCGGCAATGCAAGTGCAGCAAATATCTCAACCGGTGGCACATTAAATGTAACGGGTAACGCGAACGTTGGTAATATCGGTGCTACTGCTGGTGTATTCACTGGCAACGTAACTGCTGGTAACGCGAATGTAACTGGACAACTGATCTCTACTGTTGCAACTGGTACTGCACCATTCGTAGTCACATCAACAACTAAGGTTGCAAATCTATTAGTTGAAACGGCTAACTCAACATCATATGTAAATGTTGCTCCAGTAACATCTAACATCAGTTATCCAACATTTGTATATGCAAACATCATAGGCGATTATCCACTACAAAGCAACACTGCATTCAGTGCTAACTTAGCAAATGGTGCGTTCATCTCTACTACACATGTTGGTAATCTAGTTGGTACCACTGCGAACGTAACTGGACAACTAATCTCTACTATTGCAACTGGTACTGCTCCACTTGTTGTTACTTCAACTACTCAAGTTGCAAACCTAAATGTTGCTACGGCAGGTTCTGCTACTTCTGCAACAAACGCAAGTGCTCTACTACAGAACACCTCAACTGCAACCACTGTTTACCCGACATTTACTACTTCTTCAGCGAATGGCAACTCATCCGCAGTGATCAATACAAGTATCAGTGCTAACTTAGGTAATGCCTCAATTACTGCTACGACATTCGTAGGTGCTTTATTTGGTGCTGCTACATCAGCAGGTACAGCGACTTCTGCTACTACTGCCGGCACTGTAACAACTAACGCACAACCGAACATTACAAGTGTTGGTACATTATCTTCATTGAATGTATCTGGTAATGCTAATATCGGAAATATAGGCACTGCACAAGTTCTCGCATCTGCGAATATAACTGCACCTCAACTGATCTCAAACATCGCGACTGGTACTGCCCCGTTTATCGTTACTTCAACGACTACTGTTGCTAATCTAGCGGCTGCTACTGCAACAACTGCTGGTACAGTAACAACTGCTGCTCAGCCAAATATCACTTCTCTTGGTACATTACGGAATATAACTTTAGGTAGTGCAAACAGTTTAACTGGCGGTAATCTAGTAAGTGCAGCGTATCTCGACGGCACCTTAACGACTGCTGCTCAACCAAATATCACATCAGTTGGTACACTGTCTTCGCTAAGTGTGACTGGTAATGCAAATGTTGGTAACTTAGGCACATCACAAGTTCTCGCAACTGCTAATATAACGGCACCTCAACTGATATCAAATATAGCAACTGGTACTGCACCATTCGTTGTCACATCAACTACCCAGGTGGCAAATTTAAATGTTGCTACGGCTGGTACTGCGACTACAGCAGGTTCTGCTACTACTGCCGGTACTGTAACAACTAACGCACAACCGAACATCAATTCGGTTGGTACACTGTCTTCATTAAATGTATCTGGAAATGCTAACGTAGGTAACTTAGGCACTGCACAAGTACTCGCAACTGCGAATATAACGGCACCTCAGTTGATATCAAACATAGCAACTGGTACTGCACCTTTCGTTGTCACATCAAATACATTAGTCACAAATCTTAATGCTGATCAGCTTGAAGGCTATAACCCAGTAGTTGCAAATACAGCAAGTACTATTGCATTACGTGATGCAAATGGTAACATATCAGCTAATTTCTTCACTGGTAATGGTAGTCAGTTAACTGGTATCATTACATCAGTATCAAATGTAAGCAACGGTACTTCTAACCTTAACATTGCAACATCTGGCGGTAATGTAACCACATCAGTCGGCGGTGTTGCAAACGTATTAGTGATTACAACAACAGGTGCAAACATTGCTGGTACTCTCAACACTGGTACTGGTAACGCAAATGTTGGTAATTTAGGCACTGCACAAGTTCTCGCATCTGCGAATATAACTGCACCTCAACTGATCTCAAACATCGCGACTGGTACTGCTCCGTTTATCGTTACTTCAACTACTCAAGTAGCAAATCTAAGTGTTGCTACAGCTGGTTCTGCGACTACTGCAGGTTCTGCTGCTACAGCAGGTACAGTAACTACTGGAGCACAGCCGAACATCACAAGTGTTGGTTCGTTATCATCACTTGTTGTTTCGGGTAACGCAAACGTCGGCAATCTATTAACTGACAATCTTAAGTATGCAAACGGTGTTCCATATGTCATCGTATCAAATGCTGCTGGTTCAAATACTCAAGTGCAGTTCAACAACGCAAACGTATTTGCAGGTAGTGCTAACTTAACATTTGATACCACTACTAACACACTCACTACCACAACTCTTCTTGCGAGTAATATCGGAAACGCTACATCTGTCTTAAGAGGTGACGGTGGCTTCATATCTAACATCACTGTATCAGGTGGTACATCTATCGTTAACGGTAACTCGAACGTAAATATTCCTGTTGCAAACGGCAACATCACCTTCTCATCGGCAGGCAATGCGAACGTACAAGTTATCACTGGTACTGGTGTCAATGTAAGTGGTACTCTAAATGTTACAGGTATAACTACATTGAGTGCTATTGGTAACGTAAAGATTACAGGTGGTGCTGCTAACAATGTGATCACTACTGATGGTGCAGGTAATCTATCTTTCTCTGCACCTATCATACCAAACTATAGTGTTGCTACTGTTAGTGCAAATACTACTCTTTCGTTAGGAACATATGCATACTTTGCAGCAGGTCCAATCACATTAACACTACCTAACCCAACGGGTGCTAATACAGGTAGATCATTCTATATCAAGAACACAAATAATCAGTTTGTAACTCTCCTACCAAGCATAAATACCATAAATGGATATGCAAATATGATTCTTCGCTATTTGAACTCCTCATTAATACTGGTTTCAGACGGCACAAACTGGAATATCTTCTAAAGGAAAAGACATGGCATATTTTGAAGTAGTAACACTAAATGATGGAACAACGCTATTTAATGGTAGCATTGCACCTATAATCTTGGCTGGTGCCTCTTGTAGTGGAACAACATTAACAACAACCGGCTCTCCTGCATTAACAGTAGGTATGACAATATACGCATCGTCTTTAAATGGTAACGTTGCTCTTGGTACTATCGTAAGTGGTTCAGTGAACACATGGGTTGTTACGGTAGGTGGAACTTTCCCTGCTCAAACAATGACTGCTATAATGTTGGGTGCTGGTTCAGCAATCAACACAACAAGTTATCCACTTGCAGTTATTCAAGTAACAACAACAAGTATTATATCACTAAACATTGAAGGATCAAACGACGGTACAAACTGGTTTCAATTATTTCTCTCTTCACCAAATGAACCATCTATACTAGATAACATTGCAGAAAGTGGTTTGTATACACTAAAGACATCATCGCTTTATATTCGTTACAATCTAATTTCATTCAACGGTGGTATCGCACCAGTAGTATTGAGCGGAGCTTCTTGTAGTGGAACAACATTAACAACAACCGGCTCTCCTTCGTTAACGGTAGGTATGACAGTACTTTCAGCGGGTAGCGTTTCTCTTGGTACTATCGTAAGTGGTTCAGCAAACACATGGGTTGTGTCTATCGGCGGAACTTTCACTGCTCAAACAATGACTGCTGTTACAGGTAGTGCTTCGGTCGCGATCAACATATTAGGAAGAAGCGGTAACAATACTGCTGGTGGTGCAGATAACCTCTCACTAGCACTTGATGCCAAAAACGTTACTCCAATACACGTATCATATCAACCAGGACAAAGCGGTGTCAAGCAGGATGCACAGAACGCATTTGTATTGAGTGATGCTCCTACTCCGGTAGTTATCAATGCTCAGGTAGGTCAAGTAACTATCATTGATACACAAGGATATCAGACATTACAACTCACAACTAATGCAACATTTGCTGCTTCAGGTGGTTTTCAAGTATCAAACTCAAATGACGGTACAGCAACATCATTTGCTACCAACCAGGCTGCTCTTTCATCTGCAACCGGTGGTACTATGTCTACTGCTATTGTTGCTTCTACAACTTATACTTTTAACTGTACTGCTCGTTATGTCCGCATCGTGCCTACAACTGCAGGAGCATTTACATATTTCTTACGAAACGGTGTCACTGGCACCGCATCGCAGAACTTAACAGCAATCGGTGGTGCTGCTGTATCTGCTGTTACCGCTCAACTTGGCGTAAACGTTGCACAGTTTGCTGGTGCCGCTGCTGCTACTGGTGGTCTTGCTGGTACAATCGGTGTTGGTGGTGCAGCGGCTGTAACAACAGGTGGTACAGCACCAACAACTAACCCTGTTCCAGCCGGCGTCGTTGATACTTTAGGCTTTGGTCGTAGAACATTAGGTGATATCGGCGGTCGTACTTTCTTTACTGGTTTCAACGTCAATACTCCAGTTTCTACTGCTGCTTCTAACATTACTACCGCAGCACAACAGAATAACCCCGCTTTCATCGTTGGTTCGTTACTTAATACGTTCCAAGGCTCAGCTGGATTAAACGTACAAGAAACTTCACAAGTTGAAGGACAAACTATTGCAGAAATGCTCTTTCAAATATTATTTGAACTTAGAATCGCTAATCAACAGCGATACGAGATGCCGTTGTTACTAAACAATGGTATAATAAATGGTATGGATCCGCCAGAAAACTATCGTCAGGATCCGTCAGCCTTCACTTTACAACCGTAAAGTATCACATAAGTATAAATACATTAACAACAGGAGATTTTATAAATGTTAACACAAGGACAAGTAGGGCCACTTACCGCAACCGCATCAATTGGTTCTGGTACTTTAACCCCAACCCGTTTAGGCAACATGGGCGATGCTATCGTTTCAGAACTACACGGTCGTTATTACGAAGCTAACTATCGTAGAAATAAGTTCTACGGTTCAAACGGTGCTACACCATCTGTAACCTCACTCGCACTGGCTACGACTTACACTGGATTGTGTCTCTATAATCCAGCTGGTTCCACAGTCAACCTTGTCATTGATAAGGTCGGCTATAGCTTTCTAGTTGCATTTCCGGCTTCATCAACTATCGGACTAATGATTGGATATTCGGCTGCTGGTATCGTCACTGCTTCTGCTGCTGCTTCTCCGGGCGCATCTAGCTTCGTCGGTGTTGGTGCTTCAGGTCAGGGCAAGGTCGCATTATCTGCAACTCTAGTCGGTACTCCTACCCTACATACAGTGTTCGGTTCAGGTCTAACTGGTGCTATCACTACTACCCCTGCAATTCAGAACTCAATCTATGACTTTGAAGGTTCAGTTATTTTGCCACCAGGTGCATATGCAGCTATCTATACATCAACTGTATCTGGTGCCGCTTCATTGGCAGCATCATTTCAGTGGGAAGAAGTTCCTCTCTAAGATTAGTATTACTATTGGTAACAATTGGCCCTTGCAGCAATGTGAGGGCCTACTTGTTTAATATCACATATAGCCAACAAAGATAATTACAAACGTGCTTAACGTATTCTTATTAGACTTTTACACTAGGCTTAAAGCTTGGCATCAACTTAAAGAAGACCTCAAGGAGTTAGACATAGAAACAATCTCAATTGAGGTTGATAGATTTTGGCAAAAGACTCCTATGAGTACCAATTATCTTCACCCAGCAGATATTGAATCTTGGCCCAATCCTTGGGAACTACTCAACGACAATAGGTATTGCTTATATGGCCGTGCTTTGGGCATGGTCTATACACTTATGCTATTGGGTATCAAAGATATTGACATTGTAGAGACGATATGTGATACTCAAGAAACTGTAATATTAGTGTTAGTTGACAACGCAAAATATGTGTTGAATGGGTGTCCAGATTCGGTGTTAAATACCACTCTGCAAGACTTTACAATAAACAAGCATTTAAATATAGATATACTCGTGAAGAAGATAGGTAAATAATGACGACAATCAATGTAACAAAGAGATCAGGAACATCAGAGCCACTACAACTAGAGAAATGGCAAGCACAGATCACTAAGATTTGTAGTGGTATAGCAGATATCAGCCAATCAATGGTAGAAATCAAGGCTTCTCCTCACTTCTTTGATGGCATTACAACTCGTGAGATTGATGGTATCACGCTCAGAGCCGTTGTTGATTTGATTGACGTTGAAACACATCCAGATATCGGTAATACTAACTACCAATATGCAGCAGGTAAACAGCGTCTTTCCATGCTGAGAAAAGATGTCTATGGTACCTTTACGCCTCCCCATCTATATGAGATCGTCAAGAAGAATGTCGCAACAGGTCTTTACACTCCTGAACTATTAGAATGGTATTCAGAAGACGAGTGGAACAAGATGAATGACATCATTGATCACACTAAAGACGAATCATACGCATACGCCGCAGTTGAACAGATGATTGAGAAATATCTTGTTCGTAATCGTGCCACTAAAGAGATTTACGAGACACCTCAAGTACGATACATGGTTGCTGCCGCCACTGTCTTCCACAAAGAAGAACCTAACAACGCAAGGATGAAATATGTCAAAGATTACTATCACGCAGCCAGCGATGGTCTTTTCACTCTGGCTACTCCTGTACTTGCTGGCCTTGGGACCCCTACGAAACAGTTTAGTAGCTGCGTTCTCATTAGAAGTGATGACGATCTGGACAGTATATTTGCATCGGGAGAAATGATGGCAAAGTATGCTAGCAAGCGTGCTGGCATCGGTCTTGAGATTGGTAGACTACGCTCGTTGGGTTCACCTATCAGAGGTGGAGAGATCATGCACACTGGTATGATTCCATTCTTGAAGAAGTGGTTCGGTGATTTGCGTAGTTGCTCACAGGGTGGCATTCGTAACGCATCAGCAACAGTGTTCTATCCAATCTGGCATTATCAGTTTGACGATTTGATCGTACTTAAGAACAATCAGGGCACAGAAGAGACTCGTGTTCGTCATATGGACTATGGTGTTGTACTATCTGCGTTCTTCTGGCGTCGTTTCAAGAACAAGCAAGACATTACATTCTTTGATCCAAACGAAGTTCCAGACTTGTATGAAGCATTCTACAAGAACACACCACTGTTTGAAGAACTATATGTAAAATACGAGAAGCGTAAGGACCTTCGCAAGAAGACCATGAATGCTGAAGAAGTATTCAAGGGCGGTATCCTCAAAGAACGCACTGATACTGGTCGTATCTATCTTGTCTTCATTGATAATGTTATGAACCAGGGTCCGTTTGATCCTGAATATCACACGATATATCAATCTAACCTTTGCGTTGAGATACTTCTTCCAACAAAGCCATTCAAGCGTCTTGATGACCCAGCTGGCCGAATAGCGTTGTGTACTTTAGGTAGTATGAACTGGGGTGCGTTTAAACATCCAGAAGAAATGCGTCGGGCATGTCGTCTCCTTCATCGCAGTTTGAACAATATCCTAGATTATCAAGATTTCTTGTCAATACAATCACACTTGTCTAACGAAGAGATCAGGCCAATCGGCATCGGGGTGACAAATCTCGCATACTGGCATGCAAAGCGTGGCTACAAGTATGGCGAAAAAGATGCACTACAAGATGTCAAGTCGTGGGCGGAACATCAGACCTATTATTTGATGCAGGCTAATGTTGAACTCGCCAAAGAGCGTGGAAAATGTTTAGACAGTGATAAAACACGTTATGGTCAAGGCATCTTTTCATGGGAACTAAGAGCAAAGGGTTCAAACGATCTTGCTGACTTCACTCCTGAACTTGATTGGGAAACAGTAAGAAAAGAAATGTTGATCTATGGGGTGCGTAACTCTACAGTAGGCGCGGTTGCTCCAGTTGAGTCATCATCTGTTGCTATCAACTCTACAAATGGTATCGCATTGCCAATGAACTTGATTACTATCAAGGAATCTAAAGCAGGTGCGTTTGTTCAGGTTGTTCCAGAATATCATAATGCAAGAGTTCGTAAGAACTATCAACTTATGTGGGAGCAAACTGACTGTATCGGTTATCTAAAGACTTCAGCGGTACTGGCAGCATATATGGATCAGTCAATCTCTACTGATACATTCTACAATCCAGCACACTTCCCTGATCGTAAGGTACCTACTACACTGATCGCAAAGAACTTGATGCTCGCACACTACTATGGTTTAAAGACACTTTATTACAGCCTCGTGTGTAAACAAGGTTCCAAAGAAGAGGAAGATGCGGCTCCACTTGAGGCTATTGACTTCTTTGAAGATGAAGATTCCTGCGAATCCTGCAAACTTTAAACACACAGAAAGAGATATAAATGTCCAAAGAACAGTACGACCTAAACACAAAGACCGACTACCTTAATCGCAAGATGTTTCTTGATCCAGCAGGCCCTGTGACCATTCAGCGTTTTGAAGAAGTCAAGTATCAAAAGCTGGCTAAGATTGAGCAAACTGCACGAGGATTCTTCTGGATCTCAGAGGAAATCAGTTTGACTAAAGATGCTAATGACATGAAAGAGGCCAGCGAGACTGTGGCTCACATGTTTACCAGCAACTTGCTAAGACAAACAGCTCTTGACAGCATTCAGGGACGAGCACCAGCACAAGTCTTCACACCAGTATGTTCTATCCCAGAGTTAGAAGCATTGATGTCAAACTGGTCTTTTTTCGAAACAAATATTCACTCACGCGCCTACTCTCATATCATTCGCAATATCTACAACGTGCCGAAGGAAGTGTTCAACACTATCCACGATACTAAAGAGATCATTGACATGGCCGCAAGCGTTGGTGACCATTACGAGAACCTACATGCTCTAAACTGTAAGAAGGAACTTGGCATTGAAGTACCAGAGCAAGAGCATATCAACGCTATCTGGTTAGCACTTCACGCATCATACGCACTTGAAGCATTTCGCTTTATGGTTTCGTTTGCTACTTCACTTGCAATGGTTGAAAACAAGATTTTCATGGGCAATGGTAACATCATCAGCTTGATTCTACAAGACGAGTTGCTTCACAAAGAGTGGACCGCATGGATGATCAATCAGGTCGTCAAGGAAGATGCTCGTTTCGTCACTGCTAAGGCAGAATGTGAACAAGAAGTCCGCAAGATTTACGAAGATGTTATCCGTGAAGAAAAAGAATGGGCTGCATATCTATTCAAGAAGGGTCCAGTCATTGGTCTTAACGAAAAGATCATGGTTGACTTCGTTGACTTTAATGCAGTTGATGCACTTAAGCAGATCGGTATTAAGTATTGGAATATTTCACCGAAATCAACTCCTATTCCTTGGTTCAATAAGCACACGGATACAAGCAAGAAGCAAACGGCTCTTCAAGAGTCCGAAAGCACTTCTTATGTAATCGGAGTCATGACCGACAATCTTGATTATGAAGAACTACCTGATCTATGAGAAATCTATTAAACCTATTTGAAGACAACATCAACGATAGTTGGTTCAAAGATGGGTTCCAAACCTACAAGAAGCCAGCCCAAGAAAAGTACGAGATCGCACAAGAAGATGGAACTATCCAAACGCTTGAAGGTCCTGTAAACTACAAGAAGGGATACTATATCCTCACTGGTCCTAAAGGTGAACAGTACCCTATTCCACCCGAGAAGTTCAATGAACTCAAAGATGATTTAGGCAATGGTGTTTGTTCACCAAAGAAGATCATCAAAACAGCAAAACTTGCAGACCACGATGGTGTTGTGAAGACAAGCTGGGGAGAAGATTTAAACTACACGGCGAATAACGACTATATAGTTAGACACGGTGCAGGAGATTACGGCGTTGTTAAGGCTGACATCTTCAAGCAAACTTACGCTACTTAAAGGAAGACAATGAAAGCAATCATTTGGAGCAAAGACAACTGTCCGTACTGCGTACAAGCAAAAGTATTACTTGAACAACAAGGTATTGAGTATGAAGAACGCAAGATCGGTTCAGGCTACACTAAAGAAAACTTACTAGAATCAGTACCCCATGCTAAAACAGTACCACAGATTTTCCTAGATGGAGAACTTGTGGGTGGGTTTACTGAACTCAAAGCAAAACTGACGAAAGCAGCATAAAGGAAACAAAATGACTATTAAAATAGGCGAGATTTTTACATTCAAGCTCACTTCCGGCGAAGAAGTGGTAGCAAAGGTACTGGGAATTAACGGCAATCTAATCTCATTACATGATCCAGTATCAGTTGCACCCGGACAACATGGTTTAGGTCTTATGGCAAGTATGTTCACCGCAGATCCTAAGGCTGACGCAGTGCTAAATACTGATAACGTTACAATCTATGCACCTACTGACTCAAGCGTCAAGGCAAAGTACATTGAAGCGACAACTGGACTCGTAGTTCCAGATAAAAAGCTTATACTCGGTTGATGGAATAATAGAATGGCAGCATTGTCACGCAAGGGTGATCAAAACGCAGCAGGCGGCAAGATTGTTAGGGGATCATCAACAGTGTTCGCTAACGGTATTGCTGTTGGCCTGCATGTAAGCGATATCACTCCTCACGGTGACAAAAAGCATAAGTCAGCGAAGACTACAGAAGGTAGTCCAACTGTCTTTGCTGACGGTGTTGCGGTTCTTCGTGTCGGATCAGGTAATGATTGCGGACATTCTATCACTCAGGGTAGCCCTGACGTTTTCTGTCCATAAAGGAATCACATGGCAAACTCTGGTAAACAAAGTCCGTTAGGCATCAACGTATTAGGTTCGTTGCTTAACAGTACTGGCTTGACGATCAACCCTGTTGCTGCTTCATATATGGGTGCAAGCAAAACGAATACGAGTTACACATTTGGTAGCGTAGTCAAAAACACTTCACTAAGAATGCTAACATGGGCAATCAATGATGGCTTCACACGAGGCTTCATGTCTGATGCTACATATGATAATCTTATTTCGATAGGTGCATCAACTATTCCTACATTAGGAAATGCTAAGCCTCCTACTTATGTAGCAGTTGATCCTGCTGGAGTTTGGTCTAACACGGCTGTTGCATTTGGTATACAGCAAGGATACGGCTCTGCATTGCCTGGACCAGCAACATCTGGTTATGGTATCAAAGACAACACTGGCCAAGGACAACAAGCAACTTGGATTCCATACAACACAACCAATCCTAACAAAGCAGTAACTCAATGGGGATTCACTCGTTGTATGGCATTGCAAGCATGGAATGAGTTTAACTGGAACGGATCATCAACTACCTTATCTAATCCTGAATACAAAGAGTTTTGCTCATCATTTTCCACAGTAGATGCATTTGTACGAAGTTCTAACCAAGCAGTAGTTGCTAGTGATAACTCTGATACCTTCTTAGAGGGTGCCTTTAGCAATATGAACGATTTAATCAGTGCTGACATCGCAGGAGTAAGCCTCGCTAGCGTGGATTTCGGTAACGACTTGATTAACTTAGGTAAATCATTAAATCTACAAAACATCTCTTCGTTTGGTTTGCCATCTAACCTATTGACTACATTAGGTAAAAGTTACGCAGTTACTCAGGATTTAAGTTTAGCGTTGCTTGCATCAGGGTTAAGCACAACTGATATCGCTGCGATTACGAGCGGTACAGCTCCCAATGTTTCTGTTGAACTAGAGCAGCAGATTTACGGTGCATTTTTGATCATCACCGGTGAAAATTTAGCAAATATTTTAGCACCACTGCAATGTAGAACACAAGGATTAGATTCTCTCGCTGATCTACTGAACGTACAAAAGATGTTTCCTATAAGTTATGAATCACTAACTGTTCCTGTTTACAATGCGGATCCTGGGCCCACTAATAGCAAGACCTACTATTTGATTTATCAAGACGGTGGCTTGAACTCAGCCCTTAATGATCCGTCTATTCAAGATTACGTAGGTACATTGTTGCCTAATGGAACTCCTCCGACATATGATGACACCGTAGATCCTGCTAACTATGCAGAACTTCCTAAAGGATTTGATTCATACCTACAAAACATTATTCCAGCAGATCAAGCAACAGCAGCAGGTGCATTCTCATTCACTATGCGACAGATTCGTAACATTGAAAGATGTGACTTTCAAAAGTTTGCAAAGGTCGTCAAGGGAATAGAAAATACTTCCGATTTGCCAATGGTTGCGGGGACTGACAAGCCTACGGATCAAGAGGCAACTGACTTCATTGCATATGTAGGTGCTCTTGGAAGTGGTGCAGTTGGTACATATACCATGTCTGACTTTTTTGGTTGTATGTCTGGTCTCCCTTATCCTTGGAGATTGATCCAACAGCGTATCAGTCAACTAGAAACGTCAAACTTATATACCATTTACAAAGAGTTGTTCCTTGCAACAAGTTGGGAACAAGCAACTGCTTCAGTGCAGTATACTACTTACGTAATCGGGCCTACAACGTACTATCACGTTACAGGTGTAACACTAACTGATCCAGGTGGTGGATATGGTAGAGGCGGAGCAGCAGCACCAATCGTCACTATGACAGGAGGATCGTGTACTACTATTATAGGAACTGATGATAGTGATACTGGGTCAAATAATACAGGTACATTTGGTAGAGTCACTGCGTTAAACTTTACAGCTGGTGCAGATATCACTTCTGTGCCAACCATATCTATTGCAGCTCCTGCAGGCGGAGGTTGGCCAGCAATGAACGCAGTAGTTCAGTCCTACATTGATCAAGCTAATGCAGAAATCTCGACAATAAAGGCTAACAATCCTGATATTGCAAAATATCTTATTGCATATTGGAACTTATGCGGCACTCAACTTGCAAGAGAACAACGGTCACGATATACGATCATGCCACCGGTAACAGTTCCTAAAGATTTATTCTTGAGTCTATATCCTTCTACTCTTTATAATTTCACTGACAATGTTCCTACACTAGCCAAAGACACAAAGCCTCATATGTCAGCACAGACGTTAGAAGCAATCAGTGATTTGGATACAACTGGTGGACAAAGTTTGGTCGCAATGATGAGACAAGAACGTAATCAAGATAGATTACAATCATTAGGCATCGATTTGGACAACAACATACCAGATCAATTGACAGACAGTGAGGTTAAGACACTCACTGCAAACGGAACAATCGATGGAGCAGTTGACGGCATTAATGGGTATACTCCTCCTGCCTGGACCGGCAACATACAAGATGGTGAAATCATCACTCCTAATCCATTAGGAACTTATGTTTTTCCTACCGGATTTGAGTTTGGAGCAGGAATTATGCCGGGAGATATTACCCCTATCCTTGAGGATAATTTGAATCCGGTAGTAAATTCATTTGTTCCCACAGGACCTGCGTTGCAACCTGAAGAAAGCGATATCGTAATCATTGCTCCTCCAGCAGAGTATAGTCCATCAAACTTGCCACCTAACTTAGATCCAAATTATACAAGTAGTACATTATTGCCCTCTACACCTAATGTTCAAAAAGCAATTGAACAAGTTACGATTTGTAATTGTGACTGTTGGGTAGGTTAAATCTTTCTACTAAACATAAATACACATTCACACAAAGGACACACACATGAAAACTTTAAAGACCACATTGATTTCCATCGCACTCGTACTCGTATTCTCATTAGGATGTTATGGTAACTATCTGCAACTCACCCAACACCCTGAACGAATGATCACAGTCGCCTACTAAAAACTCAAAATAAAGGTTGACATCGGTTACCCGTTTTGCTATATTGAGTCATAGACAAACAACAGCAAGAGAGAACTTCTGATGTGGACGATGGCAAAAGTTAAAGACGAGTTCGCTATTTCTTCTTTCACCCCTTTGCATACATACGCTATCTTGAAGAACGGCGAAGTCGTCGGCAAGTTGGCATACGCTTGTCGCCCCGCAAAGGATGGCGGAGCAGCCTGGAAAGGCACTGTGTTCGTGACTAATCGGAATAACAATCCTGATTTCGTCTACTACAACAAAGATCGTGATAGCGTCTTGGAATGGTTCAAGACTGGCGAATTTTCAGAATATGGTGAAGTCTAATGCCTATCACTTATACTCCTCCGATTATTCCGCTCACAAATGCACGAGGCATTCTTTACGTTGATCCTAAGATGGCTAGCTCTAAGTAGTCATCAAAATTTATTCATGTTGTTTCCCGTGTTAAATATTATACAGGAGAAATAACATGAATAAATTTATTACACTTCATTCCGACAACGGAAAAAACAAGTCAATGGTTAATGTTGACTATATCATCTCTGTTGTTGAGTATGAAGGCAACACTTACTTAACGGTACGAAACATCGAAAACCCCGCATTGATTGATGAAACTATTGATCAAGTCAAGCAGTTGATCTACGGAACGATCTGAGACTTATAGTGGAACGGATAAAAAACGCTATCCCTAATATCCCAAACTGGCCTATCGAAGGGGTAGTCTATCGAGACATCACTGGCTTACTTCAGGATCCAAAAGCATTTTCTGAATCATGTTTAGTGTTGTCGAATCATTTTGCACAAATAGGCGTTGATTGTATCGCAGCAGCCGATGCCAGAGGGTTTATCTGGGGAGGTGCAACCGCGTCTTCATTAGCAGTTCCTCTTCATCTCGTTCGCAAGCCTGGTAAACTTCCACCACCCGTAAAGTCACATGAGTTCACATACGAGTACGCTACAACTAGCCTGTCCATCAAAGCTAACGCCAATCTCAGTCAACATAGTTATGTCGGCATCATTGACGATGTTAATGCAACAGGCGGCACAGCATTAGCTATCATTGAACTTTTGAAATCATTTGGGGTTCTGTCTGAAAACATTTACTACGCATCAATCATTGATTTGCCCTTTTTAGGTGGTAGTGAAAAGATTAAAGCAACAGGGGCAAATTTCTTTTCAGTAGTGGCATATGATGAATGATCAACTTCTTTCAATATGTTGGTAATTTGCTTTTTACGGTAACGACATTTATGATTATATTGATATTGATCGTACTGCTTTATCCGATAGCTGCACTTAAATATAAGATAATCAATTTAATTGCGAGAAAGAATAATAAATGAAAGAGCATGGTCTGATTTTTGGAGGTATGATCAATACTGAAGAAACTAACCCTGCCGATTTAAATGACATTAGTTATAGTTCAGTCAGACGTTCAGCAGGATCACATCGAATTGCTTCCTTTCTACGTCAACAAGGAATGGACATAGAAGTTATTGACTTTGCACCGTCTTGGAAAATCGATGAATTCAAAGAACTAATACGTTCTAGAATTAAACCAACAACACGTTTTGTAGGTTTAGGGGCAATCTTTATGATGAATACTCCTACCCTATACCATTGTTTTCTTTGGTTTAAGCAAGTGTACCCTGACATTCTAGTCATCACGGGTGCAACTGAGTTCCACAACATTCACTTTATTCCCGCTGACTTCATGGTAGTGGGATACGGTGAATTTGCTATCTTAGAAATTCTTAAAGGAACAGCTAAGTGGAAGGAAGAAGTTATCGATAAGTTCGGAAACACTCGGCGTACAGTACATGCATTACATGACTATCCTGCATACCCTATGCGAAACCTTTCAATCGACTATGAAAAACGAGATTTCTTGCAGCCGTATGAAGCAGTTACTATGGAAACAAGTCGAGGTTGTCGATTCAAATGTACATTTTGTACTTATCCTATCTTAGGAGTCAAAGACGATCACACTAGAGATCCTGTTGATTTCAGAGATAATCTTATGCGTAACTATGATAATTTTGGAATACATCGCTATTCCATTGCAGACGAGACCTTCAATGATTACACTGAAAAGATCATCAAGTATGCAGATATAGTTGAAGAGTTGCCGTTCAAGCCTAACTTCGGAGGATTTATTAGAGCCGATTTACTTCATACTCGCCCAAAAGATATTGAACATCTTGCTCGTATGCAGTTTAATGGACAGTTCTACGGGGTCGAATCCTTTAATCGTCCTAGTGCAAAAGCAATTGGAAAAGGAATGGAACCAGCAAAGGTGCAGCAGGCTATACTAAACACTAAAGATTATTTCATGAAAAACAACGGTTACTATAAGGGTACGATCAGTCTTATTGTGGGATTACCTGACGAAACTGAAGAGACACTTGATGAACATAATAAATGGTTCAAAGAAAACTGGCAAACGCAACATCTTATACATGCTCCGTTATTCATCTCAACTAGTAACAATAACGTAACGCAAAGTGTGTTATCAAAAACATATGAAAAACAGGGTTATTCTCTTGCGACATTAGATGAAATTTCGATAGATGAAGCTCACCTAGATATAGCAAACATCTTACAACATAATTCAGTACCACCAGAACTTAAACAACTTCTTAAAAGTTTTATGCGTACTTTAGGACCTACTATGCTAATACATCATTGGAAAAGTAATACAGGCATGACTGAAAAAGATGCATTATTGTGGATTGCAAACAATGTTTGGGGAACAGATACATATTTGGATTACGGAGTAGATCATTGGAAAATGGATGAATGGTATATTGCTGGAAAAACTGATCAAAACATGTTAGGATCATATCGTGATTTGGGAGGAATTCGTCCTCCCGTGCAAGTCAAAGTAGATTTTATTGAAGACTACAAAACCAAAAAACTAAATCATATTCCCGATTAGGAGATAACAATGTCGATGTCAAGAAGCCCAACCAGATTTCCAAGTCATAGTTCTAGCCTTTTTGAAGACGATGTAAAACTTGAAAACGATGAAGAGTGGAAGAAGTCTAGTATGGAATATGCTCTTCTTACTACTGACTGGATACTTGAAAAAGTACGCAACTCTGACAGATATGCACAGAACCTATATGCGGCAATGTGTAACAATACCTTTAGAAAGAATGAGATCATCCCTATTCTAAAAGAAGAAGAATGGCGATGTACATGGAGACATTCTGGCGGCATTATTGCTGACATGAAAGAATATGGTGATTACATGGATTGGTACTGTTCAGGTAGAGGACCCTCTGAAGGATTTGAAGATTATGTTGACGAAGGAATAGTAGCAGATGAGATCAGGGCAGACTTGTTTACATTAGGCTGGATTGTATTACCGTATAAATACTAGTAGAGGGTGACATCATGAATCTAAATAATCTAGGAACAGGCCGCAAGTTGATCAATACGATTATTGAGCAGGGAAACTTAAAGACTATGGGTTGGACTAAACAGCAACAACAAGAACTTCTTGATAAACAACCTAATCCACATAATGTAAACACGAGAAAGCCATGAGTGATTCCGGCGCAAAACTTAGAAAGTCAAGACGTATTGCTAGGACGAACGCTGCTATTAAACGACAACGACGACTTGCAAAAGCAGCAGGAATCCATAAGCCACACGAAGACCAACCACATCGTTATGCCAAAATGCATTCATTAGGATGTGGTGTACCTAAATGTCATATCTGCGGCAATCCTAGATCAATCTGGAAACAAAAAACCTTTCAAGAAAATAAGTTCTTTGAAGGTCACCGAATCGACACTAAATCCTCAGATAACGATTGACATCTATATCATAGTTTGATATGATATGACTATGGCTAAAGAAACAAATTTAAAGATGTGGGCACTTATACCCATGGTAATCGTATTGTTACCTATCATGGTTATATACATGTGGGTACGGCACCCAATCATTTCTTTTGAGCATCTAAAAAGCCACTTCAAGAAATAAATGGAGAACAAACTTGCAAGATTCAAGGAGAAATGTCATGCATGCGGTTAAGATTAATCGTTTAGAACTATTAGAGATTGTGCGTACCAATAAGGAAAAGCACATTGCGGAATTCAATGAAGCAGTTGAAGATTATAAGAAGGCTGTTATTAAGGTAGCCGAAACAAATCTTGAACTAGCACAAACTGGTGATTTGGACAAGATTAGCAAGAACCTTAGGTCTTCGCCTTCTCGTCCATCTAGTTACGAAAAGGAATATGGTCGCGGCATCCGCATGCTGGAACTCAGCGTTGATGAAGTCATTGATGTTACCGAAGATGTGTTTAACCAGTTGGTGCTTGACGAGTGGTCTTGGAAGAACTCTTTCACTGCTACTACTGCATCCTACAAGAGTTACTAAGGAGAAAAAATATGTTGTTTAGTGATGATCTACCAACCGTCGTCCCTAGCTTAGTCATTAAGACTCGTGTCCGTGACGACTCTATCGAAGGACCTAATCCCTATCGTTGGGAAGACAAGACATCCTTTGACTACTTTGCAGGTAAGCGAGTTATCATATTCTCGTTGCCAGGTGCATTTACGCCAACCTGCTCAACCTATCAACTACCAGGCTTTGAAGGCAAGTACGACTACTTCAAGGAGTTGGGCATCGATGAAATCTATTGCATCAGTGTAAACGATGCTTTCGTGATGAACGCTTGGGGCAAGTTTAACAACATTCAAAATGTCAAGTTGATCCCAGATGGTTCTGGACGATTTACATATGAAATGAATATGTTAGTTGATAAGGACAATCTTGGCTTTGGTTCTCGTAGCTGGCGTTATGCTTGTGTCGTAAACAACGGCAAGATTGAGCAATGGTTTATTGAGCCAGGCAAGACGGACAATGCCGAAGATGATCCTTATGGTGAAACTTCTCCTGAGAACATCATGGCATGGCTCAAGGATAACTAAATACATGTAAGAGGATAATCAATGAATAGATATGCATCTAGTCCAGAAGGCACTGAACCAAAAGTCAAAATAGTTGGTAAAACTGTTGACAAGCGGATTGATGCCCTTGAATCAAAGGTGTCAAGTTTGATGGCCAGGATCGACAGGATGCAATCTATCATTGATGAAGTTAGTCGCAGTAACCGTAAACTAGCAAGCAATCTAGATACGGTTACTGCGGTAGTTCGTAGCAAAAAATAAATCTGTTCAGGTGAAGAAAAGATTTGACTTCATCTAACATACAATGTATAAATAAGAATGCAGAAGGATAGACCGTCTGCATAAAACGCTTACAAGGAGTTTGTAGCAATGATTAGAGAGTTTGACCTTTTGGTCTTCGTCGGTAGGTTTCAGCCGTTTCATATGGAACACAAGCGTATCATTGATATCGCACTAGAAAAATCCAAGAATGTACTCGTTCTTGTTGGTAGCTCGGGCAAGGCTCGCACCATTCGTAACCCCTTTACATTTGAAGAACGCAAGGAAATGATTTCCGGCGCATTTGGTGAAGCATGGGCATCACAACTTTTCATCAAGCCATTGCGTGACAAGACTTACAATGACGCTGCTTGGATCAAGCAAGTTCAAGATGTTGTTCTTGAGACCGCATTATATGTCGCAAACGATGGCAACAGTTTCCACACTAATGGTTACAAGGACATCAAGGTCGGATTGATCGGTGCTTCTAAGGATAACACTTCATACTACCTCAAGATGTTTCCACAGTTTCGTTCGGTAAATGTTACGATTGAAACTGATCTTCACGCTACTTCTATTCGTGAGAACTATTTTGAATATGGTACAGTACCTAGGTACAAGCAACCTAATGCGAAACTTCCAAAGAATGTTTTTGACTTTCTTCTAGGGAAGTTTACCCGTACTGAAGCATACGCTCACCTCAAGAGCGAACTTGAGTTTGTCCGTGAATACAAGAAGCAATGGGAAGTTTCTCCTTACCCAGTCAAACACGCAACTGTTGACGCAGTTGTTGAGCAATCTGGTCACATCCTTCTTGTCAAGCGTCGGTCGGCACCAGGTAAGGGTCTGTGGGCTATTCCAGGTGGTCACTTGAATGAGTTTGAGCGGCAGGTTGACGGTGCGATCCGTGAACTGAAGGAAGAAACTAAGATCAAGGTTCCAGAAGCCGTTCTTCGTGGTAGCATCGTTGCTCAAAACACTTTTGACGATCCATATCGCTCTACGCTTGGTCGTGTCATCACTCAAGCCTATCACTTCAAGTTGGCTGATGCTGTTGAACTTCCCCGTATCAAGGGGTCCGACGATGCTGAAAAGGCAGTTTGGGTTCCGATCAATGAGATCCGTGAAGATCAAATGTTTGACGATCACTATCATGTGATCCAATCCTTTCTGGGGCTATAATCATGCTTAAGAGAGCAAAAGGCAACCTGATTGACATGGCCGAACAAGGTCTGTTTGATTGTATAGTTCACGGTTGCAACTGTCAAAACACAATGGGTTCCGGCATCGCTAAAGAGATGCGTGAACGCTATCCAGCAGTATATGAAGCCGATACTATCGCTACTGAACAATGGAGACATCCAATCGCAAAACTGGGTAACTTCAGCACTTACACTACCAATGGCAAGACATCTCCACTCGTCATCGTGAATGCTTATACGCAGGTACATTATTTTCCTCGTGATATAGATCACTTTGAATATGAATCATTCTATTTGATATTGAAGAAATTGGAAGTTCTCGGCCCTGTCAACTTTGGATTTCCCTATATCGGAATGGGATTGGCTGGCGGTGACTCTACAAGAATCATCGCTATGCTAGAAAACTTTGCTGCCAAGATAACCGAACTTGGTGGCACGGTAACACTTGTAGAATTCGGTTGACAACAGCACAATGAGGTGCTATTATAAACACAAGCCCGAATGATAGACATTCGGCATACAACATGATAAGGAGTTTATCAACATGACTAGTAACATTCTCTTAAACAGCGACTCGTACAAGTACTCGCAGTTCAATCAATACCCAGAAAACACAACTGTAATCTATAGTTACATTGAGAGCCGTGGTGGCCTCTATGATGCTACTGTGTTCTTTGGTCTGCAAATGTTCCTCAAGGAATATCTCTGTCAGCCAATCACACAAGACAACATTGACGAAGCCGAACTAGTGATTACCGCACACGGCGAACCCTTTTATCGTGAAGGTTGGGAATACATTCTCCGCGAACACAATGGTTATCTTCCAGTTCGCATTGACGCAGTTCCAGAAGGTACTGTTGTCCCAGTCAAGAATGTTCTTGCAATTATCTACAACACTGATCCTAAGTGCTACTGGTTGACGAGTTTCCTTGAAACTGCAATCTTGCGTTCTATCTGGTATCCAACAACGGTAGCTACGAACAGCTACGAAAACAAGAAGCAAATCCTAGAGTCACTCAAGAAGACAGGCGACCCAGAAAGCATTGGCTTCAAGTTGCATGACTTTGGTGCTCGTGGTGTCAGCAGCTTTGAAAGTGCTGGTATCGGTGGTGCTGCTCACTTGGTCAACTTCATGGGCACTGACACTGTTACGGCTCTATTGTATGCTCGCAAGTATTATGGTGCTGATATGGCCGGCTTCTCTATTCCTGCTATGGAACATAGCACAGTGACAAGCTGGGGCCGTGAAAACGAAGTTGACTCTTATCGTAACATGCTCAAGCAAAACGCTAAGCCAGGTGGATTGGTCGCTGCGGTTTCGGACAGTTATGATATCTACAACGCATGTAAGTTGTGGGGTACGGTGCTCAAGCAAGATGTCATCAACTCTGGTGCTACGGTTGTTGTCCGTCCAGACTCGGGTGACCCGGCAGTGGTCGTGCTTGAATGCTTGAAGATCCTAGACAAGTACTTTGGTTCGGTTGTGAACGAAAAGGGCTATAAGGTTCTTAACAATGTTCGCGTTCTTCAAGGTGACGGCATCAATCACCAGACTATTCGTAGCATTATCTTCACTATTACCCTCGCAGGTTACAGCATTGACAATGTTGCGTTTGGTCAGGGTGGAGCATTGCTACAGATTGTCAATCGCGATGATCAAAAGTTTGCGATGAAGTGTTCCGCGGCACTGGTTGACGGTAAATGGGTTGATGTTTACAAGGATCCATTCCACGACTCGGGCAAGACTTCTAAGAAGGGTCGTCTACGCTTGATCAAGACTGAAGATAAGATCAAGACGATCAATGACCGTGACCCACTGTACAACACGGCAGAAGATATGCTTCAGCCCGTCTACGAAAATGGTAAGCTGTTGCGGGATCAATCGTTTGACGAAGTTCGGGCACTCGCTGCTATCTAAACTAATAACAGGGGTTGACATTCGTGTTGACCCCTGTTATATTACATCATGACAAACACAGACGGAACACAAATGAAACGGTATGTTTACCTATTCACCCGACAGGATATCTTCAAAGAGTACCAACTCGTACAGACTGCCCATGTCGCACTCAAGTTGGGAACTAAGATGAGCAAGCATGAAGACCCTGATAACATATACTTTACATGCATCGGGGTTCGCAATCTAGAAGCTCTCAAGGCTGTTGGAACGATACTTGATCAGTTTCACTTTGGTTACGAATCTTTTATTGAACCTGATCTGAACGGCGGCGAACTTACTGCTATTGCTGTTTACCCCCGTGACGAAGACAAGCGTGGTGTTTTGCTTGCCTTCAATCTTCTCAAGTTTTAAGGAACTACATATATGAACTGGCTAACAATCGTGAAGGGTAGTATCCCTGAACACTCATCAAACATCGCAGATTGTCTTGAGTATGCGATGAACACTTATGAGCATGGTCTATCCGAGATTGACCTTCATGGTTGTGCTTTAGCAGCAGCTATCGCATCAGGCAACGGTAGTCTTGCTGACGAGATCGCTATGAACAGTCCTCTCTTTGGTAAGCCTGAACGCGAGGCTGCAAAGACGGCTGCGGCTACAGCAGCAGTTGAAGATGTAGTGTCGGTTTATAATCAGGCCTCAAAAAGAGTTTGGGAATGGCATAGCGAAGAGAATGATTCTAGATTTAAAGATGCTCTATATGCCCCATTTAATGGACTTGAAGGCAGTGATGTCAGTTATGCGATGTATTGCCTTGCAGCACTGATGGTGTATAGGAATGAAATAGGAGTAGCTAAACAGTGTGAGAATCTGATAAAATTAGGTTTCAATGGTCCGAAGATTACAGGCATCATGTATATCGCAGCATCAGTAGCTGCAATCAATCGGATTATCCTTTAAGTCCGATAGACATTAAGCGTTGGTATCCCCAGTCATCGTATTGAATATTTTTTGTTCCCAAGAAATAAGATCGTGACAGGGGATATTTCCTTACCAAATCTTTGATTGACTTGTTAGGATTCACGCACTTCCAAACATCGTCATCTTTGACGTCAATGTTGCTTGACTGAATACACACTACGGTTCCAGAACTGATGTTAGTAAACCAATCATTGCTAGCCATATGCTCAGGGCTACAGTTAATGACTACATCAAATCCTGACAGATCATAGGCCCCAGCATCAGCAACGACATTAGTTACTTTGTTATCCTTGCCGATTCTCCAAGCCATTGTGATCTTGTCCGCAACCTTTTGAACCTTCTTATCTAGGTCAATACCGACAATCTCTTTATAATGATCACTGTCACGGGTCAACAACATAAATGCGAGCACATTGTGCCAGCTTCCTAGAATCGCTACCCTAGCATTATCAGGGATAAATGGTTCCAGTTCTTTACAAAGCCATACCTTGCTTTGAATCTGCCCGTGTGAAAATGAGTCAAAGTCCATATACATATTTATGCTGAGAAATGGCGATTTAAGGATTGACATATAAATAGCACGGTGCTATATTGAATCATACACTGAAACGAAAGGGAAGCAAATGTCTAATCCAATTGCTAAACACGCTTACAAGTTTAACGTTGCAAAAGCTTTTGTTCCCAAGAAGGGCAAGGGCTCTTACAACCGCAAGCAAGAAAAACAAGTTCACTAAAAAAGTTCTTGACATCTGATTGCAAGGACTATATAGTTAGAACTTACTGATTTGACGAAAAGTTGAAAAATCAGCCGTTAAAATATCGTAATATAAACCAGGACTAAATAAAAAGTATGAACACTAACACTTGTAAAATATCGCTGCAACAGCACATGCTCTGGGGAAGAGAAACCTCAGTGGCGACAGTTGCGGGCGTATATCCAACAAGCATTCGCGGCGACTTTAATCCATTAAAGGATCCCGGGAACAGGTAAACATAGATACATTTGTTTATTTTGAACCCTGGGAATCGCAAGACTCTCAGGGTTTTCCATTACAAAAGTGCAAGTCGGAACGAGGCTGCAAAGCACTATAAAAAATGAACGGGCGGTGTTAGGGATGAAACTTGCGGAGAGAACGCGGGGAGTAAAAACTTTCAGTGAGGGACACTGTGATCCCTCGCAAGCGGGAAAGTCCGAAATGCTGGACAACATATTCTCGCTTGTCAACAAAAAGCAAACTTATATCAAGATTTAAAAAAGTGCTGTTCCATATGACGGAATCAGAAATCCACACATCTTGGTATGACTATATAAATATAACGATATGTTGGGGGATAGCACAATTGGTAGTGCATTGGTTTTTGGTACCAAAGGTTCTAGGTTCGAACCCTAGTCCCCCAGCCAGTTAATATGCTGCCTTAGCTCATACGGTAGAGCGTCACACCAGTAATGTGAATGTCAGTGGTTCGAATCCTCTAGACGGCACCATAACTCCTTAACTCAGCGGAAGAGTGCTTCGCTTCGAACGAAGAAGTCGGTGGGTTCGAATCCCTCAGGAGTTGCCAAACAAGTCCATCCAAGGACGACAATGTGCTAATGACATTAGCATCCACATCAATGCCATTTCGTGAGGTTGATTACCACATATTGGCATCATCGTGAAGAAGTAACTGTACACGCCCATCAATGCAAACGTTGGTGTAGGAAACAATGTGATCAGCTTTTTCATATATCTATTTATTAAACAATGCAGCCGTAGCTCAGTTGGAATAGAGCATACCGCTACGAACGGTAAGGTCGTGAGTTCAAGTCTCTCCGGGTGCGCCAATCTAAAGGAAACACATGAAAAACTTTTCAATAGACCAAGACTATATTACTGATGTAATTGACCAAAAAGTGTGGTACAAAGTTGACATGAAAAACCCCTCACCTGAGGATCTTGTGTTGATCTTGAAAGATGAACATATACGGTCTACGAGCACAGGCAGCAAAGATCATCCAGAGTTCGCTAAACTACGTAAACAGTTAGGTGCCGAAGGTTATATTCATATTGCATGGGGTAGCTGGAATGGCGACAGTGTTCTTAAACCGTTTAAGTTAAACGGAATGAAGTTTAAGAAGGGCGAACAGTTTATGTGTGCTGCTGCAATGCAACATACTTACAAATATTACCTCAACAAGAAAGGGTCCATAGTTCATTGGTAGAACGCTTCCTTGACATGGAAGAGGCGGAAGGTTCAATTCCTTCTGGACCCACCAAAGTTTATGCGGTCGTCTTGTATATCTATCATCCAAACATAGAAGTAACCAAGAGAAAAAAAGCGACCGCGCCAAATCAGCGACAAAAATAATAGTAGGATAGGCAACTTTTTGGTTGACATTATTCCTCTTATGTCGTACATTGAGAATGTAGAGAGCAGCGATGTTCTCTAGTTCTTTGACATTGCTAGAAAAAGATTATATCTAGGGCCTCAGCCAGGGGATGACGCTGGGGACTAAAAGGTGAGAATACGGAGAGACCCTTCGCACTACCCTTAGATATTAACTTATTAGATGAATGTTACGTTGAGTCACCCAAAGGCTCAAAACCGTACAAAGGACTCTAGTGGGTTCGTGACCCACGTGCGGGGTTTGGGAACGTAGCATTCTTCTAATAAGTTATGTGAGCATAGTTTAATGGTAAAACCTCCGCGATAGGAGCGTTGTTGGTTCGATTCCAACTGCTTACTCTAAATTCAACTAAGTTTATGCCGGGTATAGCATGGTCGCTGCTTACTGGAGTCATGTCTAGTAAGCGAATGGTTAAAATATTAGTAGGCACATGACTGTTATTGCTAATAGGTTCAAATCCCCGCCCGGCACCAAATCCAACTAAGTTTGATCAGCTTAGTTGTTTAGTCCCTAGCAGGCCCCACTGTTCGTCTGATCAACGTTCATGCGCTTGCTTTGCTTCGTTCGTCTAAAAGCTAGGACACCCACGGTCATGTGGTAGATAGGTGGTGCGAGTCCCCTACGAGGGTTACGACTTTAAAGATTACTCGGCGCGTGTTGTACACGGTAAGTCCAAAGATATTATGGCGGAACTGGTCGTCTGAATGCTTGTCCCTGAACTGATAGGCAGACTTGTTCAGAGTTAAGCAGGGGTTCAAGTCCCTTGGCCGCCACAAAGAAACACTGGTCACAATCAACCGTAAAATGATTGTGTAATTGGGGCATCTAATGGTTCCCTCTCCCGCATGATATGTCTGAGTTGCTGGATTACTATTCTTCGGTGTCCATGGTCTGAAGATGTGCGTACCAGTAGAGGATCCTGACACCTCTATAAAAACGCGGAGGAATTTAATGTCTAAGTAGCTCAGTGGTAGAGCGCGATCCTGAAGAGTTCGGCGTCGGTGGTTCGATCCCATCCTTAGGCACCAAAGAATGCGAGTAGGGCGTCTGCTGTAATGGTAGCCAGGCTGGTCTTAGAAACCAGTGATGTAATGTCGTCTCGGTTCGAGTCCGAGGATGCCCACCAAATTAATGCGAGTCCCTCTACTCGCACCAAATCTATGCCACTCTAGTGTTAGCGGTTAGCACACAAGTTTGTGGAACTTGGCGGGTAGGTTCGAGTCCCTCTATCCGCACCAAACATAGGAGGCAAACCTAAATCAGAAGAACACAAAAGAAAAATCGCTGAAAACCGAAGTGGTGGCCGACCAAAAAAGACTCAATAGAGCGTGTCGGTTCAAGTCCGACCCAGGGCACCAACTATCCTAACAAACGATTTGTCTTTGCTACAGCAGCGACCTCATTCAATATAGAAATATCTGCTTTGATTTTGGCAACATCTTCTACAACATTAGGGTTATATGCTCTGAAATCATCACCATGACCCAACTTGATATGACACTCAGTTTTAGGATCCATACAAAGCGTGATCAAGTTAGTAGGTTCGAGTTCTAGTTCGGGATGAAGATGAAACGGCTTCTTGTGATGAACATTGAGATTAAGAGTTGATCCACATGCGGCGCAGGTTGGATTCTCTTGCTTAAACTTCTTCTCAAGAGCAGGCCACTTTGAACTTCTCTTCGCAGTGATCTCTGCGTGAACATCACGATTTTTTGTTACGGTTAGGTTCTTCATTCGGCGAATAAGCTATCTGTGTCTGAAAACATGATCACTAAGAATGGAATCAATCCGATATCTTCAGTAGGCTCCATTATGTATGAAACATCTCTATTTACTAGCATAGGTTCAGTTGACGAAATTGATTCAATTTTATCACATTGATTTCTTAGATAGTACCAATTGTCAAATATTTTAGCATCCGAATGCGGTTGATATATTGTTACGGTGAATGAATTAGTAGTCAACGGTATCGTTAGTGTACTTTTACCAAACACATTAGGATGGGATTGTTGATCTTTGTGAATAAATCGATGACCAAATCCATACACAGTTAGTCCTAAATCAGCAAATGTAGTAGCAAGACTCGGCAATTGAGAACAACAAGTTTCCCATGTAATAGCTGGTACTGTATTTGGTCCGGCCCAAAACCAATTATCTTGATCTTTTCCTGCTTCTTTAATATAAGCAGTTAGCTCAGTGATTAAAGAAGTGTAATCTTTGGACAAGGTTATGTGTGTTTTCATAGTAATCTCTCTCGTTATGATTATAGTATTTATCATTTAAAAGTTTTGTAGTGGGTGTTATAGGTAGCAATCACTGTGGTAAGTCCGGCCGGACCGTGCTACAGTAAAGAAGAATGATACAAAACGTAGTATCATCTTGTGTCCTACCGAAATTAACGTACCCTAATCAGAGTCGGCGCTTTAAATTGACTCATAATGCCTCCTTGTTGGGTGGAGGACCCACTACAAAAACCCTTTTTATATGTTGTGACATAAATAGTGTCGTAGGTTTTGCCTACTACACACAGAGAGTCACACATGAAGAACATATTACTAGCACTATTAGTGCTATTGTCCACTATGTGGATACCATTTCCGTCTTATGCTCGCGATGCAGGAGCAGATGGATATCGCTTTTATGCAAAAACCATCGAACGCAAAGAAGTTCGAATCAAAATAGTAACATACAAGACATATGATGAACTTGAGAAAGCATTGAAATCTCATTTAGGCAACGATCCTAAATACAGTGCTATCAAAGCCTCAAGAGTTGAAGCATTCAGCATCCTTGAGTTGCCTGAATATGATGTATGTACTATCCATATGATTGACCCTGATGTCTCATATGAGCCTGAGTATGTCGGGCACGAAATGATGCATTGCATATACGGGCAATGGCACAAATAACTAATAAGTTTACTTCTGTAGTGTAAGGTAGCACGACCGGATTTATATCCCGGATGCCCAGATTAGGGGTTGGTTCGAGTTCAAGTCTCGACAGAAGTACCACATCGGCAACAAAGAGGTTGACAGTAACACCACAACATAGTACTATAAATACAGAGAGAAACAGGAGGTTTCAATGGCAGTGCTAGCACTAGATGTATCGGGAATCCCCCGTACATGGATTTCTAACGATGACGCAATCAGCTACCACGCGAAAGATTTGGTAGCATGGACACTCGGTGATATCATCGCTAGATATAACGGTGGCGTTCAAAAGAACGGTACACGCAGCTACCTTGAAACTCCTAGTATCATCGCGGTTAAGGGTCATGGCTTTGACTTTCGCAAGCACAACAAGGTCGTTCTAACCAACAAGACATTGTTCGCTCGTGACCGTAACATTTGTGCATACTGCGGTGTAAATTTTGGTCATACAAGATTGAGTCGCGATCACATTGTTCCGAAATATCACGGTGGTGAAGATACTTGGATGAACGTAGTTACAGCTTGTTACACTTGCAACCAAGCAAAGGGTTGTAAGACACTAAAGCAAGCACATATGGAACTACTATATGTCCCCTACGAACCAAATCACTTTGAGAACTTGATTCTCCAAAACCGTCACATTCTTGCTGACCAAATGGAGTATCTGCTTTCAGGTGTGCCTAAGCACAGTCGGATTATTGAGCTACTCAACTAGCATAAACTGTTAATTACTTCTAACTTGATAAATACATTCAAGTTAGAAGGTTAACAGTTTATGAACTATGTTGCAATTTATCAATCCCTCATCGCAAGAGGCATAGAGAGAAAATTAGATACATTTGGAGAAGTCCATCACATTCTTCCTAAATGTTTAGGTGGAACAGATGACAAGATCAATCTAGTTAAGTTGACTCCTGAAGAGCATTATGTAGCTCATCAGTTATTGGTTAAAATTTATCCAAAAGAACCAAAACTGGTTAAAGCAGCTACAATGATGATTCCTAATCGTCCTTCTAACAAGATGTATGGTTGGCTCCGTCGCCGCCTTGCGGAAATTCAATCAGTAGATCAAGCGGGTATAAATAATTCGCAATATGGAACTGTTTGGATAACAAACGGTCTAGTTGAAAAAAAGATTAAGGTAGCCGAAGATGTTCCGTTAGGTTGGAGCATTGGAAGAAAGACAAAGCCAAAAAAAATAAAAGTTTCTCTTAAAGAACAAAAGAAACTTCTTGACATTGCAATGTATAGGGAGTATTATACATTATATAAACAAGTTGGATGGTCTAGATTTGTAGAGTTAACACAATACAAACACACTAAACCAAACTTTGTCGCAAGATGTGCTTTTCTGTTGGAAGAATTTGTTCCACAGAATGGCAAAAAAAGAGGAAAGTAAAAGTAGAATTATTTCGGTGTAGGAGAATTGGTAAACCCAGCGGACTGTTAATCCGCCTCGCAAGAATTGTAGGTTCGAGTCCTACCACCGAAGCCAATCTTCTAGGTAGTGTAGCTAAACGATCAATAAATAGCACGGCTGTAAGTTTTAGATCAGTGTACTCTGATAGCAGCAAGAGTGGGTGAAGAATCGTCACTCCCACCCTAGATAAAGTATTCTAATTTGGTGTTTTCCAATCGTGGGTTGATGAGAAAACATCCAGTGAGTTGTAGCACTGTGAGATGATGAGAAATGGAGACCCGATCGTCATCGTTACAACAAATTTAATGCCCCTATAGCTCAGTTGGTAGAGCGCCAGTTTTGTGTGAGACGTTAATCGTCGCGGGCGGGTGATATATTTTATATCATCCCCTTTGCAGGACAGAGAGCCTAAAGCTCAAAAGTCCAAGGGAAACTGGATGTCGTGGGTTCGAATCCTGCTGGGGGCACCATTCTTTTCAATAGAAGCCATGATAGTCATGGACGAGAGTGTTTAAGGTTGCGTCAAAGTGTGTGAGTCGGGAACCCAAGCATGTCACACCGCGCTCGTTTCGGTGAAAAATAAGCGTCCGAACTATTGAAAAACTTCTTGACTTAAGTCTATCGGTTTGCTATATTCAAACATAGACTGAAACGAAGGGAATATGAAATGGCTATCAATCTAACTGATCAAGAAGTTGACATCGTTCTGTATACGCTGTTAAGGCAATCAGACGATCTCGTGATTGAGCAAGATGCATACATGTATGCAGGAAACACTTTGCGAGCCGCTGATGTTCAAAAGACTCGTCGTCGTTTGGATGCAGCAATCGCTAAGATTCGCTCTCACTCTTCAACTTCCGTAGGCACGAATTTTTCGGTCTACGCATAACAATAACGTCTCAATCGTTCAACGGATAGGACTGTAGACTTCTAATCTGCTAATGAGGGTTCGATTCCTTCTTGAGACGCCATTCATTATAGGAAATAAAAATGAAGGTAGCAATAACCGGACATACAAAGGGTTTAGGAAAAGCACTAAAAGACTGCTTTGAAGCTAACGGACATGAAGTTGTTGGATTTAGTAGGTCAAACGGGTATGACATTGCAGATAGCCTAGTACGAGCTAGGATCACTGCTGAACTATCAGACTATGACGTTTTTATAAACAATGCTTGGGTAGCTGATGCACAACAACTTATGCTAGCAGAGGCATGTATTGTATTTGCAAACACGAATAAGGTCATAATCAATATCAGTAGTACGATGATCTACGTTGATGAGGCCTTATTGCAACTACATGCAGAGTATATGATGCAGTATCAGAAAGATAAGATCGAAGGTCAAAAGTTAGCGACGAAAGACCTTATGGAACCTAATCCAAACATCATGAATATTGTTTCTGGATTTATTGACACAGACCTAGCGAAAGATTTTAATGGCGTCAAGATGGATGCTAAGGATGTTGCTGAACTTATCTATTACATGTACGATAACCGACACAAAGTTATGGTACGAGACATTACGATTTCACCCTTTGTGAACTTTTCTACAGGTGAATGAAAAAATACTAAATATATATCTGCGTTGTTTAACGGGGGGTTGGTGCTAACGGTAACACATGTGCTTTGCAAGCATGAGTTAAGGGTTCGATTCCCTTACTCTCCACCAAACAACAACGAAGACGGAAATTAGCTCAGTCTGGTAGAGCGCCTGGTTTGGGACCAGGAAGTCGAGAGTTCGAGTCCCTCATTTCCGACCATTTTTAAGCTTATGTTTGATACAAGCATAAGTACAATATTATGCCCGAGTAGCTCAGCGGTAGTAGCGTCTGGTTTACATCCAGAATGTCGGCGGTTCAATCCCGTCCTCGGGTACCATTTTTTGCCTAAGAAAGGGCACCGAGTTGGCTGAAGTACATAAACATATCCTTGTTACAGGATACCTAGAAAACGCTCCAAAAGAAGACTATGTTAGTTTTTTGGAAGATTGGTTTTTGCGATTAGTCAAAGCAGTTGACATGGAAGTGTTTATTACTCCTAACTGTAAGTGGTGCAGTGATGCAGGTAACGAAGGCCTTACTGGCATTGTGGGCATCACTACAAGTCACTCAAGCATCCATTTCTGGGACGGTGTTCCTGCGTTTTACAAGTTTGACTTGTACTCATGCAAGGACTTTGCACTTGATGATGTAGCAGGTATGCTCGAGGAATTAGGTACCACTAAATTTACGTACACGATTGTTGACAGAACTGATGATGAACATCCTGTCATTGACTCTGGTGTCGTACACTTCAACTAACATATTTAAGGCGGTATAGCTTAGTGGTAAAGCGTCGGTCTCCAAAACCGTAGATGTGGGTTCGATTCCTACTTCCGTCGCCAACTCTTGAATAAATAATAACATGAAGTACGCACAACCATTCAATCTCAGATGCCATGATAAAATCAAAGAATATTTCAAGCAAAAAGCTCTTGAATATACTAGTGATTCGACATATGTGTTTGCGATAACCGATATCTCCCAAGAAATTTCTGATTTATTTAATAATGAAATGACAGAAAAAGGCTTGCCTAACGCATACAGTTGGATGTTATTCAAAAAGAAAGACCTAATAACAGAAGACGTGCAACGCACTCACGTTGATACTGTTAACGAGATTTCTCGGGTATCAATCGTTGTTCCGTTAGATGGCTACGAAGAAACATACATGTATTGGTGTGAGGGAGAACATCATATTATACAGTCTCCAAAGATTGATGACACTATGACATATGGTTATCCTGTTTGGGAAGACAACTCAAAAGTTACAGTTGTACACAGAGAATATATTTTTTCTCCGACTATATGCAGAGTAGAAATTCCGCATGATACTGTGACACGGTTAGATGGTAGGTACCGAACCGTTATCACCGCTAGATTCATTGGCAATCCTTCTTTTGAAGAAGTATGTGAGAAATTAGGAGAATAGTATGAAATATGCACAACCATTCAATCTTAGATGTTATCCTAAAATCAAAGAATATTTTAAGCGAAGATCGAGTGAATTTAGTACTGATAAATTTGATGTTTTTATTGTACCGGATGTTTCTGACGATATTAACGAGACATTTAGAGCAGAGATGGAAGAGCGTGGCCTCCCCTGCCATATTTTATGGTTATTGTTCAAGAGACAAGGAATCACAGAAGAACACTATCGGCATACACACATAGATATTATTGATAATATATGCAAGGATCCATGTGAGGTATCAATGGTTATTCCTATTGAAGGATACGAAGGTACCCACATGTATTGGTGTGAAGGTGATTATCATATTAAGCAGAATGAACTTGATCAAATATCTTATGCAGTTCCTATATGGGCCGATGGCGCAAATGTTGTAGTGTCGCACCGGGAAACGATTGTTTCTCCTACAATATGTAGAGTTAATGTTCCGCATGAAATCGTTACTAATTTAGACGGAAGCTATAGAATCATGATTACCGCTCGCTTTTGGGGCAATCCTTCTTTTGAAGAAGTATGTGAGAAGTTAAGAGAATAGTATGAAGTACGCACAGACATTCAACCTTAGATGCCACGACAAGCTCAAGGAATACTTTACTCGTAAAACAGCAGAATTTTCAGGTGAGCGATATCATATCTGTGAACTTACTGACATTCCGCAAGAAATAACCGATATGTTTAGGGATGAAATGACCGAACGCGGTCTTCCCGATACAGTAGGTTGGTTGATGTTCAAGAAGCATGGTCTTCCCACAGAACATCCTGATCGCACACATGTTGATTCACCTGACAACACTAGACATGTATCAATCGTTATTCCTATTGAGGGGTATGAAGATACTCATATGTACTGGTGCGGTGGCGACTATCATTTCGAACATACCATACTAGATGATGATCAGTACGTGTCTTATAGTATTCCTATATGGGATGATGTCTCAAAGGTAAACATACTGCACAGAGAAGTGATAACGTCACCTACGATCTGCAGGGTAGATATACCGCATGATACAGTCACTAGATCAGATGGTAGTTACCGAGTCGTCGTTACTACTCGTTTTGTGGGCGACCCATCGTTCGAAGAAGTCTGTCAAAAATTATCAGATTAAATCAAAATAGTTATTGACATTAGCCTAAGCAGGCTCTATATTGAGAACATAGAGAGAGCAGAGATGTTTTTTCTAGTTCTTTGACATTGCTAGAAAATCTAAATGCTAATTGGTATGGCCGCGTGGTGAAATTGGCAGTTTTCTTACGACTTAGATAAATAGACACGAGAGATAAACAATCTTTGGAGTCTATTATATGGGTATGAGAATAACAAAGACAGATGAGGAAATTATTGAAGCAGCCGATACTGCCGCTTCAGTAACTCAAGCTGCTACATCATTGGGTATGCAATACGGAACTTTTAGAAAACATGCCATAAGGTTAGGAGTGTTTAATCCTAACCAATCTGGAAAAGGTTTGACTAAAAACACTCCGTCAATACCGTTATCAGAAATACTGGATGGAAAACATCCTCAATATCAAAGTAATAAACTAAGAAAACGCTTGTTGAAAGAACAAGTTAAAGAACATAAATGTGAGGCATGTGGTCTTGCTGAATGGTTAGGTGATCCTATTCCACTTGAAGTTGATCATATTAACGGTAATCCAACTGACCATCGGTTAGCAAATTTAAAAATACTATGTCCCAATTGTCATGCTAAAACTGATACATATAGGGGCAAGAATACAAGAAGTTAATGCGCTGGTAGTCCAACGGCAGGAGACAAGTGACTTAAAATCACTACAGTGTGGGTTCGAATCCCACTCAGCGCACCAAACTTATTAGATGAATACTGTAGGCACGTAATTACGTATGTGGTTCCCGTGATCCCTTAATAGGGTTGTGCTTCTCATATTGCTTCGGCAAGAATAACAGGTCGCTACTGTCTTATTGAGAAATGTTGGTTCGAATCCAATCAGTATTCTTCTAATAAGTTTGGTAAAGAGGGCGGTATCGGATCCCGAAACCGAAAGAACATCCTATCTGTTCGGGCAGGTAGTATTAAGTATTCGCTATGAGCGCCGAAGAGGAATGCAGCGAAGCGTCCTCTTTACCTAACTTATTATGTGGTAAGGAAAGCCGTGAACAGGCAAATCAGATCGTAACTGATGAAGCGGTTTATGGATCAGTTAATCACTGAGAAGAGGAGCATGGGAGACGTAATGTCAGATACCGCACCTGCCACACACTAACTATGCACCATTCGTCTAGTAGCAGGATACTGCTCTTTCACAGCAGAGAAGCGGGGGCAGAACCCGTATGGTGTGCCATTTCAACTTTAACAAGGATCTACTTATGGATAATGTAATTCACGTTGACTTCACTAACAAGACCACTGAAGATGAAGGTGTTCAAGATAACGAGTTTGTAATCGGTGTACATCTTAATACGCCACTTGATCACTATCTAGACAGTCTTAGGACATTGGGTCTTGATGAAGACGATGTGCTGGAAGTAGCAGATGCTATTGACGATTACGAAATCTACGCAGCAGCCGACGATGTTGTGCAAAAGTTTGCAGACGGTTGGTTGAAAAATCTACTCTAACATTATGGAAGTGCGGCGCAGTTGGAGAGGCGCGAAGGACTGTAAATCCTTTCCTATCAGGTGAGTTGGTTCGAATCCATCCACTTCCACCAAACAACGAAAGAAGAAAAATGTCTAAGAAAAATGAACTGAAAGACGATCTTAATAAGCACAATTTAGTTTATGTCCAACACGCGGTCGAAGAAATGAAGAGATTGCGATATTGGTTTGCAGGTTTTGAAGCAGCGGGCGGGAAGCTTCCTGCATCTGAAACAGGCATTAGTGCATCATGGAAAGCACACACCCTTCTAGACGACTATGTAAAGTTGATCGAGAAGTACGGAAAAGACTGACAAAGAATAATACGCTGATAGCATAATGGTTAATGCCTTCTGCTCATAACAGAATCTATGGGGGTTCGAGTCCCTCTCGGCGTACCATCTAAACGACCCCCGACGCCTCTCATAGAAGCGCACCACAGCCGGGAGTATCTTAAAGGTCCGGTTTCCTTGAGATACTCCTGGGGGTCCCTTACTATTATAGGAGAACTAGCAATGAAACAGATCAAACATCCTTTACCCTGGACAGCGGGTAAACACGCAAACAAGAAGTCTTGGTATGTGTATGATGATAACAAGGTCATCGTTGCATCCTTTAATACAGAAGAACAAGCGGTATCTTGTGCCAAGTTAGCTAATTCGAAGAACACTGTTCACAAAGGGTACGACAAAAATAAACAGTACATTGAGTACATTATGTACTACGGTATGGGATTCACTTTTGTCGTCCTTGCTATCGCAGCTATCTTTTTTAGTTAAACTTTTCGGTTGACACCGATAAGGAAAACGTCTATACTACGAGAATATTAAGGCTCCTGGGTCTGCACGGTGAAGACACCCGCCTGTCACGCGGGAGATGAGGGGATCGTTACCCCTAGGAGTCGCCAATCACATAGAGGAAATATATGGCTATAATCGTTTTGTTAGGATCGGGTGAATTAGGCAAAGAGTTCGTTATCTCTGCTAAACGTCTTGGTCATTTTGTTATCGCAGTTGATAGTTATGATGATGCACCCGCAATGCAGGTAGCAGATCGTCGCAATGTTATTGACATGCTTGATCCAGTTAAGCTAAGAGAAGTCTTATCATTCTGGCGACCAGACTACATCGTTCCTGAGATTGAAGCGATTGCAACAGAAGTACTGTATGAATATGACAGAACTTGTATTGTTGTTCCATCTGCCCGTGCTGTTAATCTGACTATGAATCGTGATAAGATTCGTGATCGTGCAGCCGAGCTTGGTCTCAAGACTGCAAAATTCGCATACGCTGACACGCAAGAACAGTACCTCACTGCTGTCAATGATATCGGTTTCCCCTGCGTAGTAAAGCCCGTGATGTCATCTTCGGGTAAGGGACAGTCAATCATACACAATGATGAAGACGCTGCTACAGCGTGGTCCTACGCAATGGAAAACATGCGTGGAGATCGTAAGAAGGTCATTGTTGAAGAGTTCATCAACTTTAGTTCCGAGTTCACATTACTAACGATCAAGCAATATGACGGTCCAACATTGTTCTGTGAACCAATCGGTCACTATCAAGAACGCGGCGACTATCAGTATTCTTGGCAACCAGCATATCTTGGAACTAGCATTATTCAGGCACAAGAGATGGCAAAGATCATCACCGACGATCTCGGTGGTGCAGGACTGTTCGGTGTTGAGTTCTTCATGACGAAAGATGGTCCAATCTTCTCCGAACTATCACCCCGCCCACATGACACTGGTATGGTAACATTACAAACGCAACGATACAATCAGTTTGACTTGCACCTGAGAGCGATCACGGGCATGCCAATCAGACAAGAGCATCTTATCTGCGAAGTTGGTGCAAGTGCTGTTATCCTAGCAGACGGCGACATTGAAGATGCATATGTATCAGGAATTGAAGATGCTATGGCACTTGACTTCATTGATGTTCGCGTGTTCGGTAAAAAGGTCGGAAGAAAGAATCGTCGTATGGGTGTTGTGTTAGGAAAAGACTTGACAATGACACGCAAGGCTGCTACTTTAATTAAAGTGAAGTAGTTCACAATACTAAATATTAATATGGAAGCGTGGCCGAGTGGTTTATGGCTCTAGTCTTGTTCCGTGGCGGGTTATAGCCTCGGGGGTGATAGAAATATCATCGCTCTGAAGAACCGAGAGCCTAAAGCTCATAAGTTCAAGCCAAAACTAGCGAACCTGAAAGGGTTCCGTGAGTTCGAATCTCACCGCTTCCTCCACTATAACAGAGAAAAACAATGGCCGGGTACTATCTTTTTCTAGACGATATTCGTAACCCATGCGATGTAGTTTGGGTAGAGATTCCTCGCGATCAACAGTATGCTATTGTTCGTAGCTATGACGAGTTCGTATCTCACATCATTAGCAACGGCATTCCAAGCTTTGTTGCGTTTGATCATGACCTCGCCGATGAACACTATGTAGCAATGCTAGAAGAGTGTGAAGGCAAGAAAAATGTAGATTACGGCGTTGAAAAGTCGGGCTACGATTGTGCGAAATGGTTGGTAGATCATTGTGCTGAGATAGGCTTAATGTTCCCTAAGCATATTGTTCACTCTATGAACCCAATCGGAAAAGAAAGAATTGATGCTTATATTGTGAACGCAAAGAAGCATCTGAATATTTAGGAGGGTTGGCCGAGAGGCTTAAGGCAACGCTTTGCTAAAGCGTCGTACCGTAAAAGGTACCGAGGGTTCGAATCCCTCACCCTCCGCCACTATAAGGAATAAGAAATGTTACCGTACTATCAATCATTAGATTTAGAATTAGATACTAATGATTGGCGTTTCCTAAATTACCTATCACATCAATATCTGGCTTCGGTGGAACCCTTGACTGTTGGTGATTACAAGATAACACAATATATGGATTTCTTTCTAACGAAGTCACCTAATGACTATCGCTCTCATCCTATCTTTAAAAAAATTAGCAATCTGTTTAGTTCAGAGTTTGCATATGGTTCACTTGATCATGTGTATGACAATAGTCAGATATCTTTAGTATCAAACCGATTGCCGATGCACCGAGATTTTCGTAAATGCGCCATTACGATTCCATTACTACCTATTACTACTCCCATAATATGGTGTGATGCGGACGGAAACGAAATGATGAGTTATACTTACACTAGTGCTGCTACGTTAATCAACACTGAAATGAGTCATGGTTCTCCTGACAATCAACAACGAAGAATTTTCTTCCAAATTGGCGGATTCAAAGAAGACAATATAGAAAAAGTATGTAGTTACTTATAACCGCTAAAATAAAGGGTGACATACAGTCCCTTTGTCTATATATTAACAAAATAACGCACTGGTGGCAGAGTGGCCGAATGCGGAGGACTGCAAATCCTCTACAAGCCCAAAAGGTGAGTCGTGGGTTCGAATCCCACTCAGTGCTCCATTCTTAAGGATACCAAACAATGAAGATCAAGTTATATTGCATCTTTGCCAAAGAAAGCATCCTCAAAATGGGTGGCAATCGTGGCAAGATGTCTGCACAAGCTGGACACGCATATCTGCATTCTTTCTGGAATGCTATGGACAATGATGCTGACAATGACAAGTTCATCCAGGCAAAAAGTTACCAAAACCGAACTGGTGATGGTTATGCATACAAGATTGCGTTGATCGTAGATACGGTTGATGAACTTAAACTACTTCAAGAGAAGTATAAGGACATCTGCGGTACGAGCCTCGTAACTGATGCAGGCTTCACGGTGTTCAATGAGCCTACCACGACTTGCTTAGGTATTGGTCCCATTCGCGAAGACAACATCGGCGACGATATCAAATCATTAAAAACTTTCTGCTAAGGCACGGTTTCGGTTGACATCTTCTATCCGTTTCGCTATATTGAATCATAAGAAAGGGACTAGTGATGACAAAGACTGATATCGTTCTATTGCTAATCGCTGCTACGGTAATGATCTTTGCTATCACACATCCTGTAGAGATGCAGAGTGTTCATAGTGAGCATCCTGTCGTATCTAGTCAATCGGATAATGAAATCGATCCTGCGGCTGTCGCGGGTATCGTCGGTCAAATGTAAGGGAACTAAAATGACTGTTATTGAACGCGAACTTCTAGCGATTGCAATTTTTGAAAGTTCTGTTCGATCTGGTAATAAAAGTGCTTGGAATAGCATAGCAAGTGATCGTGATTGGTGTTCTATGCCTAAAGAAATTCGAGACGAATGGCGAAATCTAGCAGTAGATGTTTACGCTGAGGGTGGAACCTACGGTAAATTTGATGGTAGGATTAAGCCTAAATAACACCTATACTTGCGTAGCTCAGTGGTAGAGCACCGTGCTGATCTAAAATGATAAATAAGTGTAGGAGAATCTCTTATGCTTATTTGTCAACATTGTAATAAAGAATGCAAAAACCCTAACTCATTTCGGAACCATGAGCGGTTATGTTCTAAGAATGAGAATAGAAAGTATGTATCGCATACTTTAGGAAAAACTGCATGGAACAAAGGTAAAACTAAACAAACCGATCCTATCGTAGCACAACATGCTGATACGATGAGAGAAAACTACAAAAGCGGGAAAGTTTCTGCATCTGGTGCTGCTCTTTGGACCACTGAAAAACGATCAGAAGTCGCTAAAAGTCAAGGTTTCGGAGGATATAGACCCAATGCAGGGCATTCTAAAAAATATAAAGTTGCCGATTCATTCGGCAACATAGTTACCCTACAAAGTTCATATGAACTGCTATGTGCTGAAATACTTGACAAACTAAGTGTTAAATGGATTAGGCCTAATGCATTGCGATATGACGGAAAAAGGTATTTCCCTGATTTCTATCTACCTGATCACGACTTGTATCTTGATCCAAAAAATGATTACTTAGCAAAGCTAGATGAACAAAAAATAGCTTGCGTCATGGAACAAAACAGTGTAGAAGTAATCATCTTGACCAAAGAGTTGATAAATGAAGAATACATAAAAAGTTTGGTTCTGTAGTTAAACGGTATAACGACCGACTGATAATCGGTCATTGGAAGTTCGATTCTTCCCGGAACTACCAATTCTAAGGGTGCGTAGCTCAGTGGTAGAGCCCCTGACTTTTAATCGGGTGGTCGTGGGTCCGAATCCCACCGCACTCACCAAAACTAACGGACGTGTTGGACAATTGGTTGGTCCAGCAGACTCTTAATCTGCCGCATGAAAATGCCTTGTGAGTTCGAGCCTCACCACGTCCTCCAATCTATGCTAGGTTAGTGTTAGCGGTTAGCACGTAAGTTTGTGGAACTTATTGCATTGGTTCGAATCCAATACCTAGTACCATTCTATGACAGTATAGCTCAGTTGGTAGAGCGTTGGTCTCATACGCCGAATGTCGTTGGTTCGAATCCAACTACTGTCACCAATTCAAGGATCTTATCCGCGATCTCTTTGTTGCTGTTAACACCAGGATGATAGAGATCGCGAGATAAGTCCTTATCAGGTAGAGGTGGCCAAGGCCATAACTCACTACCTTCTGCTTCAATAAGTCTGATACCTTGCATCTTGCATATGTACCGTATTGCATATCTGTTCTTTTTCAGATTGAGTAAACCGTTTTCTTCGATAGTGACCCAATCTTTGTAGAACTTTTGATAGCGTTCAGGAAGATGGAAACCGTTATGCAACATAGTACAAATATTATCTTCGGTTATCAAATCAACTCTATCAGCATATGATGTGACATGCACGATGATCTTAGGTTTCAACTGTGGGATATAATGTTCTGCTAATCTAAATGATGTGTCATTGCTTCCACCCGAAACACCCAGATTGAAGTTACGTAATCCTAGTTTTTGACTCACTATATGAGTCCAAGTATTTTCGTTTGGAATTCCGGTTCCAAGAACGACACTGGCACCTAAAAACATAATCGAATCTTCATGTGAGAACTCATCGGATCTGAAACCATGACTGTTGAACTTGTAGGTGAACGAACTATTACTCCATCCGTTATCCTCGATCAGTTTTCTCTTGTTAGGATTAGCCATAGCTTCTTTAAACAATCCGGCGTCATCAATGCTGAACCATTCGACTTCTTGGTTGCTTAAGTGTGAATGGTTGTGGCGGATAGGTGTAAACATAAAAATATTTATGCATAAACATTTACCCGAAATATTTGATAATATGTAAACAATTGCTATAGTGTTCTAATGAAATATCATTATATTGAAGGTCCAACCGTAAACTTTGAATACACCAAATATTTAGGTAATCCAAATTATCCGGTATTACCTCCTGTATTAGGGATGATCAATCCTATAATCGTAAACGGTAAAGAACTATCAGTTTCTATTGATGTCATATGTGAACAGTTTAGAACTAAGTTTGATATTGATTCAAATATTGCACTTGATGAACTCAAGAGATTGACCCCCGATTCCACTAAAGCCTTTCTAGTATATTTAGGAAAAAACAACCATTCTAGCTTTGATACGTCAATTGGTCATTTGCATAAGCACTTTCACCCCCCTATGCTAGATGATGTAGGTCAAGGAAACTATCTCTCAAATCATAGAAGAACGGTTACAGTAGTCATTCCTATAAGCGTACCCGATCCAGTAACTGAAAATTTCTGCTGGACCGAATTTGAATTTGATTTCTTATCTTTTTGGCAACCACTGCATAACTTTTTTGGGCAGTCTCAGTGGATCGCTGATAATCTTAAAATAGATGAGAGTAAAACACAAAAAATCAAGTTGCCAGATTCCGGGCAATACTTAGTACTTGACTTTGATTCATCGCATAATCTGCATTGGATAGAGAACGAACAAGGTTCTAGTAACGAATATATCTGTCTTATACTTGATACTTAATTACCAAAATACTTGAAAATAATGTAGCAGAGTGCTACACTGAAACTTAACAACACACAGGAAATGAAAATGAAAATCAATCTACGCAAGGCAAACGCAATCCAACTCGCAATCAACGAAGCTCTTAAGGGGCTGAGTTTTGAGAGCACTGTTTCGGTCAACGAGTTTCAAAATCCCGAATCAATGATCACTACCGTATCAGAACGCTTCACATCAAACATCCTTCGTCGTGAGAAGTTGATTGATGTGCTCTATAGCATTCGCAAGGCAGTGTCTGCTGCGAATAACTCATTAGGCATCAACGACCGTCTTGCGGATGTTGCTCGGTATGAGAAGGACCTTACCTTCTATGCGTCACATGCTAAGGCTTCGACTAGAATCGCTCCTTCAGAAATGTCTGGTAAGCTAGACAAGATCAAAAATCAACCTGCTGATCGTGCATACTACAGTGATAAGGATGTAATGTCTTCGGTCTTCACTGAAGAGAACATTGAAGCATTCCGCAAGGTAGTCATCTATGCAAAGAAGCAAAAGCAACAACTCCAAGACGAGTTGCTTGAGCTTAACATCAGTACCAAGATTACCTTGACTGATGAAGATATCAAGGTACTAACGGATGAAAGCATCCTCTAAGTCAACCAAAAAGGAAAAAACTATGAAACTAACAGATGAACAACTAAAAGAAAAAGTAGCAACTATCCGCAATGGTGGTCCAACTGGTACAGGTGATATCATTCCTGTGTTAGAAAACGCTATCAACTACGGCGACCCATATAGAGCATTGTATATCGCGGCTATTGAGGAAATCAAGGAGCTACGAAGGGCTATTAATCTTCTCGGGAACCTTCATATTTCTAAAGAGGCGACGGCCCACGCTGAATAAGTTTGGTAGTTAGGCCTTTTGGGGGATCGTCAATCTTCTAGAAGGTAAACTACTTGGAAAGAAAAGAGAGATTAGGATAAATATCACATATGATCATTTGAGGCCTTCGGGCGCTCAAATAAAATTGCGTGAACCGGACTAATATAGAATATATGCACTTTGATGTCCGGAAATACGCAGTTCTTGCAGGTTGTTGATTGTTTTTTGCATAACTGATACGCTACTCTTTGAGAGGTATCGCTGCATATTGCACCGTTTATCACTTGCTCTTTTCTTTCCACCCCTAACATAGCACATAAATATTTTCATGTTCTTCTATATCGGTACCAACTGTCCTATTCAAGCACTCAATGAAGTGCAACCTAACCTTTTTTTAGACAAAGGCTGGAAAGAAAAGCATGGCATCTGGTACAAAGGCTACAGCACTGATTGCAGATTAGAAGAATCACTGCTTGGTATAGTAGACGGCTATAAACCAAACGGTAAGTGGTGTGCTATCTATAAAGGACAAATCTTTCATCCTACACTACGAGGCTTTCCGATCAATAGTAACGGAACCGACTTCACTAACATAAAGTTAAATGGATTTGAGCCGTGTATGTATGAACACGGGCAAACATTAGTTATTGGTAGTCAAATAACATTAGAAGAAGCATCGATTATGATCGGTGATATTTTGGTAGAAAACACTACAAACTTTTATCGCTATAATGATGTAGCAAATCTAACCTTCCCCTTTTCGGCAGGACTAGACACGTTGACATGTTGGGCTATTTTAGAATATAGTCGTAATCAAGACTATAAGACCTTTGTTCATCTTTTTGATCCTTCAGATGATACTTTTCAAAAAGTAATGGGGACAAGACGAGAATATGAATCTGATCTGATCAACCAAACTGATAAAGACTACTGGGGCTATACGCATTCAAGTTGGAACAGAGACACTAGTTGGTATATCAGCGGCTACTATGCCGAAACGTTTCAATATCGAGACGGCGAAGCGATCAACGCATTAGCTAACTATCAAGGTAAACTCATTGATGAACTCGCATCTGAAAACGACTATTTGTATTGGTTCCTCAAGCGACCGTCACTTGAACGATACAAGCAATCCATGCTCAAGTTTGAGAATGACATTGAGTTAAAGCAATATCTATTCAATACGATCTTCTATGATCATCAAATGTGGCATTTAGATAATAACATCGTATTCAGCCCATTCTTTGACATTCGTATCCCTAAAGTAACGAGTAGGTTATCGATTGAGGATTTGACTGCTAACTGTTTAAATGGTATTATACAACTCAGTATTATACAATGTTTTTGTCCTGAACTATTACCGTTATTATCCGACTACAAGAACGAGAAGGATATTTGGGTAAACTTTAGAAAAAACATAGGGTCGCTTGATCCTGAACTTGTCGCTAAAATAATCTACACCTAAGTCAAAAAGGTGTTGACATTTACAACACGGTTTGCTATAGTTAGATCATAGAGAAACACACGGAGTTATCAAATGTCTACTGCGTTCAGTGAAATGACTATTACCAACGATATCGTTATTGAGATGACTGATCTGTCTGGTAATATCGTAGCAGCGTTTAGTATCCCTGAAGACAAGAAAAACTATCGCTTGAGTGCGGTACATCAGTTCTTCAACGGATATGAACCTGATATGGAGCAATATTGTTTGGTTGCACCTAATGGCTCTAGGTTCAATGGTCCCTTCAAGGCAGAAGGTTGCATTGAGTCATTCGGTGCTTTGTATGATTGGTACAAGGCTAACTGTAAATAAAAGTTACAAAAACTGAAACTAGTTCTTGACATTGGTATAAGGACTATATATACTAAGAAAATAAGAGATGAGAAATCACCTTGATCTTTGAAAACTTAACTTATTTCGCTAACACTGCGACATCGGTTCGAAACGATAAAGTAGATGTGGTGTAAGTAGCACAACGAACAACAATAGCGAGGCTGGTCTTTCGTAGTCACGTGCAGCGACGATAGTGGGAAGTTTGGGTTTAAGTCCCAACTCTATGTTGTAGTGTTAGCGTAATAAGTTAAACGTGAATAAAACTTAACTTATTAGACGAGTGCTGTCGTCAGCGTAAAATTGGGTGTAGGGAAAGTATGTCGTAGTTGGCAATCATAAACCGAAATTCTCCCATCTGGCGCCAGATGAGCAATAGGGGAAACGCAATACCTCGGCAGCACTCTTCTAATAAGTTATCCTAAACAGTTTAGATGAATGCAGGATATGGTGGCGGCTGATAACGCCCTGGCTGGCGACGGTCGAGATACTGGTTTGAATCCAGTCGTATCACGAAAGGACGCTTTCACTGCATTCTTCTAAACTGTTTAAAAAGTATAAATAATAGTAGACTATTTTGACGAATGTATCCGTATAAGTCTAACGACCGAAAGGTACGCATGGGGTACGTTCTTCTAAATAGACTATTTTGATGAATACACCTGACGATTTCTGCTAATCGCGGATCTCGGTTACTTTGACGAGTAGCGAAAAATAATGCGTCAACATTATTCAGTATCTTGTGTGTTCTTCAAAATAGTTTAACGCGGGGTGGAGCAGTCCGGTGGCTCGTTTGGCTCATAACCAAAAGATCGGGGGTTCAAATCCCTCTCCCGCATCCAATATAACGCGGATGTAACTCAGTGGTAGAGTGTCAGCCTTCCAAGCTGTTCGTCGCAGGTTCGACCCCTGTCATCCGCTCCAAGAATAATGCGGGCATAGCTCAGTGGTAGAGCGTTACCTTGCCAAGGTAAATGTCGAGGGTTCGAATCCCTCTGCCCGCTCCAACTTTAGGTTAGTAGAGACCTGCCGTTACATTGACCATGGGCAAAGCACTAAGTATTCCGCCCATGGATTAGCGAAAGCTGCGGACAGGAAGTGGAATGTGCCTAAATAAAGGTTGACATTTGCTCAACCGTTTGCTAAGTTAAGATATCAATTGTGAACAAGGAAATATCACATGAACAACTTTGTATATATCTTACTAATTGCAGCCAATGGTTGGGCTATGGTTGACAGCCTTAGCAGAGGCCAAAACATTATGGCTTGCGTGAATGCTTTTGTTCTTGGCTTGCTGACTTTAAGAGTATTGTTATCAAGAATTTTGTTTATAACCGTTAAATAGGAACATCACATGTTTACTGCACTTATCTGGATCGCACTGTTCTCTTGGAACGCTTGGTCAATGGTTGACAGCTTTAAAACATATCAATATAAGATGGCTTGTTTGAACGCTTTTGCACTCGGCTTTATGACTCTCGGTGTTCTCGTTAAGTACCTGAGTTAGTTGCGATCTGTCATAAATACTTGATGTTACTTATATCATATCAAGGCATCTGGGACGGTCAAAACTACGAGAAAGCCAACACGCCTGATCAAATCGGTCAGGCGTTTAACCATGGGTACTCGGTAATGGTAGATGTTTGGCGAGTAGACGGTAAGCTCTACTTAGGATCACAACAACCGTTGACAGAAGTGACACCTGAATACCTGCGTGGCAATCGTTTTTGGCTGAATATTAGAAATGTTGAGATGCAAGAGTGGATCGTAACACAACCAATCAAACTTTACCCTAACTACTTCTGGTTTGCTAACGACACTGAAAGCACACCCACCACGACATCAGGTGGACAGATCATCACACCGGGTACTGTGCCCATCAACAACTCAAGCATTATCTTTTTACCTGAGATCACTGATAGAGGCATGTTGAGCACAGTCAAGCTACAGTGCTATGGTATATGCGGAACCTATCTATCGTTCATCAAGCGTATGCGTAACGAAGGCATGTGGTACTAAACTTTTTTGACATTCCTATATCCGATAAATATTTGTATGACAAAGATACTGATATGCGGAGATAGTTTCGCAGCAGACTGGACAGTGAAATACCCAGGACAGGGCTGGCCCAACATGATCGCCAAACAGTTCGACACTACAAACATATCTCAAGCCGGTTGCAGTCAATACAAGATTTATCTTCAACTCAAGTCTGTTAACTTGGAAGAGTATGATGTGATCATTATATCGCACACTAGTCCAAACAGATTGTACGTAACAGAACATCCAATCCATCATTCTGACATCCTTCATTGCAACAGCGACTTGATCTATGCAGACATCATAAACCGTGATGGAAATGCTAAACTGAAACCTGTTGTTGACTACTTTGAAAGGTACTTTGACTTAGATCATGCTGAGTTTACTCACAATCTGATTTGCAAAGAGATCGAAGAAGTAGTATTACGCAATGTAAGACACAAGGTTATCAACATGACTGGTTTTGATTGGGATAGGCTATATCAGTTTGACGACATGGTAAGCTTTGTAGAGTTGATGCGATTGAATCGCGGGACAATGAATCATTTTAACGAAGCAGGTAATCGAATCGTGTTTGAAACATTATGTGATAGGATATCTAAGATATGAAAAACTTATTAGTTTGTGTTCTAACAGATCGTTACCCTGAAAAGTTAGAACGCTGTATGGTTTCAATCGACAATCAAAAGACAGATGTAGGTAGAATCGTAGTGTGCAATACACTAAACCCCGACTACGTTCCCGCCGCCGAAGCTATTGCAATAAAGCATGGCTGGAACTTCATCGTAACTGAATCAAACGGAACTGCATCAAAGGGTAAGAATACTGCATTAGATCACTTTGCTACAACCGAATATGATTATCTCACTTTGATTGACGGGGACGACTATTATGAACCTGAATCTCTTGGCATCCTGCAAAGAACGATTGAGAAATATGACCCTGATGTGGTTGGCTTGATCGGAAGCAGCGTAGTATATGATGACAAACGCATCCCGCTTGATGAGTGGGAAGCAAGCGATGATTGGCGAGCAAAGTGTAAAAAAGACATTACGATGTTAAATGCGAAAAAACTGCTTTTTCTGTTCGAGCGGGCCAAAAAGCATATTAAATTCAATAGGTTCGTAGTCATTTCCAAGCGGTGTTTGCGTTTCTTTCGGTTTAGCGAGAATATACGCATAAGTGACATACATCTAAGCTTAAAGCTTAAACATTACACAAAACAGCAATTACTTAGATATATACTATTAGACTCAGATAAAGTTTATACATATGACGGAAATGATTTTGGCTGTTTCGCTCATTTCCTTCGTAGCGATCCTAAACAGAGTATTGAAATCTTTTGGGGTGAACTAGAGGGAATGGACTTTACGGGTGAGATACCTACGGTGAGAGATGAAAATGGATGAAGTAAAATACGATAGACTTCCTAAAGATTATGAAGTCAATTTTGATTATAATAAATTACCATTGATAGGAAACAATTTGGTTGTTGATGAATTTGTCAATATGGATGTCCCTGTTAGATTGCGAACACGAGTATTAACCGAAAGTTTTTTTGACGATTATGTATCACTTGACGATCACGTAGCCAACATTGATCCCTTAAATCCATTCTCAGAATATCTTAAATACGGCATCGAAGCAGTACGCGGCAGATTTGATTCTGTCGTAAAGATGTATTCAGTATTTGGTGGAAATCATCCACTAACCGATGAACGCGACGGAGTCGCTACTCACATGCACTTTAGACGGCCTGAGAGCAGCCTATGCAGGACTGTTACCGCAGTCATTCCCTTAGACATACGCGAACCAATTACTGAGGCCTTTGTATTTCAATGGACTGATGAACCTATGCCTGTACTAGAGGGAATCGCATGGGAAAAGGTCGGTGATAAACAGATCAGACGTGAATACACTAAAGCGTTCATCAGAGGTATGCGAGCAGCAAAGAAGTATCCTGTCAATAGGATTGAGCTTCCTCCCCAAAATGAAATCTTAGTCCTAGACTTTAATAGTTATAACTACCTACATGCAGTTCATCCCTTCACTACTAACACGCACTTGCATATTGTGTTTGATGATTGCAAATGATTGAATGGTTTGACAGCAGTACACCCGTAGAAAAGGTCAGCAAGTTCTGCGAAGCGGCCCAAACTGATCCTAGCCCAGCAGCAGTGAACTACACCTCAATTGATTGGCAACATAGACCTGAAACATTAATGTATAAGATGTTTACAGAAAAAGTGTTTGATAGAGAGAACGGTGGTGGATATGCAGTATCAACTAACGGTACCGATTACTTTACGGGTGCCGGTATTTGTCGTTGGTCAGATGATGCCAACACTTGCATCTATCCCTTTAGATTGTATACTAATCTAAATCATCGAGGTGCACCAGAGGCCAGATTCATTCATGTTCAGTTTCCGTTGTATGACTTGATCAAAGAGTTAGGATATAAGGCATGCTTTGCATCAACTGACCACTACAATCGCAGGATTTTGCGTGGGGCTTACGAGACTAATAACCCTGCTAACTTTCCTAACTACTACTTTGATGGTGAGAATCACTACACAGGCAAAGAAGGTAGACGAATCATCCCTGTCACGATGTATGACCTTCCGTTGATCATCAATCACACTAAACAATGGTTACATTATCATTGTATCGATCCCCTATACGAACCAATACTACTAGCAATATTAAATGAGTTAGCCGTCGAATAAACGGTTGACATTATCCTTGATGTTGCTATATTCACATATAGATTAAACAGCAAAGGAGAACGCTAATGCCATCTGTATTTTTAACCTCGGACACTCACTTCGGTCACGCTGGCGTTTGTCGTTTTACCACTGCAACTGGTGAAAAGTTGCGGCCATGGACTGATCCTGCTGAAATGGACGAAGAAATGGTAAAGCGGTGGAATGAAACCGTTAAGCCAAACGATAAGGTCTATCATTTGGGTGATGTCGTTATCAATCGTAGGGCACTGATCACTATGTCTCGTTTGAACGGTGACAAGGTGTTGATCAAGGGTAACCACGATATCTTTGACCTGTCTGAGTTCACCCCGTACTTCCGGGACATTCGCGGCTATCATGTGATGAATGGACTTATTCTAAGTCATATCCCCATTCATGAAGCAAGTCTTGGAAGGTTCGGTTGTAATATACACGGCCATCTTCACTCTAACCGGGTGATGAAGGCTAATGGATTTGACAAGAAGACTAATCAAGTATTGTACAGCGATCAAATTGATCCAAGATATCACTGTGTTTGTGTAGAGCAAACAGACTTCCGTCCTATTCTGTTTGAAGAAGTGCTGAAACGCATCAAGGAAGAGGGCGGAGAAGTTGGATTTAAATCTGGAAATGGTCCTACTATGTAAGTGCTTTGCATTTAGGACCGTGCCAGCGGGTGTAGTTTGATTTAGAAATATTAGCAATACCACAATGCTCACAAGTTTTCAAGTGAACCTTGTCTTTGGTCCAGTGATTGTCTCCAGTTATCTTTGCCAACGCTACAGGATCATACATTGGATTATTTGCTAATAATCGTTTAGAAGCATTAGCTGCATTTTCTGGAAATGAGCCTGGATTGTTTGTCTTCATACGCTTACGGTTTTCTGGAGTAAGGAATGGATGATCCGTTCTGGCTTTTTGTAGCAAAGAATGTTTACGACGATTAGATGGCTTGTTCATATGGTGAGCACTACCGCACGGAAATCCGGTTGATTTGTTACTCGTTCATGCAGCCAGGTTTACCGTAGTGTTGATCAATGTAATATTGTTATCGGGCTATGTATTGATCTTCGCTTTCACAGACTTCAATGATAGTTTTACTTACATTGCCGCGATTTTTAATACTGTTCGACCAAGTTCCGCTACCAATGTAGTTGTCGTTAGGATTATCGGTTTTATGTCTACCAATGTAGTAATTTCCGTTACGGTGTTGGATTTTGTAGATTAAATACATTTGCTGATTGCTCCTTATAAGCGTTAGAGTAGTTGGGAATCTCACCTCCGCGAACTACACTTTTATTTATCTTTTTGTTTGACATCTTCACCTAACTAGTGTAGGATGAGTCTAATGATCACAAGGAGAATAACATGAAGCCTGAACCCGTTCATCACGATTTGCTTGGTACACAGATTAAAATGGGTGATTATGTTGCCTTCTCTGTTGGAAGAGATATGCATGTAGGTACGGTGACAAGAATGCACAACAAACTGATTGGTGTCACCCCTTTAGGCAAGGCTTACCACAATAACTACTACTCAAAGAATGTTGTCAAGGTTGACGGACCAAAGGTAACAATGTATCTATTGAAGAAGTAACCTTTTCAGTTGACATTCACACTGATATGACATACAATGAACACTAAGGAGAATAAGATGAAGTTAGAAACACTGTTAAAGACTTTTGATTATCGTATCACTGATGGTTGCGAGTTTTTGTGGAAGTGTTATCCCGATGCTAGGTGCATGACGCTTTCAAGCGAATATGCCGAGATTTCGGCCGTTTATTCATATATTGATCAAACTATTTATGAAGTCAAGGTTGATGTTGCACCTGGTGCTGAAACGGACCCGGCATTGGTTTATCGCTGGATGAATCCTGAGTGGAAAGAAGCACACGATGCAGAATCAGTTAAGCGTGGCTTCAATCCTAAGACTGCGTTTGACGATATTGAATGGATTGACCTTGAAGTTGAAGATGATTTCTTGTCTAAGGCACGAAATATGTTTGACGGAAAGTTTGACTTTGACAAGCGGGTGCAGGTAGAGATTGATCTTCCAGATGATCTTATCCTGTTCATCGCTAAGCAATCACATGCACTTGATATCACGTTTAACCAATACATCAGTCAGCTATTAGAGCGTGAACTACCTAAGTTGGCTGAAGAGATTGAGTTAGCAAAGGCCGTTGATCATGGATGAACTCACGACACAAGCATTACTTCCTGAACTGCTTAAAAATAATGTTGCAACTGTAACCTTTACAAAGAAGGACGGTACTCAACGAGTGATGAAGTGTACGCTTAAGCCAGACTTGCTTCCTGCTCAGGTAGTGAACGAAGATAAGCCTGCTAAGAAGAAGTCTGAAACTTCTATTGCCGTCTTTGATCTTGAGATCAGGGCATGGCGTAGTATCTCATATGATTCAGTTAGCTCCATTGATTTGGAAGTTGCCGACTGGGAAAACTAAGTATTCTTTAGCGGCTAACTACTGCTAAATACTCTATTGTGTCGGTCGTGAGAAAGCCGACATAAAAGGCTAAACGTCAATTCAATTGATGAATAGCTTGATTAACTGATATTTCAGTTGATTGTTTGCCTATGATACTATATGAGGGACACAAAGAACCGTATCCTAGATACGGTTTTCCCATTCATTGAATATCAGTGGAAGTGCTACTGCTAAATGCATATAACTACGCCTTATGCTATTGATCAGCGGCCCAATTAAGGAAATAAAATGTATATTTCTCAGAACTCGGTTAGTTCGCTAATCAACCCATATAGAGTGTTATTTGCCGTACTCTTTGTGTTTCTCTTCTGGCAATACTCTCCATCACAGTCCCGTGCTGAAGAGATTACTACAGTTGCTCAGTTTAGTGTACCTCTTCCAAAAGTCCGTACAATCTCTCCTGAGCAAATACTACAACAAAGTCTTAAGACCACATATGATAACGCAAGGTTCCTAACCGTTGTCAATACTACAGAAAAGATATCACATACTAACCTAGAACTTTTCTGTTTAGCAAAGAACATCTACCATGAAGCGGCAAATCAGTCCAGCGTTGGTAAGATCGCAGTTGCTCAAGTTACCCTTAATCGTACAACAAGTCCCAAGTTTGCAGGTGACATTTGTTCGGTCGTTTTTGCTCGCAATCAGTTTTCGTGGGCCAATGATCGTAACAAGCGTTGGTCACATCCAAACAACTCACAATGGGATGAAAGTATGAACATTGCTCGTGAAGTCCTAGAAGGTAAACGGGTAAAGGGTATGGAACACGCTTTGTATTTCCATGAATATCAAATACGTCCAAAGTGGAAAAATAGAGCACGGCTCGCTAAGATTGGTGACCACATTTTCTACAGATAACAAAAAATAATGGTTGACTTTGCCTCGTTTCGGTTCTATATTAAGTTATAGTTTCTGAAACGAGGTTTTTCCATGTGAACAAACAACGGTTTAAGAACTTTCTGAAACAATCATTATGTGAAATGGAAAATCAAGATGACCATCGTTACTGATAACTACGCAGACAGTTCACCTGATCCGAACGCGAAATATATTCGATCTATCGGGTATAAGGGCAATATTACACATCAATATTGGGATGACAATAACCAGTACCATCGCGAAGATGGCCCCGCCGTTGAGATAGAGAATGTTGGTAAAATGTGGTTCAATCACGGCGTAGAACATCGCGAGGATGGCCCTGCAGTTGAGTTAGCAGACGGAACTCAGCGATGGTTCGTAAACGGCAAGCTTCACCGTGAGGACGGTCCTGCTCTGGTTTATGCTCATGGTCGTCTGGTATGGTATAAGAACGGTGAGTTTGTACGCGAAAATAGGCCCGCTCTACATACTATGCGATTGGCATCATAAGTTATAGTTTCTGAAACGAGGTTTTTCCTATGAACGACAAAATCAAAGAACTTGCCGAACAAGCTGGCTTGATGTGTTTATATGACTATGGTCCTGAAGAGGATCCACATGCCATGGTAGTCGGGCAAAAGGATTTGGAACTGTTCGCAGAGTTGATTGTGAAAGAATGCGCCAAGTATGTCAAAAATACAAATATCTTTTCGTCTTCTAATCAAGCAGAGTTGTGCGCTGAACGAATGACACGCCATTTCGGAGTTGAATAATGAACGAGCGTATGGTAGAACTGATCTGGAAATGTATTGTTCCTGCTGATCAAGCAGACGACTACTGTAAATCCAACAAGTTGTTTGTTGCTGATGAAAAGTTAGATGTCGAAAAGTTCGCAGAGTTGATCGCGAAGGAATGTATTGATATTGTCAAGGCTGGCATCAATAATGCTGAACATTGGGATAGTAGTTACTGGGATCAAGCCTGTGAAAATAGAGCTTGGGCGATCCAAAAACATTTCGGAGTAAAACTATGAACAAGCGTATTGAAGAACTTGCTGATAGATGCTGGCAACAAACAGGTAAGGGGTTTTTACCTCTGCCAAAAGATAGCAGGCTAAGTTACGCAGACTCATACGAGTTTGACTATGAAAAGTTCGCACGATTGCTCGTCCAGGACTGTGTAGACATCTGTCAACAGCAGTATAAGAGTTCTTGGAACGATGATAGAAAAATGCAGGCCAAGCTTGACCGCGACCTGATCAAAGAACATTTTGGAGTTGGACTATGAACGAGGAACAACTTCCAGTTTGGTACACTCAAATCAAGGACGATTATGATGCTAAGTTAGTATCAGGTGAAATCACCCAAGAACAATATGATTGGAAGATGAACTACATTAATCACGATCTTGAAGAAGAAAACCGATATAGAGAGATAGGACTTATTAAATGACGATTGATTTCATATTTACGATCTTAGCACTTACTGTACTTGGATTCGTATGGTACCTTATCGCCACAAATAAAAATGACAAATAGGCACGATTTCGGTTGACTTCGTTTGCCCGTTTCGCTATATTGAATCATAGACAGACACACACAAACGGAGTTACTCAGATGGCTTATATGAATCAAGAGCGTAAGGCAATCATCGCTTCTAACTTGAAGCCTGTCCTCAAGAAGTTCGGTGTTAAGGGAACCCTGTCAGTCAGTCATCACTCAAGCATCGTGTTGACCCTCAAGTCCGGCAAGATCGATTTCGGTACTGCTCGTGATCAAGTGAACCCCTACTGGTTTCATGAACACTACGAAGGCGTTGCGAAGGAGTTTTTGACTGAGGCATTTGCTGCTCTTAAGAGTGCAGGCTGGTACAACAACACTCGCTCCGAGATTGATTATTTTGACATTGCTTACTATGTTGATGTCAACATCGGTAAGTGGAACAACCCGTATGCATTGGAGGCATAATATGCTTGACAAGATCAAGAATTGGGCTTATAGTAAGAATGTAGGCTTTTGGCTTACGGGTAATTTAATCGGTTGGGTAATCCTACTCACCGTTCTAGTCTTTGCATTTTAAGGAGAAAAAGAAATGCGTAGTTGGTGGTTTATGTATCGTACTTCTTCGGGCGGCGTTATCCGAGTTACTGTTCAGGCACCTGATGCTTATTCAGCTAATCAGATTGCACGAGCACAATATGGTTTTCAAAATTCAGACGGTTCTGGTTTGATTTCTGAAAACGCAGGCTGGATTCCCTAAAACATTTTGGGTATATAAGCATTTGACTTATATACCCTTTGCTCTATATTAGTAAAGTGCAATGTCGCACAATCTTCAATATATTAGGATATAATTATATAATGACTACTCAGACTTTTAAGGTCGTTGGTATTACGACACATAACGGTAATGATAAGATTCGCTTTACTGACGATATGTGTCGTAGAGTAAAGCAGTTTGCTAAGGGCGGAGCTTCTCGTATCGATTTCGTAGAACTTCCTCACGAGATGGATAAGATTGAAGCACTCAAGTATATGCTCACATTAAATGAGTTTAAGTCAGCCAACGATCAAGCAACGATCACTGACACTCTTGAAGACAAGATCATTGAGTTCGGTAAGGGTAAAGACACTGTGAAGGTCAAGAATACCCCATCACTAACTGATATCGCGTCACGTCCTCGCAAAAACGTTACGGTTGAAGACATTCTAGATACGATCAACTCCTAGTAGGGTAATAGCCCCGAAAGGGGCTATTCCTTTATGGATTGTTTACCGATTTGATAACCCAAAAATCTGCACTCATGTTGGTATTTTTAATGACATCATATGGCATATAGAAATATCCGTTCGCACCCCAGCTAGTGCCCCAACTATTTCGTGCAATAAATCTTTGTGCCAAACTATCATATCCTACTAGTAAAACAGCGTGACCCCCTAATATCTTCTCTTTTCTGGTATTAGGATACGGCATGATACCAGATTTATATAGGATAGGTGTCATAAAGCTACTGTATACGGTAAATCCAACTACAACCGAATAACCGTTTGATAGTGCATTGATACATGCGTCAAAGTCTGTAGCACGTTCGTACAGCGTTACTTTGCGTTGGGCTGCATCTATGTTAGCAGATTCCGAAGGTCTCGTCCTGAACTTCCCTATGTCGTGTGGCCATAGTGTTTCAAGTGGTGCACCATATGTGTAACACGCTTTGATGCCGTCACGGATATATGCACCGCTATCGTAGTTTACTGTGCCTTCAATCAATCTTTCATAATAGTAGATGAACAATCGGCTAACATCCGTAGGCTTATTGTTACGCTTGTTTAGCATCTCAATAGCACCAGCAATCGCTTGGCCAGTACAACTACCTAAAGCACCTTGATCTTCAATAGGTGTGCAATATGATCTAAGATCAACTACGCTTGGAAGTCTAACCTGATTTGGCTGATATATGTAATCTCTCTTGTCAATCTTATCAGGTAACCAGTTGAATAACGGTGTTCTGGAATTAACAGGGGTTACCTTTTGAACAACTGGGATTCTACTGACACCCGGATCTTGTGATTCGTCAATAACATTCTTGACCATATTAGTATCCAAATCTTGTTTTGTATGCTGCGTATTGTGATTGTATATCGCTCAAGCCTAGTACACCGTTATAGACCTTAATGAATCCTATGTTGGCAGTTTGAACTTCAGTTGCTGCTGCACGACTCCACATTCTCAACTGATTGAAACCACCGCCACCGCCGTTCGTTGCAGTGAACAGATAGTTAGTTGGTTGTGTATTAGTTGCTCCCCACAGTTGTCCGGTGCTAGTAGAAGTATTCCATGTTGCCCAGTTAAAATGCCATACCGTATCAGCACCTGATGAAGGTAAGTTAACTGCAACGTTTGGGTAGAATGTGTTTACAAAACCATTATAAGCACCCATTAACCAGTCTTTGCTAGCTTCACTTTGCGTGTTTAACAATCTGCCTGCTGATGTTGCTGTCAACTGATATGCCATAAAGACTGAGTAACTTTGTCCAGTGACATAGTTGGGTCCACCGTACATAGTGTCCGTGCCAGTTGCATTGGATTTGGTAAAGATTCCACCATTTGTTGCTGACCAACCAACACTGCTACCAGCATTCGCTACAGTTATAGGATATGCCCCTGTGCCAGCCACTATTGATGCGTTAGTAGGCACTGCTGAATAGTTAGCCGCATCTAAATCGTATACCAATGTCGGACCAGATGCAACGGCAGTTTTCCAACTGCCGATATTTGCCTGCATTATTCCAGCCATATTAAGAGACTCCCGTACCGTTGATGAACCAAGTATCAGTCGCAACCTTCATCACCGTTGCCATGCCATAAGTACCAACTGCTCTATTTGCTGCTGTACTGTTACCTGCCATATATAATGTTACCCCAACTGCTGCATTGACGAGAATATTGCCCGCCGCTTGAACAACGATACTGATTGCTGTACCAGTAGCGAATGATGTAGTTGCATTAGCCGGAATAGTCAATGTAAAGTTACCTGCGGTAGTAGAATAGTAATGTTTACCAGCATCAGTCAATGCGATTGTAGTATTACTTGCAGCAACTTGTGGGATGTTCAAGTAACCGATAGCAAATCCGTTCGTATTACCTGAAATGTTGTTACTGAACACACCGTTAAAAGCACCGATGTTACCCACGTTAGCATTGCCAGAAACGTTTGCGGTACCAGTGATGTTGGCGCCAGTTCCAGTGACGACCAGTATGTTCGCATTACCTACAGCAGAAATATTAACGTTGCCGTTTGCAGCGGGAATATTAACGTTTGAGTTACCATTTGCATGAGGACCTATTAAGTTACTAACAGTGACGTTACCAACTATGTTAGCATAGCCTGCGATATTTGCACCAGTTGCTGTTACGATAAATTGTGCAGTCGCGTTACCACCGATAAAGGTAGAGATGTTAGCACCCGACGTGATCGTTACATTTGATGTACCGTTTTGTAGCAATCCGCTGTTGATGGTAGTGATGTTACCAGTTGTGATGATCGCTGTTGCAGTACCCAAGTTACCGACATTCGCATTACCTGTGACATTCGCTGTACCAGTGATGTTCGCCCCAGTACCAGAAATAGTCATAGTCGTATTACCAACTGCGGTTATTGTTACATTTCCATTTGCTGTAGCAATGCGAACATTTGAGTTGCCATTTGCAAGAGGACCCATCAAGTTACCACCGGTGATATTGCCATTGGTACTGATGTTTCCGGCTTTTAGATTACCTGAAGAGGGTTCAACTGTAGCATAGGATACATATTTTAGATTACCATCATAGGTCATTATACTCATATCACCAGTAGTGGTAATATCTTGTGCCACCGTTGGAGCCGGTAAACTAGTTAGTTGACTACCGTTGCCGATAAAATAACTAGCAGCGATGTTGCCTGGTGCAGTCATTTTACCATTAGCATAGAAGAACCAGTTCTTGCTTGCACTATTAGTGCTGATTTGAAGTGGTTGAGTCGCACCAGCAGTACTAAGTTGAAATTCTCCCATGCCACCGTTTTGAATATAACCAACACCTGCGTCAAAATAAGCCGATGCACCTGATACTTTTACTACACCAGTTGATATGAGATTGCCAACATTTGCATTACCAGTAGTAACGATTGTGTTTGAACCGAACGCTGCCATCAATGAGACTACATTGCTGTTGCTATATGTAGTTAGGTCTGGACTCCAATACCCGTTACCATGTAGAACATTAGAACCATTACCGTCTAAGTTGATGACTGAGATGTTGCCAAGAGTTGGGGCAGTTGCATTGATAGTAACAGTTCCAGCACCATTACCATCAGTTGAAGTGATAGTAACGTTAGTACCTGCAACGATATTGGTTACGCCAATCTGATTTACGATGTTCTTATTAGTAACTTGTTGTATGGTCTCATTGATCGTGCTGACATACACGGCACCATTCGTTTGATATACGGTCGTAGTATCTGCTACTTGATTATTAGCACTTGTTGTAGCAGTAACTGAGGTCGGAGTCGCTGATACAGTTGTGCTAGGAAGAACAGCCGTTTCACCAATTATGGTTGGCTTGCCCTTAGCGATAAGTGCATCTTGTGCAAGTTTATTATTCTCTTGTCTAACTAAGTGAGGGTCTGATAGTCCTACTTGTTGTGGTTTGTTACTTATCGCCATTATGTTTTTCCTTATTTTTGTTAATGGTTAATGTTATCCGATCCGCCAGTTTGTACCGTCATAGAAGATAGGAACAACATTTGATCCACCATCACCAACGATTTCACCGAAGTTTCCTGCTGCTACTAAGTTAGCGTCATTGATGAATGCTCGTAAGCCGGGCTGTCCCGGAAACTGAAGGTCAGCTAAGGGACTCGGTGATGATTTGAAGGCAATCGCCGATGCGAGTCCAGCTTCATTAAATATAAATTCCTGCCCACCCGGTCCACCAGCACGAAGAACTACATTACTATTACCATATAATATTGCATCTGTATCGTTGTCCAAATGAAGACCAGTCATATCATTTGTTGCGTTAGCACGAACATACACTGCCCCACTAGCACCGGTATCGCCTTGAATCTCAGGACCATTAGCACCCAATGATGTCATGTGTATTGACTTAAGATCACCAGGCAGTGTCAAGTTACCATCAGATCCGAATGTCCATGTATTACTGTTAGAATTTAACTGAATATTACTAGTTGTTTGTATTATTGAATTACCTACACTTGATGATTCTGGTAAGTTTAATGTACCATCAGCTCCGAATGTCCAAACATGCGAAGTACCTGTAGTTGCTTGAATAGAAACAGTACCGTTGACACCAATTGTCACATTAGCAGTACCATCACGACCCAAAATTAGATTCTCGCTGTTGCTTGCAATGTGAATATCTGGCCCTGTAGTCAAATAAATGTCTAAATATGCATCACTGTTCGCTACATTTGGTTGAAGTTTGAGATTGCCTGCACCAATGATAGTATTTGCACCAACATTACCGAGATATGTAGGCAAGTAAGCAGTTACATTGGCGTTGCTATATGTACCATTGAATGTCGCACCGTTTGCGTATTTATAGTTGTCTGTCTTAACAGTACCAGCAGCAATGTTTGTTGTGACAAGCGTTGTGTTACTAGCTGACCAAACTAATCCAGTAGTACCGCCAAATGATCCACTGTTGTTAAACTGAATCTGAGTGTTTGCACCACCAACAACGCCGTTACCAGAACCGCCACCTGATACCCACGCAAGATTGCCAGTACCATCAGTTTGTATATATTGACCGTTAACTCCACCTAAGATAGCAACGTTAGCGACACTACCTAAATTGGCTCTTCCGCTTATGTTAAGACTCGTAAGAGTACCTACGCTGGTGATGTTAGGTTGTGCAGCATTGGTTACTGATTGAGCAAGAACAGCTTGTGCCGCTGGTGGAAAATATGCACCACCGGCACCATTGAGAATCACATTACCGATTATCTGAAGATTGCCTTTTTGAGTGACAGGTGTACCAGCAGTATTGACTAGCGGAAAAACCGTATTATACGCGATGTTTGGCCCGATATTAGTCAGGCTCGTGATTTTAATGCTGTCAATCATACTCGTGTTCCTATTATTCTTATGCGAAGACTACGCCGTTGATGCCAATTGCATACCACTTACTATTAATGTATTGTAATGTGCAGCCATCACCTATATCGTTAAATGTGATCGTGCCAGTACCAGATGTCTTCCAGCCTGCGTTAGTTACAGTAATAACCATGTCACCACCGTCAGCTACCATCATGAATGTCTTGATCAAGCCAGCAGTACCGGCAGCAAGAGTAGCAGTGCTTGCACCCGTAGTCGTAAAGTAACTTGCTGTAACTGCGAGATTAGCAGCGGTACCTGTTGCCAAATCTTGACTACCTGGTAAGAACATTGTGTTCGCAGTGAGTGATCCGGTGAAAGTTGCAGATGTAGGCAAGTCAACTACGATTGTACCAGAGTTTACAACTGGACTTCCGCTGACTACGAGTGAGCCACTTGATACTCCAACCGCAGTAACCGTACCACCTGACGAAGTTGAAGAGATCGTAACATTTCCATTACTACCTGACACCAAGATACCAGTACCAGCAGTTACGCGAGTCACACCGATGTTCGTTACAGTGATGTTTCCGTTAGATGTGATTGGTCCACCGTTGATTTGAATACCAGTACCTGGAGTCAATCCTACACTTGTAACAGAGCCGGCACTTGAACCATTGCTTACCGCAGTTACTCTACCATATGCATCTATCGTTACATTTGGATTAGTATAGGTTGCAGGAGTGATGTTTGCGATTACAGCAAGATCGATATTAATATTGCCAGATGATATGACAGGGGAGCCTGTAGTGGTTAGACGATCAGTTGACACTGGTGTTACACCGACGCTTGTGACTGTCCCGCCGCCACCGCTACCGCCACCGCCTGTTGACGAGATAGTCACATTACCGTTCGCATTGCTGACAACGATGTTTGTACCAGCAATGATGTTTGTCACACCAGAGTTAGTTATTGATACGATGCCAGTTGATGAGTTAGCGTTGACATTTATACCATTACCAGCAGTGAATGTACTATATGGACTTGCACATGCAAAAAGTGTGTCAAAGTTGGTTTGTGACTTTGTGAAAGCCGTGTATAATGAATCGCTACCTACTGACTCGTTAGGTAAGCCAATGTTGATTGTTTGTTTGCCAGATATACTCATTTTCAGTCCTTATGATGTATTTATCAATAAGGCTGGAAACTATCTCCGCAACCACAACTGGACTTGGCATTAGGGTTGATTATAGCAAAGCGAGAACCAGTTAAATCCTCTTTAAAATCAACGATTGCACCTTTTAAATAGGGCATTGATTCTGGATCAATCACTACGACAACTGGACCTGATTGAATCTCAGTATCACCTTCTTCAAGTTCTTCTGCTATAGCAAAGCCATATGTCATCCCAGCACAACCTTTGCCAGAGACATATAGTCTAAGTCTTGCATTTGGTATTTCTTCTGCTAGCACCTTAGCGACTTTATTTTGTGCTGATACTGTTAATGTGATCATATCAGTATTTATCATCTAGTGCCCGTAAAGATGTTTTGTTTCTTCAGTAAAGCCAAGATCAATGATAACTGGTCTACCCTGATATTCGCCCCAGTTAGCTATTTGACGCAAGTCTCCAAACTCTAAGGTAGAGTCGTGTAATAGTCTAACAACATCATCTACATATTCACCAAATAGTTCTGCATCTTGCTCAGATTTACCATTAGCGATCAATCGTTGTTTTGTTTGCTCGAGGCGACTTGGAACTGTTGGTTTTGCTCTTGGGGTAATGATATCATAAACACAATCAAAAAACTCATAGACATCAGTGCAATGTAACAGTTGTGCTAATCGTTTAGCATTTACCTTCTTAGCAAGTTCTGTTTGAATCCAAATCGGTGATGGGTTCTTTTTGTCATAGTCAATGAGTGGGATAACGATATCCAGTTGACCTGTATATCCATCGTCTAGTATACCAAGTTCAGCATTATTTTGTGCCAGACCCTTATTGTTTTTTGCCACCTTCAAGACTGTAGGACGCCCCTCGAAGTCTATCGTGAACGCGACTCTTGCTGACCCAGTGCCGATCTTCTTAGCACGCTCTAGGGCGTACTGTAGGCGATCCTTGAAGGTCTTGCCTGCACCCAATGCAGCGGGATCCCAATCAACGGGTAGTGGCATCTCATTTAGTTTAGGTTCGCGGAACATCTTGCCAGCACCGATTCCGTAATCAATGGTTCTGCCTTTGTTTTCTTTGAAGCCAAACTGTTTATAGAAGCGAACAAGTCTGTTGCGAGAAGTGGTACCGTGTATTTTGTCTTTTGAACCAGGAGTCAACACGATTCGTTTACCATGTTGGTCAGCATAGTCAGTCAGCATCTTCATAGCCTGACTACCTAAACCCTGCCCTTGCTTATCTTTACCAACAATCAACGAATCTAATACGATATCGTCTCCATTCTCATACACATAAAAGGCTTTCAATCCTAACTGAGATTGAATCTTAGCACCTATACCTGATGATTTAATATCTTCGGACAACGGTGTACTATCAAACAATGAAGCAATCTGTGCCGATTTAGATGCCAATGCTTCTTTAGTCTTGTTTGCTTTTTCAATAGCACCAGCACTCGCAGCCTTGTCAAACTTTGATGAGTTGATTGCCGCTTGAATCTTCTTCAAGTAGATGTCCTTAACCTTATCAACAAGTTCATTATCGTCTATTGATTCGGCAATGCCTTTGATAGAGTTGACAATATCAGCAACGCGAATCTCATCAAGCATACCAGGATACTTCTTTAATGTTGGTGACATCTTCTTTGCTCCCAAGAACTTAGCAATATCAATCGCCCAGGTTTTTGGATTGTTCGTGATAGTCTTTAATACAACATCTTTGCTTGTCTTGAACGGTACAAGTTTATCTTTTTGTAACTTAGCCTGAACACCATGTCCACTACCAATGCTGAGTTGTAGTGCTTCACCTAAGCTGGAATATAGTGAGTTACATAACACACCTTTGACTTGATATTCAGGTGCTAATGCTTTAGCCCACTCTTTATTATGATGATAAGAGGTAATCAAGTCAACTTGAACATAATCTTTCCCTATTTGGAAGATAACATTGGTACCATTGCTGGTCTGAAAGTCTGGGCTACTCTCACAGAAGTCACGAATCTGTGTCTTGATGATCTCAGCATTAGCATTGTTGGTCATACCTTCGATGCGAGGGATAAACATGTTGACATCAATGTCGCCGTATTCGCGTTCAGGATCTCTCAATAAGTCTCGTTCATAGTATGTCGTGCTACCACATGGTCTACCGAGTTCAACGGCAGGCAAATCTTGTGACTTAAGATGCTCATTGAGTTTCTTTATGAATACAGGCAATACTTTCTCATACACATTCTTTACAAGTGCAGGAGTTATCGTAGTGTTTTGTGTGACTGGATTTGCCCAACCACCTTCTGGTAAAAACTCTTTTGCTCTCATAGTGACTTGCCCCACCTGGTAGAAATCACATTCCAGTTAATGATCTTCCAAAGGTTACGCAAGTAGGCCTTTTTGTCTGAGCCATAATCCAGCACAAACGAGTGCTCCCACCAGTCCACTAACAGTAGAATGTCACTCTTGACTTCATGATTCTTGATTGTTTTGATGTTACCATCGTAAGCAAGATAGACCCAACCTGAGCCTTGTATCTTCATCGCTATCTCTTCAAACTTGTCCTTGAAACTGTCAAAAGAACCATAGTGCTTATCTATGAAGCCCTTCATAGGACCGTTTGGTGTATTGTTTAATGCGACTTTTCTAAACTGTGGGAACCAAAGATTATGTAAGAACGCACCCGCATAGTTGAAGTCCGGATCACCTTCTTTTTCATTATAACGCTTAGCATAACCCTTAGCCAACTTATCATAATGCAGGTCAAGAGTTGCTCCGCTCATAACGGATGAGACATCACGCTTGGTGAAGTTCAGTGGGATTATTTCCAAATCAGTAGATTTGCTTTTACCTTCAAGTACCTTGATAAACTCTAACATAAGAGTATTTATCGTTACATGCGGCGAACGATGCGGCCTCTAGAGAGGTCATATGGACTCATTTCCACCGAAACTTTGTCCCCCATGAGAATACGAATCTCATGCTGACGCATCTTACCAGAAACATAGGTAAGCACAACCAAATCACTTTCAATCAACTTGACTTTAAATGTAGCGTTGGGCAAAACATCAATAATCTCACCCTCCATCTTGAATGCACTTTCCTTACTCATAACTAGTTATCTGTTTAATATTTCCCACATCTTCTCTTTTTCAATGATTTCTTTCTCAAGTTCCCGATATTGATCACCGAGTGACTTTAAGTCTTTCCACTTGTCTTCTAACTCTACATTAACATGAAGAATGGCTAACCGTTGTTCAATCTTGTCAATCAGTTCTCCAATATCTTTACCGCCTACAACAAGTTTACCCTTAATATCAGCATCACCTCCGACCTGTAAGTTTGAAGGAGCAGGAGTAGTCCAGCTTGGATTCGACCAAACACTGGATCCGACCATTGTGTTTGTATAGTTTATGCTGCCACCGGTGCTGGTTAAGACCATCCCACTAGTACCTGTTGTGGTGCCTAATGTAGTTGTTAGTGGTCCTGCCGCACTTATTGAATATGTTGCTCCGGCAGGGGAGACAGGTGGCAAAGTGATAGTAGTAGGATGTTGTAAGTTGTTAACGCTCATTTGTCGGCTTTCTTTAAGAATAGTTGACCATTCTCATCTACATCAATCTCAACATTGTCGCCTTCTTTCCAGCCTAACTTTTGCAATAGTGCCATAGGAACAGGAATGATCACATCACCAGTCTCAGAATCTGATTGTGTGATGACTTCGTAGCGGATGTTATTTTGAGAGGGTTGCATAGCCATCTAAACTGAGGCTATCGTGATAGAATGTGTCATACTATTATTTATGTGGCCTTGAGCATTAAAAACATTTTATAAATCCCAAACCCTCTTCAACCATTTTTTCACTAAATCGTTAGTTAGATTAGTCTTTTCAGCAATCTCTCTTATTAACAATCCTTCGTCTCTTAGTAGATGTATGTGATCAAATTGTTCTTTAGTAAGGCTTCTTCTGGTCATCGCTCTTTTTGCTACTTGTTCCTTGTTCCATTTAACCCAAGGTTTTTTTGTACCAAGATGTGATTGACTCCGCCTTAGGTTTTCTTCAGGTGTAGATTTTCTGTTCTTGAATTTTTGTACAGTATCTTCGGATTTAGGAATCCCCTTGAGGGCTTTGCTTCTACGGAGATTAGATTCTGCTGACATTATTATACCGTTATTACCATCTCCTCCCTTAGTAGCATTGTATCCTTTGTTATACGAATCAAAGATGGCAATGTATTCTATTTCTTTTTGCTTGGCGATATCATTTGTCTCTACCTCACAAATTATTTCTGTTTTCCAACTTTCTAATTTATATTTACGAATAGCATTATAAAACTTTCGGTTATCTTGGTTTTTCAATGCACAGTGAACATGTGCATTCCAACGCTGATCAAGCGTTTTGGAGGTCCACCCGATGTAAACCTTTTTGTTTTCTAAGTTGGTTATTTTGTATACGAGTGCCATTTATATGCTTACCACTTTTTGCAAGACCAGTATCTTGCTTTCCAGCGGGGTCCAGGATTCTCGCAATGATGTCTTGCTCTAAATGACTTGCGTCTTGCAGGATTGCTTTTGTGAATACGCATATTCTTGTCACCAAAGTTCACTTTAACAACCTTGCCATTTGGCTTTCGGACATAAACTTTACTTTTGGCTACATCACCTTGCATAGGCTTACCTAAAGTGACCTTATGACCTTGGTACTCAGCTTCCAACAAAACACCATTGAAGTCTAAAAACTCCATAGCATCTTCGTCAAGGTGAATGATAATGCCATCTTCCATAAAGCCAACTACACCTGTCTCAATGACAAAGTTCTCGTGTAGTTCTAAATCAATGGAATCATATAGGTCAATGGTATTCTCGTCGTCTTGTGACAACTCAAGAATGCGTTGGTAAAGGTCTCTGGTATTCATCTTATATCCCTAAAGTATAACTTTATTTATCTTGCTTTAGAGCCTTTTGTAACCTATTGAGCAATGTGTCTAAACTATCTTCATCGTTTTGGAACTTCAAAGCAATACCACCGGCTTTATTCCAAGCATCAATGTTTGGACCGTAATCATCAATCAAGATATTAGGTGTACCATTAGGTTGAACAGCGTAGTTGTACTTTTCATGGTCAAAGATATGTTTATCAGCAGGAACAGTGATATACTTCTTGAGCCACTCACATTTTCCCTTGATACTACCTTCACGGTCAAAGTTCAATGGGCTACTTAGAATGGTATATCCACCAGATTGATCTTTAACTGATTGTAGTAACTGATTAGCATTGGGAAATGGACTAATATCGCGGAACAGATGATATGCATTTGATTCTTTGAAGAACTTCTCCCATTGATCAGGAGTCATATCGTTGTAGTGTGCTACATCATGCAGGGTAGCAGCGTAGCCATACAAGTCGGCAAGTACGCCATCCATGTCAACATAAACGATGGGTTTACTTTTTGCGAGTTCTGTAATCTTCATACTACATATATAACATGCAGATCAAATGATGTCAATACCCAAAATCAGTTTATCCGAGCACTAAATCGTACCTTGACATCTCTCCGTTGAATAGCATAATCTTTACCTGCAACGGGAGTTCTATCAGGGATAGCACTGTTCAAATCAACAATGTCCTCGCCGTACTTTAGCAGCACATAGGATATAATGCTATCATCCTCATCCATCTGCACGAGGAGACTGTTGTTGTACTGCATAATGGCGCTAAACTTTTTCTTTAGATTAGGATCCTTAAGGATATCATCAAAGTTGTTTGACGCCCTAACGATTAGAAACTCTTTCATCACTTGTTCCATAATAAAAACGCTACGAAGTCCCGATCGGACTCAAATACAAACTCATATCCACCCCATTGATTGTTCGCATCTTCCATGAAGAACCATTCTGAGGAGCAGTTACGCTCACACCAATCAACTATTGGCTGTAGTTCTCCGTAAGGAACATCTATGTTAGCCTTAAACGCTGTCGGGATGCTGATGGACACTTACACCACCTTCACACAAAAACTTCACTCCACCTTCGTCGCGATACTTTTCCTTGTAGTACACAGTAGAGATACCAGCCTGATAGATCAACTTAGCACAATCCATACAAGGAGCGTGAGTACAGAACAATGTGGCACCTTCACTTGATTCAGTAGATCGTGCTACTTTAGCAATGGCGTTGCTCTCCGCGTGGAGGACTTCTGGACGAGTTTTTAGATATGTTTCTTCCCTCATGGGCATACCGTAACCAGAACTTACATACTCTACATGCTCTTCTTCGCAGGTGTTATCCCATCCAGTTGGCATACCGTTATAGCCTGTAGCGATGATTTGACTATCACCCTTGACAATAACGGCACCAACCTGCAATCGTTTTGCATGACTCAGTGTACTGGTCAACTCTGCAAACTTCATGTAGTATTCAATGAACTTAGGCTTCATATAACTTTTCCAACTCAGCCTTAGCCCGTTGCAAAGACTGAAGTTCTGCACCCATATCCATAACTCCATGTGCGTCTTTATTCTCAAGAAACATGCGAGTTGAGGCCCAACACCATTCTATCCTACCGTCTATTGACTTAATCGCTTCTTTAATCACTTTCATTTGAGGTTCCTTCTTCTATGATCTCGTCAGGTCTATATGGTTTCTGCATTGTGGTGATCGGGAAAATATAAAGATGTTCATTATCTTCTTGTTTACCCCAAAACCTATTCAATAGCCTTTCACCAAACCACTTAGGCTTGTTTCTAACTGGACATACTATAAGTCTAGCAGACAGGTCATCATGTTGTTCTGCTGTCAAATATCCATCGTTATATAGATAGTCTAAAGTGCCATGTACCTGACATGTTAACCTCGCGGCTAGTTCAGAGACATCCATACTAAATGTAGTCATTTCCATTTTATTTTCCTAATCCCACAAACTTCGGAAATAACGGCCGAACAGTTCAAGACCTTCTTGTACTCGTTCAACATGCAAATCGTGTCCTACATGATCATACCAATGCTCATCAGGATTCTTGTCTATCATCTGTTGCATAGTCTCAGTTTTACCAGTAACTGGATTAGTCATCTCTATGGGTTCAAACGATAGGTCCATCTTACCATGATGATATTGTTTTGCATAGTCATCTCTAACAAGTTGATAGAAAGACCAGATCATCTTGTCAAGAATATTTTCCCACTTTTCATGGGCTTTATCAACTGTTTCATTGTAGGTTTCAGTATGGAAATCAAAACTTCTTTGAACAGCATTAGGATCGCCACTGATATCAAGTATGAACTCACCTGGAGTACCACTTTTAGCTTGTCTAAGTTGTAGCAACGCAGGCAGTATGATCAATGCAAGAGTATAATCAAGCGACCAAGTATCATAATCGTTTATTACGACCTTAACCGTTCTGTTAGCGTCATTGTCTCTAAACTTGCCGAGATTAACCTTCATATCATGTCCTTCATACTATATAGTAGAGATTATGTTGGTAGAGTTTAATCTCTAGACCACTTCACGCCTTCAAACTTTTCAGGCATATTATCTAGATCAATGTATCTCAGTTTAAAGTTAGCCTCTTCTGGATCATGACCTTTATATCCTCTAGGATTACACGCAACAAAGGTGTTGTTGATATAATAACTATGAGGGTCATGGGTATGTCCCATTGTCCATAACTTGATTTGAGGGCGGTTATGAATGAAATCATCAAGATCACTCACATACCCACCGTTCATATACTGATCGTTCTTATACCGAGCATGAATGCTACGCTGACTCGGTCCCATGTGCCCTACAACGACATAGGAACGCTCAGGACTGGCGTCTACAGTATCTTTGATATATTGTAATGTCTCAGTATGACGCTGTACAGCGTCTTGCGGCATGAACTTGCGATAGTTATGATGGCTATGTCTAATGAGACGGAAGTCATTCATCATGTTAGTAATCATATACATCGTGTTTGGATCACGCTTGTTCATGTCCGTCCACAATGTACCACCGACAAAAGTGATATCATCAATGACAACACTATCCATTTCAAGGAAGTGAATGTTAGGATAGTTCTTACACTCGTCTCTCAACCATTGAATATAGTCAGGGAAACGACCATGATAAGCCTCATGGTTACCTCCCACATATACCACATGCTCATACTCTTGGCTCACATGAGTTAGAAACTCACGGAATCTTACAGCAGCACCTTGGTTCCGACCTGGCTGCATTGCATTAGTAGGAACAGGCTTGTCAATAGGATGATCGTGTAGTGCGTGTGCGACTAAGATATCACCAGACAATATGAGAACCTTTGCCCCTTCAGTGTTGGGCAATGTAATGGGTGAGAACTCGGTATGGAGGTCACTGGCTAATGCGATTTTCATGTTTAACTTCCTAATATTTGTATAATCAGTTCAGGTTTCACGAACTCATGAACACCTTTTGTCTCTGTTTCAGCGACTTCATATTCAACTACTTCCAAATCACTCATTGCGATATTGGGACGAGAAAACCAGCCCTGACGCTTCTCATTTATTTTAATCTTTACAAACGCATTAACAAACTTTTTGAGATCACCAACGGTAGTGAATACACGGGCTGAGGCAGATGTGGCGTAATCAGCATAGCCGGGCGTACCTTTGAGATACTTACCGTTGCTCTTTACGCGAAGTGAATAGTAGATCATCGCCTCATCCTAGCGATTTCTTCTGCGTTTTCTTTGTTGAACACAGGCACCAAACAACTTTTATGCATTACGGCAATTCCCAAAAGATTGTCGCCCGTATAGACTTGTTCTTGCTTCTTGAACCCGTTACCAACAGTGTTGGAAGTGGGAACAGTGCGGCGAGACTCATATGTGAAAGTGCTTTCTTCCTTATCACGCTTCTTAGACTTCTTAGCCTTGAGTTGATCAGGATGAAGACCACGCTTAGTCAACCATGCCTCATGCTCTGCCTTCGCTCTAAGCTGGGGAGCAGTGAGTTTCTTCTTGATCTTTCCGTTGTTAACAGTGCTAACAAAGATCGGGGCCATATGCATAGTCATTGATACATCTCCTTTGTAATCTTTAATATAGCAAGATTATATACCGATGTCAAGCCTATTATAACTTTCCAGCCAGACCACAATACCCATGTTTACCCTCGGACACCACCGTTTTTGTACCAGCGGCGAAGGCTACCAACTCATCCTGGATCCAACGCCATGCCATACATTCTGATCCAATACAACAGGCATTAGCGTTGTTTCTAAGTTCTCGGTTAGGGCACCATTTTCTTGATGCTTCTCGCTCAGTCATTGTGACTCGTTCATTGGAAAGATAATATGTGTAGGCTTTTGCTTTTTTACAGCATAGTCATATGTGTACCAGGTGCCGCCTGACTTTTGATGACTGTCTTGATATGGAATCACGATCAATAGATCACATTCGTCTACGATATTACGATTGCGAGCAAAGTATGATTTAGGTTGGCGAATCTCATCCGACTTGTGAAATGCACGGAGTTCATCTTTTTCTGGAGGATGACAGATGGTCTTGAAACCTGACTTTTTCGCCAGTTCAGCAACCTCAACATCTACACCCACACAATCTCCATGATGAACTTCCACAGATTCATTGTCAAGAGCATAGGCTGCAACAGCCAGCTTCATAAAGTGTACCAACTCTTTATGCTGATGTTCATTCATTCCTGAACGGGTACCGGTTACTCCGATCTTCATCTCATTGATCCTTAAAACGGAACTTCATCATCTTCGGTGTAATCTGCTTTACCGTCATCAACAAAGATCCAATCGCGAATCCTACCACCAGTTAACATGACTTGCTCGTCAATCCAAGCTAGGATTTGCTCGCAATGGTATGGGTTGAATGGAGCCCGACCTTGCCAGATCAACTTGCCGTAACGAGTTGTCCCTGTCGCATCTACAAATATTTCATGCTTTTGAGGATCATAGATTCCAGTCCAGAATCCATTGAGCACTCTAAAAGTGATTCGTCCATCTAACAGCACACTGAGTTGTTCGCACCAAAGAGATGCCTTTCCGCGTTCGTCACATATTGCAAACTGCATTTTATATCACCATTATTTTGTTGAAGCCTTCATCTTTAGAAGGCATAGAGAAGTTATTGATCATTTGTTTCATGACATGATCAGGAATGTTCTTACCAGTACGGCTCGCAAGCCTCTTAGCAAGTTCTTCCTGATCTGGCGTCTTAAACACAACTGCGATAGCCTCATACTCTTTGAGCATATTTAGTTTGCGAGCACGAGCACCGCGAGAAGTTGAGGTCTGATCCCACACAATGTCCTTACCCGCACTGCGAGCCTCGATAACCTCGTTAGTCATACGCTTGACGGCAGTTGGCATGTAACTTTCAAACACTTCCGAATAGGTCTTACCGACCGACTCTGCATATTCATCTACAAACTTGTCAGTAGAGATGAACACGGTGTTCGTCCATTCTTGGCTCGATACCCAAGTGCTCTTACCAGCACCAGGCACACCGACAAGGACATACAACTTAGGCATTAATCACGCTTCCCGAACAGATAGCAAAAAGGCTCCATAACGATAGATAGCAAGATCCAGACACCGACAAAGTGCAAAAAATCTTGAAAGATAAAAGTCAAAACTTCCATTAGATTACTCCTTCAATGTGTTTACAAGTTTTACGAAACGAAAAGCCCTTGCAAGTGCAAGTAGACTTGAGACCATCTTTAGTGACAGTATACGAGTCACCCTTAGAACCGTGAACGATCACAGTCTTAGGTTCCGTCTTAACTGGGGCAACATATGTAGAAACAGTACCGTCAATCTCAGCGATATTTTCCATACGAATCACGCGAAACGGATTGTGCTTTTCGGTAGTCGTCAGACCAATCTCGTTGGCACCAAACCACTTTTGACGCATAACAGTACCAGTGTACATGCTAAACTCGCGAATGACACCTGATGCATAACGATCACGGGCCTCCCAGTTAGGGTTGCGAACTTTAAGAGTGACAACTGTACCTTCAGTGAGCATAACAAAAACCCTCGTTTCAAACTATAACTTAATATAGCACAGAAGCGAGGGTGATGTCAACTATTATTTCTTAGGGGGAGCAAACTTTTCTAATCCAGTTGCACCTGTTGTAGCGATTACCACATACATGATAGAATCAAAAATGTGCTGATCAACTGCGTACTTGAAGAACATATTGCCTATAAAGCCCACGACCATCAATAGAACGCAAATGACTGTGATAACTCTTTTGCTTGAGACTACATTAGGATCATGTGAGTCGGCTAACATGCTTTTGATTTGTGCTAAAATGTCCATACCGTTTATCCTTTTTATTATTCGGGTATGAACATATTTAGAGCAAATATCGTTTTTTAGACCTTAAATCTATTCCAAAACGCGGCTTTTTCTAGTTCTTCTTGAAACTCAGGGTAGATGGTATCAAGATCAGATTTATGAACTCGAATATATCCCTTACGAAGTTTTGACTGAAGAGCGTCGGTTGCCTTATAGTCACTCATTTCAGAGATTTTAGTTTGTAACTTAGCACCACGACGACCCCAAAAGGTCATATATTTGTTGGGAGCAAGTTCAACAAGTCCCCAAACTTTATCGTGCTTATCTTCCTTGCACCAACAAATATATTCGTACTTCATAGTCTATTCCTACTTTGTCAAAAAGTAATGAGTTAGAACCTTGTCGTCATCAACAGTAAGCGTCCATTCCTTGTGAGGATAGGGCTTAGTGAAATCAAGACGATCAAAACGCCACCCTTTCCCCACAACTGATCTCGCGTCAGGACGAGCTTGGAATGGACCAACATTAGTCACAAACCAATCAACCTCTTTTGATTGAGGAGGACCCTTGATCTTGACCGTCGCACTCATGTTAGTTATTCTCTAGGGGGAATGGACTAACAGTGATGCGAGGTTCCATGTAGACTGGTTGAACATCGTCCTTGCCAGGTACCTTACAGAGAACCCAAGTACCATCAGCACTAGCAGGACTGAACAAACCATTAGGATCGGCTTGTGGGATCGCTACTTGACCGTAGCTTCCGTAGTTTTCAATCTGCTGCGGATTAGTATACTGCGTAGCATAAGGAATACCATAGCCGATCGAATGACAACGAAGATGCAAACGACCGTTCATGTCTTCGGTGTAGGTATATGTATTGAACTTTGGATTGTCGCGAAGTTCAAGAATGTCCTTAAGGATTCGCTTTTCTTGAAAGTTCTTGATTGCAGGGAGACCAACCGACTGAACGCCTCGCTTAGATAGTTCTTCTTGCTTGGCATTCTGAATAGCGTCGGAACTTGGCTCATATTTACCGCAAGATGCGAGGGCAACAGCAGCGGCAGAGATGGCAGTAATAGTCATAAACTTGTTCATTTGATTTCCTTACTTAGATACGATTGATGGGTTTTGGATTGACTCGTAGAAACTACGCAGTTCAGTGGGCATCTTTTCAGTAGGATAGACTGAGAAGCGATGCAGAATGATAGGACGCAATGCAGCCTTATCTTCAGCACTTGCAGTAACATACTGCCGTTGTAGTTCGCTTAGATCACGAACCATACCTTCATTATATTGCTCTGACTCGTGAAACACCTTGCTGTCAACAGCACGATACTTTGGAGCAAAGTATGCATATCCCAGATACGAGAGATATGATAGTCCGAATAGAAGTGCAATAGTAGCAAGTGCTGCACCGACACTTCCGAAGAGTGTTTTAATCATTTGTTTTCCTTTTAAGTTATTGGTTCTTAGTAGTGACCGAAGACTTGAACAACAGTCCGCAGAGAATGAGAATACCCCAAGCCTGGAGCCAGCCGATAGATTTGATGCCAGGAATAGCAGCGATCAAGCAGCCGTTCCAGAGCCACATTACCGGAAGGCTGAACAGCAATCCACTAGCAATGATAATAACTACTCCGATCATAGCAACACCGATTACTTTAGCAATATTTCCCATTTTATTTTCTTCCGTTGTGTTGAGATTTTGATTTGGGACAATGAAGTGTTGCATCTTATGCAGACCAATAGGAATCGGATGATGGCGAGCAACAAAGAGGAGTGTTCACGCTCTCCATATACTTCTCACCAGTCATCATGTTAGTACGCTCGACCATCTTTTCAATAGCGATGCGATACACAGTATCGTCCTGATAAGCAAACTTCTCAAAGCCTGCCTGATTATTCAAACGAGTGCGTTGACGCTTTGCAACAGTTTCGCTCATGTAGGTGTCTTCAATGCGAGTCGTTTCGATGTTGTAAACGATATAAGCCATTTGAGTAACTCCGTTTGTGTGTTTCTGTCTATGATTCAATATAGCAAACATGAAAACCGATGTCAACCGGAATCGTACTTTTTTAGAAGAACCCTAACATGGCGAACAGACTTGCTATCTGTATCACACACCACATTAGGATTCCATATAGTATCCAAACGATAGTCCATAGTGCGATCCTAACGATACGCATCATATGACTAACCCTTAGCCAACTGACTTGCCATGTTGCCGTCATAGAGACCAGCAAAGTTAGCCTTCAAGTGTGCCATGATGCCACCCATATTCGCGTCAGGGTTTTCAGCCTTGAACGTTTCAATAGCAATACGTAGTTGAGACTCATCCATTTGTTGTGGAAGATACTCATTCAAAATCATGATCTCACGCTTAACAGCCTGCCACTTAGAAGTTCTACTTTCCATGAACACCCGACCTTCATCAGTCAGTGGATATGTCTTCATGCTGTCAGGAGAATGACCCATGACCTGTTCAAACTCAGCGTCTAGGATACGCTTGGTTTCTTCCGTGTTCTTCAAGAACTTCTTGATGGTCACGATCACCTTTTCGTCGGTAATCTCAGTGGCACCTTTCTTGAAATCTTCATCAGAGACCTTAGTAGCCTCACCAAGTAATGTGGTCAGCAAAGATGCTGCAATCTTGTCATTCGTCTTGCGAGCCGTTAGTTGATCGGCCTTAAGTTTGTTTAGCATTGTCATCTTATATCCTTTCATATTTCAAATCAACTTTTTCGGAATAATATCCGTTTGAAGTTCCTAACCAGCGAACGTCAACATAACCCTTAAAGGTCGCAAACTTGTAGAACGTCCAGGTGTATGATTCCTCACTACACTCATCTTCAGTTTCACCTGAAGCCTCCCTCGCTATTAGTAGTGGCAAGTTTTCAAGGTCTTCCAAGTCACCGTTGATGTCTTCAATTTGAACAGTTTCGCAACAGTCTTGATCATGATAGAACGTATAACGCTCTACATCATTCTCAAAAACCATTGCATCGCCATTCTCCCAAACTTTGGTGAAGGTCTTTCCTACCATAGTGTCAATATCAACATAACTCATCGTACTTCTACTTCTTCATAATAATAACTAAAATCGTCATCAATGCCTTCTGGATCAACCGTTAGGATTGCTTTCACTTTAGCCTCATATTCAGTAATTTTGTTGATATGAACAACGTATAGTTCAATATCTTCCCATTGTGGACGCTGGATTGAGCGGGCTTCTTCTTGTTCCAATTGAGCAAGAGCAACTGCATCTTCTGCAACTCGCTTGCTAGCAGTGACAAACAGAAGATTTTCACCGCTAAAAACTTCATTTCCGTAATGTCTATAAACTGCGTACATCATCAGACCATCTCCTAGTAAATCTTCTTTATATACTGCTTATTGAATGCACGATATTTCACCATATCGAATTCTTGACTCCGATCACCTAAAATCCATCGCCACCCGAACAATATGGTTTGCACACGAATGTAATAATATCGTCTACGAAACCACTTAATCATCAGAACATATCCTCATACATCATGAAAGTTTGCAGAGCCTCACTGTAGTCATAACCCGTGTAAATAACATCACGGTTGAACCGAACGCTGAAAGACTCAGGCATTTCCTTGCTTGAATGGTCATAGATAACCAGACGAGTCAGATTGAACTGACCGTCAGTTGACCACTTACGCTTTTCGCTATCAATCTTGGCCATTAGAATACTCCCGAGTCGTCAAACGAATACATATAAGGCACATCTTGTTCAGTGCCCTTAGCGAATACAACACGGTCACATTCGGCGATCATGCTCTTAGCACGACCGTCCCATTGACGGTGAATGAAGTCAGGAAGACCGAACACTTGAATAGCACGGTTAAAGGCATCGTCCTTGAATCCAACAAAGTGTGTGCAAGATGTAGTCATGTGAATAACTCCGTTTATGTGTGTCTGTCTATGATTCAATATAGCAAAACGGGTAACTGATGTCAACCGTTATTTTATCCCTCGATATAAACCACGAGTTCTACTTCATTAATAGACACACTATCGGCGCTCCTACATAATGACCCATCATATCCGTTTGCAAGAACCTGGACCCACGCATTCTGAGGCATCTTTTGAAGTTGTTCAATAAGTTCTGCGACAGTCATTATCTTTACTCCTAAGCCCGAACGATGAAGTTATAGAAAGAAACCGAACCCAACTTATCAATGATCATATCTGCGATACCATCCAGATATGCTAGAAACTCTTGTGCCTGAGCGTAAGTTTCAAACTCACCTTGAACAACATAGTTCTTAGCAGGATCAAGACCATTGATGATGCGTTCAGCGAGAAACGAGATATCGTCAACTTTAGACTTTTGTGCGACTTGATAAACCATTTGAGTAGTTCCGTTTCTGTGTGTTTGTCTATGATTCAATATAGCGAAACGGGTAACTGATGTCAACCGAAAAGGTAGATCAAGGATGTTTTTATCGCATCAACAAATAGTATGTCAATATCTTCCCGTATTCGTCATCAACAGTGAGGAACCATTGCCGCCGCCCTGCACCATCGTTATCCCACTGAAATTCCCAACCTACTCCACCACGCTTTGTCATCAGCCAGTGTGTCCGCGGCCCGATATGTTTTGAAAACCACGCCAGATCGTCATCACCTGGCTCTCTGTTAAACTTAACTCGCATAGCCATTTAAACGCTTCCGTACTTTTCCAATAGGGTAGTCACAAACTCGTCGGAACTGTCACCTAAATCTTTTTCTTCAGTGAATGCGACAACATCACCAAACTTAGCCAAACGCCGACCTGCACTATCGTTATCACATACGACAACAACCTTGCGAGCCAATGACTTCAACCAGTTACGCAGTTCACGCTTGGGATCATTTGACAACACCGCGATAGCACTGTAGCCACGCGATGTTAGTCGTGCAGCGTCAAACACGCCTTCTGTGACAAATACTACATGTGGTGTCAGGTCCAAGCTCTCAACGCCCCACACAGCGATTGTGGGCTGCTTTACACGAGTAAAGTAACGGCCCAAACGAACATCGTTGTTAACAGCCTTACTTGCGTGTGGACGATACTGTTGATAGCCGACAAGTGCGCCTGACAGATTCCATAGGAAAAGTGTTGCAACACCTTCAACTTCATCAATGACTGGTCGGTGAAGATCCACATCAAGATGCCGTTCGCGTAGATGTTGTAACACTTTTTCCATTTTCCTTAATCCTCAATGCCATTAAGTCCACTCCTCATAACTTTCATCTGGCTCCCACTCAGTGCCACAAGTTATACAAATATTATCTGAGTCTAAAAACTTCAAATCATCTTCGCAGTTATGGCAACCATCATCTTTGTAATGAACAATAACATAACCGTTTGGCATTACACAATCCATTTTGCAATAATATTATGACCCATAAACCGACTTTGCAAAACCACTTCACCGCACTCTTGTAGTTCAGGATTCTTACGCAGATGACGCTTGAATGCTTTGAACGAAGAGCAAGTAGCGGTGTTACTGAATCCTTGGGTGCGTTCAATATCATCAACAGGCAACCACTTCTTTTGCCCTGGTGAAAACCATTTATCAACCGCACTGTAATGCTGAATGCCAAAGAAATGATTACGCAGGATCCGTGTCTTTACAGGAGCCTCAAACTCAAACTGCCACATCATTCTTCTCCTTTCCAATAAAATTACGGATACAACACCAAATCACCATCTTCATCCATTTCCGCGCAGTTCAGACGATCATATGAATCCCACTCTCCGTTATGAATCCATACCTCTTTGTTCGGATCCAAGTTCTTCAAAACTTCCATCAACTCTTGCACAGTCATTTCTTTTTTCCTTGTTTCAATCTATGACTCAATATAGCAAAACGGGTAAATGATGTCAACCTTTTTCTTGCCGGTCTAATCAAAAAAATACCCCCGATATTTCTATCGAGGGTATCGTTATAGGTTGAAATTATATTTGTTTATTTCTTTCGTTTAAAGTGCTTGATCCAAATCTTTTTTGTTTTGTTAGTGTATTTTGTTAATTCACATTGATGTAATTTCACATTTAACCAGTTAAAGTTATATGCTAATTTTAGTTTTTTTACTATATGTTTGGTTTCGGTTGGATCTGCTTCAAACAAAGGAACGGCCCATGGTATTTCAGGGCTACTTACTAATGGAACACCTTGACTGATCAAGTCTGCACCAACAATGTTAAACGTCTCGCTGAAACTAGATTGCAATCCAATATCCATCTTGCCACATAGTTCTAAGAATTCTTCATGCAGTGACCATTGATGATCAACTAGGATATGACCACGAGCACATATTTGATCAAACAGGCCTTTGAGATTATTGAGTACAGGACTACCATTCATTTCAATACGCCCTGCATTAATATGGAAACGTAACTTTTTATCTATACTTTCTGCAAATTCAATAGCAGCAAATGCCTGGGTTAGATGATTTTTAAGAGGACGAATAGCACCAAAACACGCAATATCAATTGTATTCTTTTTCTTATTAATTTTTCGTACTGATTTATATTTTTGTGGATAATAGTTTGGCATATAGATAACACGATTGGCTGTTTCTTTCTTTGACCAACCGTTCAAATGACGTAAATACATTTGCACTTCACGCATCATACGAGGCGCATTTACCCCGATAACAATATTCTTAAACTTACTATATTCACCAATCCACTCCATCGCGATGCCTTCGCCAGCCATGAACGGCATTTCGCTATGTAAGCGAATGATCCATGTTACATCAGGATGTAGTTTGCATAATACTTCAAATTTAGATGGAACCACCCACAGTGCTTCAATTATAACATGAGTAGGTTTATGTTTGTTCACTAATCCATCAATGCAATTATTATCAATTGCGACTTCAAGAATGCTTTCAATGCCAGCATTTATTAGCATATCATTAACAAAAGTAGCACTATTAAAAAGACCTGTGCTCAGGCCAACTTGATCGTGCAGTATTGCACTGTAATCTTCACGGCGTTTTAGAATGAATAGAATTTTTGACATGCACCACCTTTTCTCTCTCTGTGTGTAAACTTATTTAGTACACTTGTAGTGTAATACAAGAATACCCCCGATATTTCTATCGAGGGTATTCTCTGGAGTGTGTTATCACCCTCGCCACTCAAGCCGAAGCCTGAGACTTTGACCAGACTCAGCAAAAGCTGTGGTCTAGCCTGATCAAAGTATTTTTAGAACTTCGTATTCACTTCTACACCGAAAGTGCGAGGTGGATTGAAGTTTGCATAAGAACCGAGAGTCGTGATATTAGCATCAGACCTACGATAAACATGCGTCTCGTCTAGAATATTTCTGCCCCAAAGTGAGACAGAAGTCTTCTGATTAGCAACAGAGAGGTTAGCAAGAGCAACCCGACCGTTGACGATGAAGCTAGGCTGTGTCAGTACATTTTCATTCTGGAAACTGTAAACTGCATCAGAGTAGTTAGCATCGGCGTGTAGTTCTACACGAGCATCGTTCTTGAGTGGGATACGATAGTCAACATAAGCTGCTGCCGCATTCTTAGGAGTGTACACAACGAACACCTTAGTCAATGCACCAGTTTGTGGGTTCAGAGTAGCAGGGATGTTAGTATATGTATACGCATAAGACGTACCAAACGATAGTCGGTTAGTTGGACGAACAGTCAATTCAACTTCAGCACCACGAATCTTTGAAGTGCCAGGAGCATTCGCAGTATCTTCGGTGTGAAGATTGAAAGTTGGGTTCTTAGTCACGCCATCAGCAAGATAGGGTGAAGTATCAACGTGGTCAAAGTCAATCTGAGTTCCAGTGCGATCCATCATATAACCTGCGACATTTAGATTGACAGTGTTGTCGAACATATTTGCCTTAGTACCGATTTCATACGCTGTAACAGATTCTGGACCGAATGCACTAAATCGTGAAGAACGATCATTTGCACCACCAGCACGATAGCCAGTTGAATACTTAGCATATGCATTGATATGATCAGTAGCATCAACCGCAACCGTTACCATTGGATCAAAGCGTGACTTATCAAACTTCAACTTCCAAGGAGTAGCAACACCAGATACAACAGTCAACGCACCATTACGCTTGTCTTCTGTATAACGACCACCAACAGTCAAGTGAACCTTTTCAACTGGTGTCCAAGTTGCTTGAGCGAAAGCGGCTTTGCTTTCAGAAGTTGCTCGGCTGTTTCGCGCAAAGAACCAAGAGTAAGGATTCCAACCATTGTTAGAAGAAGTGATTGCTCCTGCTACCGATGGGCTGTTGATCGTATATGCAGTACCAGTTGCGTTCCACTTATTAGTGGATGCAGTTGCCGCATATTCTTGAACATGTTCCTTGAAGTAGTACAGACCAACAACATAATCCAACTTAGGCAATTCGCCTACTGCTTGGAATTCTTGGCTGACTTGATCTTGATACAAATGCGACAGACTGTACCGGCTGAAGTTTGCATTAGGAGCAAAGATCGTTCTATGTGCGCCGCCCGAGTTGTCCCACTGTTCAGTAGTTACCCTACGCTTTGCAGTGATAGAGCGAAGTTCCAGTGTTGGTGAAACCGTGTACTTCAGATTAGCAGAGTAACCATTTGAGTCACCAATGCTAGGCTGTTGTGGAACGCCGATTTCAGCAACTGATTGACGATCAGTACCACTCACATACACGAGGCGTGAGAGAGGGGCAATACAAGTCGCACAAACAGTTGAAGTGCCAGTAGGTGCAGTAGGTGCAACCAGCTTGTTAGTCACTGTATCATACTTACCAACAGTCTTATTCGTTGGGTTGTAGTTGATCAGTTGGCTATAGTTTGGCGTGTTCTTGTCGTGTACGTTATCGTATGATACCGTAGCCGAGAAGTTGTCAGTAGGTTCCCACTTTGCAGTGATCTTTCCACCGACATTGTGACGATAGTTCCAGCCAGTTTGACCAGCAAGAATATTCTTCACCGTAGCATCTTGATGTTGAACAACACCATCAACCTTAACTGCGATGTTTGCAACTGAAGGAAGATCAATGTGAGCCTGTGTAGTATAGCTACCGTAGTTGCCAATGCCACCTGTCAAACTGCCACCGAACTCACCAGTTGGTTGCTTAGTGATGATTGACAATGCACCACCTTCAGTATTACGACCGAAGAGTGTTCCCTGAGGACCACGAAGGACTTCAATACGATCAACATCAAACAATGCTGCATTCAGACCTTGTTGACGACCAAGATAGACGCCATCAAGATAAACACCAACGCCCTGATCTCGTGCCGTTTGATTTGCATCAAAAGGAACAATACCACGAATGCCGATAGTCAATGCTGATTGACGTGACTCAAAAGTTGCAACGCGAAGCGATGGGACCGCACCATCAGCAAAGTCAACTAGACTTTGAACGTGACGATCCTGAAGGCTCTGTGCGTTTTGAACAACGACTGAGATTGGGGTATCCTTTAGATTAGTTTCTCGCTTGGTTGCGGTAATAACGATCACTGATGGATCATCAGCAACCTCAACTGCATGTGCAGTCCCGAAAGACAGACACAGTGCAGCAGTAGTAGCTGCGAGTAAATATTTTAACTTCATTTTATCTCCGTTTGTGTGTAGCTTTTTATTATAAGCAAAGATTACTTATAAAGGTGCAGACCCAAGCTACAATTTCTGCATATACTTTTTAGTCACGCTTAGTAACAATACGATCAATCAATCCATAATCAAGGGCTTCTTGAGCACTCATAAACGTATCGCGATCCATGTCCTTCTCAAACTCTTCGTAGGTCTTGCCCTTAGAGTTATGTTGGACATAAAGTTCAGTAAGAGTCGTCTTGATCTGTGTGATTTCTTTGTATTGAATTGCAATATCACTTTGCATACCACGAGCACCACCAGATGGTTGGTGAATCATGTGACGTGCATATGGAAGCATAAGACGCTTACCTGGAGAACCTGCTTGAGCAAGAAACGACCCCATTGAACATGCTTGTCCCATAACGATAGTTGAGATATCGGGCTTGATGAACTGCATAGCATCGTAAATCGCTAAGCCAGCAGTTACAGAGCCACCTGGACTATTGATGTAAAGTGAGATGTCAGTGGCTGAGTCTTCTGACTCAAGATAGAGCAACTGTGCGACGATAAGATTTGCCATTTGATCATGCACTTCGCCCTCAAGCAAAATAACACGATCTCGTAGCAAACGGGAATAGATGTCGTATGAACGCTCACCGCGAGCCGTTTGTTCAAGTACGATTGGAACCAAACTCATATAATAATCCTTTTATGTTACTGAGATTTATATCTTACGATATCTCATTAAGGATTACAAGTGTTTTGGTTACCAAAACACTATTTGCGTTTTTCTCTACCTACATTACCCATTGAAGATGGTTCCTTGCTTTTTGGTTTATCTCTACCTAATGCAATGTCGCCAGCCTTTTTAGCAAACTCGGGAGCGGTGTCTGTTCGTTTCTCTCTACCAATACTAGACTCAGGTTTATCTTCAGGTAGACCCTTGCCCTTGTCGATCTTGAATGTGAAGTTACCCTTAATACCAGTACTATAATACGTTTTCGCTGCCGACAGATAAACACCCTTAATGCTTTCACCTGGGTATACAGTTTCAAACTCTTTTAGAGTCCATTGTCCTTTGTTCTCGCTGGCTTTAGTATAGACTTGAATGAGTGCCCCGTTGTTCAAGATGTCAGCAGCCGTACTGCTAAAGTCAGTGTGTTCATTAACTTGGTCCGCAGCTTCCTGAGCCAATCCAGCAAGTAATAGGTAATAGAAGTTAACACTATCTTGATTAGATGTTTTTCTGATTTTGGCTAACTTTAACAGATTGTCTGATAACCCTAAGTTATCTAACTCACTCATTGGCTGAGGATTAACGTTCTTTAACGATATGATTTTCTTAGCATCTTCTCTGTCGATAATATCATACTTTAAACCTAAGTATATAGGTGCAAGTGCCTGCCCTCGGTCCTTGATCTCACGTAGTATTTCAATAGTTTCGGAGTACTTCTCCATTAACTTTCTACCGTTTTCGGTTTGTGATAGCTCGTCAGCACTCTTGACTAGATTAGCCGTACTTGCCATCGCGCCGAGACCGCCCTTAGTACTAACCTTGATGTATTTGCCTTCTTCGTTAGTCATAATGCTGTCACTGAGACCAGCTGTCTTCGTGTCATCAAACGAGATAAGAGTGTTTTGAAAACTTCCACCTAAGAAGACTTCAGCAGCCTCGCCCGCATTGCCCGTGTACTGCCCCATTTGTAATGCGATTGGTTGTAGAATCTCGCAAAAGTAGTCACGGAACGCAGAGAAACTTATGTTAGGAGGTGCATCAAACGTCATGGGAAGCGGCTCACCTGCAGCTAGTTTAGCGGCGACATCATAAAGAGTGTTATCGGTACCTAACGTTTCAGCTAGCTGACCAAGAATATCATCCGCTGTTAGATCAATCTTATTAACGAGCAGGTCTTGTGGGGTCAATCCAGACTGAGCTTTTGCTGCTGCCTTGCTGGCAAGTTTATAATCACCGATTTGATTAGGAATATAGTTATCAACAGGGTCTGCTTTAATCTGTTCAAGATAACGCCCGAAATATAGAGGTCCTTCTTTCCCTGTAAACTTTGCAATAGCAAATCCGCCAGTGCGACCTGTGCGATTGTTTAACCATTTAAGATTATGATCGGTTTCTGATCCTATATCAAGTACTGCATGATCTAGCTGTTCATTGTCATATCTACCTGCTTCTTTAGGGTAGAAATCAATACCATCAAACGTGATCTCATCGCCGTCAGTATTGCGAAACACGTCACCTGCTTTACGATTAGCTAGGCCAGTGCTTTCGGATAAAGTCTCAAGTTTTTCAAGTATGTCACGCATGATGTATTTATTATAATCTAAACGGATACTATCATAAATACTATTAGAAACCAGACTATTAGGAGAAATATTATATGTCATTTCTAAAGAAGTTATTAAGTGCTATCTTCCCATCTACGCCTACTACTGTAGTAACTACAGTTGCTGAGGCTCCTAAGGTAGAAGCAGTTGCAAAGGTAGCACCAGTTGAGGCTCCTGTTGAAGATGTCGTAGAAGCAGCAATCAAGAAGCCACGTGCCCCTCGCAAGCCTAAGTTAAACGTAGCAAAGTAAAACCTATATCATGCAAGATATCGGTTTTGACCTGATAAGTGATTTGCACCTCGCTCCCGATGATAGTTTCAACTGGGAAGGAAAAGCAACGAGTTTATATTGTTTGGTAGCAGGCAATATCAGTTCAAGTTTGCGAACAGTGGTGCAAACACTTTCACACTTAGGTAGATTTTACCAAGGTGTATTCTATGTACCTGGTGTCTTAGAATATGAAACAGCAGAAAGTATTAGCAAGCGTACAACAGAGTTAATAGCCATTACTAAGGCTATCCCGAACGTATGTATGCTACATCAACATGTAGTCATTATTGACGGCATCGCTGTTGTAGGTATCAATGGTTGGAGTAACGTAGGAGATTCTCTCACATTAGACAATCTTCTTCCTGCATCCGCAAGGCACGAGGATGTAGCCTATCTATATAACGCGATTGGGAAACTACAAAAGCACCTAGACATCAAGAAGATGATCGTTGTTACAGGTGCAGTTCCTCATCCTGATTTATACTTTGGGGAAAAGCCTGATATCGTAGAAGACCAAATACCTCTACGCGATACACTGTCAAGTGATACCGAACATAAAGTAACGCATTGGGTATTTGGTACCTACGACAAGAGTGCTGATGTTGTGATTAACAACACCAACTATGTCAATAATCCATATTTGAAAAAGAATCCATACTACGCTAAGCGTATCACTTTATCAGTTTGATTCCGCTTCGACCATGACCTTCAAGGGATAACCCTTTGATCGTGCATCCAGCGTGACTTCAACGCCTTTTTGTTCTGCAATCTCATGCGGTAATACTGCGACTACCGCACTGCCGTTTTCATGGATATCAACTGTAATGGCTGATGCAGTATCCACGTTGTAGTTAAAGAACTCAACCAAAGATTCAACAACGAATTCCATCGTGGTCTTCTCATCATTGAAATAGATGATCTTCCAAAGAGGAGGTTCGCGAAGTGCGAGGTTAGGCTTGATCTTGCTTTTTGTTTCGGCGTTTGCCATGTTATTGATCCTTGTTAGTGTGATTGCAGCCATTATTGACTGCAAGCACGGGTTATTGATTTACTATACTATTTATTGTTATGAATAGCAAGTGTTTTGGACTAAATAAAGATGTAGTTCACGGTGCGCTAACACCCAACTACTCTAACGCTTTGAAGGAGCATCAGCAATGACTATTTATTACGTATATGCGTACCTACGCAAAAGTGACAACACTCCCTATTATATCGGAAAAGGCAAAGACAACAGAGCATATGCTAGGCATCCTGGCGTTTCTGTTCCTAAAGATAGATCCAAAATCGTATTCTTAGAATGTAATCTAACTAATACCGGTGCCCTTGCGATTGAACGTAGAATGATTCGTTGGTACGGAAGAAAAGACCTTGGTACAGGAATCCTAATCAACAAAACAGACGGCGGAGATGGTGCCTCAAAACATACCAAAAAGAATCCTAAATATGGACCTTTGAGCGAAGAACACAAGGCTAAAATGCGTAAACCTAAACGAGATTCTACCAAGATAGCAGAGGCAAATCGCAGAAAAAATCAATCACCAGAGTTTCGGAAGAAGATCACAAAGATTACTGACCGAAAACCGCCGATGACGCAATCAGAGGCAGCAAAGGCACAATTTGCGAATGGTACTCATAATTTCCAATCACAGATTAATCCTAGTAAGATTATAATAACATGCCCTCACTGCCTCAAATCAGGTGGAAAACCCGGAATGATACGCTTTCACTTTAGTAAGTGTAAATCACTTATTACTTGATATGCGAATAGTTTTTGGCTTAGCCGCTTCAGGAACTTGTCTCTCAAGTTCGACCTTGAGGATACCGTTACTAGCAGTAGCGTTTACTACTTCCACATAGTCCGCTAGTTTAAACGAACGTGTGAAGTTTCGTGCTGAAATCCCGCGATGTAGGTATTCAACTTCTTGATCCAGTTCACCAACATCCTGACGCTGTTCACCTTTGATTAAGAGAACATTCTTATCAACGGTGATCTTGATGTCTTGTTCATCAAAGCCAGCCACAGCCAGTTCAATCGTGAACATGTCGTCTGTGTGCTTGATTACGTTATATGGGGGATAGTTAGTGTTTGGTTGTTCTGCATTAGTTCGCATAAGTTCATCGATCATTGAATCGAATCCTACTGCAAATCTATGGATTGACGGAATGTCAAGGGCACGAAGGTGTAGTTGTGTATTAGTCATGTTTTTATCTCCTTTTAAGCAAGACTTTTTACTGTAGACCCGTTAAGCATCTACAACATTATTTAGTATACACTATTGCGTAAAAAACTAAAGTATTTTGGGTGTTATACTAAAGATTTTGGATTATCAACTAGATCAAGAGTGATAGTGATCTTGCCTATCTTGTTCTTTGAGTACTTGTGAATGTGGAACATGTGAGGCATTAATACCTTCTCTATCTCGGTATGTAATCCACGAGCACCTGTTTTTAGATCAAGACATTTCTGCGCGATTCTTACAATGGCCTCATCGGTAAATACCAATCGAATACCATCAATCTCAAACATGTACTTGTATTGTTCAATGAAACTGTTTTTTACAGTAGTCAATACCAAGACTAACTGATCTAATGACAGTTCTTCTAATGTGATAGTCGTAGTAAATCTACCAACCAGTTCAGGAATCATTCCAAACTTAGTAAGATCACCGGGTGCGATATTAGAATAGTCAATAGTTTTTGTCTTAGACTTCAACGGTGCATTGAATCCTATAGACGCTCCGCCTACTCTACTCTTTATGATATTTTCAAGGCCAACAAAGGCTCCACCTGCTATGAAGAGTATGTTCTTGGTGCTAACTTCAACGGTCTCACTGTTTGGGCCTTTGCGAACTCCAGCAGGACTTACGCGGCAAGTGGTACCTTCTACCAGTTTCAATAATGCTTGTTGCACACCTTCGCCGCTTACATCACGAGTTAGACTTGCACTCTCACTCTTACGAGCAATCTTGTCAATCTCGTCAATGAACACGATACCACGCTCGGCCAAGCTAACATCGTTGTCAGCAAGTGATAGTAAGGTAGAGATCATTGATTCAACATCCTCACCTACATATCCTGATTCAGTCAGGCTAGTAGCATCTGCCACTACAAAGGGAACGTTTAGATATTTCGCTACAGCACGAGCAAGCAATGTCTTACCAGAACCAGTTGGCCCAATCAATAACACATTGCCCTTTTGGATCTCAATATGCTTGGGTGGATAGTTGATTCGTTTATAGTGATTTGATATCGCAACACTGATCACCTCTTTAGCAGAATCTTGACCAATCACATGCTCATCCAAATGTGCTTTGATACTATATGCGTCAAACTCACCTTGTACACTTTGTTGAACTCGCTCTTCTATCAGTTGGTTGCATAAGGTAATGCAATCACTACAAATCGCAGTATCATCACCCACAATCAACTTGCGGACTTTATCTTTATGGCTTCCGCAGAAGGAACAGTAGTTCATTTTTACGCTTCACTCTTTTACTATGATTACTTGGGTTGTGTCTGTAGGTAGTTCTCTATTTGCACTCTTTCGTTTTCGGATAGTAAGTCAACATCATATTCACCGCTATCAATCTTGCTTACTAGATAACCAATATATTCATCGTCATATAAGTAAGAATCCGTAGTGTTCTTGTTAACTTCAATCCATTTAGTTGAATCAAACTTATAAACACGATTTGGTAACATATCAACTCTTACGAAGACATCGCCCTTTTGAGCAAACGTAGGGAAAACTGTACCGAAGTTAGTGTTTGCTTGCTTTCCACCGTCAACTGTTGCCCTAAACAGTTCAGGATGCATGCCTAACAGTGCTACTTTACTCGTAGATTTACCTTCAAACTGTACATATGCACCATCTTCAGTTTCTTCTAATGTTACGCCTTCAGTGCGGATGTCAACTACTGGTCTTTCGGTGGTCTCGGGTCCGGATACTTCGGCTTCGCACCTAGATTCGTCTTCAACCTGTTCCACTTCAATAGCATCTTCAACTGGGCCGGGAAGATCGTCTTCTTGTAGTGGTTCTCCCACTCCGTCATCCAGTTGAGCATCATCTTCTTGTATAGGTCCATCATCTGCTACCTCCTCTGTTGGTGCAAAGGCCTCAGCCAATGCCTCTTTGAAACCATCTAACTTTTCGGCTTCTTCATCTTCCTCAAGCCACTTGTAACTGCTTTGTGCAGCGAGCATGAGCGTTAGTGCAAGTGGGTCAAATACCAGAACGATAAGAATGATCACCCAGCGTACAGCACGTTCTAATAGATCACCATTAGGATTATCACCGTAGATCAACGCAGCGATATACTTGATTGGTCCAACTTCAGCCTCGACCTTACGCACTTCAGCACGAACAGGAGCCGCTTCTTCGTTAGTCTTGGCTATCAATGCCTGGTCATCTTGTATCTCTTGATTTAGCCTTGCCCGTTCAGATTTTTGTTGCTTACGAACCTGGACAGCACGATTTGCACCCTTGTCATCAGCAGTACGACCAAGCAACTGATCAACTTGAGCATCCATTTGCTCTAATGCTTTGCGATTGGCGACGATGTTAGCGTTAGCAGTCTCAATCTTTTGATCATAAACTGCGATCTTGGCACCAACATCACCACTGATCAACGATTGATCACTGTGCGCCTTGCTGAGGAAACCGAAAATCCCCATACTTGTTAATAGTGCAAGTGCAACAACAGCAGGCACAAGATATGCCTTCATCACCCAGTCAGCACGATTCCAGTACTTATGCAACCATACCGTAGTCACGACCTTAGCGAACTCAAGTGACCCACCCATGACAATGATAGGGAACACTGCTGCCGCAAAGATCGCCATTAAGCCCTGGATAGAATACCATGCAGCAACACTGCTAAGCATGATCGCTACCAGCAGTGTCAATGTTGCAAAACTAAATATTTTCCTAAGTAAAGTCATGTATTTATTTAGTCTTTCCTGTGTTGTTAATCAAATAGATGGCCGAACTCTCTTACAAACTCTTCGTATACCATTAATAGTCTACGAGGAATACCTGGACCCTGATAGATGTTATATGTTACCCACCAACCACTATCTCTGCGCCTAATCTGTGTGACTTCAATCTTGTCATTATCTTCAAATGTATGAGACTTTCCCAGATACCGATTTACCTCTTCTAAGGTAGGGGTATGGTAGTCATCAAACTCTACTTCATCGTCGTTCATTCGTCATAGCCTAGCATATGCTCCTTCATGCGGATCAAACTTACTGGCATGTCTTTCATAGCACAATCAACACAGATTTCTTCGTGATGAAGACCATATGGACGAGTTTCAGTAATGAACCCGCATCCTTCGCAACGCTGTGGATTTTCTTCAAATGTATCTAAGTTATTCATCTTTTTCTCTCTTTACTTGACTCAAGAATCTCTTTTACCTTGTCACTTGCTCTCTTATTTGCATCCATTGCTGCTTTAAAAGTTTGTTGAAAATCTGCACTATCCTGCTTACTCTTTAGATTAATGAGTATGAGATTGTAAATACAGAATGGCAGTGCTACCAACCAAAGAAAAACTATAGTGAATAACACTGTTTGTACATACCAAGTTGCCAATGAAAACAACCATGTTGCCAAGATAACAGTAGGTATAAGTGTGTATAATGCTGCTTTAAGTTTAATGTTCATTATTTTTAATGTCTCCCATGTTTCTTCTTTATAACAGGTTTAAACAGATATGTCAATCAAAAAGATAAATAAAGATGTAGTTCACGGAATGGGGATTCCCAACTACTCTAACGCTTACAGGAGCATCAGCATGACTATTTATAATATTCCTTATACCTATTATATTACCTGGTCTACTACAGGAATGAAATACTACGGGGTTAGGTATGCAAAAGACTGCCACCCAAATGATCTTTGGAAAACATACTTTACTTCAAGCGTAAATGTAGCAGAATATGTCAAAGAACATGGCAACCCCGATATAATACAAATAAGAAAAATCTTTTCAGGCAATAATGCGGTAAATAAAGCCAGAATCTGGGAGCACCGCATCCTTCGGAAGATGAAGGTTATTAGCCGAAAGGATTATTTGAACGAAAGTGATGGTCGTTCTATTTGTCCCTTAGCGTCATCTAAAGCAAGAACCGGCGTCTCTCCGGGTAATAAAGATAAACCACAACCCGAATACATCAAAGCCAAAAAACGTAAACCAAAACCAATAGTTGAGTGCCCGCATTGCGGCAAACGCGGTGGCGTTTCTGTTATGCACCGTCATCACTTTGATAACTGCGGAGTTGAAATAAAGAAAGAAACACTAGACAAGATAAAAAGTAAAAACATCGCAAAAGGCAACAGAGACATTGTTAAAACACTCAATCAGTTAAGAAAAACTATACCAAGAAAAATACGACAAGAGTTAGATAAGCAAACTAATATAAAGTCTGGCTGGTACCAACTTTCCGATGAAGTATTACAGGTTGTTTATGAAGGTCACTTATCGTACCTAAATGATTTAAACCTGGGAAACCGCAAACTATAGGTTCCGCTTTGATTAAGTGTTATCGCATCTGCCATAACTACGGCCGAACGACCGACCACATCATCTCGGTTATCCCAATATTCTTGTCGCTCAACATCCGTAAATCCGCTGCCCACATTAACCACGATGTGTTTTCCATCATCAACACCTTCGCAGACTAATGCTCCCATTCTTCCCTTGTTCTTTCCAGTACCAGGTTCAACTCCGATTACAGTGAGATCATAGTCATGTACGGGTTTATACTTCATCCAGGATGTATTACGCTTGCATTCATATGGAGCGTCAAGGTCCTTGATCATAATGCCTTCAAACCCTGCTGCGACCATCTCATTAGCGTAAGTTTCAAGATGAGTGACGCCATGTGGTGAGTTAAGGTTGACTTCAAGGTGAGGAAGAAGTTCCACATTAGGCATCGCGTCAATGACAGTATTCATGCGGCGTAGTAGCAAAAGACGCTTAGACAACTGTGCATTCCAGTGACCACGCTTAAAGTCATCCATAGGAATCATGTCAAAGATATGATAAACACTGTCATCATTTTGAACATCATTCTTGCGCCGAGCCTGCCGCATCAGTTCTTGAAAACTGTTGCCTACGATCTCACCATCGAACACTATGCCTGACCCAAAGTATTCACTGCTTCCCATCGCACCGATCAATCGGGTAAAGTTATCACTAATTTGCTTTTCAATGTGCTTGAAGTTCTCAAACTGTTTACCGTTACGACTATAGCTGGTCACGATTTTTGGACCGAACTGAGTCATTTGAACAGCCATTAGAACACGGACACCATCCAACTTAGGTTCAAGACGCTTAACGCCCTTCATCTCCGGGCGACCCTCACTGTTGGTCGCAAGCTGGCAACCGAACACTGCGATAGCATACTTCGTATTCTTGCAGACCTTGTTGATCGTAGTTGAAGAGATGCCGCAACGCATGTCCCGACGCAAGATAGGAGCAAGGAAGATGTTCCACTCATCACTGTCAAATCGTTCAGATAATGATTGAATAGCATCACGAGCATCATGTCCGGTAAGTTCACGAGTGCCGAGACTTACAGTAAGATCAATGAACTCTGACCAGGGATTTTCCGCATCAACGATACCAACCGTTTCTGGAATCTGCCTCACACCAAATGTAATATATGTGTCGTAACAGAGTTGTAGCATTTCAAGACAGAAGTTAGCATTCTCATTGCCTAACAACGCAGCAGTAAGCGCCTGTCCGATAATGTTTTCTTTATGTAAGCGAGAGTCGCTTTCGTTGAGTTGTTTGATCCACGACGATGACATTGCTATTCCTTTAAAGTTTATAATGACAATATAACAAGGTTATCAGCGCAAGTCAAGCAAAAAGATAAATAAAGATGTAGTTCGCGAGACGGGAATCTCCAACTACTCTAACGCTTTGGAGAGCATCAGCAATGACTATTTATTTGTATAAGAAGACCCACAACAAAACCGGTCTACAATATCTTGGCAAAACAGTTCAGAACCCGTTCATCTATAAAGGTTCTGGAAAAGATTGGGTCAAACACATACGTGAGCACGGTCCGGATGTTAAAACAGAAGTTATCAAAGAGTGTCAAACAAATGAGGAACTTTCTCATTGGGGAAGGTATTTCAGCAGTTTATGGAATATCGTAGAAAGCACTGAGTGGGCTAATAAGATACCAGAAACCGGAGGAGGTCCGGGAGGAGCAGGTACCGAAGAAACCAGAATGAAACGCTCAAAGGCGTTGAAAGGTCGTTCCTTCCCGCACTTAAAGCGTCCTAAAACTCAATCATTCATTGACCAGATGAGCAAACGATTAAAAGGTGTTACTAAAGGCCCGATGAGTGAAGAACAAAAGTTAAAACGATCACTCAAACAAACAGGAGTTCTGAAGGGTCCGCAGCAGCAAATAACCTGTCCACATTGTAAAAAGTCCGGAGGAACCTCAAATATGAAACGATATCATTTTGATTCTTGTAAGTCAAGATAACATCAAACGATATAGTACTCATGACCACCTCAATACAAATATCAACCGATCTGCTTCAAGCCTAAAGACGACCTTATCATACTTACAAAACCATCTCCATTCAATTTCGTTTCTAGTTGACAGTTCTGGCCCGTATATGCTTGTGCACCATTCTTTGATAGTAGCCCGCTTAATAGGACTCTTGAATTTAGCCCAATATACAACAATACCGTCGCGAGTCCACTCGCCTAATAATGGTTCTATGTATGACTCTACTTCTGGTAATATCTTACAAGTCCAGTTTTCAACAAGTTTCCTAGTACGTGTATTCACTTCTACTTTAACTATTTTCAAAGGTCCTGTCATGACCACCTCAATATCCACATGATCTTATCTTTCTCGTTGTTAAAAACGATCATATCATTTACAAGTGTAGCATTATATTCATTTGCTAACCAAGTATTTACCGCGGCATCCGTTCCCCAACCACTTGCTCGGTGAAAGTTAGTCCAAACCGGATTTGCCGACCTACAAAATGCATCATCGATATTCATGATAGGAACATAAAACAGAACGGTACTCATGACCACCTCAACAGAAACCAGACTTTATCTTCTTCGGTTCTAAAAACGATGCCGCTACTAACATAAGTGCCATGATATTCCTCTGACAGTCGTTTCATTGCCAGTTCAGAATCCTCACCATATTCTCTGAGATAGTTAATCCATGGCCGAGTAACAGCCTGCAATCTTGGAGATGCCGACCGAGCTTCATCTATGATAGAAAGATACCGAGCACTCATCATGTCAACAGGTTCACTCATGACCATCTCAACATGAATAACATAGCATCGGTTGTGTTAGTGAACCAGATATAATATTCCCGTTCTAATGGAACTTTAACTGCATACCAACCGAACACTTTATTTTCTTTCAACCAAACACTAACCTCATCAATAAAAGCAAAGCCGCCGTTTTCATGAATAATCAGTTCAGGCCTAATCGCAATCTCGTATTCCTTCATGACCATTTCAACACAAACCAAATATAATCTTGCTCAGATGGAAAAGTGATTTTCCACTTACCGTCACCGTCGTACTCAAGAATACTATTATAGGTTTCGTGCCACATGTTGTCGCGTATGGCCCCGTTAACAGGGTCACACACGTTCTCCCATGCATTCGCAAACCAAACTGTAACCTCTTCGTCAGCCGTAACCTCGTAACTCATGACCACCTCAATATAAACCAGGGCCGCTCTTCCGGAATATCAAAGACAACAACGATTCCTTCAATCCTTCCTGTTTTGGTATAGGATTTCAGCCACTCTCTGATTTCGTTTTCATTGTCAAGCAAATATGGCAAGTTATTACAGACTAAGGTATATTCATGGGACATACCATAGTCAAGATCATACGCTGTAAACTTGCTGCTCATGTGTACTTCAATATAAAAAAGGTTGCATGTTCAGGATTTTGGAACTCAAGGATGTGAACACGATGATCTTTACGAACGGCGGCACCGTGATCTTGCAACCACAGTTTAAACTTTGTTTGTAAATCATTATAGCCTGTATAATAACGATATCGTGTTTGCCGAGTAGCATTAACGGACGTTGTATTATTATCAACAAGCCAGTTACTCCAAACACGGTCTAGTGTCTCAGTGTCAAGCGTGATCTTTTTCTTTTTCATGACCACCTCAATAAAAACATAATATACGATTGTTCATCTGGAAAAGTAACAGTGTTCGGGCCATAAGGGCCCGCGCCCCAATTAAAAACATAGTCAGGATAAAAAAGATTCCAACTATTGTCGCCAGTCAGCCTCGCCCCCGACATGTAAAAGGCATCCATCCACGCATTCACGTACCATTTCGGTTGATGGGTTACATCAACTACATAACTCATACTCAAATCCTGAATATCTTGGGTGTTCATCAAGCAGCACACTTAGGGAATTTACAACCCATTTAAGGGAGACCCAATTTACGAAATGCCATTCGGGCTTAGATGAACACCCATACTTAAGGTTCAGAGAACCCTAACTCGTGTTAGCTGGGTGACTTCGTACTTGTCATTACGAGTATCTTTAACCCGACCTGAAACAGTAATGCGTACACCAATTTCAATATCTTCACGATAGCTAAAAAACACAGCCTTGTTTTCATCAGTCAGGCCAGTGATGTAACTAGTATTCCAATCACGATTGTAGTAAGACTTCACGACTTCAATCTCACTCTTAACCTTATCACCGATCTTTGCGATATATCCCTGGGCAGTAGCCAACCGTTGCTCTACGCTTACACGATCCTTATAACGATTATAGCCAACTGGGAGATAAGCGATGATGCCAACTTCTAGGAAATTCGTAACCATCTCTGAGGTAGCAGCAGTCATTGCACCATGATCAAAGTCACTCAAACGCTTGCCTGCCAGGATCTTGAAAGAAAAACCCTGATAGTAACGACGGACCATAACACCCTGCTCATGATCGGCTTCAGTGATCGTACCGAAAATGATGTTGCCCTTCAGCAACTGACGGACGAGGTTCTTGTTAGCCATCTTTTTGACAGTGATGACATCCTCGTTATCATATGACAGAACATCTTCCTTGAGATACTCACCTTCATTGATGCGAAGAGCCGCACATGCAGCAGCGAAAACTTTTTCAGTAGGGTATGAAAGCGACTTCTTCTTCATGGCTCAGTTCCTGTGTTTCACTCTATGACTTAATATAGCAAAACGGATATCTGATGTCAACCATTATTTTCGTCAACCCAGGATTTAATTGTCTCTATCATCTTCTCACCTGATACCGGATCTGACCATTCACCGTTCTTCTCAGCTTCAATGATCTTTGCTATAGCAGAAGGCTCTACGCTTGCGAGAAATGCCTGGACCTTTTCAGTCTGTGAACCTTCTCGTAACAGGCTAAGTGCGACATCAAGGGTAACGTTGGAACTTGCTGGGCTATCAGCATACACGGGAGAAGTGTGCTTGAGTTGATCATAGTACCTTGGATAGTTCCACTTAACCCAATCAACAGCACCACGATGGTATGCAGTCTGCACCGCATCATACAGATCAGCTTTTAGACCTTCTACCGTACCAATCGCGAGGTCAGACTTTTTCTGTTCGGCGGCTAATTGGTCAGCTAAATCACTGTAGGCTTTAGCCGCCCCAGCAAGCCTCATTTCAGCATGTTCTGCCCGACTGTTGGCAACGGTTAAGGGACCTAGGTTATCACTCATTGGTTCATCATAAACGCTAGGCTAGCGACCAGTGCGACAACACCAACAATGGTACCGGACAGGAAGATGCGGGCATCGCGAGTACGAGCCATCTTGCTTCGGTGCATCCAAGCAACTTCACCTGATAGCAAGGGAAGATGTCCGTTACCACCTTGACTGAGAAGGCGTTCGTGTGTTTCGTATGGCATACGTGGTGTTTCAGAAGGCATTGCTATTTTCCTATATTATGTTTTGTCGCCGATAACGGCAGGGGAGTCGTATTCAACAACAGGCACACCGACGAGGGCACGACAGGTTCCGATACCGACTAATGTGAATAGAATGATCACAGCCAAACCGCAACGATTCCAGAACAATGCAGTAGGGTACTTACTTTCAGTGGTCTTTTCAGGATTAGGAATATCGCCATCACCGACCTTGCCCATTGGCCTACCCATTGTAGTATCCAATCGGTGCTGCCGCGCCCATGCTGAGATGCTCTTCTACATTATCAAGTTGTTCAAGGGCACGAGTCAGGAACATTTCGCGTTGACGAGCACGCCAGCCACCTGGTGCAAACTCACCGTCACATGACAGGTTCTCGGGCTCAAGGTCTTGCAGAATCTTGCGTGAAAGGGCAACACGGTGCCAGAAGATGTTGAGGTCGTACTCGGTCTGACCAAGTTGCTTCTCGGCACGATTAGCAGTAGCGATATATTGATTGAGTTCGTACATGTCTCGTCTCCGTTGCTGTCTATAATTGAATATAACAAATCGGGTAAATGAAGTCAACCGATATTTTTCTATTTCCCGAAAAATTTGAGGCGGCTGCGCTCTCCGACCTTCCATACCGCAGAGACTTCATCATAGTTCAGATGAAGGGGCCGTGTGTTAACATCAGCAGAGACCCATGACATCCGTGAAGCATTGATTTCATATTCAGTCACTTCAAAATCAATGGCATATCCGCTCTTGTATATAACGCGGAGTTTGAAAATCTTTTGGAATTGCATCTTTTGTGTCTCCGTCTGTGTGTTGCTGTCTATGATTGAATATAACAAATCGGGTAAATGAAGTCAACCAAAATCGTGCCTTATTGGGAATTAATTATCTGCCTGACCTTTGCTAATAGCTCTGCATCACCTGCGCCAAAATCTGAGTTTTCACCAGAATCACCCCCTATTGCATCTGCTAATTTTTGGCCCCATTTAATGGTACTGATAGTTAAGTTGTTTCGCTTTAACGATGCTTCAACTGGATCCATTATGTTGTACCAGTCATTAAGTCGCGGGTACATCTCCCAGCCATTAAATCTATGTCTAAACTCAAGATTCCCTATTCCTAAATTCTCCCACATTCGTTGTTTCAAAACTCTTATCTTCAACTCGTCTCCTAGTACATTTTCAGGGTCATTAAGATACACCTTTACATGTTCTTTTGCTAGCATAATATTTGATTCTAAACTATGTCCAAGCATGTTACCTATGCCTGTAATGCCATTATCTCGCATAAACACATCAAAGAATGCAGCTTCGTTGCGAATTGGACTGAATATCTTTTTACCGATGTTAATTTGAGGCCACGTATACCCTCCGCCTATTATAGGAAAATGATCGCATTGTGTTAATAACCATAATTGAGTAGCAGTTGAATAGAATGTTAATAGATAAGGATCCAAATATTTAGCATAGTCACCGTTCTTAAAGAATGGTTCATAATCTAAATCTACTATCTTATGAGAAACACTATTTTCTCTGCAAAACTTTTCAGCATAATACAGATCCTGAACGTTAATAGGGCTTCCCCGAAACATCAATCTCATTGTAATTGCAGTGACAGGTGTTTTGTTTTGCAGGCATACTTTAAGTACGAATTCACTGTCCATACCACCGCTGTATAATACTTCTACTGGATGAGTAGCACCAGTAAGATGAGCAGCAAACGTTTCTTGTATAGTCTGAAAAGGCTGTGTCTCTACATCAACCATTTCCGTAATAAACTGATTTTCCCCTTGACCTGATAATAGGGTAAGTTTTTGGAAGTTATTATATCCAGTAAACCAGGTTTGTATTGTCATGATGTATTTATTAAGATTAGCTAAGCCTAATAAATAGAATATGCATTATCGAATTAGAATGAAGCCTGATATAGATATGTCGCTTGACGGACATATCATTGAGTATGATAACCTAATAACTTCTGAAATGGCCGAAAGCCTTATACAACTTGCAATAAACAATGACGGCTTTCACCGTAGAGGTAGCAAGAGTTCTAACGTAACAGCATCGTTTACTACTTGCCTAATATTCGATCTTACCCATCCTATTTATGAGATACTAGATCCAATCTGGAAATCTCACGCTGATGCAAATGGATACGACATTTCATTTATTGAATACTACGAGATTAAAGAATACCAAACAGGTGACAGCTTTGGAGAGCATATTGATACCCACGGTTCAGCTAATATGACCCAGCAACGTAAGTTAAATCTTACTATTCAACTAAGTGAATCTGATAGTTATGAAGGTGGAGATTTATATATTAAAGATTACTGTGCAATTAGGAATATCGGGTCCGGGATATTCTTTCCACCTTATGTATTACATAAAGTTACTGAAGTCATATCCGGAACCCGATACTGCCTAATAGGTCATGCCTGGGGCAAGTTTAGTCGTAAGTAGTCATTTACTCGTCTGTAGTAGAATCCACTAGAGTTTTAATAAGATCATATCGTTCAGCGGCTGTACGAAGAGCAGGATATTCTTCTTCAAGGGTCTTGCGATTAGTCTTGATTCCCTTCAGATAATACTTACTGGGCTCTTTAGGATCCGCCGTAACGCGCCAGTCCTTTCCCTCCATGCGTTGAGAGATACGGTCTAAACTTTCGGCCAAAGATGTAAATATCATCGGCCAAAGCTTACCACCGCCGAAATCGCTTTCCCATGCTGACATATCCTCGAGAGTTTTAATCTCATCTTTGATTGCATCAGTTAGAGTATATGGCATCACACTGTCTCCGGTTTAGTGAGATTACTTACGAGATTGATTTACGAAATCATACATCTTCTGTGCAGTCTCAAGAACCTTTTCAAGTCCAGGAAACTCTGGCATAGCGACACTAGTTATAATCTGACCAGTCTTTGAATCACGTTCCTGAGATACTTCCCATCCCATATACTTGGCACGATATTCTTCAGTGACAAGATTTCTAGCCATTTCTAGGACATCGGCTCTGATCTCATAACCGTTCTTGGTAAACTTAACTTCTGGGAGTTTTGGCATTTCCATAATGTGTGCTCCTTATAATGCTAATGAAGCGACAGCGAGTACGAGGAACAAACAAGTTGCACCGAGTACAGTGTTACCAGCACGGCTGGCAAATCGGGTTATATTTTTATTAGTCATTTTATTTCCTTTTCTGTGTGTGTTGTGTAGCATTGACTACATTGTCAGTGTACGATATTATTTATCATTAGTAAAACGTTTTGGGTATTTTATTTAGGAACTTCGATATATTCAGTAAGCGAGCCAAACAATCCTAATAGCATAGCGATTTTGTGATCATAGACTCGTACTACGTTATGCGAAATGAAATGAGGACATTGTAGTTTTCTGTTGACAACAACAGCATACCTTTCCCATCCAGTAGCCGTCCATACACGATCACTTTTATCAAACGGGAAATTATAGTGTGCTATCTTTGCATATTCGAACGCTTTAGACCCCTCGACCGTCAATCTTAATCCATCGCCTGCTCTACCGGTAACCCACCAAGCAAATACGAGTTTATCTATTGATATGTCTTTCCAAGGATTATCAGGATCGTCCCCGATTTGAGCAAGGACGGTTGCCGCGATCTCAAATTTGTTCTTACGATAGATCATCTGGGTAGACAGTGGTTCCTGAGTTCATAAAGACTACAGTGAATTTATCTGACTTAAACTGTGCGTTCAACTTGCGACATAGGTTCCTAGCATGGCCAGGATTAGAAAAGCTGGTCTTCTTGTACTTAGGAGCGGAGTCGTTGTTGAGATAGTGAGAGGATTTTAAATTGATTGGTTGATCGTCAAGAAACACTGCCCAGATACCTGATGCTTCTACGATTTGGTCACACTTATAAGTTTTCTTATCAACGTACTCTAGTAGCACCTTGGGTTGATTTCTACTCATTTGAATGTTCCTCCTCGAATCTCAACTTGTATAACTTCGTCCTGCTTAGATGTAGCTTGTTGTGTTGAACTTAACTCATATAGGTCAGCTAACAACTTGGCTACTTCATCGCGTAATCCACGAGCATCGGCAATAGGCAAAACAACATCTTTAGACGTTTTAGTTTCTACCATTGCTACCTTATCCATGAATCGTTTTATATGTAGCATCATCTAGATATTTATCTTAGATTTCGCTTCATTTTCCGTTTTAAAGGGACCTTCATAAGGGTAACGCTGGATGAAGATATACTTAGGACAGAATGATGTTGTCTGCACACCGTTTTGATCAATGACGAACCATCCAGCAGCGTGTTGACACTTACTCTTTAATGTAGTAGTGAACAGATGCAAACCACGCTTTACATCAAACACAGAGTTGTATACCTTTGCGGGTGTGGGATACTGTGGATAAGGAAGTGCAGCCTTAGTCTTGTTAGACTTGATTGGTTCAAACCTGATCTGCGTCTTCTTCTTTAGGTCAGTCGTATTGTCAAACTGAAGTGTGTGCCCATTGATTTGAACACCATATCCAGCGTTGTTGGCTTCAATATTGCCGACCTTCTTGGTACCATCAGTGACGATCCAAAACTGGTTCTTAACGATTGGCTTTGCGATTAAATCAGACATTGCGTTCCTTTGTTAGTGCCTTAAACAGGTCTTTCTTATGCTTTGGTGTCCAGTATTTTGCATTTGGCCCACAATTTTCGCTATTACGGGCAATACTGCAATATGTAAGTTTCTCTTTGATTTTCTCGTTACCGAATACTGGATTAACAATTACCCTAGCAGGATAAACGATCTTGCTGCATTTGAACATCCAATCTTGTACGCCCAACAGACCTCCGAAGGACGTAATCAACCCGTACTTGTCCATGACACAGTGCTTACAATCTTTACATAGATATTCAGTCTCATCCATTATGCTTTCTCCGCACTAAGAATAATCCAAGCCATTTCTTTTAGTTCTGCTTCATTCAGTGGTCGCAGATCACCGTGCCCACGATATTTTATATATTTGAACGCACCGTGCTCGTCCTTTGTGATTACAATATCAGCCGACCATCTCAAGGCGACGCTAATAACAGATTTATGATACCAAATACCTTTAATCTGAAACCAATAGTTACTGTTCATGCGGCCGAATGAGGTGATGTTTAGTTCTCCAAATCGAAAGCCTGGATTTACTGTTTGGCCAACATATGTCCTAGTAGGTGCAAACACTTTTTGAAGTTCACGCAACGACAGCATCTAACAACGCTCCTTTGTATGTGTTGTTTAGCCACTTAGCATAAGTCTCAGCCTGTTCAGAAATCTTAGTAAGCTCATATTTTCCACAAAACCTGATAAAGTGAATGCCAACCTGCGACACAGGTTCAGTGCGAACACCCTCACGAATAACTTGGTCAACACCTTGCTTGATCTCGTCAGGCTGTGCGGTCAAGTCAATCAGTGTGCGATTGCGACGATAGTCATCAATAACCTTGTGCTGTACATCATCGTGATCAGTCCAGCTTTGTAACATTAGGTTATTCCACGAGAACCCCTGCTTGTTACGATCAGCATATGCTTCAACAATGCCAACCTTATTCTTAGTGCCCTTCTCGCGGACACCTGGATATGCACTAAACACATTGTCAGTAGCGTCACCACGAATGATCTTCTTGAACAGTAGATATTCAGGATCCTCAAGCAACTTAGGTTCCTTAGTCTTCTTGTCCTTGACAGGCTTACCGCGATCATCAAAGTAACCTTCGAGCGTGATCAGTTGACCAGCAACGCCGTTATATTGCTTGACGTTGGCTGCAATCAGTTGCACAAAGTCAGTGTCATTGGAGATAATGAAATGTTCATCATCAGGATGCAACGCGATGAAACGAGCAATGAGGTCATCTGCTTCTGCATTAGGATGACGCAACACCGACGCATTAGTCTTAGTGCTAATGAACGTAGTAAACGCTTCATACGTTTCCCAGAACATCTTGTTTTCTTCAATCTCTGCTTCAGTCGCATCAGACTTAACACGATTGGCCTTGTATGGCTTGTAGAAATCCTTACGCCATGAACGACCCTCAAGACAGAAGACAACATGATCAACGCCAAACTTACGAACCATCTGATTGACAGACGACAGTGTAAGATGCATTGCCATGCCGATCTTTTCCCAAGTATCGGTATTGCGAGACGCAACGTGACGTGCTCGGAAGAAGGTATTAGCAGTGTCGATCAGTGCATATTTCATGTGAGGCTTTCTCTATTTATACGCATATTATAGCAAGGATAGCGCTGGATGTCAAGCCTTAAGCGTCACAGAAAAGTCCGCTACCGAAAGTAGTTGCCTCTTTCAATGTTTTACGTCCTGGCGTCATGTAATCACGCTCATTGCGAGTCTTGATTGGGTGACAGCACTTACATAATGTTTGATGATTGCTAGGGTCGTTGTTTGATGGGTCTCCGTCAATGTGATCAACATCCAGTTGCCAAGCAATATCAATAATGGTACTAGTGCATACAAATCCCAAACGACCATCGATGTTTTCACAATAATCTTTGCGATTTATTTTGTACACCCAATCTCCCATTTTATATGCCATTGAATGGTGTGTACCGCACTTTTTTCGGTAAACAACAGTACCATCTACTCTATATTGACCTGTGTGTTGACCTGATTTGTTACAGCCGTCTACGACACATTTGGGGCGGAAAAGTGACATTGAATAATCTTTCATGTTAACGTTCGATCATTTAATATACGCACTTAATGGATAGATGTCAAGCCTTATGTGAAGCTAAAGAAACCATTGCCAAACGCTACGGTCTCGCCGAACGAATAGTCATACGTAAGTCCATCATGGCACACAATGTTCTTTTCGACAATGTGTCTGAGGTCTTCTCTTCCGCATAGTAATCTATCACGACATAGATCAACGTTGTCTTGCATCAGATCGACACCATATATAGTACCTAATGCCTGTTCAAACGTGCTACCGTTCTCTATCTTGCGGATAAGAACTTCACCTAAGAATTGCCCATCGCCACAACTAGGGTCGATAAAGGTCTTAGTTGGATCCGTGAACAGAATAGGATCCAACTTATCTAGTATCTCTTGAACAAGTGGAGTTGGAGTGAAGACTTCACCGGTAGCCTTCACTCTTAGGTTGCTTCGTTCAACTCCGCTCATGTACGAGCGGTTGCGGATGTGATCGACTATCTTAGATACTTGCATAGTTTACGACACATTTTTTCCGTGATAGTCTGGAATACACCTAATGATCTCTGCATACTCAATATCAGTGATACCAAAATAAGTGCAAAGCTTTTTGTCATCCCAGTCTACATTAAACGGGACTTGAGGAACACTACGCAGTTCTCCTCGATGGTTGTTTGCATTAAATTTATATATAGACAAACAAAACCTAGCGATGTAGGAAGTTAGATAATTAGTTAGAAAGGAAACGTCAGCTATTCCGCTGACTGATAATCCGTATTCAAACTTAGTATCTACCTTCCAATTTGTAGCATCACGAGAAATCAACGTATAGAAATCTTGCCGCCCTGCATTTCCCCGTATTTGCTTCATGTCTAATTTTTTTTCGCATAGATCGGTAGTAATTAACTCTTGTATTGAACCGTTTTTATTAACAACGTTAAATACCTTATTTACCAATGATTGGTATAATATCGGATCCATATCTAACATGTTAATGGCGTCAATACTGATATTTTGATATTGCCTGCCCAATTCACTCTCATATTTTACTAAATTTCCTGCAGTGTTTGGTAGCTTAGTCAATAACGTAATAGCCAAGGCTGTATTGATGTTTGCCGCCGCAAATACTGATCCGCTAACAATTTTTACCTCACACCGATATTTTTTGATGTTTGAGATCATTTCCGTAGTGTGATTGCCGACCTTTTCTTTTTTATTAAAGTACGGAGTAGCAGGTTGTATGAAAGATACTATACCACCGTCCTTAGTCAGTTCAACTGCCATGTTGAAGAATTTTTGGTGTGTTTCTGCTGTACCTTGATAAGGCGGATTACCAACTACCACATCGAATTTCATATCGTTTCCCTCTACATCTTGTAGCAACATGTACTTATAACCAAGATAGTCAGCTATGATCTTTGTTTCAGGGCAATGTTGCTCAGTAATGATCGTCACATCATCCGCGCCGCGTACCCGCAATTCAACTGCAAACTCAACTGTAAAGAAAACGGCAATTTTTCCCGACACGTCAGGAATCTTGTTTAGAATCTCTTTCGATAGAGGAGCAGGAGTGAATGGAGACGGGTTATTAGTAAAGCGTTTACCTTTAAACCCAGTCCTCACATAGCTAATAACTTCGTTGATTTTTACCAGATCCATAAATTTTCTCTGTGTGTAAGATGTTACTATCTTCGTACTATATACGAAGACTGATCAATTGTCAATGGTTAATTCAAGTTCAGCTTCTAAACTCAAATATTCTGGGTCCTTAACAAATTCGATAGGAATTGCAGGCAAGCCCATTTTGATAAAGAACGCATTCCAAAAGAAAGGATTGCCGTTAATTTTCTTGTCGATCATACTAAAGTTGATGACCTCAATTTCATCAAAGGTATTAGCTTCTAGCTTGTAGTGCAGCCCTTTGCCAGTAGTGAACAGCATGAACCTTGCCTTGTAAGCTTCACCCATCATCCTAGAACGTCCTTGGGCATTCGCATAGAAATTCATGATACGACTCCCGTCATTGGTCATGAATTCCTTTGTAGGATTCAAGGTACCTTTGACCTGAACATATACATGATTACCTGGTTGGCAAATCTTTCTAATTTGCTTACCATAATTCTTTTGCTTTGACGTATATGCAACTGCGTCATAACCAGTATCTTCTACGTCAACTTCTACTGAGTCCTGGCTACTGTATCCTTGAACGTTATACTCACTGCCAAACACCTCAAAGAATGTTTCAGCTAACGCTTCGACCCCGGCACCGAAATACCGAGGAGCCTTTAACGCGCCGGTAAATTCGATATCATCATAATCTTCTAACCGTACCGTTTCGCGATAAGGAACTAGTGCAACATCGGTGTTGGCTTGCTTACGCATAGTCTCAATGAACTTGCGTAGTGTAGTAACCTTCGCAAATGCAGCAGGATCAGTGCAATATTTAAACCAACTGTGCATTGTCATCACTTCCAAATAGCATGTCATGCAATTCACCGAGACCTTCAAGGTGACGAATAGACTCAATTTCATCGTAGAGAGGATCGTCAGCTTCCGTCAACTCGCCACCTTCACCGCGTTCAACAGTCTTAGGCTCGCAATAGTCCCAGAGGTCACCGTATCCAGCAACACGGAACAATTGAACCCACCAATCAATCTTAACGTCACCGCACCATTCGCCATTGATACGAGCAATCGTAACGATACATTCAGTCTTGATGCGGTTCTTACGAATCTTACCACTCGGAAGAACATCTTCAATTGCAGGACGTGCAGCACGGCCAATCGTTTGAATAGCCTTTGCCATACCCAAACCACGCATGACGAGTACGCCTCCGATACCAGAAACGTCAATGCCTTCTGCAAGCGTGTCACAGTGAATGATGATACTAGGATTAGTATTTTTATCAAAGTCTACCAATGCAGCTTCACGGTCTACTAGCATACGGCCGTTTTTAACCGCGTTGTCAGCAGTGATATAATAGATATCAACACTGAAGTCACCGATGATCTTGCGAATACCAGCTAGATCACTCATGATGTCGTTGAACACTAGAGTAGATGGCATTGCTACTAGCATCTTATACACAAACTTCTTGTGTGCAAGACTACGTTGATCTTTGAACGTCTCTGCGATACAAGTAGCATAGTCGGGAGTATTGCCGTTGACCTTATTCTTTACGTCAATTGTACGTACCCGAGGAGGAACAACATATCCAAGTGGAATAAGTTCACTAGGAGGAACAGTAGCAATTACGTTGCCGAACAAGCTGATATTGTCCATGCTTTCTTCTTGTGCAGCAACCTGAACAGGCGTAGCAGTGTAGAAGACAGTCTTACTGGTGAATAGATGCAAACACTCGCGAAGGTCTGATTGAACCAGATTGTGAGCCTCATCACAGATGATAAGATCGAAATCCATATTTGCGATCTTACTAAGACTCTTATAACTAGAGAATGTGATATGAGGGCCCTTTGCCTCATCCATGATCTTTTGCAAATCAACACGATTTGTAGTAGAAACGTTCTTACGATCAGAAAGAGTGTGGTACTTTTGCTGACCACTGTGAAAGCTAGTAAACTCCACGCCAGTTCCTGTCAAACGATTAGCAAGACGCTTTTGTTGATCTTGGCTAAGTGCGATACGAGGATGTGCGATAAGGATACGCTTAGGCTTTTCGCCTTGTGTCAGAAATTGCTTAGTAAGCAAATCATTGAAACACTCAGTCTTTCCGGAACCAGTTGCAGCAAGAATAGTGGCCCGCTTAGCGGTCACATCCTCGATGAACGAATCCTGAGCAGTAATAATACGTTTTTGGTACTTTCTTGGCTTAAAGATCATTGATTTCTTCCTTACCCGTTGGAGTGACTATGATGCAATATAGCAAGATCGGGTATAAATGTCAAGCATCTTTTGACCGAAATTTAACTAACCTCAGTAAATCCGTCGCCTAAATCTTTTGACCTAATGATGCGTAGTTCACTTTCGCGCTTTTCAGGATCAGCAATCTCTTGCTCATATACTTCCATTGCGATGTTGCGACATACTGTTTGGAACCAACGGTCAACAATCTCAGCATCAGTGTCTTTTTGTGCGAATTTATATCCTTGCTTGATCAGATTCAATAAGAACTTATCGTTCCAATCTAACTCAAACGAACCGTTATTGATGTCACCAGGATCTAAATCAACTCGTAGAATAGCAACATATGGTTCACCTGCAGCCGTTGCCTTCTCCTTAGCTGTAAGTTCTATCTTAGGAGGAACTGGTTTAGGCTTACGAATAGCACGTGGCTTCTTTGGCTTCGGCGGCGGTGGGGGAGGTGGAGGTGGCGGGGGAGGGGGTGGGGGTGGAGGACTGATCCAGTCTTTGATTGCTTTAAACATTAGTTACCTTTTTCTTAATGTATGTATTGTATAATGCAAAGCTCGCAAGATTTTTTGCTTTACTCTCGCACATCACATCGGCCCAATCATAGTGTTCCATTGCCCACTCGTTGACAGAACTATTCCAATAGTATTCACTATGAGCACGTAGCTTTTGTTTATTGTGACCACTTTCTAGTAATGTAGTTAGTTCAGGACGAGTTACCTTGCAATGACCAGGCAGTACATCTTCACGACTTACGCTGTAGTGAATGACAGGACGCACCCCACGCCAGCTATCAACGATACGCTTAATACGATCATCAGTTGGTTCGATATACTCGCCAGACATGACCCAGTGATGATGTATATCGAGTACCAGTGCACAGGTATCAGCAAGCTCTAAGCTGCTATCAATGCCCCATGTAATCTCGTCATTCTCGATAGTGATACAGTTACGAGCCTCAGGGCTAAGACGCGACATTACCTTCTTGATACCATCGGGACCTTGCCTACCACTAATATGAACATTGATCTTCATATCCTGAAAAGTCTTGCCATAGCCCATCCAACGTGCCATATCAACGTGATATTCAAACTCGCGGATACTGTTGTCTACGACTTCTTCGCGATCACTAGCAAGAACTACAAACTGATCAGGATGAAATGATAGGCGAACATTATGTTTGCGAGCAGTATCGCCGATAGGAGCCATCCAACGTGCTAGGCTGTCCTGAACATCTTGACGCGACCAAAAATAATGATAGTCAGGATGCGTATAGAAACTTAGCATATCACTGGTAATGCGTAACATACGCAGTTCAACAGGAAGAGTTGCTACCTTTTTGACAAGTGCGTGAGTATTTACGATGTTGCGTTTTGCGACATCCATAATCTTTTCTTCAACGATGCGAGCATTTGATTGACGCTTTGCCCAGGCTAGCGTGGTACCACCAGTGTTAAGACCCTCGACACTAGCGATCTCGCCCTTTTTGTTGATTTCTGCAAACTTACACGCAAAACCAATACGCTTGATATTATCAGTCATAGATATATAATTCCATAAGGTAGCAAGAGAATACTCGCAACATATTAAACATCATATACGACAATAGGCAGAATGTCAACCATAATGGTGACATCATAATCCAGCAAACAAACTTAAACCAGATACTTCTTCAGTAGGTTCGAAGTGAGGATCCTTAGTCAAATATGTGTCAGTATCAGTATAGATCAATCTAAACTTATATTTGTTCGTTAAAACAGACTTGATGTCATCAATACACAGAACCCTACGCTTCAGTGAATCTACAAAGTCAGCATACTTAGTCGTAGTTTCGTTGCAAATCTTAGCAGTATTGTTATTTGATTTCTTAGGTTCAAACTCAGAGAAGCATGAGTTCCACTTATGAAACACTTGATCTTCTGTTGCGATCCTGTTCTCTAACCATCCTTTACCGTACCAAGATTCAGCAGTATCAAACATCTCATATGCACCTTTAACGGCCTCAGCCATATTTCTCTTATCTGTTGTAAAGAAAAACTGACTGGAGAAGTTCTGTGTCCAGCGTTGATTATCTAAACAGAATGTAGGTAGCTGAATCGTTTGCTCATAGAATGCCATACCATAGCTTTCTACCGTACTAGGATTAAATGCTACCCTCGCACTCGTGATGAAGTCTACCTTTTCTTGTCCAATGATGCCGATCTTGATCTCGTAAGTAGCACCGATCTTTTTCAATCGTTCTTCAAACTTCTTAGCACCAGTAGTGCTTGTCATTACCTTAGCCGGTAACTTTGTCTGTTCGATCAAGTCGATGAACAACTCAGGATTCTTTCCCTCTTCCCAACGTCCGATGAACAGTACGCCTTCTCTAGGCTTGATATGTTGTTCAAGTAGTCCACGTTCAGTGATTGGAATAGGAAGATGAACCGCATCTTCAAACTGAAGTCTATTGAACTTACTCTGTGTACCAATCGTGATGTTATTCATCAATAACTGTAGTCGCATCATTTCGTTGACACTACTCGTGAATGGATTCTTTGTGTCTTTGAATATTTGACTCTCAAGATGAGTATAGGCAATAATCTGCACACACTCCTCAAGTCCTAATGTACTTGCAACCTGTACAGTTTCATATGTATTACACACTAATGTTTCATATATGTTAGTAGAGAATGCCTTGATGATCGCACTACGGAAGTTAGCCATTCTCTCATAGCAATAACTATCCTCATACATAAAGATTGCACTATGATCCGTGTACTTAAGTGGTTCGTCTGGATAGATAACAGTAGCATTGAATGATTCAAGAAACTCTGTGCTAAGACCTTGAGGAGCCTTGTCAGTAATAATATCTACCTTGATATCATGTGATTCCATCAACTCGCAAAAACTCTTAGCGAACTGTCCGATACCACCGTGAGGAATCAAGGTTTGTGAGCTAACAAGAAATCCAATACGCTTATTGTAGGTTTTCAAAATTCACCTTTAAGTTTTGCGAATACATATGCTTTGCTGCTACACCAATATGGAGAATGGTATGGGATCGGAACCATTTTAACAGGTGAATAAGTCCAATGCGTACTGAAATCTTGACGAAACTCATATTCAAGACAATATGCCCAAGTTAGCCAAAGAATCTTTTTGGTGTACGCACATCGTTTTGGTAGCCATGCGAACTTTCGAGTAGCCACTGATAACATAAGATAGTCTTTATCTGGATGGTACACTATGTTCCCCAACTGTTTCCGAACAAAGGGATATGTAATCTATCACTATAACGAATACCATGTTTCATGGCAAGATCAGCAACATTGCGATTGTTTAGATGATAGACACTTTCAACACCACCAACTGGCATGAAATATACCGAACCTCTAAACCCAGCTTCATTATACAACTTGGTGACTTCCAATGCTTCTTCAGCATCTTCTTCAGTTGCGATAACAAACTTGAGATAAACATGTCCTACTTGATAGTAATCACTGACGACCTTAGGCTTGATCGCTTCTTCACGAAGTTCACCGCTGCAACTTAACTTAGGACTAACAGAGAAAGTGACTTCACGCTCAAATCCTGGATATTCCAGAGGCCAAGTCCAATCTTCAAGATAGTTTGCAAACTCCTGAGTAAGCGGTTGTGTACCGTTAGTCTCAAATGTAATCTCTTTAAGATTAGCCATTTTAGGATGACTCAACAGTGCAGGAAAGACTTTCTGCCAACCGAGCAATGGTTCACCTCCTGTGATCACAAGATGCTCATCACGCCATTCACCGTGGGGCAATAGTTCCATGATACGATCAACAATCGCATCAATCGTCATCACTGGGGACAACTTCTTAAAGCGAGGATCCCATGATGCATACGAGTCACATCCTGTAGTGACCAATGGAAGATCATCATATTCTTTATATTCTTTAGGATCAATCGCTAAACGCTCAGCAGACATTTCTCCCTTAGGCATGCCAAAGCCGCCACATGTGAAGTTACATCCAAACGTCCTAAGGAAGATACTCGGGACACCCTGATATCTTCCTTCGCCCTGAATAGAATAGAATAGTTCGCTTATCTTAAGTGATTGCATTGACATCTTCCTCTAAGTAACGGAGCAACTCTTTGTCAGTAGGTTGCACTGTGTAGTTCTGTTTAAAGAAAATCTCGTAGCTATCACTACCGTACTTTCCTATACCATAAAGCACTTTAGCATCATTCTTGTCCCAAGTCAAGTATTGGTTGGACATCATTCGGATTCTCTTTTCCCGAACGGCAACTAAACCCAATGGTCTGATGACTGTGTAAACTTCTTCAGGAGTACTATTTATGAACTTCTCGCATGTGTCCCAATATGATAGAAACTCTGGTAGGACTCTTTTTACCGATTGCCTATGGGTTTGGTTCAGCATGATTACGCCCACCATGTGTTGCCACTCAGAGGTAATCTGTTGCTGAACCATTAGATCATCACGCATTGGTGTGGCCATTACTTCCACCATTTTTCCCAAGGAAAGATAACCCAAGAAGGCTCCTCAAACTTATTGATTTCGGTACCCTTGTAGTCAACTTCTTCTTTGCTATCCATGTTGTCTACCAACACTGCAAACTTCACATTGTTTCCCCAAACAGTTTCCCAACTTGGTTCATTGGGCAGGCAACAACTTTGCCAATCTTGCTTGATCCATGCAAGTGTAGCGCCAGTGTCATTGATATCGTCTACGATAAGAATATTCTTACGCTTCATCGTATCCCAACGACTACCAACCTGTTTGCGATCTTCTTCGTCAACATAACCAAACGCATCTTCTGCCATACTACAGTTAGATTCAAAATGCTCACTATCACGCAAACTTACATTAAGGGTTTGCACGGGGACATCTAAGTAATGACTTAGTTTCAATGCCAAATCAAGACCTCCCCTAGTGATACCTACAATATAGTCAGGCTTGTAATTCTCTTGCACCATCTGTCTGATGATTTCATGAACAAACCCATTGACCTGTTCGTTTGAATAATAAATCTGCTTCATTATCCTAACAGATTCTCATTCCATTCACGATGACCTTCACGAAAAGCCATGTTGCTCTGAGTTTCGCGAACTTCAACACGATAGCACCAAAGACGCTCTGCTTCACCTTGTCCCCAATGATCGGGAATATAGACACTGTTGATGAACTTATAAATCATGTCAGCGAGTGCTTCACATCCAGTTGCAGGGATGATAGTAAGCTTTGCCATACCACGCTCTTGCAACATCTTGAACATATCCATATCAGGATCATCTTCTGCAACAAGAAGTGTGTGATCAAATTGATCTTCAAGAATTGCCTTCAAGTCCTTCAGCCCACCATAATCCGCACACCAATTACGTGCATCAAGTGTGTTGGCACCAAAGTAAACCTTGATAGTAAATGAATAGCCATGAATCTTATTACAGTGACTGTCGGCCCGCCATTGACGATATGCACAAGGAAACGCATCGTGGTATTCTTTTGTGCTTGTATACATATATTGTGTCATCTTATATCCTTTGTAATGCGGCAGAGTTTCTTAATCGGGATGACGCATAGACCGATTTCACTATCATAGACGAATCATGCTATATTGTCAAGCATTAAAATCGGGCGATTAGTTGTTAGCACTTGCCCATACGTGCAATGCTAAGAAACTCAGCACGAGCAGCAGGATCGTTCTTAAATCCGCCACCAAGACGAACCGTTACCGTTGAGGAACCAGTATCTTCCACACCACGCGATTTTACGCAATAGTGTTGTGCGTCAATCATAACGGCAACATCATTTGTTTCAAGGATAAATTGTAGAGTGTGAAAAATCTGTTCGGTCAAACGTTCTTGGATTTGTGGACGCTTGCTGAAGTATTCTACGATACGATTGATCTTTGATAGACCAAGTACCTTTTCGTTAGGAACATATGCGACTGTTGCTAGGCCATCGATGATGACAAAGTGATGCTCACAGTTAGATTGAACGTTTACATTACGCTCAACGACCATCTCATTATATTTCATCTTGTTATTAACTGCGGTACACTTGGGGAATGCTTCATAGTCGAGGCCCCAAAAGATTTCGCCGATATACATTTTGGCAACACGCTTTGGCGTATCAATCAAACTGTCATCAGTTAGATCGAGTCCCATTGTTTCCATGATAGACTTGAAATGCCGTTCAATAATCTCGATCTTGTCAGTACGACTAAGATTGTTTTCTACAGTAGGAGTCTCAACTCCAACGTGAACAAGATGTTCGTGAACTCTGCGACCCAAATCGGGATCAGTTTTTTGTTTGTTAAAGCTCATAGTTAACCTTCCTTTGTGATGGTTGTAGTAGAAGAATGTAGACCACCTTTGTGCAGCCTACATTCTATTTAGTATAAGTTATGCGGCTGTAGATTTTGCTTCAGCACGGGCATTCTTCGTCTCAGTGATTTCATTGCGACGTGCCTTGACTGCCTTAGCAAGTTCAGCTAATGCCTTGCGAGCACGAGTGCCAGCAGCAGCGTTGCCTGCTTCAAACTTAGCAGACTCGGCCTGATATGCGGCCACTTGTGTTTCGATATCTTGATGTGCGTTCATTATTTTACTCCTTAAATATAATTGTTCGCTTAGTTTTAGTATTTCTCTTTGCGAGAATGTTTACGATAATCAGTAGTCATACGCGACCACTGTTCTCCGTTGCCTTCCATGATGTCGATGATACGCCCAATAGTACCGTCGTTCCAATCACTGATCTTGCCCATGTTAATATGAGCCTTCCTAAGTAGAGGATCCAACTTATTGATAGCATCATCAAGTGACCATGGAGTATATAGACGCTCATGATCGTTTGCAAACGTTTCGGGAAATGAACGATATGCTGGATAAAGCACATTGCATCCCAATGCGTCTGCTTCGCTTACTGTGTTTGACACCCAATCTTGAAGAGCACAGTTGAATACGACACGACTATCATTGAGGATTTCGTAATAACGATCCTTCTCTAAGTCTTCGTAAACTGTTAGCTTGCCGTTTTCAACCATCTTCTTGGTACGAGCCATGTAGCTTTGATTGTTGCTGTTAAGCTTACCACCACTACAGACTACGAACTCAACATCCTTGCTCGGGAAGCGTTCGTTCCATCGCTCAATCAAGTCCATATAGAAGTCTGGCTGTTTCTCCTGATCCCAACGAGCGGAGAATACCACTCGCATACGACGATCAGTAAACGGCTTTAAACTACCAACTCGACCAATGACTTCATACTTACCAAACGCAAGCCCTGAGATATTGTAGATGTCAGCAGTCCATCCTGCGATCTTCATGTTCATGACCATCTCTTCGCTGGTTGCAAGTACCGCACCATTCGAGAACTTGACGATATCATTGACCATATGTTCGTAGTTGCCCATCCACTTACTCATTCCCCATACATGAACAAAGTCATCTGGATCAATCGTTTGTGCTAGACAACGAACAAAGATACGAGGACGTTGTTCTGCTTCGACTTGATTGAGAATGTAGCCGAGACTTTCAAAGCCGGGCTGAAACATGTCTTCAAAATAAACTACGTCTTTATTAGTGACTTCACCCTTTTGCATCATAGCAACTAGGTTCATCATTTGACTCATCGCGAAATAACTACGACCATGTGCATCGAGAACTTGACCCACTACGATCTTTTGACTGTTATCAAGTGTTTGACCTGGAACATAAGTTACCTTAAGTTTACGATCCTTGAACACGCGACTGTTCCAGTCTTGTAACTGTAATGTATAACGAGCCTTATAAGACTCCAAGCCCAGGTAGAATAGTTTACGCATATGTTTTTCTTTCATTATAGATGGTTCACGGGAGATTTGCATCCCCCGTGAACACTTTATTAGATACGGCGAATATTAGTGCCTTGTTCCTTAAATCTTGCTAAATCAATTTCCCATTGATTTTTAACGGGCTTGCCTGCGACAAACTTTTGAAATTGCCGATAGACATAGCTCTTAGAACTATACAGGTCACGCTCATCGAACCTATAACCATGATCCCGACAGAAGTCGCGATAAGAGTCAAGATCGTCAAACACCTGACGAGTGCGGGAAAGATTAGACTTAACTTGGGCCTTAGCCATTTTGTATTCCTTAGAGTTTCATTTGTTGAAGGGGGATTAATGTATTGTATTCAATAGTTGCACCATTCTCACCATCTTCAGCGACAGTGATATTGATGTCTCGTCCAGGATAGCGAGTAGAGATCATTTCATACATCTCATCGCTAACCATTTCACATGAGCGATGATCAAGTTGCAATGTTCCTTCGTTGAAACTCTTTTCGAGCCAACGCTTGAACTGGATGAACTCAATGTCCCGATCATTGTGAAATACTTGTATTCCCACAGTGAAGTGGAAAATATGTCTGTGCGGGAAACCTAGAAAACTTACGTCATCCCAGTCTCCCGTTGCTAGTGCAGGGTCAGTGTCTGCACCAGGATACTTGTGAATGCCCTCACGCTGGAATTTCACAAATATCATACGTCTTGCATTACTCTTAATACGCTCTCGCTTTTCGGCAAGGGCTTGTGCTTGTTCAGGACTTTGTGTCATTATAATCTCTTGTTATCGTTTTTACAATATAGCACTGTGCTATATGTGTTGCAAGTGTTTCGGTCAATCTAATACTTCCGAAATCGCATCGTCACTATCTTCAATCTCTTCCTCGACTTCGTATTCCTCAACCGTGAACAACTGATTGAACATCGTAGATGCGTTAACTGTCTTCTTACCTGAGAACCCTTGACCAGCTTTCATCTGCTGCCAAAACTTGTCATACTTATCAATCATGTCAAGACTCTTTTGACGATCTTTCAACGAGAAAATCTCGTCAACGATCTCACCAAAATCATTAGTATCAAACTGGTCGATAACCATTTTAGGCTTAGTACCCTGTTCGTATCTACGATTTGCTTCTTGAACGGCAGTCATATGTTGATAGACATTGTGAGCCTGGAGCAAGGTATAGCTTAATGTATCCCAGCTTGTTTTTGTTTCTTTACCATGTTGACCTAAGAAACCTTGGCCACGATAGCACAAGTCTTTTACAGTCAATAGATCAGTTACTGGACTATCAGTGAACAACTTATGAATATTATCAGTTAATACCGCATCACTGAACTTACGATTGTCAGTTGCGTACTTCTTATCCTCGGCAGTTTTTTCCATAGAATAACTCCACTTCTTGTTATGCTCAAACGAGTTGTTGTTGTAAGCAAGACCTTTAGCAGCAGCAAAGAATGGACTAGCACAGTCAAAAGTAATCTGTAACTTTGGATTGTGATGCTTGCGAATGGCTTTTTGAATATCCGAAAACAGTACAGCATACTCCATGATAGAAGTACCAAGACAGTGAATAAGATCCTGCTTGCCTTCTTCAAGATAACCATCGTGAATGATACCAACAAGACGCTTAAGCATCAAGTGAATGTCAATCTTGTTTTGACCACCAAATGCCCAACCATTGAAAGCACGATCACCATAGACATTGGTATCGCAATACTTCTTCATCTCTTCATACCAGACATCCGACTGTGTATGATTACGACCCTGCAATACATTTAGAAACTTACAACGACCATCACGATTGTTGATGAAATACTCATTGTTGATGTGGGTGGCAGTAATCGCTTCTTCAATCGTGCTGATACCATGTGCTGAGGTACCAGTCTTCTTATCCTTGATATGATAAGTTGTCAGTGACTGAGATGGGATATCCAGACACATGCCATAGTCCATGTATTCGTCCATCCACTTAAGAACTTCAATACGCTTTTTCATAGCACGAGGACAGTTAGGGTCCTTCCAGTCAGCAGGCCATTGACACTTCAATATCTGGAATCCACCTGAGTCACCTAACAAGAATGTATTCTGGCGATCACGCTTACGAATGATAGACTCATTGTGGTCTTCTTTCGTAATGTCTAAGTTCGCGTGACCAGCAGAATACAAGCCCCACTTATATGTGTAGAGGCCTTCTTTCTCGTTAAGAAAGTTTAACTTCTCAACATCACCATTGAACTGAGCAGGAATCCTCGCTGCGTCAAAGTAGTTTTCACCTTCACGCTGCTTACCTAGTCCCGCAATAAAGAATGACGAGACTGCTGGTAGAAACAATGCCCAGTTGGGATCATGTGATGTTGATAGATTAACTTGTTCCAAGTTGTACTTCTTCCTTTAGTAAGATTTGTACCATCTTAATCTTGTCTTCTAGGTCTTTCTTTTCATGAAGCAATCCAGCAATAGTAACACTAGACTCTGCCAAACGCTCAAGGGCTAGTTCTTCATCACGCTTTTTCTTAGCCCAATCAAGCAATGATTCAGCTTCTGGGTTTAATCCAACCCCAATGGTTGAACCGCTAGCCCTATGCCAAGAGTAACCATCATATACCTCTAAGTAGCCTGAGTAATGGTATCGAACATCGCCTGCACCCCGAAGGTTCGCATTAATAGTAATATGGGTATAGCCAGGGGTGCTAGTGGTATTAACATACTTTCCCGTAGCATTGACAGACCCGATCATTATTTTGACTGTGCCGGCAGATAATAGTGATAAGTTGAGATCGTGTTTTCAACAACGATCAATGCAACGCCCTGATCAGAGATGCTAACCGTCTTGTCACCTGGAAGATCCATGATCGCAAGAAACACCTTTACAGGCCAGTTCCAAGAACGAGTAAGATTGCCAGTCACACCTGCTTGCAATACGAAGTTACCAGAGTGTGAAGACACGTCACCAAAATAGACAACTAGATTGCCATTGTCAGTCTTAGTCTTAAAGTTCATGTCTTCGCTATGAACAGACGCCTGCTTCTTAAGACGCATAACGCCTGCAACAGTAGGCTCAAACTTAACATCCCAAGAAGCACCATTGAATGTGACCTTCTTGATCTTGTCTTCTACGATGGACTTAGCCATTAAACGATAGTCGTTAACAAAGTCACCTGCCTTCGTCTCAAAGTGAATACGAGCAGGAGCATCTGGGTCTTCCTTAGTACCACGACCAACATTGATCGTTGACGTATCGTCATAGTCATCAAACGACAAAATCGTCTTGAGCTTTGACAAGTTAGGCATACCGAATGTACCGATAAAGTCAGCAATCGGAGTCTTGAACGTACCAGTTACGATAACGGTCTTGTCTTCGGATAGTGCAGAAACAGTAGTTTCAGTTTCAGTTCCGTCAATCTTTACGAGTTCAACAACACCAAGACCATATGTGTGTTGAATCAAGTCTTGTAGATAATCTTTCATTTCTTTTCCTTTGTAGTATTTAGGTTGCTATAGTGTGTATAATATAGGAAGTTATTGAGATTGTCAATGTTGTTGTTAACCGAAACTGAATAATGAACCAACTGTACTATTAGTGTTGGTATCAGTTCTAGTATTCCAGTTAAGAACACCGATAAGATTTTCAATCTTTTCATCAACAAGCTTACGTTCCATTTCTTTGTCATCAAACGGTAGATCAAGGAACCATTGTGGCAGTCTTCGTTCATCAGTTGGATACGCTATAGAAGTAATTCCAAGTGGATTGTTTCTAACAGTACATACAACGACTTTCATGCCATCTACGATCTTTTGACTATACTGATCGCCATTCATTCTACGCAAGTAGTTGTAGTTAATAGCCGCTAGTGCATGACCAACACTACACTTACCAGTTTTCTCATACTTGATCGTATGCTTAGTTAGATTATTGACTGATTTAGGAGAACCTTTAGTCCAGCTATCTTGTTCTGATAACCAGTCTTTAAACTCTCTGATCTTAGTAACGACTTCATCACGAGGCTTACCATCTTGAATGACCATGCACAATACTTCCATTAGAAACTCTTGTACATACTTAGGAGTATCAGCACGTTTCAAGTCAAGACCCATTGCTTTGATCTCACCCAACTTACCGTTAGTGTCCTTACGCTTATTTTCTTTATCAAAGATATTGATCGCATAACGCTTTTTAGTAATGAATAGAGCACGATCACCGATCAACTCTCGACCAGCTTTGATGATCTCGCCATTCTTACGGGGACAGTGAAATGCCTTTTCCATGAAAGCAGGGAAGCTTTCGTTTGCGATATCAGCGATACTATCATAAAGTTCTATGCAGTTTTCCTTATTCCACTCAAGTTCGCCAACATCAATCTGTGACTTAAGAGCGGGATATGCTGTAAAGTAGCATGAGTCAGTGTCACCATAAACGATTGAGTCACCGTCATGTTGATACTTGCCTTCGATAGTCTCATTGATCTGGCTCATCATATGCTTTACGATCTGACGACCAGACAATGTAGTTGATTGTCCGATACGCTTATCATAGAAACGACAATGCTCATTCAATAGTGCGCCATATGCTGAGTTGAGTAGAATCTTACGAACAAGCTGACGCTTATCATAATACTCAAACATATCAGTACCATATGCTTCTTTAGCTTGCTTTTGAAGTACTTTACGCTCTGAGTACCAGCGTGATAATAGACCAGGAATGATACCCTCTCGCTCATATGTAAAGATGGTACCGTTCGCTGATATCATATATGGATTATGACTGTCAAAGATCATCTTCCAGATTTCAGCAGCAGACATCTCTTTTGAATGACCATTTTCATAGTCAAGTGTGAGCATTGTACCACGCTCTTGGTTCATAATAGCTGTATATTCTAGTGAACCAAAGAGATTTTCCCAGAGAATAGAACCAGTTACTGCTTCGTCTTCATTAACGCTGCCTTTTTTGCGTTTCTTTTCAACACCCAGACGAGCACCTTTTTCCTGCATATACTGGTCAGTAAGTGTTTGACGGACCTGACCGATAATAGTTTCTGGAGCCATGTTAAGTGCTCTGATCGCTGAGGGGTATAGAGAGTTGATGTCAACTGCTCCGACGTATTCGTGTATCCCCTTCTTCGGTACAGCAACATATGCACCTGCTGCTTGTTGTTGCTCTCCACTAGACGAATCCCTACGCTTTTTATCAGGGACAACGAAACCCCGTTCATGTGCTTCATTATAAATCGCCATTTCAATCATAGCCACCGAACCCATAACAGTTGGTAGCAGTACAGTATTTTCATGCGCCAGGGCATTTGCGAGTTCAAGAAACTTCAACTTGTTGTGGATCTTAGCCACAAGCATAGTATCTTGTCTATTGTACTCTACGAAAGTCTTAAAGTCTCTATTGTATAGTTGATCAAGCGTACCTTCATACTGAGTCTTGCGTTCACCTAGTTCATATTCGCCAATAGCGTCAAGTGAATAGCTGTGGCGAGACTCATAGTTGTACTTCTTATACATCTGAAGATAGTCCATATGTATACGACCAACAAGATCATAAGTTTGCTCTTCGTTGCCGAAGCGTACATATGTGCGTGGTTTAGGAAGTTGACCCAACAGACAGAACCTGCGAGTGTCATTCTTAGACATCACGCGAGTAACACGATTTACCATATAGGGAATATCGTATCCTTCAGAGTTCCAACCAGTCAACACATCCGCGTCATCAATAAGATCAAAGAATGTCTCAAACATCTCAATCTCACTGCGGAACAAGAAACAGTTAGGAAAATCCTTAGTGAGTTCTTGTGCAGTCTCGTCCGACATGTGCTTTGGTGGCGTAACCAAAGTGATAAGTTGATCCTGCCAATCCAAATATAAGCTGATCGCTGTTACCGGATTGAATGGATCTGAAGTTGGACTGAAACCCTTTTCAGGATCAAAGTCCACTTCAATATCGAAGAAGCATGTATGAAGCTTTGGGGGATCAATGTTGAGATAGTTCTCAGACAAACATCTAAAGATTACAGGGACATCACTCTCGAACAGTTTCTTGTTAGAGTGAATCCTACGCTCTTTCTCGAACTCACCGCGTTTGCGTGATGAGAAACGAGTGATTGGATCGTTATAGATAGAGCGATGTTTGCCTTTGGGATCGGCATAATAAAGAACATAGTTTGTAGGATATTCTTTATATGCTCTTTTGCCCTCAGGAGTACGCTCAACTACATGAATGCGATCAGCATTGCTATCTAATATCGCGTCAATATACATTAATCAGTACGACCAACAGTCTCCAAGATATTATTGAGTTCAGCGTTTTCGTCGTTGGTCTCATTTAAGCGGGACTTGTGGGCAACCTTGATCGCCTTCTTGAGAATGCTTGGCTTGATCTCAAGTTCTTCTGCGATTGCCTTAACAGTGTCGTTAAGACCTTCGTTTAATGTCTCAATCTCTTGTAGAACGCCCATGCCTTCATTGATGATTTGTACCAACTTGAGCTTAGCTTCGGAATTAAATACTCTAGACATGTTTACTCCTTCTAGTCTGTGTAGTATATAGTATGTATAGTGATGAGTCAAGGTTTTGTTTGGGTAGTATTCCCAAACATATTAGACATTAGCCAAATCGCGGACCTTAGTCCATTCATTGCGTTGCCAGTCTTTACGCCAATCAGCAGGATGAACTCCATTGCGGGCATCTTCAGCAATCTTGTGAATGGCCGATAACTTAGCCTTAGCGGCGTCCAACTGTTCTTGAAGTTGTTCAATAGTCATAGTGTTGATCCTTTATGAGTTATCTTTTGACTATAATGTCAATGATACCTAAAGTCAACACTAAGTATACCCAAAGCTATTGGAAGATATGGTGATTCTTCTCGCCAAATATCTTGATATACTTGCCAGCTAAGGCATCTGCCATTACTTCAATCGGACTGCCTGGATAGCTGGAACCTGGCTTAATCATATTAAGCTCACCTTGTCTCACATGTACGAGTTCGTGAAATACGGTGCGGAGTATGTCCACAAGATTACGATTCTTAGCATAGACCCAAATGCTGTCTTCCCCGTCAACATGTCCGCCTGTGTGATGATTATTTTGTGCTTCTTCGGTATCCATGCTGAGTTCTACAGCAGGCTTATTCTTGATATGTAATCTCTTCACTGACCAGTCCACAAACTTGTCTACTTCACTCTGTAAGTCAAGATCAGAACCGTTATCTTCGTCAAGTTTATCCTTGATCCATTCATCAGGAGTTCTGTCAAACTTCTTGATAAACAAGTCGTGTAATGCTTTACCAGTGATATGATGCTTTGAAGCAATCTTACGCATTAAGGTGTCAATGGTGTCATAATCGTGCTTATCTAAAGAAGGTAACTTCTTTGCGAGGTCCGATACAGCGGATTCTAATATGATTTCATCACCGAGCATAAGTGTATTTATCACTGGATATGGAAATGGCGACGAAATACTCGCCGCCATTTCATTCAACAAATAGTTTAGTTTTGACCGAGCACATTCATGAACGCTTCTTTGCTCTTAGACACGATGTCTTGCAACTCTTCACGCTGATAAGGCTTTAGTGAAGCATACTTGCTCATGAACTGACGGATAAGGTTAGCAGGAATAAGAGTCTTGTTGCCGTCTTGGAAGACGATAGGATGACGGCCACCGAGATCAAGAGCCTTCTTAAACTGCATCACGATATGTGGAATCTTGTCCATATCAGGGTCGATGACTTCTTCTGCTTCATCGTTCCAATCGTCGTGAGCCGACTCGTTTAGCAATTCGTTGATCTTCATGTTGTATTCCTTTGTTTTATTTATCAAAGTGAAGCGAAATGCTCTTGTTGATTCACTATAGCAAACATCGTTTCCGATGTCAATAGTTATTTTACCTAAATCGTAATTATCTTGTCACCGGTGTGCTTAATATCTGCATAATAGCGTTGAACTTGTCTTCTCTATCTTTTAACCCACTGAGGCCAGAGTTGATCGGCTTAGTAACAGCACGAGTGTCTTTGAAGTTATCAACCTTAGGTGCTACTCTATTCTGCCAATACCATACTGCGACCTTAGCCGCGACATCAGGACGTTCTAATAGTTCAGGACGAGATTCAAGTGGAAGACCTAAGGCTTCTCCGGCTTTCTTGTAGTTATAACGACCAGTCAACTGAATGAAGCCGCGACCATGATACCGAGCACCGTCACCTGGCTGAGTGTTGCCTAATATTTTGGCTTTCTGTGGATTGTATCGTATGTCATATTGTCTAAAGTCAAGACTTCCACCGTGTTCAACAAGTGACATAAAGTTCTGAGTCTCGTGGGCGCATTGTGCAATAAGTTGTGCTAACTCTGCACCTTCAATGCCTGCAACAAATGCTTCTCTTCTTAGTGCAAGTGCAAGTGGAGTATGGATAGCAGCATTAACTTTTTGTAATATCTCTTGAGTAACTCTTGGCAGTTGATAATCACTAGCAGAGTAAGGAGATGGTTCAATAGTTTTTGGCATGATGGCCTGACCAGCGAAAGCGATAGCACCGGCGGCTGCAAGACCTTTGGCCTTTTCTTTCCAGCCTTCATCTAATCCTTCCGTAGCATCTTGTTGGACATTAATAGACAAATCCCAATCCCCCAATTTACCAGATAATAAACTCATGTAAGTTAGGCATTTTTCAGCATTTTCTTTACTATCAAAGAAGATTACTTGCCTCCACATACTTAGTTGTTCTATTTTAATTCTAGGATAAGTTTCGCCAGATATAACTTTTATGTATCTGTTGTCAGCAGCGATAACTTCCTTAGGATTTAGAAATCCACTCAACTCTATACTGTATGCGTTTCCAATATGCATGGCTTCTAGTTCAAGTACAGCAATATCATCACCTACTTTAACCTTGTTTCCAGAAGAGCAAGAGTTAAATCTGTCAAACAAATGATTTAGATTTTCGTCAGTACTATCAATGCTTTCGTTCAAAGTAGAACCATTTAATTTGGCTAACTTTTGTACCAAAATATATTCATAAACTTTTTCCGGTTGATTTGCTTTGTGTAGGAAATTGATTAGTTTTTGATTTTTTAATGTGGTTCCGCCGCCGAGATGAATTTCACCGAATCTTTTTTCTATTGATTCTAAGTTTAGCTTGTGAAACTTCTTGCCTTCTAACAAGCCTAGATCAGTTTCAACTATGAACTCATTCGCTCTCATTTCTTGCGGCCTCTGAAACCTGCTGGCATCTGCATGTCATTCACTGGACGCTTGAACCATTCTTCAGTACCAGGACGAGATATGACATGGTTAACGGGTTCTGAGACAGTACTCATACCACGGTGATCTGTTATACCAGCAAGTCTTTTGAGTTCAGATATATCCATTATCTTGGTTCGTACGGAACCATTGTAAATCTTTCAGGATCATAATCGATTCGACGATCCTGAAGCATTTGAGCAAATGCCGACATAGCGGTCGGTGCATTGTATATTATTCCCAACCTACGACCAGTTCTGGTGTCAGTTACTTCCCACTGACGATTTTGGTCACCTTGTTGCTCTGGTTCATCTTCGGCAGGTATAGGTGCCCGATCCTGTGCGGCAACCTGTTGTGCAGCAGCTGGTCTCGCCGGACCAGCATCACGAAGGTAAACACCGCATCGCTCTCTGATGGTTTGTTCATCAGCATTTGGAAACAGTTGTTTAACTCTACGAACCATCAACTCGGTAGCCTCTGATTCAGTACCGGCCCGTATAATCTCGTCTTCTTTGGTAGTTCCATTGATTACGATAGCCCATTCACTATCGGCATGTAACGGTTCTACACTGTATATTGCGTTGATAGCTCCAACACTATTATTAGGAAGTTTTGCCTGCACCTTACGAATCACTTTTTGCATTGCAGCAGACTGATCAGGGGCCCGAACTGTCTCGCCAGTATAGTTACCCGATCGTAATATCTTCCAAGCACGACCTGGTGAGATGTCATCATCATCGTCTTCTTCACCCTCAGCCTTGCTATTATATGCAGCTGGGTATTTTGACTTGATGCGTGAAACTTCTTCCGCGATGTTCCATCCACCACGAGCGATATCCATATCGCTAGATTTTGTCTTTAACTCTTCGGACTTACTGTTTAACTCTTTGGCGATTCTCTTCATCAATCCAGGAAATAACTCAGCAAACTCTTTATCTGCTGCGGACCCCTGAGGATTTCTTTGGTCTGCTTGCTTAAGCTGGCTAGAAGCAGTGTGCATCTGCCACTTGCCCTTTACATCATTCATATTCTTCTTGTCAAGGATTTGAACGATTGGTCCATTTCTAGAATACTGTGGGAAGTAGGTTTCACGGCTGCTAGCACCAGTACAATATGTTGCGTCTACACCTTCAGCAGTGTTAAACACATAGCATGAACCAGTATTAAGAGGAACATCTACTTTGAAACGGTCATCATCAATGAGAGTAATCTGTTTAGAATCTCTTTTGGCTTTTTCTATTACTTCCTGATCTGCTATTCTTTTTAGTTCTCTAGCATATTTAGGTTTGCGAACCATTTTCTGGATTTGATTAAGAGATGTGAACCTATTAAAGTCTTGGTCATTTGGTTCTAATAAATCACGAATGCTAAGTGCCTTCCACGCTCCTAATGCGTCACCAGCTTCACCGTTAACATCTTCGTAGTTAGCAGTATGATTTAGATATAATCGTGTTAACCATGCATCAAACTTATTGTCTCTTGACAAGTCACCATACTTAGTGTCTGCTAGTGATTGATCTAGCATCTCACTCCATAGTTGAACATATTCCGCGTCTGTTGCCCTGGGACCTAATCTTGCGATTTTATGTCTTGGTATAGTCTCATCATGTCTCATTGCCAGAGCCAGCATTTTCGTTTGTCTAGGATCGGCTAGTATTTTGGGAGCAATATTTGCTTCTGTGATTTTTCTACGAAGTTTCATGTTTTTACCTATTTGAGTATAAGAATGCTTGTTTTAGATATGCCATAACAGTTGCTAACTTTTTGCTATCACCACTTGCGATATCATTTATTACATGATTGGGTCCGGAGTTTCTCTGTGGTCTAAGTGATCCGCTATACCCAACTTCGACATCACCAGTTTCGTCGGGATAATAATAACTTGCCGCCATAACGACTGCATGTTGGATCTTGTTCTTAAGCAAATCGTCTTGGCTATTACGAGCATAACCATCAGACATATCGGGATCAGATAAATGCTCTATCATAACGGATAGTTTTGCAGCAATATCAAGTTTCTTTTTCGCAGTTTGATACGAATCATTTTTCATCGCGATTCCAGCTGCACCCTTAACATCTGCTAATGCTGTGGTTAGATATTTTAGCATTAATGGTTTTAACTTTGTGAACAACTTTGCTAGATTATCGCCACCAGACAATCCAGTTTGATCAAGACCTGTTGATTTCTTAGGGTCAAGTGTTCGGGCAGCAGTTCGGGATCGGCGAACAGTTGTTGGCAGTGTAACATCTTTACCAAAGCGTCTTTCGTAGTTGTCATATTCACTTGGGTCTTTGACCATTACTGGTTCCCAGAACTTCTTTGGCTTACCAATACCTTCTTTGATGTCATTCATTAATGTATTGATACTTGGGTTACTACCTCTAGTCACGCCCTCAGCGTTTGCCATGATTACCGTATATTTGTCACCGTTCCAGTTAACCGCAGCAGTACCAGTAGTTCCTGCGATGAGAACAAAGTTAGGTTCAACTTCTTTGATCTCTTTCCATTGAATCCTTTCTTTTTCTTGGAACTTTAACTTGTGAGACAGGTTCATATTTTTGTGAATGCGTTGGATAAGCTGGTCTGCATATGGGCTACCACGAACTGCTACCATTGCTTCTGAATCTTCGTCAAGTACTGATCTAAACATCTCTGACATCATCTTATGCAGTACAGTTGGTTCGGGTTCTGGTGCGAACTCTGGTACGCGAACTCTAGGTAACTTTAACCCTTTTTTTAACTCTGTTGCTCTCATTATATTACGCTCTTTGTGATTTTAAGATGCTGCGTAGCATCCACGCTTTTTTAGTATATAAATCCTGTAACTCTGCTAGGTAGTTGGCTATTCCTTGTGCCCTCTCATTTGTGGCAACATCAAATATGTCAGTAACAAGAGAGGTCATCTTGCCAACATCTTCTAACAACTCTGCTAACATAAGTTCGGCTCTTGGAATCTTATACTGTTCTTCAACGATGCTCAACTCTAACATCCGTGCTAAACTTCCTGGTGAGTAAGAATCTAATGACCTGATATATTCACCTATCTCATCAATAGTTTCGTACACTTCAGAATAGAAGTCCCCGAAAAACGCATGATATTGCGGGAAATCGCTTCCCTCTATATTGAAGTGAAAACCATGAACTTTAGTATAAAGTGCGAAAGTGGATCCCAGTAGTACTTTCAAGTTGTCTGCGAGCATAGATGTGTATCCTTGTATAGTGTATTTATCTCTTAGAGATAAATACAGATGTAGTTCGCGAGACGGTAATCTCCAACTACTCTAATGCTTAAAGGAGCAATCAGCATGTGTATTTATTGCGGCACCCAGTACCATCGTTTAATATATGAGAATCATTTCGGACCTATTCCTAAAGACGAGGAAGGCCGCTCATACGAAATCCATCATGTAGATGGGAATCATAACAACAACGAGTTGTCTAATCTAATCTGTGTAACAATCAAAGAACATTATGCCATTCATTTTGAACAGGGCGATCATAAAGCATGCCTCATAATGGCGGGGCGGATGCAAATTTCACCAGAAGAAAAGTCGCGGTTGGCTAAGTTGTCTAATACAGGTGAAAGAAATCCGATGTATGGCACGATTTGGATAACTAACGACATCTCTAACAAAAAGATACAACAGGACGATGAAATACCAATTGGGTGGAGAAAGGGACGGTTCTTTCCTCCAGAACATGCGGCCAGCTTCAACAAGAGAGATCAATCAGGGTCAAACAATTCTCGGTACAACAGAACTGAGTATCATTTTAAGAATACTGTTACTGGTGAAGAGGTCAACTGTACCCCTCTTAACTTTGCTACACAATATAACATCAATATACAAAAAGTAAGAGGACTTTTTAAGAAACGCATAAGTATGGTCAATGACTGGGTCATTGCTTAGATTGTAGCTCTTTTACCTGTTCCTCTAAACTTATGATACGCTCTCTATTGGTTGCTATTTCGTTGCTTAAATCTACCTTCATTTGTAGTCTTGCTAATGCTGACTGAGATTGTATCAACTGTACATCAGACTTAAGTGATGTAACTGTACTAAACAGGTATACGATTCCCGATAGTAATAACGGGATGATTGCTATCATAACTTTTTCTACCCATGGATTCATTTTTATTTTTCCTTCAGTTTCAGTATATATTTTTTACCAGACCATCGCATCACATCTGACTTTAACTCATAGTCGGGTAGTTCTCTGTCTAATCTCTTGACCAATGCATCATATAGTTGGATCCTACTACGCTCCCTAGCGGTGAATGCAATCCATCTTGGCTTATTTTCAATAGCATACTTCTTGATGATATCAATGACAGTAGCAAGTACTCTACGAGCATCACCCGTGTTTTGAATACCAATATATCTGTCGCCATCCATCAACAGGTTGAACTCAACTTCAATTCCGGATTGTCGTTCGCCGCCTATTATAGATATGCAAGTGTCATATTTTAGGTTATTATCAGTATTGAACTTATACATATGGTAATCGTCAGATATTTGAGTAGTGTACTCATATGGCTTAGAATCCAATGCCTCGTTTGTCATCGCAGTAAGACGCTTGGGTCCTTTACTCTGGAAACGACCATACTCTTGTTCATATGTACCTGGTGAAGGCAGACCACTGCTTTCTTCTACTGAGTTACTACCAACTAACATATTAGCAACATCACTTGCTTTGATATGAACAAGGCTTAATGCCCCCTTTGCTCTTGCTTTCCAGTAACCTGTGTTTTGAATATGCATCATCATATAGTATAGATATTTTGGATCTAATACTTCGGTGGCTGTGACTTTGATTCCAATGTTGTCTGGAGAGAATGTCTTGACTGGTGTACCAACTGTAGTCTCATTACCATTGCGTTGTAGCCAGAAGTCAGCATCCGGAAAGTTAGTCTTCACTGTGCATAGGTCTTTAAGTCTTGTTGGTGTGGACTCGGTTATGAACTCGTTTGCTCTCATATTGCTCTTGCCTGCCATTCGTCGCCTTTGCGAACAACATCAAGATGTTTAAAGAACTCAGTGAACATTGTATTTTTCTTATAACCATAGTGACTATATAATGCTATCTCTTCTATAATATTCGGGATATTTCTGATTTCAAAACTGTCAAGACCGGCAAAGGGCTCGTCATTGACATATTCTTTTATATCATCTACGGATGTCTCTAATACAGTAGTTAACCCGTCTACTAGTTCTTTCAAATAATCATTATATTGCAGGTAATCATCTCCTGCTTTATGAACAGCATCCCAATCAACACTACCTTCTTCATCAGGATCAGGGTATCGTTCAGCCATTTCGTGGTAATAGTCGTAATCATCGGCTTCCGCGTCATTAACCTTTTCACTTATCCAGTCATTGCCAACTTCTCTTATCTTATCTAATACATCCTGGATAACTTCTGGGTCAGTAAATCTAAGATCACCTTTGAGACCAGAGTTTGGTATAGCCAAAAAGAACTCAAGAAGATTTGGAAAACGCTTACTGATTAGATTTACTAAGTTAACCTGGTCATCATCCTCGTTCATATACTGTTGTGATTGGAAGTGAAGTTGATACTTCTCACCTTCGTGTTCTGGGTTTTTCGGGAGCAAGATATACATTCTACCCTGACGATTATAATGGTCAAAATAGTTTTGACCTCTTGTAGAAGCAGTACACCAACGAGTACCACGGCCATAACGACATGCGGCTGCTTCGTCTTGTGGTACAATAACAACTACATCACTGTCTTCATATACTTTAGATGCCTGGCCTTTTTCTTCTTTTTTATTACTGTTTTGGATATCATCAAGGTTATAATGACCACCGATTAGCAACATATCTTCAAAATCTTTATAGGTTTTGAAACTGTTGATGTCATTGTGTTCTGGCTTAAGCATTCTACGCTTTTTGGCAATGTCATATAGACCAAGTAAGTCATTGCGATTGATGTCTTCCAGCTTGAGGCCACCTTTGGCATACATTCTTGCTAACCAGGGAGTATATGCCTTGTTAGGGGTTGGGTCTTTATCTTCAATGGCACCGAGAATAGCATCAGTCCAAATCTTCATCCTATCAGGATCAGCGTTCCACCAGCTAGGGCCCATTTTTATTGAATCTCGTATACTTGTTAGATTCACAGGAGGACGCCGTTCATTACCTAAGGCCAAGATGAGTTTATCCCCAACCATTTCAGCGGTTTTGGCTCTACTATACTCTATCAGGAACTCACGGAATCTCATTATCTAGATAGGCCCTTCATGATAGAACTATCACTAAGTGGTTCCCAGGTAGTATTTTGTTGTTTAGGAGCTTTTTTCAGACTGTTATCATTCTTTTTGTCCCAAACATTTGAGTTACGCAGTTTGCTAGGAGTGAAATATTGTGTAGCGTAACCACGCTTTACAAAGATCACACCCTTGTATTTTGCAGCCTCTGCGTAACGATCTGTCCTAAACTCACCACTAACCTCACCAATGTTTTTAACTCCTGGCTTTTGAATCAACCAATCATAGAACTCGCTTTGTAGTTGTCTTTGTTCAGGATTACTTTGATCAAATGCCTCAATAGAGTTTGGATCAGTATAATAACTACCATCGCCTCGTCTCCAACGCTTTGTGCTTGCCACAGAATGAAGAGGCACTATGTGCGACCATCTTTCACTTCCACCGTGCTCAAGATTGAACTCGCGAATCAACGGACCAACGACATCATACATGCTGGCTTCGTCAAGCTGACCAGCAGGCTTTGCTTTATATCTACGCTGGCCTTGTTCTTGTCTAGCCTCATCAACATCCGTTGGCTTCTTACCGTGCTTTTTCATATTGATAGCAATAGCAGCCTGTTGAGCGGGATTCGCGGCTTCGTCAACAAGACCCTTCATGATGGAACTCTCATTTTTTTTTCCACCGTTGCCCCAGTTTGCTGCACCCTTTTTACGGCACTGAACTAATGCACCAGATGCATAAGCACTTGGCCAGACTTTATAGCGTGACTTCACTTTACGATAGCAAGCATCTTGCTTTTCATTGATCATTGATTCATGATACATTGGACCACCGCACTCTGGACATTTTTCTTCTGTTACATCTTGCTCTTCGTTAGTATTCTTTACACAGTTAGGATATTTCTTACCAAACATTGTCTTCATACCCTTTTTGTGATAGCCTTTCCAGCAGGCCTCGTCCAATGTATCGCGAGTATGGTCCCCGTGAGTTTCGCACATACCACAATCTTCGCATACCATCTCCATCTCTATGCTTTCATTGTGTTTCTTTTTGCCAGCACAATGAGCCTTTTGACTGAAGCCTTTTGGATGCGAGCAATTGATGCTACTCTTGTATTTCGCACTCCACTTTTCATCTAATTTTTGTTTTGCTATCCACTTGTCTGGAATCATATGATGTTTAGCAACAAATTGGTTATGCAGTTCATCTCCGGTTATATGATGCTTTTTGCTAACAAATTCCATAATCTCGTTTATAGTATCATAATCGTCTAACTTGATACCTTTTTCTTTTGCCTTCAACAGTAGTTTTTCTAGTTTAGCAACACTACCTGGTACTTCTTTACCAGACGCAGTTAATGGTTTCATGTTGCCTGACTTCATGAACTCTGGCTTTTTATCTTCGTTTGTTTTCTTTTTAGTGGCTACATTCTTCGCAGGGCCCGAACGATCTGGATTTGGATCTTCTCTACGCTTTTTAGCACCTGCATACTTACGACCTTTTTTGCCGATAGAATGTGCTTTTGCTTGTGGCAAACATTTAGGCTTACCTTCGCTACTACTGCCTCTTGCACAGTCACCGCGAATCTTGCCATCAGGACCAAATCTTACCCATTTTTCTTTGAACCACTTATGAAGATTCTCATCAATGTGATGTCTAAAGTGATCATATACTGCATCAAAGAGTTTTGAAGGATCGAACCCATGTATCTTTGCTTCATGTTCAACGGCATCAACGATAGCAGAATCACTAGGACTATCTCCGATGTAACTTGCGATCTCATCGGCAACACTCTTTACAGTGCGTTTGCTATTCTCTTGTAGTATTCCTCTGAGGATAGAACTCATATTACTTACCCTTTACATGATTCTTATTGTGTCTGTATTTATCGTCACGGTGATAAATAAAGATGTAGTTCGCGGATGGCCGTCCCAACTACTCTAATGCTTAAAGGAGCAATCAGCATGTGTATTTATTGTGGCACTACCAAGTATCGTAGAATATACGAACAACACAATGGACCTATTCCAAAAGACGACAATAATCGTAGTTACGAAATCCATCATATAGACGGTAACCATTCAAATAATGATCCGATGAACTTGAAGTGTGTAACTATTCAAGAACACTATGATATCCACTATTCTCGCGGGGACTATGCTGCTTGTCTTAGAATGTCATCTAGAATGGCATTATCACCTGCTGAAATATCAGAACTGGCCAAACAAAGCCAAACAGAAAGAGTAACTAACGGGACACACCATTTATTAGGTGGAGAAATACAAAGAAGATTAGTAGCTGAAGGCAAACATCATTTACTAAGTGGCGAAATACAACGCAAAGCAAATGCAAAGCGTATTTCTGAGGGGACCCACAACTTCATCGGTCCGGATATTAACAAAAAAAGAGTAGAAAACGGGTCACACCATTTTTTAGGACCAACTATTAACAATGACCGCATAGAGAAGGGTACACATAACTTTATGCAACTGTGGAAATGCGAAACTTGCGATAAAGAAGGAAAAAACTTAGCATCATATCATAGATGGCATGGTTCAAACTGTAAAGCTAGAAAAAACAAAGTTTAACTTATTTTTTGTTCTTGCGGTTTGCATTGTCTAGATAACCTCTTTTATTCAAGGTTGCCCATGCAATGTTTTCAGCTTCTTTCTTTGACTTGCCAGATTTTTCTTCAGACTTCTCAACATGTTTGACCATACGATCAACTTTAGCACCTTCAGTTTTTACCTTTGCAAAGTTGATAAAGTTATCTTTTGACATCATAAGATTTTTAACTGTTTCGTGCTTTTCTACAGGCTTCATTGCGTTAAGTTTATCTAATACTTCTTGTGCAACCCTGGGTGTAATTCTTAGTGTACTTTCGTCCTTAAAGGTCAGTGGTGACGCTTTATTAGGATTAAGATTTTTATTTAACTGAATCATAATGTTTGATTCCTGTGATTTATTGTAAACATGTGGAGCAACATATCCTCCTAGCCCAGTTTCTGGATCATACTTGTTAGCTTTATAATTAGTCGCTGCACGATCTGGGTCATGAACAAACATAGATGCTTGTTTCGCTCTTGATGTTGCAGTTGAAATGCCTCCGAAAGACCTAGATCCTGCTTCTGCCATACCTTGAACTTGTTTACCCTCAAGATATTCACGAACAGTGGCTAGATAGTCTGCTGCTTTAGTGATCTTGGCTTGGACCCAGCCTTCGATGCCTTCATCTTCAGATACACCTTCAAGCATTTCAAAGGTCTGTTTCGCATTCTTTGCTGCCTGGAACAAATCACTACGAGCCATTGAAACTTCATGATCGCGACGATCTTCCTTATGCGGGATGAAGCCTGACTTTTTGTTATGACCTTGACCTGGTACAATGATCAACTCTTCTTCGTCTAGGTGTGCTTCTTTTATTCTCTTACTTTCGTAGATATCGTTGATTTTCATGTTATCCTCATCTAATCCTGATCTATAATTTGAATCGTTAACTGAACTAATATCCATGTCCCATGTTTCAGGTAATATTAATTTCAATCGTAATAGTGCTTGTTCAGCGGCTTTTTCATTAATGAAGTATGCAGGATGCTGAGTCGGGTGCTTTCCTACTGCCGCAACAGGAACGCGTGGATATCGATCATTGTCCGCAAACCTAATATAATTTATCGAGCCATCTGAATGTGATTTTATTTCTTTAACTTCTTTAGGAGACGTAAACCCGATAACTTCAATTTCTTTCCAAACTGGATTAATTATAAATGACAATACTGAAAACATATCACCAACTTTAACTGTTTTTTTGGAATTTAAACTCACAATAGTTTGAACAAAGTGTTCAATTTCATCGCTTTCTGTCGATTCTAACATAGGATGATTCTTGTGCATTTGTAACAATAAATGTTTAAATCGTTGGTTATGCTTGTTAATATTGTAATGGTCAAATAACTTTACTGAATACTCATTAAGTTGTTCTTTAGCCAGTTGCACTACATGAAATTTAAGGTCGAATGCTTCTCGTACTGAGTTGGCATACTTCTTACTAGTTTTTTTGCCAATCAACAAGTTTTCGCCTTGCTTAGCAGGATAGATACCAGTTCCGATATTAGACCGTCTTTGTGGTCCACCGGTCATTGGTTGTGCTACTGTTGCAACTGAACCTGATGTAGTGCTTTCGCAAATGTCATTGATTTTCATCGATGGAATCCATTGTTATAGTGTATTTATCTCTATAGAGGTTTTTGGACAAAAGAAAAGCCCCAGTTACGGGGCTTGACTCATACTCATTAACTTAGTATATTATTCAGCAGTGGGAGTTTCTGCCGCTGTTGCTGCGGCTGCATCTGCTGCACCTTTGGCAGCAACAGCCTCAACATACATTGGACCAATCGTGTCCATGAGATGTTGTTGATTTTCCTGACAGAACACATATGAACCTGAGTGACGTAGAAGAACACGCTTGTCAACATAAATCTTGCCGCCTAAATCTCTATGGTTTTCGCAAAAAGTCCAATCCTCGGAGTAATAACGATTCTGACGTACTGCTGTATCAAAGTATGTCTTCAAGTATTGATCATACATCGGGTCTAAGCCGATATCGTTCTTGTATTGCTTAACTGCCGGATGAGAGTTGAGCTTTGCAAAAACATGCTTCTTCATTAACAAGAATCCAGTTCCAGTTTTTGACACTTCTTGCAGACCATCAGGGCCTTCTTCAGCACCTTCAAATCCGTTAACGACCCACTTGATTGGCATTGTCTTCATTGGATAAAGACCACCGATGACATCAACGTCGCGATTTAGTAGAACGAGCAAGTGCCAAGGTTCCCACCCGATATCGGCATCAACGAAGAACAAGTGAGTTGCTTCTGGCATTGCCAAAAACTTCGCAGTAAGCGTATTACGTGCCCGGCTAATCAAGCTCTCATTGGTCATGGTTTCAAGCGTCCAGTCAATACCTAACTGACGGGCAGTGTTAGCCCACTTGATGAACGACATGAATGTAGATTCAGTCAACATGCCACCATAGCAGGGCATTGCGATGTGAACCTTAGTTGTCTTTAGAAAGTCAACGTTGACTTGGATTTGACCTTCTTGTGGTTTTTGTTCTGCTGCTGCTTGATCAGCAATCTCTTGAATCTTTTCGACGGGAACAGTACGCTCTTCGCCACTTGGTGCAGTTGTAATCTTTGGTTTCTTAGCCATGAAGTCCTCTTCTGATGTAAAGCTATAAAGATATTTACATCAGGAAGAGGGGGTGAAATTATTTTTCTGGTAGATAATCGTTACTTTCAGATACATTATTTTCAGCTTTATCGGCTGCAATAATCTTATCGATTGTGTCATAAAACATTTCACGAGTTGCACGAGGTCTTACATTGACAAAGTTAACCAAAGTGTACATCTCATCGGCATCTGGAACCTTAGTCCAAACTGCGTAATCAACATAGGACTTATCGTCGTCTTCTTGCTCATCTCTTGATAGATAATAGTTGTCGCCTAAATCACGGACGATAGTCATATCTCTGCGATTCTTGTGAGTTGGCTTTTTTGTGCTTTCAGGAATACCTTGAGGATTATTTGAGGTCCGGCTTTCTAGGTCCTCACCTAAGCTGTACTTAAAATTCAGAGGTACTCTACGCCCTGTTCTGTCAACACCGTACTTTTTCATATACTTCAAAACAAATTTTGCTAACTTATCAACTGCATCAAATTCATTTAATTTTTCATCTGCGGTAGCGTGTCTTCGGTATGCTTTGTTTGAGTAGCGGGTAGAAAACACCTCATTGTCTTTTTTAGATGCTGCTACGTTGAAAAAATTAGCGACTAATTCTTGGAATTCAGGGTCATTAGCCAGTTCAGTTTGGAATTCTACCGTCTGCTTGCCTGCAAACCTTCTAAGAAGGAAATCAGTTCCTATTTTTCTATTTTTGATATAACCATCGATAACTGCTTCAGGTACCGTAGTTGATGCTATCTCTATGGACGGAGCGTTTGTGGTCCCACGCTCTTTAGCTCGTTCTGCTTTTTTAGCCTTATTTAAATCAGCTACTTCTCTGCCATATGCTTGTGCTTGATAAAGAGTGTCTAGTGTTTTTGAATCAAAGCGACGATGTAGATTTGGATTAGATTCTTCAATGCTCTCATTAGATACACAGTTGTTGACCCGACGACCTCCCTTCATCTTTGTGCCTTCTTTATGCTTGCCTGACCAGCATGCGGGATCAAGACGCTGCTTAGCTTCGCTTAACAGTTGAACGAACTTTGCCTTTTGAGCAGGGGTTGCTTCACTGATCATTGGCTTGATAGCAGCAACGAGTCTGCGAACATTCTCGGTGATTTGTAAGTTATTATCAAATGTAGGTTTCATAGTTTCTGCTTTATCTCCATATAGGTCAGTAAGAATTTTCATCTTTTTCTTAATGTCAGCACCTGCATATGCCTGACGAATCGCGCTTGCATCACGCATAGTTTGGCCCGCAATAGGAAACTCTGCAACATCGGTTGACATTATGTATCCATGTTTTGTCATAGGAGCAGGTGTTTGCATCGCTTTTTGTGAGTATGGTTGCATATAGGAAGCAGAACCATCTTTTTTATTTTTGAATGAGAATCTAGGATCGGGTGCGATTCCCATTGCAGGATCGCCCTCCATGTCTTTCTTACTTACCCCAAAGACCAATGCGGTATTGTTAACATCGCCGCCGTCATTTTCAACCTTTGCGATATATTCATTTGCAGAGTATGGATTACTAACTGCTATAATGTTCTTTGGAGGAATACCTAAGGCTGTTGCCATTTTAGCACGATCTTGTGCTGAGAATGGACTCTTTGGTTGGTCTTGTTTAGATGAGATAGCAAGATATGTATTCTTCAAGCCAAACTTCTCTGCCAACTGCTTAAAGCTAGCTGCATGGCCCTTGTGAAAAGGGTGAAATCTTCCTGGATATACTGCTATAACGTTCATGTCTTATTTATCGCATCCTGTTTGCTTTAGAGAAGGTCGCACGGTTAACAAACTTCAATGGCTGATCTGATCCGGTATCAACTAAACCTTCTCCACCCTTGTCACCAGTCTTCTTCAATACAGCACGAATACCCATTCCACCTAGACCAGGACCTTCTAACTGATTAATGATATCTACTTTGACTTTCATGAACTGACGCATGATGTTGAATATTGCATCAAGTCCCTGTGTTCCCTTAGCTTCTAAGTTAGCCATCTTCTTACTTGTAAACTTAGTAGATGCCCATTCCATGAAGTGCTTTGAATCTAACACGTCAGCATTAGAGTTAGTATAGGTGTAAATATCATTAGCTATATTAGACAAACCAGGTATTGGTGCCAGATAATCATTGACTATCTTTGCTGACTTCTTGATAGTTGCGGCAAGCATTTCAAGTTCTTTAGTGTTTACCTTAGCTTGTGCTTCTGCTACAGATTTCGGACCTAATACGATTACATCATTTGAGCCAAGACGATTAAGAATATCTGGGGTGATTGACTGTGTTTCTCCACCAAAGACCTTAGAGTAGAAGTGTAATGCTACACCTGACTTACTACGAGCCATTTTTTGACCAAGCGGAGTAGACCGATTAACAAAGTATTGAACTGTGTTAGGTGCTATAGCTAGCTCGTTCCCGACTACCTCAGGTGTTTGTTGCCACATTAAATCACCTGTGACAAATCCACGAAAGTCTTTTGGTGTTGCTGCTTCGTATAACTTCCAAATGTGTGATTGTGATGCTGCGAACTTCTTTCTATCGGCATCTACTTGAGGGTCACCCTTGCCCTTGTAAGCACGGCTCATAACAAGCTGAGCAATAGCATCGGGTGAGGTAATCATCTCTTTGGAGTGTTTATCACCGAAGTGGAATTGACCACTATCATCACGACCAAACACCACAGCAGGACTTCCGTCCCACTTGATAGTCATTGTTTTGGAATCTTGACCAAGTTGTGCTAAACGATTAACGACTTCCAATGCTGCTTCTGGGCCATCAATGTATATGATGTCTTCAACATGTTGTAGTTCACGACCGACACCTTCGTTCAATCGTTTACTCTCAGTGATGATCTCACGAATCTTCATTGCATACGATCCAATAGTTTTCTAAACCATTCGTTGCTGCCTACAGTATATGATTCTGTAAGTTCAATCAATCCTTTTGCTTCGTCATCGCGAGCCTGTGCTAACTTAGCATCTTTTTGTGGGTCATTCTCTAATGCGGTCATGATGCTCTTCACTGAGTTTAGATCATCTCCAGTTGCTTTAGGATTTAACAATATTTTAGCAACACTATCTCTGTCACGGGCAACAACGCTATTGTCATCGCGTTTCATTAGTTTAGCACCGAACGCATCAAACTTCAAGCCTAAAGCTTTGCCTAGGCTGTTCATAAGTAAAAAGATTGGTTGACCCTTGAAACTTGGATCGTTGTATGCACCACGAGGTCCATGCTGATGATATGGTGCAACGAGATTAACATCTTGTATGACCATGACATCTACTTGTGCGAGACCATTTGAATAGGGGACACCGATGCTGACATTGCGTCCATTGACTTTGGCTTGAATACCTTTGTCAATAAAGTATTTTTCAAGTTCTTTCTTTGCGGCTAACACAGGATCCTTTGGGTTAGATCGCGTATCAAACAAATCAACCAGATCATCTGCTTCAATCATTACATCAATGTCCCCAGCTGGATCTAACTTCCAACCAGCAGAACCAATGTCGCCAGCCATACGCTTTTGTAACTGTGCAGGGATGATTTTCTTCGCAGTGGCAAGAACTCCAGAAATATCTTTCTTGTCTACTGGATTGGAATCTGGTATTGCTTTGCCGCCCATTGTGGTAACTCTTTTCTTAGATATATTTATCAGTTAATGATAAATAAAGATGTAGTTCGCGGATGGCAGTCCCAACTACTCTAATGCTAAGAAGGAACATCAGCAATGAATATTTATCATTATCCTAATCACCCTGTAGGGTTTTATGTGTATGCCTATTTGCGTACTGACGGCACTCCTTATTATATAGGGAAGGGCAAAGACAGACGTTGGAAACATGCTAAGAATGAACAATATCAAACTCCAAAAGATTTGTCAAGAATAATAATCCTAGAACATAATCTATCAGAAATAGGTGCCCAAGCGATTGAACGTAGAATGATTAGGTGGTATGGCCGAAAAGATATTGGTACTGGGATATTACGCAATCGCACAGATGGTGGCGATGGCATAGCCGGACTGAAACAATCTCAAGAACAAAAAGAAGCACAGCGCCTCCGCAAGTTAGGAAAATCTAACGGAAAGCGTAGTCCTGAATTCAAAGAACAGCAGCGTACACGAGCATTAGCAAGGCCACCAGCAAGTGCAGAGACTAATGCTAAGAAAGGTGCATGGAAGAAGAACATTCCGCATTCACCGGAACATATTGATAATATCCGAAAATCTAGAGAGGGAAAGAAGTGGTTTACAAATGGCGTAACCATTACTTTCTGTATTGAGTGCCCGCCCGGATATTATCCTGGAATGACTAGGCTTAATATGACAACTTAATAAAATTGACGCCGCCACCTTGGAAGTCTTCGACCTTTGCCCTCATATAAACAAAGTTGCCATCAATGTTAGTGTACATACGAGCGTTAGATGCGATTTGCGGAGCAGAGTTTGCTACAGCATTAGCATTCGCGTTAAGTTCAAATACTCTGAACCAATCAATATCACCTGGTGCTGCTGCTAATGTAGCCTCAATCACGATGTTGCCAGTGCAGTTTGTTAGACTGATGTTGACAGTTTGCAAGTCTCTGTTTCCTAGATAATATGCGGCCGCAGGTTGTGAGTTACTCGTTACAGTGTAAGGAGCACCATTGCCAGGATTGATATAGGCAGTTTGTGGGAACAGGATCAGAGTAGTAGATTGAGACATTACGCTCTCACAATCTCTACTAAGACCCCGTCACCTACTAGTTCTTGTGCAACTTGTTCAAGAGCAGACTGTACATCTTCAGTTACGATACCATCAGATGAATCAGTGTCTTTAACGAGCTTGCTTAGTTTGATTACGAGAACGTCTTCGATCATTTTAGCCATGAAAATACTCCATTTTATAGAGTATTTATCTTAACTTTGTTGCTTTTCTAATTTATAGGTCTTACCGATTATACCAGGAAATAATAAGGTCATATATGTTAGTATTGCTGGATCATCGTAGTCAAAGTATTGCCCGGAATAAATCCATGTATGGCTAAAGCTATATGTATTTTCTGGTCGAACGAACCTATGTAATGGCCTGTTTGGTTTCAGTTTTGGATTGTTAACAAAGAACTCACACAACTCATCTCTAACAGTTGATTCTATCTTCTTGTCTTTGAGATAGGCTCTGTACTTAGCAGGCGGGTCCTTCTTGAATGTCTTAATACCTTGCGGTCCTATCTCAGCCTCGAAGATTTCTTTAGAATGCGTTGAACTCAATGCATAGAACTCATTGACTGCACCTAAATCATTACTATAGAATGAAATTCCGCTATAAGTGTATCTACGACTGTTACCCTCAATATTTTCCCCGATAAAGGTTCTAATGGTCGTAAGCATTACCTTATCGTTTGATAGAGATCGATGATAACGTGTAGGAAATCCTCGAGCATTTGGAATTTTTATCAAAGCTCTATACTTATATTTTTTGTAATATAAGCTTGGACGAATCTCAACCTTCAACTTCAATAACTCCATCTTCACCGATCCTTGCAGTTTGCTTTTGAGTGATTTGGAAAACGATCTCATCATTCTCCAATACTGCAATGATGTTTGAGTTAGAGATACGCTCAAAGAGAATCTTCTTTGAGAGAGGAACCCTAATCAACTCATCAATCTTACGAGAGAGTGGTCGTGCTCCCATCTTGCTATCGTAGCCCTTATCAGCAAGATACTCGACAACTGGTTCACTTAGGTTAAGCGTGATGTTGTGCTTTTCAAGAAGTGGCTTCTTGACATCATCGAGGAACTTGATAACGATCTTCTTGATAGAAAGCATGTCCAGCTTAGTAAACTTGCATACCATGTCAAGACGATTACGGAACTCAGGCTTAAAGAACTCCTTAAGAGCCTTCTCGTCTTCACCGGTTTTCTCTTGCTTACCAAAGCCGATGTTGTTACGCTCACTATCAGCAGACCCCAAGTTTGAAGTCATGATGATAATCGTATTCTTACACGAGACTTCCTTACCATTAGAACCAGTAATGCGTCCCTCATCCAAAATCTGCAAGAAGATGTTGAAGATATCGGGGTGCGCCTTTTCAACTTCGTCAAATAGCATGATTGAATGAGGGTTCTTGCTCAAGTCTGAAATCAAACGTCCGCCCTGCACCTGCGAATCGCTGAAGCCCACATAGCCTGGGGGAGGACCAATCAAGCCGCTTACGCTATGCTTCTCGCTGTACTCCGACATGTCGTACTTGAGAAGTGGCATATCTAAGTTCTTAGACAGCAGCTTAGCCAATTCTGTTTTACCCGTGCCAGTTGGGCCCAAGAACAAGAAACTTGCGATGGGCTTCTTATCGTTGCCGATACCAGCAAACGACACATACACCCGTTCAAGTACCTTGTCTACAGTCTCGTCTTGACCATAGAGCTTATCCTTAACATTGGATTCTAGATTAGTGATTAGCTCAAAGTTATCACCTGACAACTTGTCAGCAGGGACACCAGTGAACTTCTCAACTTGATCAAAGATCAACTGCTTAGTGATGATTGCATCCTTGTTCATGAGAACACGTTGCTTTGCACATGCAGCATCTAGCAAGTCAATAGACTTGTCAGGGTTCTTACGATCATGAATATAACGATCAGCACTTTCAACCGCTGCTTCAATTGCTTCTTGAGTGATATTAACACTGTGGAAGTCGTTCAAGCGTGTAGATAGACCAGCAAGAATGCGAACAGTTGAGTCATGTGAAGGTTCATCAATGGAGACGCGATAGAAACGACGCATCAAAGCACGATCCTTTTCAAACGACTCATAGAACTCTTCCCAAGTCGTTGAGGCAATCAACTTAATCGTGCCCTTAGTGATAGCAGGCTTGATCATGTTAGCAAAGTCAACTGAACCGCTGTTACCTGAGTTACCTGCACCCTTCATCGTGTGTGCTTCATCAATAAAGAGGATAGACTTCTTCTTAACAGCAAGTGCTTCAAGAATGTTCTTGACCTTTTCTTCAAAGTCACCACGATACTTAGAACCTGCGAGCAAAGAACCAACTTCAAGCGAATAGAGTTCGTAACCTTCCAAAAACTCAGGGACTTCGTTGTTGACGATTGCGTTTGCGATGCCTTCAGCAATAGCAGTCTTACCGACACCGGGATCACCAACCATCAATACGTTACTCTTGAACCGCTTAGCAAGAACGTTAATGATGTCATCGATTTCCTTAGAACGACCAATGACTGGTTCTAACTTCTCTTGTCGTGCAAGTTGAGTTAGATTAGTAGTATACTCTTCAAGGATTTCGTCAGCTTGAGTTTCAGTAACTGCTGCAAAGTCACCGCCCTTGTATGTTTGTTGCCAGTGCGTAAGAAAGTCCGCCTTGCCTACACCATACTTCAATAAGAAATAGTGAGCGTGGGAGTTAGCTTCTTGAGCAATGCTTAGAAACAGATCAATCGTTTGAACTTGGCGGCGGCCGGTGAAGAGAACCTGCGTAACACTGCGGTTCATGACTCGCTCAAGTGTGTTGGTACGCTTTGGTTTGAAATCAGGATTCGCTGACTCAATAGCATGTAGACCATTAAGATATGCATCAATCTCATTGAGCATCAAATCAATTTCAATTTGGAAACTTGCCAAACATTTCTTGAAGGGAGGATGAGAGACAAGTGCTAGTAGCAAATGTTCTGTAGTACAATATTCATGCTTACGTTCCTTTGCTGCTTCAATGGCACGTTCAATGATGTTTTCGATTTCTGGTGAAGGTTGCAATGTTTAATCCTTTAAGTAGTTTGGTTACGCTTGATACTGTCAATAATATCAGAGCTTATATTAGCTGGAATGAATGGTTTTAGCAATAGTATTTGGTCGCCTCGACCTCCGTTAGCAGTTGGCATCCCATGACCTGCTACCCGGATTTGATATGTCGGTTGTGTTCCGGGAGGAATATCAACGTCTAACATGACTCCTCCAAGTGTAGTAAACGGAATCTTTTTACCTACGATCAGATCCAAAACTGAGATAGGCACCGTTGCAGTAAGGTCATCTCTTTGACGGGTGAACCTAAGATCATCTAATATTACAAATTCAATGATCAACGCTGAGTCATCGATTAGATTATCATATCGAACCTGATTACCTGTATGTATACCACGCGGAATCTTGATGTTTACAACTTTTCTACCTTGAGGCGTATCTAACTGCATAGTCTGTTCAGCTTCATTAAACACATCTAGTAAAGACACCATTACCCTAGTACGATATGTTGGCTTTTGCTGCCGGGCACCGTATCCACCTCCTCTACCAAATGCATGTTCGAAAATGCTGTTAAGGTCAAATTGATCAAATATATTTCCTGGATGTTGTCCAAACGGATTACCTGGATGTTGTCCAAACGGATTTTGAGGGGCAGGGTTGTCGTAAATGGCACGTTTATTAGGGTCGCTTAGTGTTTCATATGCGTTAGTGATTTCTTGGAACTTAGCGAGATCGCCGCCCTTGTCTGGGTGATGTTGCATTGCTAATGTTCTAAATGCTTTTTTGATTTCGTCTTGGGTAGCAGTACGACTTACACCCAATGTTGTATAATGATCCATCTTTAGATGATACTACACTTAATAGAATATGTCAAGTATTATTTTACCGCAGTGTCAATATTAGCAGCACCCTGAATCTTTTCTTGAGTACGGCCAAATGCAGCAATACCAAGAACAGCACCCATTGCGATATGGAATAGTCCTGCACCTTGAAGGGTGATTGGTTGCCAAGGTGTAGTAACACTACCTTTACTTACGACTTGTAATACTGACCAAGCTACAGGAAAGATAATGAAGTCGGCAACACATACTGCCATGTACATCCAACCCATTGCTGGACGCCACTTCTTATTGATCCAGTCTTCATTGTCATTCTTGACTAATACTTCTGCGTTTTGAGCAGCATTGTTTCCTGCTTGAGTTAATGCTGCATTATTCAGATTCATCATCTGATTTGCTTGATCGTTACGCTGTTGCACTTGTCCCATAAATCCCTCATCATTGACCATTGAATCATAATGGTCGTCATTACGAGCAATAATATCTAGTTCTTCTCCGACCTCTTTGGCAGGCATTATCATAATCATATTACATGCCTGCCATAGCTTTTAGATTCATAATATATTCATCATTCTCGTATACTACTTTAGATGGTTCAATCCCTGCACGAATGCGAAACTCGTTGAGTTTGTCTTCGTCCTCAGTTTCTTCAGTTTCTTCTTCTTTGTCTTCTTTTTCGTCTTCTTTATCTTCTTCGGTTTCTTTTTCCATCTTGTATTGATTTGGATTTAATATCATGTGATCAGCGAGTACCTTAGGATCAGCATCGTATTCTTCGTCTTCGATACTGACTTTCCAGTCTTTCATCTTCATACCAGTTAGTGTTTCTAAATCTTCTAGTAACTGACATATTTTATCAGGCACAGTTGACCTACGTCTCATCTCAACAAAGACTAGATATTTACCAGGTTCCAATTCACCGTCACTCACGCTGGCATCAAGAACAAAGTCATAGCCACGCTCGAACCAGCTTGTCAAGTCTTTAGCAGCTTGTTCAGAATTTATAATAAATGTAAGTGTAACAATGTCACTATCTTTACCCATCTTAGCTGAATATTCGTCAACGGTGATGACATCATCCAATTGACCTTCCATATCCATATAATCTAGGCTTTCAATTAATCTTTTCATATGTTATCTCACAATGCTGGCGGCATGCCGCCCATAGATTGAGCTTGATCAGCTTGAGTTTCTGGCCCTGAATCTTCAGTTTGAGTCGAATCGTCTAAATCTTCGTTGTACGCATCTTCGATATCGGACAGATCGATAGTCGAGTCAGCAAGATCGATAGAACCTTCCTTGATATCGTCCATTAACTCGAATGGAATCTGGATTTGAACGAACCAAACTTTACGTTCTTTCATTTTAGGATAGCGAGTTCCTGGTACAAAGTCTTCATAGTCTTGTACTTGTACTGGGACTTCAAGCTGACCTTTACCAAATGTAACTTTACATCCCACGTTAAGCAATCTAAGTGCTCCGCGTGGATCAGGCATCATCTTATATGGCCACATAAAGATACACTTTGCTGAATATCTACCTATTGTCGGCCCTTGAACTAACTCACCAAAGATCCAATTCTTAAATGCATAGAGATCAGCTTCGTCTAATACTCGTTCAAAGTCCAATAGGGTAGACATGGAGCCATCGCTCATATATATGTTTTTGATGGTGTCAACGATGCTAACGAAGTCCACATCGTTCCAAAACTTATCTGCTGGTAAATCACTCATAAAAGTATTTATCTTTCTTGACTAAATAAAGATGTAGTCCACGAGTCTCTAACCTCTCCGACTACTCTAATACTGTAAAGGAGTATCAGCTATGACTATTTATTCTAAGCCCAAACAGCCCAAAAGATTAACTCACCTTGCTAGAAATATATACAAAAAACACCATGGTAGCATTCCTAAGGACGGGGAAGGTAGATCATATGATATTCATCATATCGACGGTGATCATCACAACGATGCCATCACAAATCTTATCGCCGTTCCTATACAAGAGCATTATGACATACACCACAACCAATCTGATTGGGGAGCCTGCTATGCGATTGCATTAAGGATGAATAAATCTACTACGGAATTATCCGAGCTAGCATCCAAAATCAACAACAAAAGGGTAAAAGACGGAACACACCCCTGGTTAGATCGAGAAAATCAATCTGCAAGGGCGATAAAAAGAGTTGCTGCCGGAACTCATCCTTTTTCCGGGGATAGAGGCAGTGAACTGAGTAAAAAAGTGCAACTATCTCGTGTTGCTGCAGGAACACACCATCTATTAGGCGGAGATGTCCAACGCAAATCTAATGCTAAACGCATAGCAGACGGTACCCATCACTTTCTTAGTGGCGATATACAAAGACAGATGGTAGAAGACGGAACTCATCCGTTTTTAGGTGGAGAGATATCGAAACGCACACAACAATGCCTCGTCAATAATGGAACTCATTCTTTTCTAAAACCAGTCACCGAAACTCATCCTACTCAAACAGTTTGGAAATGTGAGCATTGCAACATTGAAGGAAAAGGAAAATCTAACTATAAGAGATGGCACGGAAACAAGTGCAAGTCGTGCCCGATGTCGTAGATTAATATTTATGCTAGGAAACAAATTCCTACATGCTAATAGTTTACTTACACCTATCGTTTTAAATACATGTGAAGACAAGACTAGTCTTCGAACAGTGTATCAAATTAGGAGAAACATTAGTGACTAAACGCAAAACTAGCGCCCTTAGACAGAAAGACACACGTTCAACGAGAAGATATTCAGAAGAATCCGAAAGTAAAACTTTTTACAGGAAAGAATCCAAGACTATCGACTTTAACCAAGGACAATCCAGACAGTACAGAAAACCAATCAATCTAATACCACAGAGTATAAATCAGGAAAAATACATCATCGCATTGACCGACCCTGAAACAGATATCGTAGTGGTTTCTGGACCTGCTGGAACTGGAAAAACGTATCTTGCTATGCTAGCAGCAATAAAAGCTATGAGACAAGGAGACTGTGAAAAAATACTACTAACTAGACCTGCAGTTGCAGTTGACGATGAGAAGCATGGGTTCTTACCTGGCGATCTCAACGAAAAAATGGAACCGTGGGTAAGGCCTCTATTCGACGTACTAAGAGAGTTCTATTCTACAAACGAACTTGAACGTATGGTTGAAGAACAAATCATTGAGATTGCACCACTCGCTTTCTGCCGTGGCCGTAACTTCAAAGACAGTTGGATCATCTTAGATGAAGCACAGAACGCTACACCTAGCCAGATGAAAATGCTAATGACTAGAATTGGTGAGGGCAGTAAGATAGTCATTACTGGAGATGTAGAACAAACTGATCGTAGAACACCCGATAATGGGCTGTTAGACCTCAAGCACAGGATCCAAAAACATTCCGTTCCAGGCATGATTGCTTGTGAATTTGATACAAAGGATATCAGAAGACATAGAATCATCGAACATATTTTAACGATGTATACTTAACGTAAATGGGGCGAAAGCCCCATTTACTATTTCAACTTCTTGTCTTCTTGCTTGTTTTGAGTAGCAGTCATAGATGCTTCTTTCTCAAGTTGTGCGATCAGATTAGGATAAACCCTATCATAATAGTCACGCATCTTGACAAAATCTGCATCATGCTCTTTGCCTTCAATGATGCACTTGACAATCTTTCTTTCAGCGAAATCAAGAATGACATTGCAACTTGTTAGGTCGGAGTTTCGAACACGCTTGTTCATTGCAACTGCTTCGTCAATCTGTCCGCCTGCTTTGCGGGTAAAGGTTATAAGTAGGTATCTCACAAATATTCCTCCACTTCTTCTGGATTATCATAGTTTACATAGCGACCTTTTTCATCATTCCAATGACGGTTGTCATAGAACTGAATGATGAAGAAGTGTCTGAATAGGCTTAAATCAAGTAATACTCCTGCATGATCACAGTGAGTATCCCATCTGAAGGTGAACCCGATAAGAGCGTTTACTCCTCGGCCCAACCGCACTTCTAAAGTCTTGTTCTTAGATACTTTCCAATACTTTTCAATATAATCTTTTTGACTGATATGCTTGAAAGACCAGTTAAGTTCAAATCCTAAATAAATCATGCTGTTAACTCCACTAATGTTGCTGCTAGTGAGATTTCTGGAATACCAACTAGTGATAGATTTGCGAGACCGTTACGAATAACGATGATGCTTGCGTCTTTACGCTCTTGTGTTGTGCCCCATAGATCAAGATTATCATACATGAATCTGTAGCAATCCTCAATGCGAGTTGGGTGAATAGAGATATACTGCATCAACTGTTGACGACCTTCAAGAATCTTTCCTGCCTTAAACAACTCAGTTGCCTTGATCAAGATTTCATCTTCGCCGTTGCCTTCATCGTGAATAGGAAGTAACACGCCAGACTTAGAGTTGTTCTGTAGTTGATTGAGACACTTGCGAAGATCGGGATATGACGCTCGTACATAAGTATCAAGTACGTCCATATCAACATCAATGTTTTCAGTCACAAGAACCGTAGCAGCACGGACTGTAAACTCAGTCATGTCTGGCTTTGCGATATACATCTTGTAGCATCGGCTTTCACGCAATGCAGGGAGGATCTTGTGTTCGTAGTTACATGTTAGAATGTAACGCACTGTCTCGTGATATGTTTCCATATCACCACGCAATGCTGCCTGCGATTGATGAGTTAGATAGTCAGCCTCGTCAAGCAATACGACCTTAAACTTACCAAAAGGCATCGTTTGAACAAAGCTATTGATCTTCTCACGAAGCATGTCAATGCCGTTCTCGCGTGATGCGTTGATCTCTAATACATCATAATCTTCAACACCGAGTTCCTTGATAAGAACCTTAGCGAGAGTTGTCTTGCCTGTACCAGGCTCACCTGATAGAAGTAGATGTGGAATTGAACCTTCTGCGATCCAACCTTCTACCTGCTTCTTCTGTCGTTCATCAACGAATACGTAATCGCTCACTGAGTTTGGCCTGTATTTTTCAACCCAAAGTTTATTCTTCATTTGTTGTCTCATCTTCAGGAGTAGGGGTGTATACGGGGATGTCGATGCTCTTTGCAATAGCATGGACTTTCAACATGGCATAGATAGTTAAGCTTGCGATGCTCAACACTGCCGCGATCGGTACGATTTTCTTGTTCATGATTTCATATTAGTTGTTATGTGACGATAAGTCAAAGACATTGGGTATAATGTGAGGAATTGTCAGAGATGGCCGCCATCATTACGCGGTTTATCTTTCTCATCTCTGACTTCTATAGGGGCTTGGATTTATTACAGTGTACCAAGTATCGTTCTTCCTAGTATTCCTTATCGGTCATCGTATAATCGTTGACGTATTCTTCGCTTATTAATAAAATATCATTTGGATCAACCTTACGGATTACTTTCTCGCCGGCATCGTACTCAGACGTTGAATACTGATCCGGAGACCGTATTTTTTTTGCAATTATTTCCATGCCATCTAGTAAAAAGTCCTTTACTTTTACCTTCCTTATTACAGTGTTCACATTTCCATTTAAACTGAGAAGGCGCATCAGGTCTTTGAAAATTATGAGTACCATTTTTTAGTCGTTCTTTGGCATAACTGTTATTTAATAAATTATGGGTACCGTTTTCTACTCTTTGTTGATTGTTTCTTTTTGATATCTCGCTGCTCAAGAAATGATGGGTACCGTTTTCTACTCTTCTCAAGTTTTCTATTCTGCCTTTTTCTTTATTCAAAAAAGGGTGAGTACCGTTTTCTACTCTTCTCAAGTTTTCTAAACTTGCTAATCTAGACTTTTCTTCGGGCGACAATTTCATTCTATAACCCATCTTTAAGCAAGCGTTATAATCTTCTTGAGCATAATGTATGTCATAATGCTCCTTTATACTTACTATTTTCAAATTATCTAATTCATTGTTTGAATGATTGCCGTCTACATGATGAACTTCATAAGTTCTTCCATCTTCATCTTTTGGTATTGCACCGAAATGATTTTCATAGATTTTACGATGCTTGGTGGTACCACAATAAATACACATGCTGATTGCTCCTTGTAAGCGTTAGAGTAGTTGGGGATTACGAGTCCCGCGAACTACAGCACATGTATTTATCATTTAGTACTCCTTATCGGTCATTGTATAATCATTGACATATTCTTCACTTATTAATAATATGTCAGCGGGGTCTACTTTTCGGATTACTTTCTCGCCTTCATCATCTTCAATGGTTTGACCACGACTCCATCTTCCGTGTGCTATCATAATATAATCGCCTGCTTTAACGTCTTGTACTTCTGGTCCAACAGCGTATACCTGGGCCCAGCGAGGACGAATCCCCGCACTCTTCATGTCGTCATTGAGAATGATTAGTCCTCCACGACTAATGCGTTCCCTGAACTCCATACCATATACCAAAATAGTATCCTTGAGTGGTAGGAGCTTTCCTACTTTAGTCCTAGTTACGTTAACTTTTTCAGTCATTGTTATTTAGTTTTCTTTGCTTTAGTTGTTGGTTCCGGTTCAAAGAAGTCAGGAGCTTCGCTTGCTGGCTTAATAACCACTTCTGCTTCTGCTGCCTTAAGTTCTTCGATATCTACTTCGTCTTCTAGTTCTGCTTCTAGTGCTAGTTCTTCGGCTGTTAGATCAAAGCTTTCTTCAGGTGCAGTGTCAACTTCAATAGGTGCTTGCTTGCGGTCAATCACGTTAGCAGCACGATTGGTAACTGAACGCTGATACTTATCACTGACTCTCTTTGTTACCGGGACAACTACGTCTCCCTTGCCGTCAATGATATCACCTCTAGCATTAACATTCATATTTCCTACTGCACGAACCCGTTCGTTCTTTGCTGCTAGAGCCGTCATGTCAAGGCCCTTGCCTAATGCTGTTCTATGTATAGCCATTATTATTCTCCTTTAATATATTTATTGTCATTAACTGCTACTTTAAAAATTCATCTATTGACAAGTCGTAGTATAATGAGTTGATCCTGTGTATGCCGATCAAGTACAGTACAAAACTACTTACGCTAGAGCCACGCCCCACGCCCCAAACAATGTTGTTTCTACGCATCGTGTCTACAAGATATTTCAAATATCGCAATAATATGAACATATCACGTTCTTGATATAGTAATAGTTCTTGACCAGCTCGTTGTAGTTCTTCTTCGGTACTACATTGTTCTAATGCGAACTTAGCAATGTCAAAGTTCTTGTATGAGTCTGGTAGATGCCAGTTGTCCTGACATGCTTTATCAAACTCTTCTATTGTTTTTGACTCGTCTATAATGTGATGGACGAGGCGGGGCATATGATCTAATCGTAGATTGTCATCGAGTTTGATAGGAACCGTTGTTAACACATTCTTTAGTGTTATGTCTGGGTCAGTTAGGTACATATCGCAAATATCTTGCTCAGTGTAAATCTGTTGACCGTACTTATCCCTAATCATAGATTGACTGTAGCACGTTTCGTTGTGAATGTCAACTACATTTCTTTGTTAGAGTTGATATTGATGGTATTTTTCATCTTTTGCTTAGCAAACACTTCATCCAACTTCTTGCTCTGTTGCGTTTTGTAACTTTCAAGAACCATGTGCAGTTGCTGAATAAGAGGACCGTTACCAGTACGATATGCAAATGTTAACTTGTTCATCAAGCTTGCAACAGTTTCTTGAAGTTCTTCTAGCGTCTTGTCTGTTAAATCGTTAATAAAGGGATGTTCCATATTATGCGATTACAGCCTTGATTACAGCGAAGTTGAATACTGGAGCATCAGATGCGGTACCACCTGTTGTATAGAAGGTAATGTTAAAGCTAGATGCTGCAACCGCACTAACGAATGCTAGATATGTATTAGTGGCAGATTTAACTGAGACTTGCACGACATCAGTGGCAGCAACAGTTGAGTTAGTTACAGTGAATGTTGTAGCTGTAGCTGATCCAGCAGCGGTAAACAATGTGATCGCACCGTTAGTCTTGTTAAGTGTAACGCCTGTAGTTCTGCTGATAGACTGAGTGATGGCACCACCAGAACCTGTACCGTAACCTAATCCACCTGTACCCGTTACAAGAGTGTTGCCCACAATATTTACACCAGTACCAGAAAATGTTGCCATTACTGTTGGGGTAATACTACCAGTTGCTGTCGTAAAAATCGCTACATTAGTAGCTCGGCTTGTATCGGTAAAGTTTTCTGCTGCTATTAAATCTACACGGCCAGTTGATACGTTACCAAACTGCAAAGTTCCGTTGCTGAATCCACGTGCAGTGAACTGAGTTAACGTGTCACCCGATTGAGATTGAGTTGGACTAGCAGCGGTACCTCGACTTGCACGACCAGTAAATGCTACATAACTACCTGTGCCAAATGCATCTTGTGTGATGCGAGTATTAGAACCATCAGCACCTGATATGTGCAAATCTGTTCCAAGAGTCGTGCTATTGCCAGTTACTGGATAGCTTACAGTTTGTGGCGTTGCTAAAATGTTAAGTTCTGCGTCTGGAGCAGATGTACCGATGCCAATGATACCAGTTGTTGTGATATTACTACCAACAGTAAGAGTAGTACCGATGTTTGCTGCATAGTTTACTTGAAGATTGCCAGTAACAATATCGTTACCGGTTGTACCTGCTAAGTCTATTCTTTTCCATATTGAAGTGCCATTATAGCTAGTTGCACTAACGCCAGCACCATTTGCAGTTGTTAATGCAAATGCATTGCCGACTACGCCATCAAATCCAGTAGTAGAGACCGTGATGTTAGGTGAGCTAACAGTCTTTACATAATATACTGAGTTTGCGACTAATCCACCATATACATTACCAGTGAAGATGATCGGATCAGTTACATTTATGCCAGCAGTACTGCTAAGTGTAATAATATTTCCAGATGCAAAAGTATTTGCTACTGTCTTTGTACTATTAACTGTTCCTGCAAAGTTTGCAGTACACACATAGATATAGCTACTATCTGTTAATACTGTACCAGGAGTGTCACCGGGAAAACCTACTGGACTTGGGCTACCGTCTTTAATTTGTGTTGCTACATATGGTCTATTAGTAGGTTCAACAGTGATCGTGTTTCCACAATCTACAGTAGAGAATCTATACTCAAGGATAGTAGCGTTTGCTGGTGCTGTCACTGTTGCTACGTTGGCGATAATAGCATAATTTTCAAGAAGTGTGACACCATAGTCGCTATTAGAAGAAACGACACTGCTAGGGAAAGAGATTACTGCGTTTGCATTAGCAACATTGAATCTTACGACTACGTTGCTTTCGGTGTTAGTTGGAGCCCAGTTACCAAACTGTAATGTAACGTTTCCTGTTAATGAACCATAATGTACATCTGCACGATTCACGTCAACTAAAACTGTACCTGCAAGTGAGTTACCTAAGTTATAAGTTGTTGCTCTAAAACCACGAGTTGACAAGTTACTGATCTGAGTGTTACCCATATCGTTGTTGAGCGTACTATTGTTAAGGGCTGCCTTTAGAATAACTTTGCTTTGTAGGTCAGTGATTTCTGTTGCCCCCGTATCAATTTGAGTTTTGATTTGAGCAAAGTTGTCACGGAATGGCTGAGACGAGTTGTTTTGGCCTGGTACTGGATAGTTTACGTTGATTCCATTAGTATTGATTTGACTGGTCATAATATGTTAATTCCATAAGTTATTACATGTATTTATCAAACCTATTTATTAGACTAAATAAAGATGTAGTTCACGGTGGTGGAACACCCAACTACTCTAATGCTATAAGGAGCAATCAGCATGTGTATTTATTGTGGCACAACCAAATATCGTAAAATATACGAACAACATAATGGACCTATTCCAAAAGATGAATCTGGAAGAACTTACGATATTCATCATATTGACGGCAACCGTACAAATAATCATCCTGTCAACTTAGTTGCAGTATCTATTGCTGAACACTATCAAATTCACAAGGCTCAAAAAGATTGGGGAGCATGTTGGAAACTTCATCCGCTTCTCAAACTATCACCTACTGAGATTTCAAATATAGTAAGACAAAGTTCATTGCAGCAAGTAAAAAGGGGAACTCATCCCTGGTTAAAGCGTCCAGATGGTTCATCACTATCGCAAAGTATTGTCAAAAAGCAAATAGACGATGGGCTACATGCATCACAAATAAAAAAAACATGCCCGCATTGCGGAATTACCATGGATAGTGCTAATTACGCAAAACATCATGGTGAAAATTGTGGAAAACCGAAAGATCCAAATTATGTACCACATAATTCCGGAGATAATCACTATAGCAAAAAACCAGAATACGCAGGTAGATATGCGGGAAAAAATAATCCAGGATATGATCATACAATATACAACTGGGAAAACATTAATACGAAAGAACAAATAGATTGCACTCGGTATGATATGGCAGTTAAACTAAGTTGTCATAGATGTAATGTTACTGCGGTATTGAACGGAAATAACAAAACAGTATTCGGATGGAAGCTACGTTAATATTGAGTTTTATCGGGTAAAATAGTTTCCCTAGGGTACAGCACATAGAAGTCTTTTGAATCAAGTGGGTTCGGAGTAGGAGTAGCACTTGGTAGACCTGTCCAGGCTGGTGGATTCAAGTTCTTATCATAGTTGTATGTGATAGCCTTATCTACAGTGAATCTATCAATTCTAAAGTTAATAGTATTCAATGTGTTTACATACCCTACTGGATTTTTCCAATTGTTCTGAATCTGATATTGAATGTACTTTGCATAGCTAACTGTACTACCATTTAGTGTAGTGGTTCCTGGCTTGCAATATGCAATGACCCAAGCCGGAGTATAACCAAGAGTTGAACCATTAAGTTGTTGACTTGTCATCCAGGTTGGAAGCAATCTATAGTTATACTGCTGACCCAATACATCACTAACTTGTTGACGCATGTTTGGAAGTGAGTTAGGATATAATGTTCTTGCGTATCCTGGAGTCAAACTGGTGTAGTATTCAGGTTGACCGTCATCAAGATTGCCTACGAAACTAGTATAGATATCAATCTCGCTCGTATACCAGGGACCCAAATTCAAAGGTATAGGTCTAGGCCAGTAGATTTCTTTAGAAATACTCTGTCCTTGGGGATCAATCAATGTAGATTGTGTATTGTAGTCATAAGTTCTTTCAATCTGTTCCGTAGTTGTCAAGTTGTCAATGATTTCACTATAAACAACTTCATAGATAATCTCTCCTGCATCATTGCGAGCGATAGCAGTCTTGATTTCACCTAATGTAATGTTTCTCCAATAGTGATTCTTGTTAACAGCAGCAACATATTCATCTAGGTTGCTAGCATTGATACCATATGCATGTTCGTATACTACACTAGATGCTTTACCGAAATATGGATCATTTGTTCTATACAAATATTCAGTAGGAATAAGCGTTGTACTGTCTAATAGAGATGCAAGTAGTTCTCTGTCTGGTATACTAGGTACACATTTGATATACAGGGTATCAGTTGGTTGACTATACTCTTGGTAAACTGTCATAGTAAATGTACGCGATGATTGTATTACTGGAAATTGAGGTGAGTAAGCTTCAACTGTAAATGTGAAGTCAGTAGATGTGCCTTGCTCGATCAATGCACTATTAGGCTGATATGCTACTACTCCTGAGATTTGACCATCATTAAGTAATGTTAAGTTAGGTGGCAGGCTACCATCTGTTATTCTATACTGAAGTGCGACATCACATGTAGCCTTGACACTACTAACACAGATTGTTCCGTTCAATACTTGACCTAAATTTGTTGGAGTAATCCAAGTGATATTTCCGTTGATGCCATTTGCGATCTTAAAGGCAAAGTTAAAGAATGGAGTAGCAATGTTTGGATTAGCTGTTTTCCTTGCCGAAACACTGAATCCAAACTGACCTATATTGTTGTCACTGATAATGGGCGTGCCAGTAATCCAACCCGTTATCGGGTCGCCGACTAATCCTAAGGGTAAATTAGCGTATACATAAGTTAGATTATTACCATCAAAGTCATGTCCTAATATCTTAAATGCAAATACGTTGTCACTAGAAATTGTTCCGATAAATGCAGGACTAGTGGGAGCATAAGTATGACCCATTGAATCAATTGGAAGTACATAATATCCGTACTCTTGTGGATTTGTACCTAGTAAATAGGTTTTAGGTCTTGTGTTATAGATCGTAGGGATTCTAGTGTTTGGTGGAAGTCCAGGTCCTCCCAAACTCGTTGACGTATTTTGATTTATAACCGTTATAGTGTATGCTTGTATGTCAGATCCGAGTAGACTTTCTAATTTAAGAGAGAATGAATAGGTTTGTATAGTAGGTTGACCATATGTAACGTCTGGTAAGTATATGCTCATGTATCCGACCGCATTGCTTAGTGTATATACCGGGCCGTTGACTGTCGTAGAAATAGTAAAGGTCACTGCATCAATAATAGATTGGACATAATAGGTTTGATTTACAGCGACTCCGCCGAATACAGAACCACTGAACACGATTGGTCTACCGACCAAAAAACCAGTCGTACTCAAACATGTGATATTGTTATTGGCTGTCGCAACAGCCGATGTGTTTACTGCCCCTAAATTTACCTTCAGAAGAGGTGGAGTTGCATATCCGCGAATTAATCCTGATTCATTGATTTCAAACCCAGGTGGAAGTTGTCCTTGAATGATTCTAATAGCAACTGGGTTGTTCGCTACAGGATTAGAGTACGATATGGGAATCTCGTTCCAGATGCTATCGTAAGTAGTAGCCACGCTTCCGGTTGGAGTTGTGAACTTAGGAGAAACTGCACCTGATATACCTATAGTAAATGTTCTGTCTCTAATATTCTGAAGGTTGTCTGTCGCTCTAACAACAAAGGTATATGTAGCTGCTATTCTGATTATTTCTGGAATACCCAAAACCAATCCAGATGTAGTCATTGACACGCCAGTTGGAAGTTTACCGCTGATCACTGCATATGTCAATGATACTGCTGGCAACACAGGAGTAGCCACTAGCTGATAAGACATGCTAATAGCAGACGGATATGTTCCGATAGTTCCTGATACTGTACTCCAGATTGGCTGTGCCATTTTATTCCTTACCTAACACTTTGATAGCGATATCATAGTGATGTTTTCTATCTGCTAGACCGATCGTACCGCCGTTGATACGTCTAGTGAGTCCTGTAAAGTCTTCTTTGTCTGCATAGATATTTAGCTTGTTCGCATTCCAGAACCATCCTGCTGATGCTACTGCTCCTTCAGGTGTCTCTAAGTATGCGACCGTTTCAGCAAGTGTCTTGTTGATCGATTTTGCAAACTTCGTATAGTTCTGCTTACCAGTTAACTGAATCAAGCCACGACCACAGTACTTATATCCATCACCTGATGCTGGTGTACCGTTGCCCATGCGATTTGCATAGACTTTGTTCGCGATCATTGCTGGCTTCTTAGCATAAGGTGTTGCTATTGCTAATGTTGGGAAATACTTCTTAAACGTTTTGGTTAAACCTAGTGCTGAGTAGTTTAGATTCTCTTTGATGATGTTGAATCCACCTGACTCATGTGATGTTTGAGCTAAGAATGCAGCCATGCGTTTTGGATTCTCAAACAGGTCAAAGTGTTCGCCAATCGTATTCAATGGCTCAACATACTTTGCGAGTACAGTGGCCTTTGTTCTAGGGCATATTTGTTTTAATAGTTCAAGTGTGATCTTAGACATGATGAATATTTACGGTTTACCTTGGCCGCGACTTGGCTTGTAGCTTCTACGCTTGCTCTTGTTCATAGTGCTGAACTTGATTGCGTTTGGTGTTCCACCGATAGTGGTTCTACCTTTTACTTGATTAGAAAAACTGATCTTTACTGCTCCGTTAGAGCCGCCTTTAACTTTAGCCATAATAGATTCCTTCCTTATTAAGCATATGTAGTGTTTAGAGTATACCACTGTCCACCGGGAGCAGTTGCAGCCGCAGTACAGATAAAATCTAGTCTTGCACCAGCTGGATGTGAAAAAGCAATGTTTGCTGTTTGTGAGTTGATAATACCATTACCAAGTGGATACACGTTCAATGTATTTGCTGATGTATTAATAATAGTAATTCTATATCCAGCAATAGCAGTTGGCAGCGAGACACCCGCGCCTAATAAGACTGTATTAACAATGTTGATGTCTTTAGTTATTGCTTGAGCATTCGCTTGTACTGTTCCAGCCGCAGCGATACCGTTAGCAACACTGTATATTACATTGTTAGTTATGATGATATTAGAAGCAGTTACGTTACCTGAAAAAGTACCGTTACCAGCAGTTACGTTACCAGTTGTAGAACTTCTTACCCATGCTGTTTGAGTACTATCGTAGGTATACGTAATATTGTTAATGGTTGTTTGTTGACCATTAGTTGGTGATATTGGAAACAATGCCATACTATTAGATGCCCTTTATTGCTTTAGTATTTAGCATCTTTTGAAAATTGTACCGTTATATCTTTCTAGCAGCCCATAACAGTGAATTTAGCATCAATAAAGAGAAGTTCGGATCACTACCATCAAGAGGGTAAGCATTAAAAAAAACTGTTCTTCCGGTGGGTGCTGTATTATCTTTAACTATAACGAAGGGTAAAGTTGCACCTCCGGTTGAGGTCACTACAGTAGTAGCTCCTGCATTTAATGTAGGGGACGTAGCTGCATAGGTAAATGTAGTAAAAGGCTTGACTTGTTGAGTGGTACCATTGTATCCGTTTGCAATAGGAGTAGTATAGGGTCCAACTGGCCAAGTGATAGCGCCGCCTGATTGACCCCCAGTACCGCTTACGGTTGGCATGATCGTGCTCGTGATGCTAGTTATTCCTGTACTTCCGTAAAATTGACCAGTAACTAGACCTCCGTTTGCATTATTAAACGTATCAAAAGATGAGTTCCAAGTTAATGTACCATTTGACCAGAATAAAATAGCATCAAATTGTCCAGCAGTAACAGCAGGCAACGTACTGCTCGTATACTGTGTTATATTTAATAACAATCTTGGATAATTAGTGGCGGCGGATAGCAGGTTAGTAGCAAGCCCTGCAGAAGAATCTCCCGAAGCGAGTGCAATATTAAAAATACCTGAGGGACCTGCACCACCTATATTAACTAATGCTCTTCTTGCGCCGAAATAACTAGGCATAAATTTAGTCCTGTAATACAGTGAGCGTCACGAATATAGCATCATTGGTAGTATAGGTAGGAGTACCAGTTGCGAGTAAAATGCCATAAAGATTAGTAGTAGATGACACTACAGCACGGCCAATGTTGTCTGCAACGTTTAAAGTTGGAGTAAGAGTTGAATCCGATGCACCTAGTGTGATCACATCAACTAAGTTTGGTAGATCAAGAACACTCAATGTAGGGGTAGCTTTATCAGTTATAGTAGTATTAGATGGGTTAGCTGTAAACAAATACAATTTATAACCAGTAGTTTGCGCAGTCTTGCAAGCAACAGTGATGTTTTGAACAACACCACTTTGCTGTTGACCTAATATATTACTGAATGTCAGTTTACCGCCCACACAGTTGTTAGCAACATATGCAGATGAAGCCGTGATTGTTGGCTGCACCTGTACAGTGACAGTGCGAGTAATCACCATCGTAGCGGGATATGATGCCTGAGGGATAGGCGATAAAACTGACATTCAACTAATACCTATGTTATACTATTAAAGTGGAACTTCTTCCCATGAGCATGAATAGAACGCGCCCGATGCACCTGATGCTGCTGATGTTACGATTGTAGCATAAGCTCCAGGAGGAAGAATAACTGAACCTTCGAGATCAACAATTTGTGGACCAATGTATGGAATAGTTGTGATCGCACCAGTTAAACCAGCACCAAAGATGTGAGTTGTGTTCGGTGCAGTAGGAACAGTTGCGGAAGAGTCAACTAGACCAAAACCAGCAGTACCTACACCAACATACCCAGAACGAACAGTTACTGGAGTTGTGTGAGTTACGTTAGTTGATGAGTTGTAACCAACTGCTAGACCGATTGATGCTGCACCTGCGAAAGCAACAGTATATGAAAGACCAATCTTATTCAATACCAAGTTAACTGGTGAAGAGATTGGGTTTGCGATAGTTAGACCAACTACAGCAGTAGTTGAACCAGTTGTGAAAGCAGTTGTGGTCTGTGCTAATGTAGTAGCGTAATAGATAGTACGACGATATGTTGCTTCGTAATAACGACCGTGTAGTTCTGAAACGACAGCATCGCCCATGTTGCCTAAGCGAGTTACTGGTTGTGTGCCTGCTGCAAGTGAAGCACTTGAAGCTAACGGGCCGACTTGTCCTTGAATAATCATATTTTATGTTCCCTTTAAGTTATTGAATGTTGGATCCGCTCTGTAAGATTCTGGAGTATCTTGAGGAGCTAGACCATTTACTAGTAGTCTTGGTAATTCGTTAATTTGTTGATTCAATATTCTCAATTCCAGAAGAATTTGACCCATAATTTCAATTTGAGATAAACCTTCAAATTGATCAGTGTTTTCAGTAGGAACAGCAGGTAAATATTGCGGGCTTTGTCCTGCGCTTACACTACCGATAACCTGAATTTGTTCTGCATATGCCATTAGAATAGTACCCACCCTGTTGAGATTGAAATTACACCAAGCATTGTGTTGTAATATGCAACCGATGCATTAGCTTTACCGTCAATCAAGTCAGTACCGATCGGCGAGATAGTCACTAGTGCATTACTAGTATTTATGTTTTTAATATAAAACTGTCTTCCGGGTACGGCAGAAGCATTAGGAAGTGTAATTGTAAGTATTCCGTTTGCTAATATTAGTCCGTCTGCACTCGTAATACTAGTATTAGCCGTTGTTGTTCTGTATGCTAGAGTAGGAACAAAGCCAACTGTAGCTGGAATTGTTCCGATATCGAACCACTGCGTTGATGTACCGTCATTCAAATATTCAAACAATACACCTGTTGTAGTATTATACCATTGATCTCCGGCAAGTGCAGAAGCAGGTGGAGTGGCTGATGTAAATGCAAACGTAGGGATATTCAATGAATTTCTAACAATTCCAGTACCAGTAACGACAACAACGTTTGCATTGCCTGCACTACTGAATGTGATATTACCATTGATTGCTGGAATATTAACGTTAGAAGTACCATTGCTGATATTTGAAACTGAAGTGATGATACCGGTTAATTGACTGCCGTTACCAGTGAAATAGTTAGCTGATACGTTACCATTTGCATCACGCAAGACGATTGTACTCGCTGTATTTGCAACTGCACTTGTTGCACCGAGCAATAGGCTAGCATTCAAGTTAGCAACTACTGTGTTAGAGTTAACTAAGAACGGAGCAGTTCCAGTTGCGATATTTGAGATCAGTTGAGGAGCAGTGATGTTTGCTGTAGCAAGAACTTGTGCTGTACCTAAGTTACCAATATTCGCGTTACCTGTACCAGTATTCAATGTACCAGCAATGTTTGCACCTGTTGCAGTGATAACCAATACGTTTGCAGTTCCACCGACTGATGTGGTCACGTTACCACCAGATGTTGCAATGTTAAGGTTAGAAGTGCCGTTACTGACATTTGAAACTGAAGTGATGATACCAGTTAACTGACTACCATTACCAGTGAAATAGTTGGCCGATACGTTACCATTTGCATCACGTAATGCAATAGTACTTGCGGTATTTGCAACTGCACTTGTTGCACCGAGCAACAAACTGGCATTAAGATTTGCAACTACGGTATTTGAATTAATCAAAAACGGTGCAGTACCTTGTGCGATATTCGCAATCACCTGTGGAGTAGTGATATTAGCAGTAGCAAGAACTTGTGCTGTACCTAAATTACCTACGTTAGCATTGCCAGATACATTTAATGAAGACAGTGTACCAACCGAATTGATGTTTGGCTGTGCATTAGTCGTTACTGTGCCTGCTGTTGTTGCAGAAGTTGCAGCACCAGATAGAGCACCAACAAAAGTAGTTGCGGTGATCGACGCATTACTTAAGTTAGCACTGATACTTGTATTGAGTACAGCCGATGAGTTACCATTTGCACTTGAAGCGGTAAATATTGGATACACAGTAGTTGCAGTTGATGTGTTTTGTAGTAGAGCACTTGCGTTAGTTGCACTTGTTACAGTTCCAGTTACGTTTGCACCAACGAGTGAACTTAGTCCATTACCATTACCAGTGAATACACCTGTGTTTGCAGTAAATGCAACAGCAGTCACAGTTCCATTGACACCAAGCGATGTTAACGTGCCAACACTTGTAATATTGCCTTGAGCAGCGGTTGTTACAGTGCCGGCAGTAGTTGCACTGCCTGCTGTTCCAGCAGTCGCAACATTTAGATTTGCTACTTGGGTAGTTGAAGTAACAACAAAAGGAGCAGTTCCAGTTGCTATATTAGAGATCAGTTGAGGAGCAGTGATGTTTGCTGTAGCAAGAACTTGTGCTGTACCTAAATTACCTACGTTAGCGTTTCCAGACACGTTTAATGAAGACAGTGTACCTACACTAGTTAAACTAGAAGTTACTACTGTTGACTTGAGAACAGTACCTGATAAGTTACCAGCATTAGCTTGAATTACTGCGTTTGCGGCTGCTGTTAGTTGGCCCTGTTGGTTAACAGTAAATGTTGCAACAGTATCACTACCACCATATGCTGCTGGAGTTACTGTTGTATTAGTAATACTAAATGTAGTACCAGTTAATGTTAAGCCTGTACCAGCATTATATGTACCAGCGCCAGAGAACTGAGCAAATACAATTGGACTTGTACCGATTGTAACAGGCGAATCAGTAGTTTGTACCCAACTTGTATCAGCGTTTACAGAACCAGAAGTAACAAACAAGAAGTCGCCGCCCGCTACTTCAACTGGTTGGTCAAAGTCAGTAGCACGAACAATGGTTGTAGTGTTTGCGTAAGTGTAAACACCGTTCCATGCTTGGTTTGCTTCGTTCTTGACAAGAATACGAGTACCAACAGTCTGTACATTTGCACCGTCTATCAACAAATATGTACCAGTAGTTACGAGATTTGCACCAACACCAGACGCACCGTTGTTATATACAACTGTACCACCAGTAGCAACAGCCAATGTACTTGTTGTTGCTACATACGCTGCTTGGTGTACATGAAGTCCTTGAGCAACAGTGTCTACATAGTTCTTAGTAGCTGCATCTTGTGGGTTTACTGGTTCTTTTACATTGGTAATAAATGTGCTATTCGCATCAATATTACCAGTACCATTTGGCTTCAAGTTGATGTTAGTATTCGTACCAGCAGAAGTAATAGTCAATGCACCTGTTCTGCCGAGAATGTTGTCAGATATTAAGTTTGCACTTGAAGTAACATTGCCTGTTGCAATAACTTGTGCTGTACCTAAGTTACCAACGTTTGCATTACCAGTTACATTTAGTGAAGACAACGATCCAACACTTGTGATATTTGGTTGTGCATTGGTTGTTACCGTACCTGCTGTTGTTGCTGAAGTAGCAGTACCGGATAATGCACCAACAAAAGTCGTAGCTGTAATAGATGAATTACTTAAATTGGCATTAATACCTGTGTTGAATACAACCGACGAGTTACCATTTGCACTTGAAGTAGTGAACGTCGGATACACGGTAGTAGCAGTTGATGTGTTTTGTAATAGGGCACTTGCGTTGGTTGCAGATGTTGCACTTGGTACAGCACCAACTACATTGGCACCTGGAATATTTGACAAGCTATTTGCATTGCCTGAGAAAAAGTTAGCAGTGATAGTACCTGCTGCTACTGTAATATTAGCTGCATTGATATTTCCCTGCACTATTAATCCAGTCAACGCACCTACTGAAGTGATATTAGGTTGTGCATTAGTTGTTAGACTACCTGCTATATTCGTAAATGTACCAATTGATGCGGCAATATTACCTACGCTTGCGTTACCAGACACAGTAAACACGCCAGTTGTTTTGTCAAATAGTAAACCTGTGTTACCTGCATAGACTCCTGCATCGTTGAAGATGACTTGCGTGTTTGTGCCTTGAGCAGGGTTAAGTGTACCAGTATCCCAAGTTAATACACCACTGCCGTTTGTCTTTAAGAATGCACCACTGACACCACCTGTGATGATGAGATTGCTGTTTGGGCCTAAGTTAGAAATACCAGCAACATTCAAGCCTGTTAGTGTACCCAACGACGTGATGTTCGGTTGTGTTGCGGTTGTAAGAGTTCCACCTAGTAGAGTAGCGATCACATTACCAGCATTGACATTTCCAGATACGTTCGCATAACCTGTGATGTTTGCTCCCGTTCCTGTCACTACAACAATGTTTGCATTGCCTACTGCACTGATGTTGATGTTGCCATTTGCTGATGGTATGCTTACATTTGAGTTACCGTTTACAATAGAATTGCCAGTAGAGACAGAAACGTTTGTTAATAAATATCCGTCGCCCTGGAAGAAGTTTGCCTTTGCAAGATTGCCTAAGTTTGCATTACCTGATGAAAGATTACCAGTGACAGTCAATGCAGACAATGAGCCTAATGATGTGATGTTTGGTTGAGCATTTGTTGTTACTGTACCAGTTACTAATGTACCGCTTAAGTTGCCTGATGTGATATTTCCAGTTACATTCAACGAAGATAACGAACCAACACTTGTGATGTTTGGTTGTGCATTAGTGTAAACAGTGCCAGCTATAGCAGAGTTTCCTACTTGTCCCGTGACATTTGCACCAACGATTGAGCTTAGTCCATTACCATTACCAGTGAATACACCTGTATTCGCAGTGATGTTTACAGCTTGCAGAGTTCCATTGACGCCTAAACCAGTTAATGTGCCAACACTTGTAATATTACCTTGAGCAGCGGTTGTTACTGTACCTGCTGTAGTTGCACTACCTGCTGTAGTGGCGGAACCTGCACTAGCAACATTTAAATTTGCTACTTGAGTCGTAGATGTAACAATGAATGGTGCAGTACCAGTTGCTATGTTAGAGATTAGTTGAGGAGCGGTTATGTTTGCAGTAGCAAGAACTTGTGCTGTTCCTACGTTGCCAATATTCGCATTTCCAGATACATTCAACGAAGATAACGAACCAACACTTGTGATGTTTGGTTGTGCATTAGTTGTCACAGTACCTGCAGTTGTTGCAGAAGTAGCTGCACCACTCAACGCACCAACAAACGTAGTTGCAGTGATCGAATTATTTGCTAGGTTGGCACTGATGCCTGTATTGATTACCGCAGATGAGTTACCATTCGCACTTGAAGTAGTAAATGTCGGGTAAACTGTAGTCGCTGTTGACGTGTTTTGTAATAGGGCACTTGCGTTGGTTGCCGCAGTAGCACTTGCTACAGTTCCAGTTACATTTGCACCAACAATGGAGCTTAATCCGTTACCGTTGCCGGTGAATACACCTGTATTTGCAGTAATGTTTACCGCTTGTAATGTACCATTGACACCTAATCCAGTTAATGTACCGACACTTGTGATATTCGGTTGTGCATTAGTTGTCACAGTACCTGCTGTAGTTGCACTACCTGCTGTAGTAGCAGAACCGGCAGTGGCAACACTTAGATTTGCTACCTGAGTAGTTGAAGTGACAACAAACGGAGCAGTACCAGTTGCGACGTTCGATGTTAATGTGCTTGTTGTTATTGTACCGGATACACCTAAAGATGATAACGTGCCAACACTTGTGATATTCGGCTGTGCATTGGTAGTTACAGTACCTGCAGTTGTTGCAGAAGTAGCAGCACCACTCAACGCACCGACAAATGTCGTAGCAGTGATTGACGCATTACCTAAGTTAGCACTGATGCCTGTATTGATCACTGCGGATGAGTTGCCATTTGCTGATGAAGCACTGAATGTCGGGTAAACTGTAGTTGCAGTTGATGTGTTCTGTAATAATGCAGATGCATTGGTAGCTGCGGTAGCATTTGGTACTGTACCAGTTACATTAGCACCAACAAGTGAACTTAATCCATTACCATTACCAGTGAATACACCTGTATTCGCAGTGATGTTGACTGCTGTTATTGTTCCGTTAACTCCAAGCGAAGACAATGTACCAACTGAGGTAATATTCGGTTGTGCATTGGTAGTTACAGTGCCTGCTGTTGTTGCAGAAGTTGCAGCACCACTTAATGCACCTACAAAAGTTGTAGCGGTTATCGAATTATTTGCTAGGTTAGCACTGATGCCTGTATTGATTGCCGCAGATGAATTGCCATTTGCACTTGATGTAGTGAACATCGGATACACAGTAGTAGCAGTTGAGGTGTTCTGTAATAATGCAGATGCATTGGTAGCTGCGGTAGCACTCGCTACCGTACCAGTAACATTCGCACCGACTAGTGAACTTAACCCATTACCATTACCTGTAAATACGCCTGTGTTTGCAGTGAATGCAACAGCAGTAATAGTACCATTAACACCAAGTGAAGTAAGAGTACCAACTGAAGTGATGTTTGGTTGTGCATTAGTTGTTACAGTGCCTGCAGTTGTTGCAGAAGTAGCAGCACCACTCAACGCACCTACAAAAGTCGTAGCTGTAATAGAAGAGTTACCTAGGTTAGCACTAATGCCTGTATTGATTACTGCCGCTGAGTTTCCATTTGCAGACGACGCACTGAATGTCGGATACACAGTAGTAGCAGTTGAGGTGTTTTGTAATAGAGCAGATGCATTTGTGGCTGCCGTTGCACTTGCTACAGTACCCGTTACATTTGCACCGACAATAGAACTTAATCCGTTACCATTACCAGTGAATACGCCTGTGTTTGCAGTGATATTAGCTGCTGTTATCGTACCATTGACGCCTAATCCAGTTAATGTACCAACACTTGTGATGTTCGGTTGTGCATTAGTTGTCACAGTGCCTGCTGTAGTTGCCGCACCAGCAGAACCAGCGGTGGCGGCATTTAGATTTGCTACTTGAGTGGTAGAGGTAACAACGAATGGTGCAGTACCAGTCGCAATGTTTGAGATCAGTTGAGGAGCAGTTATGTTTGCTGTCGCAAGAACTTGTGCAGTTCCTAAGT